CAACCACCTCGTACATCACCATGGCTTTCCCGTTGCCGGAGAACTCCTGCAGGTTGACCGGGAACGGCAGGGCGTGGATCGATGTCGCATCCTTACGGCGCTGGGCGATCATGTTCTGCATCTCACCGCGCCAGCGCGACATCATGGTCGTCATGACCGAGTCGCCCACGGCGTTGGCGAAGTTCGGGCTGAACACCCGGAACGGCAGCAAGAAATCCTGCGCCACTGCGAAGTCCGCCTTGCGGTAGATCTGCAGCTGGTAGAGCGCATCGTAGTGCATGATGATCTCAGGTACCGCCCACCCGGAGTCAGAAACTCCGCACGGTGTCGGCGACTTGAGGTGGTAGACTTCCCCCTTGCGGAAACGGAAATCCTTGGATTTCGCAACTGCTTCCAGCAGCCCGCGCGGGGTGTGATTGATCTCGTGGAGCTTGTTGTGCTTGATCCGCGCGTCCATGTCCGGCGGGATGCGGTAGATGTATTCCGTCGTGTCCGCATGGTGCGGCGTGTCCAGCTCCAGGTAGCGCGGGTCGAGGAAGATGATGGAGAATCGGTCAGGCGCGCTGGAAGGCTTGTCCTTGAAGTCCAGCTTCACCGTTGGCAGGTTAGCCACCTTGCGCTGATCCTTCGGCAGCTTGGAAGCCGCGGCGAGGTCAGGCACCTCGTATTTCATCTCCTGCCAGTGGTATTTGACTAGGTGCTCAGGGAACACGTCGAGCGAAATGGCTCGCACGCGACCGTCGCGGTCATCCATCAGCCAGCGGTCGAACGGTTCCACGCAGCGCACGAAGGCATTGCCGTAGATGGCCCACTCCATCCCGGCCCGCTGCATCTTCGAGAAGATGTGCAGAGTCTCGGTCAGCAAGCGTTCCAGCTTCTTCTGCGTGTCCTTATCGCCCTTGTCCACGAACTCCACGCTCGTGATGAAGTAGGACACCACCCGGTTGCAGACCGCCCCGTAGAGTCGGTTGATCCGGTAGAGATACAGGCACAGGTCCAGCGTTGACTTGATGTCCGTCGGAAACGAATCCGTCGAAGGCAGCAAGAACGGATCCCCAAACTTCTTGGAACCGTTGAGAAATGATGGGGCAAGGATGGCCATAGGACAGAGTGCTTATCAGCTGCGCGGCTTGTCGAAATTCTCGACGGGAGGGCTGAACACAGGCTCGGTAGAGCCCCAGTCAACTCCGGTGAATTTGGCGCCGGCGCTTTTCTCGCCTTCCGCTACGGGTTCGCCAGTCTCGCTCTCCGTGTGCGTGCTCGGCCGTCCGGAAACGACCGACGGAGCCCCATCGTGTAATACGCCTTGCTTTTCCACGGACTCAGTCTGCGGCAAAAAGCACAATAAGTCAATACCCACTCCGGGATAGAGCTGCATGGGCGGCGCCAAGCACGTCACGCGCAGTCGGGGTGTGTCGCGGTGTTCCCAGAAGCTGATCTCCAGATCCGATCCTGGGTGCGGGACGAACATCGACTCCGACGACCGGACCATGATCATCAGCATGTGCTTGCATCGATACAGCTGCGACGGCTCGGTGCTGCTCCAGTTCACGGGGCACTTCACGTCGCCGATCGGCGTGTGGAACACCAGCGTCAGCCCCTTTTTGTTGCGGGCGTCGAGAAACCGTGCCACCGCCATCAGCTCGTGCTCGGCTTCAGTGCCGATCAACTTGGCCAGGGCCGGCGGCAGGCGCGGCTCGAGGCTGGGGGCCTGTTGCATGCGGCGCGCCGCAGTGGTGGCTGGCGACTCCGAAAAAGTCACTTCGTCCGCCTCATCCTCAGCGTCTGGGATCTGGTGGAACTGGCGCAACGCAGCGTCGTCAGCGGCAATGTCGTCCTCATCCTCTTCGGTCAGTAAATCGCTGGTGTCGCCGCTACGCAGGCGGTTGATCATCTCCTTGGTGGAGTCATCCGGGTTGGGCGGCCTGAAGCCTAGCGATCTCTCGTTTGAGGTCGGCGGTGTGGTTCTTCGTGAGTGCATTGATGTGTTTGATTAGGTATTCAACTTTACGGAACGTCAGCGGTAGCTTGTCAGATCCTCCTTCGGTGGGGTGGTGGTGGCGTATGGTCATACGCCTGCGTCCGTCCGTGTCCGCGTCCGCGTTAATAATCAGCTGGTGCAGTTGATACTTCAGCGCCTCCTTCGTTTTCAAGCTTGCCAGCTCAGGGCATGGCGACAAGTTGACTTCCGCTCTCGCGACGTGTCCGTGACCAAATTTTACAGCAAACCATCCGTGCAGTTTGAATTCGTGATACGCCAATAGGCATATGGCCTGAGCGCAGTCCGACGCCTGCTGGAACTCCTCGGATAAGTTGATAGCCGAGATCCAGCCGGTCAACGCTTGCTCGCAGCTCTTAGACACGCCCATCGGTAAAACATCATCCAATGTCTTACCCGCAGCTGTGCATATCTGCACGGCCCACGCCACCTTGATGCGCGATTTATAGCGCTTGGTGGGTGACAGCATCCTGTTCGCTGTGCGCTCGGAGCACCGCAACAAATGACGCACGGCCTCCGCCTGATTCGACTGCTTGCTGGCGTATGCCCGCAGGTAGTGAATCAGCCTCGCGGTTGACTCTGTCGGCAGCAGCGTGTCATCGTCAGCAATGTGCGCAGAGCCAGCCCTTGATGGCGGCTCCTGCAACATTACTTACGGTCGCCTAGCACTGTCTTGTAGAATCCCGAGACGTTCTTCTCGCGGTTCGCATCCTGCTGCGCGTGGCTGTCGACGAACCTCTTCTGACGAGCGGCCGGCATGTGTCCGACGGTGGTCCTGAAGCCGTCACGACGTGCGGCGCGGATTTGCTCCTGGGTGGGCTGTGCGGTTTGTTGGCTCATGATATTTCAGTCTGGTAGTTTAAGGGTCTTCCCGCGCAAATCGCTCGGGCTTGCCCACGTCTTCTTACCCGTCTTGCGGTTGATGAGCAACTGGTAAATTCGCCCATCAGAACCGATCCGCGCACCATGCGCGAGACGGACATCGATTCCCGCTTTTTCACTTTCTGGACCCGCAATGGGATCCACAAAACCGAACTGTGACGCGCTGACGGACTGCATGTCTTCCGTGATGGCGTTCGGGTCACCGATACCGCCGGGACCCATCTTGGTGATACGCCGCTTCTGTTCCAGCGCGTGCATGAGGTTGATCTCTTCGAGCGCCGGGACGTTCGGGTTGCTCTTGATGTAGCCGACGGTGTAGTCACCGAACACATCCGGCCCCATGGGCGCCAGCGTTCGCGCCCGGCTCAGTCGCCCCATCATGCTGCGGAGCGTGCGCCCGCTGTCCAGCTTGATACGCTCAGCGATCAGCCGGTCCACCGTGTAGATCCGGTCGTTCGGCAGGCTGTCACGGTCGTCGGGCTCGGCCAGTCCGCGGTTCACCGCCAGCAACTTCTCGGTGGCAGCCAGCAGCCCGTCGATTCCGACCGGAGCGTATGTCTCATGCTCGTCGTCATCGGCGAGGTAGCGGTGGTGTCCCTGCGAAGGGGAAGTCGGTTTTGCTGTCATGTCAGATCCTCCGGTTTGATGTAGCCGTCGAGTGCCAGTCCCATCAACTCGCCTGGGCCTGGCTTCTCATTCTTGAGTTCGGCGCCGCGCTTGCGGGCCAGGCTGGCAAGACGTGCGCTCTGGGTCTCGTCAAAGTCATGCCGCTGCATATACCAGCGCACGAACTCCTTACGGCGGTAGCCCTCCATCTCCTTGCCGAATGATTCTGCCTGCTCGGCCGGCAACAGCTTGAGCGGATCGACACCCCAGTTGGTCAACGCAAACGCTCGGCGGGGGCTCGGCTTGGCCGCGAACTGCGAACCGTGACGAGCCTTGAAGCTGTGCCAGCGCTTGATTTGTCTCTCGTCCGTGTCACTGCGGCGGCCGGCGTGGTAGTTCTCATACCACTGCAGCCAGCCCTGCGAGTCCTGATCGTCCAGCCAGTGCGCCGGCCACTGCCGCATGGATGCCAGCTGCGGACCCTTGCGACCGTAGATCGAATTGTAAGACTCCTTGAGTTCGGTCGGTGTGAAGTCCGGGGAGAACTCGGCGCGCTTCTCCAGCGGCAGCTCGAAGGATTCCCACTGGTTCCAGATCTGCTCCGGCGAGTAATCGGGAGCGAACGCTTTGCGCGCCGCCTCCTTCGTCATATTCTCGGCGACCTCGATCGCGCGACCGGCCATACGCCAATGCGCGGCCTTCTCCTGACTGTAGAGATTCGGCAGGTTCTGCTTGAGGATCGACTCGGCCACCTGCGTGCGGTCCAGCGCGGCTCGGATCTCCTTGACGCGCTCCTCGGGCGGGCGCGTCTCGTCCCGCTCCCACTTGGGCACCGCCTTGCGATACAGCCTGTCCAGCGTGTGGCGGGAATACTTGGAGCGGTTGACCTCAAGGATGTCCTTACCCCAGCGGCGCTCCAGCTCCTCGTCGGTTACGCCCAGGTCCCGGAACACCGAGTAGGCGTGGAGATCTGAGGTGCCGACTTTGATGCGATACTGCGCCGTGCTGGGATCGAATGATACCCGCATAGCCGAGCCGGTGCCGGGCCGCACGTTGAAGTGAGTCTCCAGCTCGCCGTTGTCCCGGCGTCTGGTGTAGGCTCCTGGCAGGAGGCGGGACTGCATCACTGGCGCGAACTCGCTGCCGTTGTCGATGAAAGTCCCGCGCTCGGTCAGGTAAGGAACGCGAGCTAGGGTGAGATTCTTTCGCTCGTCGATCACCTTGTTGGTCTCCTCGTCGACCAGCCGCACCGTGCCGCGCAGCCGACGGGCCAGCATCTTGTCGCTCATGAGCGCCTCGCGCTGTTCGGATTTGCTGTATTTCGGCTGCCCGATGTATTTCAAATCCTTCAGCTCGAGCCTGACCCCGCCGTAGGCGTAGCCGTTCACGTAGCGCTGCATGGACTGCAGGACCGAGTCCTCAATGTCCGTGCGGATACCGTCAGAGTCCTCCGGGTCGCGCAGGCGGACGCCTGGAGGTGGCTCTGGTAGATCGGGTATGGTAGCTTGCACGGGGAACTTTTACCTCAGTTTGGGACGGATTGCAATCCGCGTCAGCGATTCAGGTGCTGCTCCAAGAAACTGTGTTTCTCGTCGTCTGCAGCTTCAGTGTAGGCCAGCACCAGGTCCAGGTCATGGTTGGCGCGGGCCGACTTCTCCTTGAGCCGCTCGAACGACTCCGCGGGGATCTCCTCGGGACGCAGCCCGATCTGCAGCGGCTTGCGTGACGTCGACCGCACCCACTCGAGCGCGCCCTTGTCGTGCATCTTACGGAGGCGGGCCATGACCGCTGTGACCTCCACGTCGCACTGCTCGGCCAGCGCCTCGACATCGAACTGCCACCAGCCCTTCACATCAATCCCCACGTCGTAGATCGCATTACGCGTCTCTGCCTCCTTGGTGGTCAGCGATGGGATGATCTCCTCGAACCGGATGCGGTGCTGGCGAGCGGCCTCCGTGTCGTGCGTGAAGATGCGCTCACCCAGGCAGAACGACATGATCGCCTGGGAGGCGAACGGATCGATCGAGGCGTGGCGACAGATCTCGTCCCGCGTGGCCATGATGGCACCGCCTGCGCCCTCGCGCATCTTCGCGGCTGCCCTGAAGAACGCCTTGATGTCGTCCGGCGTGGGGTTGCCGCAACGGATGAAATGCTTGCGCGTGCGGATACCCTCGGGGGTCGGGATGATCGTGCAGAACGAATCATTACCGTCACGGCCGGCTCGTCCGACTTCTTGGGCCAGCGCCACCAAGGTCCCGGGGACATCGAAGTGGACGACGTTGCGGATGTCTGATTTGTCCACACCCATGCCGAAAGCATTGGTGGCGACGATCAGACCGTCTGGGTCCGCCATGAACTTGTCTTGGTTGAAACGCCTCTCCTTCTGCTGCATGCCGCCGTGGTAGAAGAACACGTTGCGGCTGGTGTAGCGACAGAGCGTCGCGGCGTATTCCTCTACTCGCTTGCGCGTCGAGGCGTAGATGATCGTCGGGCCGTCGCAGTTGTTGACCACCCACGGCGGCGCTTCCGACATCCGATCGAGGAACAGCGAACTGAGGTGCAGGTTCTGCCGGCGCGGGTAGTGGTAGATCAGCTTCGCGCCGACGATGCCCAACCCGGACCTCACCTCGGCCTCCGCCTCTTCAGACAGCGTCGCCGAGAAAGCAGCGACCACCTTCGGCTGCACCTTCTGGATGAACTCACCGGCGAACTTGTAGCCCGGGCGGAACGTGTCCGCCCACTCGTGGAAGGTGTGAGCCTCGTCCATCGCCACGAAGTCCGGAGGGAACTGCGTCACCACATTCGCCCACTCCTCATTCGAGAAGCGTTCCGGACTGACCAGCATGAACTGCAGCTCACCGGACGCCCAGTCCCGCAGCACTGAGGCATTGTGCGCCTCCGTCTCCTGACTGGAAATGGATGCCGCCGCGAGCCCCTTGCGCTGCATGGACGTGGCCTGGTCACGCATCAGCGCGATCAGCGGGTAGATGACGATGGTCCTCCACCCCATACACAGGGTCGGCACGACGAAGCATGCCGACTTACCGGTGGCGGTGGGGAGGATGACCACGGTGTCACGTTGCGCCATGATAGACTTCACGGCGCGGTCCTGCCCCTCGCGGAGCCCTTCGAACCCGAGCCCGTTCAGAACGCCCGGTAGTTTCCGCATCCCTTGCATCAGCGCCTGCATGGCGTCCGTTGTAGTAGAAGCCGGGCGGTTAGCGATGACAATGTCTGCGGGAGGTTGTTTCATGGTTTGGGTCAAGGTTTGCATGATGCGAGTTGGACAGCGAGCAGCATGGAGCGCGCGTTGCCTATTTTGAATGTATGGAAAAGTCCTCGGCACTCCATACGCTGGATGGCAAACGTGATCTCCTGCGGCGGATCAGCCACGACCAGCCAGATGGAATCTGGACCGGCCCTGATGCTGTCCTTGGCAACATACAGCGTCCCAGGCATGGACAATAGGTGCTCCGCCAACGGCGTAGAACCAGTGCTCATGACCTCGGTGGCCACGTCCGACATCCACGGGTATACCCCGTGGATGCGGCTGATCATTACGGACAGCATGGCGTCAGTGGGGCCGCTTTCGCAAAACGCATCGCAGACTTCCTGCAGGTTCTCGAACGCCGGCACACCCAGCATCTTTGCCAGCATGCGCGACACGACGGTCTCCGACGCTTTGATTGGACTCGGTGGAGCTTTACGGATTGGTGGCATGGCTCAGGGCACGAAATCGGGTTGATCATCATCACCGTCGACCAGGTCGCCGTCCAGCAGGTCGTCGCCGTCGCCGGCGTCGGCAACCGGCGCGAAGTCTTTGACGGCGCGCGCATATCCTTCGATGTCCAGCTGTCCGCCGAGATACTCCAGGTGCTGCGGATTGGCACGGAGCGCGTCCATGAACTCCTCCGGCGGCACCGCCACGCAGCCTACCGCGTCGCAGGTGTATAGGTCGTTCTCCACGGTGGTGCCGAGGAACTTGCGCGAAGCCATCCACGCCGCGGTGCGATCCGCGAACGAGAACGCCGGCGCCTGGTAGTCCTCACGATCCTGGTATTGGTCGTGGTAGATCGAAGCGTCGCAAGTGCGCGCCCGGGGACCGAAGGAGTTCTTGATCAGCATCAGGCGGATGTGGTGACCGTATTCCTTCTTGTCGCCCTTCTTATCGCGAATGTCGTTCAGCTTCAGCATCGTGATGCGGTAGCCACACAGCCGCTTGAGAGCACGGCCGCCGAGGCGGGTGTCGTTCTTGAGCGGGCTTGGGGTCGCGTAGGCCGCTGGGCCGCGCTTCTGCTCCATGTCGATCTTGTCGTTCTGCTTATTGACGAACACCACCGTGCAGTTGTGCTCCTCCATGAACGCCGGCAGCCACCGGGCCATCGCCTGGTCGTGCTTCGCGTGCTCGAAGTTGGAGCCCTCGTCGGTGCCCTTGGCTTCTTCCGCCTTGGCGTTGGCCGCCAGGCCCCAGTCAGAGTTGCCCTTGGCCTCGCTCTTGGACATCAGGGCACTGCGCGGATCGGCGAAGAAGAAGATCGGGTTACCCTTCGTCTCGGGGTTGCTGTCGCAGCGCTTCCGGAGATCCTTCACCGTCTGGCGAAGCGTCTCATCAAGCTGTGCGACTGACCGAGCCTTGGTGAACTCGACGGCGTTGAGCTTGAGGAGCGCCAGCTTTGGGTCACGGTCCATGAGGCGCAGAATCTGCGAGTCGCGCATCTGCTTGCCCTCGCACTCGCAATAGATGGCATAGCATCCCATGTCGATCAGGTGGCCGATCCAGTCGAACACAAAAGTGGTGCTACCCAGGTGCTCCGGCGCGATGATTTCGATAGCGCACGGATAACGGAAGCCCAGCGAGTCCAACATCTGCTGGAAGTAGAGCGCGGGGTAAGGAAGGATGTTCATCCGCAGCATCGCCGGGGTGAACAGTTGGACGGGCTTCTTCTTGGAGCGCTCGTTGAGAACGCTGATGCTCTTGCGGACGTTCTCCACCATCCCGGTCACCATCGCTGGTTTGCCGGCGGCGGACACGCGCGGCTTGAACAGCAGCGGTGAAAGCTTGTTGGGATCTTCCAGTCTCACTGGCTCGGCGACCTTGCCCTTCTTGGGTGGGGCCTTCTTCTTGCCTTCCTCTTTGGGGGCGGCGGCTGGTTTTGGCGCGGCAGGTTTGCGCGGGGCGGCGGCCTTCTTGGCGGCGACTTTCTTGACGGGGGCGGCCTTCTTGGCGGCTGGGGTAGTTTTCTTCGCGGACATAATTCAAGTGTGTGAGAGGTAAAGCGAAATGACAACGGGGGAGGACTAGCCTCCCCCGTTGCATCAGTTCGAATGTCGATCAGACCAGTTGGAGCAGGTCGTCGACCACATCATCCGGCAGCTCGGTTTCGGCCCCGAAGTTCGTGCCCTTCCAGGCGCGATCCACGAGTTCCTCCGCCTTCTTCTTCTGCTCGGAGGACAGGCTGTTGTAGCTGTTGGTGTCCGGGAACAGGCGCTCCTTCATCTGCTCCAGTGTGCACTGCCCTTCGGCCGTGGGCGCATCGACGCTACGCGCGGTAGCCTTGGGTGCGTCAGCTGGTACCGACGGAGGCGCATCGTCCTCCGGCACGGAAGGCGGTGCATCATCGTCCGGAACGGACGGCGGTGCTTCATCTTCGACCGGAGGCTCAGGGATCACAACCAGCCCGGACTCGGCGAGCAGCTTCCAGTCGTTCTGAGCCACCATGACCTTGAACCCTTCGTGCTGGCCTTTGTCGACCACCTCCTGCAGCTGCGGCACCGTCATCTTGGTGGGCTTCTCACCGGTAGCACCGGCCCAGAAGACCGCACCAGTGGCGGCGACAGCGGCTGCTGGCGTGCGGGCCGGCGCTGCTGACTCACGGGGAGGAGCAGTGCGGGTTGGAAGCGGAGGCTCGCTGTCGGGAGTCAGGCGGGCACCGCGACCGCCACCGCCACCACCGGTGACAGCAGCAATCGGATCGCCTTCAGGCTCGCGGCTGGTGCGGCTGCGGCTGTTGCGGCTGTAGTCCTCCGTTTCATCGGGCGACTTGTCCTTGGGCGCTCCCGCCGTCGACATGATGTGATCCGGGCGAGAAGCCGGGATTTCACCGCGGTAACGGTAGGAGCAGGCTGCGCGGATCATCTCGGCGGTGATAGCCGCGTCGAAGTTGTTCATCATGTAGTCGACCTGCTCCTCGTAGGTCGGGATGTTCCAGTTGTCCGGATCGGGCAGGCGGAACCGGCGAGCTAGGTCGTCGCGGCTGAGCTTGACGGTCTTCTGGTTGGCATCCAGGAACTCCGCGCGCTCGGTGAACACCAGCACGTTGGTGTCGTGCTGATCCTTCGCATCAAGCTGCACTTTGTCGACGTGCCACTCGATCGCCCCTTCCGGACTGGTCGGGTCGCCGAGCATGTATTGCGGCCAGTTGGGATCGCGTGGCGGTCCGTCCTGTGCTTGGTGAGCCCAGCGCATCTGCTCGATGATATACGAGTAGGCCGATGGCGTGTAGGCCACAACCGCATCGTGCCAAGGCGTCTCCTTGTCGTAGCAGCGAGCTAGGCAGAAGTAGCGGATGGTGCGTCCCGGGACAAGAGCATCCTCCTTCATGGAGGGAGCCTTGAGGAAGAAATCCTTCTTCTGGTCGCTGAACGCCTTGTTGCGGCGGATCCACTTGTTGAGATCGTCGAATGCGTCCGAGCCGTCTTCGGGATCCATATCGGAGCCGCCGATCATGTTGCGGCGGTTGCCTGGGGAAATCCAGTGCTCCTTGCGCTCACCCATGTAGGGGTAAACGAGCAGCGGGATTGCGAATGCGTTCGGCGTGAAGTGACGACCGAGACGCTTGTCGGGGACCGAGCTCCAGCAGGAGCCAACGGACTCGCCGAATGCCTTGTCGTCGATGGACAACGACCAGTCATAAGCGGGGAGGATGATCCCCTTGAGTCGATGCTCGATCGACTGCTTGCCGATCATGTAGAGCTTCCAGTCGGCTTTGCGCGGCGCATCGCCGAGCAACGGCCTCCAATCTCCTTCGCCATAAACGGCATCTGCATCGACAACGGGCGTGAATACTTTAGACATATTGATGTGTGGTGGTTTGCTTTTTGTTCGTAGAAAATGGCGGACCAGGATTGGTCCGCCCTGAAAGATTCCTCAATCTGACAGGCGGGCGTTTACTCCGCGCCGCCTCCCGCCTCGGACAGGTCCCCTTCCTCCGACAGGTCGTCGGCGTCCAAGGTGTTCTGCGCGTTGTTGGTGGGCTGTGCGCTGGCGTTGTTGGTCAGCTTGACCTCGACCGTGTTCTCCGTGGTGGATACGACGCGCGCCAGATTGCCGAGGCGAACAGATGTCGCGATCGGCTTGCCGGCAGTGATCAACCTGTCCAACTCGCGAAGAATCGCCGCGGAGTGATCGAAGCGAATGTTGAACGGACGCTGAATTACACGTGCCACTGCGCCGCCCAGATCGTATTGAATGACCAGCGTGGTGACGCCCTCCTGTGATTTCGGGACAACGCCAGAGCGATACAAGCGGCTCGGGATGATGTCCAAACCAATCGCCTTCCCCTTCTCGTTCTTGTGCACGATGAACTGATGGTGCATCAGGCGGTCAAGTCCGTCCGGGATCTCGCCCATCTCATTGGTGCCGGCCGCGTATAGGAACAAGTCCTTCGTGGTCGGGCAATGCTGCTGGTAGCTCCCGCCGTCGATGAAAGACAGCAGGGCGATGCGTTTACCGCTTTTGTGGTCGGGCCTAGTTTCGGGAGCGGTGATCCGCTTCACAACTACTCTGGAGTGCGTGGCACGTGGTGTAACTTTCATGGTTGTTTTACGGAGGATTCATACTCCGCGCGCAACCTAGCGGCTGTGTCTTCGGCCTGCAAGATTTTTTGTTCAATTTCTTGAAGCAAATCGTAATTGGTCGTGGTCTTAATTCCGTGTGCCCTGCAGAACTGCTCGTGCTCCAGCACCGGAGTGCTGCGGCGGGTCGGGTTACACCGGGGACAGTCCAGGATGTGATAATGCCGGCCCTTCTCGAATTCGAATCCAGTCGCCTGCTTGCCAGGCTTGTAGAAACCCATGAGCGACCGACAGCCCAGGCAAACAATACGCGGCCAGTCGCGCCACTCCTTTCGGCAGTCCTCGCAGACCAGGTCGGTGTAGTTGATGCCGCGCTCAATCATCTGGCTCTTGTGGAACCGGCCACTGTGCCACTTCCGCTCCCACTGAGCCACGTCCAGCAGCTTACCGCAGAGACATGGTTCGTAGCGCGTCAGTTTGATTTCCGAAGGTGATGCGGCGGTCACGCGTCGGAGTGCTTCAAGTGTTTCCGGTGTGAGTTTGAAATCGGTATCCACAGGCACAATTCAGCAGAACCGCCTACCGCCGTCCAACGGAATTTTCAGTGGCAGGTAAAGAAGCCGAATCGGCCGGGGCACTCGGCCCCGGCCACCTCGGTCGGACGTGTGTTTGTCTTTGGCTTATGCCTGAGTCGGGTAAAACCTACCCGCCGTATCCTGTGCGAGAGGCGGCATAAGCCACGCCTCCCAAACAGGCCAAGGCCGGCAACACCGCAACGGCGAAGCCGGCTCCTCCCGCCAACATTGCCACAAGGGCGGATGCTGTCAGGCCAAGGCCTGCCAGGATTGCTGCCGCACCCGCGGCAGCTCCCAGAGCGCATAGTAACATTTTAATAATGTCGTTCATGTGCAATTCATTATGACACCAACTGCCACAGATTTGCGTGCTGCTCCAAGAACGTCAACTTGCTGTCCGGCGCGTGCCAGGTGCGGTCATCCAACTGCTTCTGGTCTTCGTCGCTCGGACGGGTGGACCATCGGTAATTGAACTCGTTGTCGATCGTATAGGTCAGCGTCCGATCCCCGTAGTCATCGCTGTAGGCCCAGGTGTTGTGGACCGACATGCATAGCTGGTGAAGCCGGGCAACCAAGAAGCGTTCCTCCAGTGGGCAGATCGTCACCACAGAGTCATAGAGACAGGTCAGCGGGCGCGCCTGCAGCTTGAGCTTGCGGTAGGCCTTGAGCAGCCATTTGCACGCCCGAGCCGACGTGGCGCCGACGGACTCCTGCATGGGAAAGTTCCGCATCTCCCGGCCCAGCGCGCTGTCGATCGAGTTGCGTTGGCGCCAGCCGACTCCGCTACCTGCCGAGTGTGACAGGCAGTGCCGGATGCGACCGGAAGCGGCGCGATACATTCCGCGCTCCTTCGGCACCTTGGCCATCTCCTCCAGAAACTCTGTCGCCCGGGGCTGGCGTTCCCGAATGGCTTCCAGTCCGCGTTCGCCGGTTCCTTCCTCGGGCTTGACGCCTGTGTCGGATTCGATCTTGCGCTCCAGCGAACTACTAGAAGCACCGTAGGCACTGGAGAAGTTGAGGACCTTGGCGGCGTTGCGATCGACCTTGGCCTTCATCATCTCGCGATACTTGCCGTAGGTGCGCTCCACCAGCGACCAGTGAATGTCATACTTGGCATGCACAATGTTGCCGTCATTGTCCCGCAGCAGATCAGAATCATCCACTGGTCCAAGGCATTCACCTGCCGCCCACACATGCATCAGGAACTTGTTGCTTCGCGCGCTCTCCGGGACGCCTGAAAGTTTTGGATCGGTGAATGCTACTCGCACCACCGACGCTCCGTGCTTCTTATGCTTTAACACGGCCCATTCAGGATCCGGATCGAACAAGATACGCATTAAGTCTTTGTCACCTGATATGATAGCAAGTGCAACCATCTCCGCAGTTGCATAATCGGATTCGACGGCTATCCATCCCTCGGGCACCTTAACACATGATCTGATAGAAGGCAAGTCATCTGGTGTAGCTCCAACCCACTTCAGTAGATTTTCCGGCAAGTCACCTTCTTCGAATGCTTCCTGCACGCAAGTAGCCACCGATATAGCAACTCTCTTGTTGACATAGGATGGCCAGTTGAGTGTGTTCGGGGCCCAACTGCGAGGTCTACCAGTTTCCGTGGCCGACATCTGTCCGTGCACCCTACCATCACTTGCGAGCCATGCATGCAGCCCGTGTTCCTCGGTCACTTCCTCACCGGTATCCTCGTCGACGTAAACGTCCGGCTCCTTGAGGAATGCCTTCGACAAGTTGCCGACGGCATTCAAATTCAGAAGCTCGTCGATCGCCGGCAGCTGCTCCGAGAGGATCGCGAGCGTCTGCTTGTCTACGGCCGGCTTGAACATCGCCTGGCGGTCGGCTGGAAGCTCCAGCACCTTCTCCCACGCCATGCTGGGAAGGCCCTTGGCTTTCTGGTTGGTGGACTTGATCGGGATGAGCTCCTCGAAGTCGAACAGCCACCTGGCCATCTGGTCAGGGGATCGGATGTTGAACGCTGGTGCCTCTTCCCAGTGAGCGATGATCTTGTTCCACTTGGGGACGTCCACCAGCTTGCCGGTATCGAGCAGCAGCTGCTTCACCGTGTTGCGGAGCATCTCGGCGTTGCGGGCGTCGATCGTCACTGAGCAGACCTTGGCAGCCATCACGCCGAACGTCTGCATGAGCTTGCGCTTGAGCTTCTGGGTAGCCTCCTTGGCGATCCTGAGCTTCAGCTTCTTGTTGAGGCGGTCCTTCGTGAACGTGAACAGGTCCCGTAGGTCGTTCATCGTGTCCACGTCCATCGGTAGCCCGGTCATCGTGAATTCGGTGAAGACGTCCGTGACGAACGGGTTGAAGATGTCCCTGTAGTAGGCCCACAGACGTTGGGCCTCCAGCTGCCGCTTGATCATCGGGTAGGCCCGGTATGGTGTGATGACGTCAGCTGCGCCGTATGGGTGGATGATCTTTGACGGGATGAAGCCGTAGCCGCCCTTGCAGAGTTCCTTGTTCTCCCGCTTCCACATCATCAGGTCATAGTCGTAGCGACCCAGGTTCGTGTACTTCATCGCGATGCCACGCTCCAGTCCCAGCTCGCTGGACTCGTCCACGGTCTGCTGGGCGAACTCGGTGTCCAGCTCGCAGCGTTGGTAGATCTCCATCCCCAGGGTGTGGCTCATCCACGGGGCGTCAGCCGCGTAGTGGTGACCGATGTAACGGGCTTTGATCTTCTCCGTGGTGTGGTTGAGACGCTTGCCGATTGCCTTGTAGCGGGCGCGGTGTTCCAGCTCCAGTTCTGCCATGCGCTGGGCGATACGATCGGCTGGTGGTGGCTGATACTCGGACGGGCCGCGTGGCATCTGCCGGAACGCATCCGGGGCGATAGCGTCGCCGTTGCGATTCACGCGCAGGTGGTCGCATTCTTCCTCGCCGCAGACAGCGCACGTGTCGCTTCCCATGGTGATCATGTGGACCGTGAACTCCTTCCCCAGCTTCAATTTGCCGTTGTCAATATCGCTCCTACTTTTCGTTTCCAGCTCCGGATCGAAGTTGCCGAGGTAGGCTTCAACGAAATCACGCGAGTCGATCAGGCCATCCGCGACGTTCGCCAAATCCAGGTCGCTCAGCATTCCATTCAATTTAACGGCCAGCGGATTTTCCGGATCGAGCGGCGGCAGGTCCTCGCAGCTACCCATCTCAAAGCTCCACTCCGTCTTCTCGTCCCGGAACTCGATCACCACGGCATCCGTCTCCGACCAGGCGAACTGGATCGTGCGCAGCTTGCCGTCGACGTGGGTTCGACCGTGCCATTCACAGTCCACCGCCAGCAGCGGGTGCCCGTTCTCGTCCTTATGCCCCGGCCAGCGGTCTTCCTCCACAAGCGTCTCGATGTGGTCGAGCCAGTCCTCCAGAGCGTCCATGTCGCGGATGACCTGGTGCTGGAAGGGTCGGCCGGTAATCGAGCCACCGTTGTCGAGGATCTCCTTCCGCCGTGCGACCTCCTTGAAGTCGACGCGGAACGTCTCGTAGAACTCGGGCTTGCCGACCAGCGTGAAGGGGGCATACATCACGTAGAGGTGGGCCTGGTAGTCCTCCGACCAGAACCAGCAGCCGTGGGCGTCGTCGAAGCTGATCTTCTGTGGGCTGACCATGTCGAACACGTGCTTGCCCAGACAGACGATAATCTTCGGCTTCACCCGTTTGATCTCGTCTTCCAGCACCGGCATGCCCCACTTCATGATCTTCTTCGCCGGCTTGGCCCGCTGCGTCCGGGGTAGTAGCCATTTGCAGCACGCGGTGTAGTAGCACTTGTCGAGGTCGATGCCAGCCCGCAGTGCGACGTCCTTAATGATGCCGGTGGCACCCTTCAGGTATTCCGCGGGTTGGGTGATCCGCATCCCGAACACTGAGTTGGCAGCGGTGGTGGCTTCCTCCTCCTCGACGGACGACGTCACGAACATGACGCCGTATTCAGCCTGGCCTTCGATCGGGGCTCGGCCGGCGACGTAGAGCACGTCGTCGATGTGGCGTGTCTTCGTCAGGGTCTTGGGGCACTTCGACAGGTCCTCGTAATCGGGCTGCCGTTCTTCCAGGGTCATGCCCCGGCGTGACTGTGGTCGATCACTCATCCGATGCCTCCTTCGAAACTATATCCAAGATGCTCTCGGTGCCGCCTTCGTAATCGTCGTCAGCTACCAGCTGGGTCTTGGGCTCAATACCCAGCGCCTCGCAAGCCACCACGTAGGCATCCGACAAGTCGATCCACTCCGGGTCTCCGCCGCATCCGGCGATGTTCCCTGACTCGTATTTCAGCATTCCGCCGGTGACGTTGATGCAGCTCACGAACTTCTCGAGGGCTGCCCTTAACTTTGCATTTTCAGATTCACTCATATGGTATTCCTAATTGATCAAGCACTTCGCGATAGCCCCAGTCATCCAGGGCGGTCTGCCACATCTTCGGGTTCCTGGTCTTCAGGTCCTGCATGGCGTTGGGTGTCCCTTCCTGCGCCCGGCTACGGCAGCCGAACATGCAGGTCACACACCCCGATCCGCCGCTCAGCGTGTCGGGGCGCAGGACGTGGATCTTCCTCTCGTCGAGGTAGCGTGCCACGTCCGCGTCAGTCCAGAACGCCAGCGGATTCGATATCCACAGGCCGCCGTGGTGCACCGCCTGATATAGCGCCCCCGACGTGATCCAGGCCAGCCGGCGTGCGCGTGACTCGGAGCAGCGCACGCCGGTGAAATGACCCTGGACGTTGTTTTCCTTGTCCCACTTTTTCATGGGCTTCTTCTTGAGGTAGTCGCAGCACTTCTCGGTGATCTTCAGTCCCGCGGCTTTCGCCTGACGGAACTGATCGTGCAGGTCCTCCGGCGTGTGGGCCGGAATTTTGTCGCTCTTGGATGCCGCGAACTTACGATACTTGTAGGCGATCTGCTTGCTCCACAGAGGCACACCGATCAGCGGCCACAATTCCTTGGGGCGCATCTCGGGGAACACCTGGTGGCACTCCACGCCACGCTCGGCAAGCCACAGCTTCCACACCTTGAACATCTGTAGCGTCTCCGGATATTCCATCCGGGTGTTGCTCATGATGTGCGGAACGTGGCGGATACCGATCTCCTCCGTCATCAGGTGGGACAGCGCAGTGCTGTCCCGCCCCGCCGAGTAGCTGACCGCCCAGTTGACACCGGCCACCTCCAGGGACTGCTTTATGACCTTGCGGGCGTGCAGCAGCTTGTCCTCGAAGGGCCGGTTGATCCCGGCCTGCAGGGTCTGGGCGCGATCAATGATGTGAGCCTTCTGCTCGGCCGTTTTGACCGAGTTGTTCCAGAAGGCCATGCGAGGCAATGTGACTAAGTCACAGTCCATTGCCTCGCGGTGTTTCAGCAGCGTATCTATCAGGGCACTGTCAGGCATATTGATTCTCTTATTGAGCTGTAGAATTCCATAACGATAGGATCCACACGCACATCGAAATCACGGTCCGTGAGCACCAGGCCCTCCGGAGATCGCAACCTCGACAAGCCGACATACACATGCCCCGCCGCGAACGTGCGAGCCAGTGCCAGAATGCCGCTGTCCATCGACATGCCTTGCGACTTGTGGATGGTGATGGCCACGGCCGGGATCAGAGGAAACTGCTTCACCGTCGGATATATGCTGATGTATTCCGGCAGCTTCGGGTTGCCCGGCGTGGCATTCCACTCGGTGCCCACAGCAACCTGCTCCTTTGAGTCCTGCTCCCGCTCCCGGCTATAGGCCCAACGCGTGAGTGTCACCAGGCGCTCCGGATCTCCCTCTTTGCGGCCTGGGATCCCGACAACGATATTGTCAGTGTCATCCCATCCGACCTCGTCCGACCGAGGGTTGATATTGACCTCACGCACAAACCCCCTGGTGCCGTTGACAAACTGACCTTCCAAGTGGTCGTTGACAGTGAACATGACCGGGTAGCCGATCCGCACGAAGTGACGCGGAGCGAGCAGCCTCCTCCCCATTGCCTTGGTCAATTCTTCCTTGACCTTACCAATGTCCCTAGCTTCCCAGTCCTTCATCCTCTGCAGTTCTGGGTAGACGTAGAACTCGGCGTTCAGCGGTAAGTTCGGACCTTCGTATTGATCCAGCGACGCGAGGTTGATCCTCCGCGCCTGATCGTTGGTGGGCACCAGGAAGGTGTAGTGCTTGGTCTCCTCCAGCGTCAGGTCCGTCCGCACGAAGGTCGCGGCGTATTGTCGATCGTCTGGTGTCAGCTGCCCGCTGCGGATATTGTTGAGGAACCGGATGAACCGTTGGTCACCTTGGCGGAACACCTTGGTCAGCTCAATGCACTTTACCCGGCCCTCATCCCAGGCCTTGGACATGAATGCCCAGTCGGCCTTGTCAGGGTCGCCGCCTTCTTCCACCGGCGGCAGCTGGGCGAAGTCGCCGATAAACACCAGCTGCAGACCGCCGAAAGGGGCGGAGCTGCCGCGGATTTCCTTCAGCATGAAGTCCAGATAGCCTAGCATGGCGTCGCCGTGCATCATGGACACCTCATCGATCAGCACGATCTCGTGCGATCGGAGGCGGGCCATGACACCGCTGCGCTGCCCCTTCTTCACCTTGGGGCCGTTCAGCCACACATCGTAGAACATCCGATACCAAGCGTTGCGCTCCTCGACGCTCATGTCCTGCGGACGCGGAACTGGGTCGCCGGGGCTGATGTCTTCGAGGTATTCGGACATCTTGCGCGGGTAGAGCTCCGGCCAGTCAGGCCCGAGCCCGATGCCGAAGAACGAGTGCATCGTCTTCCCGTCTAGGTGGCTGCCGGCGATGCCGGTGGTGGCTGTAACCGCCCAGTGCATGTTCCGGTGATCCAGCTCCGGGATCAGCACTGTCCGCACGAAGGATGTCTTACCGACGCCAGCGCCGCCCGTGATGAGCGTGTTGCGGTGCTCACTGAAGATGGCCTGCAGAATCTCCAGATGCTCCTCCGTTACTTCGAAGTCGGGGTTGTTCTTCTGGTAGTAGGCCAGCCTGGCCTGCAGCTCCTCCACGCTCGCACGTTTGCGACGGTTGACCGGCGCCGCGCCTTCGATGTGGCTGATGTCCTTCTGCAGCATGTCACGCATGAATGCTTCCAAGTCCATCATTCCTCTCCTTTCTTGTCAGCGCGATCCTGGGCGGCCTGGTCCGAGTAGCCGTCCTTGTAGCGGGCGTTGGCGCCGCGCTCGAGCTTATTCAAGTTGTGGGTGCGAATGTCGTTCTCGCTGATGCCGAGGATGTCGGCGATGCCCTGCACAACCCAGCAGTCATCCACCAGCAAGTGAGTCAGCTTATCACGGTCCAGCTCTTTGCGATACATGACACGCTTCTTGACGACGTCCAGAATGTCCCCGGCGATTACCGAGTGCAGACTGATCAGCTCGCACAGCACCAGCTTGCGCGGCTGCCCTTGGTTGGCGCGCGATAACGGGCTGGAGGCTGTCCATAGCTTCGGCTGACGAAACTCGTCCGGCAGTTCCTCCAGCTCGGTGGCGATACGCAGCGCTCCCTCATAGAACAAATGATCACCGAGCTCTTCAGTGATGTTCTCGACCGGCACGCCGGAAAACCCGTCGTAACCATCCCACTGGGAGTGCTTGACGCCGTCGTTGATGCGCTTCATCGGCGCCATCTTGTAGGCCATATCCAACCTCATGGGCAGGACGGCTTTCTCCAACTCGGCGGCTTCGCCGGCGATGCCGATGGCAGCGTGCAGCAGCGTCACATCGTGATCGATGATTTGCGGCAGCAGCTTGTCTCCGCCCTTGAACAGGCGGTTGATCATGTCTTTGTGGTCAGTGGGAATGCAGGTGGTATTCATATCAGTTTGGTTTGCGTGTGTTTGGTTATGCCTCTTGGCTGTAAGAGAATTTGATCTTCTCGCGTTTCATCCGCTTGAGAGCTTCCGATGCTTCCGATCCCTTTGCTTGTACGCCGTGCAGGAGCAGGGCGAAGTCTTTGCCGTCTTTCGATCGAGCACAACTGTCATCGTGGTCAATCTCCAGTCCGAGGCGCTCAGCCTCCTCCGGGTGATAGACGACACGTGCGCTGCGCAGTCCGTTGGGCTCGATGAGATGGTCCCATTTGCCACCCCAAGAAGCCGTGAGTACGAAGTTCTCGGGGAGTGCCGCCCTGAACTTGATCCAGATCGGCAGGCTCTTGGTGTAGGCGTAGAACAACCGCCTGGGGTTGCGTCGAGCAGCTTCCAGCCAGGCGAGGAAATACTCCTGGTTGTAGAAGTCACCGTCAGCGTGAATTCGGATGTGGTGGAAGAACACGGCAGGCAGATTCATATCGATCAAGTCCGCCATCCTTTCCACAGTCCGCGCTTGTTGCAGCGCTGCTAAGTTACGATCGACGGAGACACGAACAGACTTTCGCGCAATCTCCAGCGACGCAGCAAAGCAGCGATGCTTAGAGTTAGGTCCCTCAATTAAACGGTTTTCGTTTCGGTCTGCCCAGGCGAGACATTCATTCGCTCCGGGGCAAGTGTAACCCGCGGGCAGGGAGAAGGCTGCCGTGCGGGTTTTGATCAGCTTCGCGTTCTTGACGTTGAAGTGTAAGCGTTTCCCGTTTTCGTGCGGGGCTGGGTGCAGTTTATTGAATGGGCTGTACATGTGGGTAGTTTAGTGGTCGCGCTTGGCGCGTTTCAAAGCTCGGTTGAAGATCGTGGAGTATTCGAATGGCGTCAGGTCACCTGGATCCCGGCCCTGCGGCAGCGGCAAGAACACGAGATCCAGCATGATCGACGACTTGTGGTGCGGAGACCGCAGGATCGACGTGATCTTGGCGGTAGCCTCGCGGCCGGCCACGTCATCGTCGAAGGCCATGAAGACCAGGTGGTAGTTGCTGACGACCTTGGCAGCGTTCTCCATGCTGATGGACGACCCGGTCACCGGGAGTCCGCCGGCACCGATTCGACCGCCGTCCAACGGGCCCTCGCACAACACGCACCAGCGCAGCTCCTCGACGTCCTTGGCGGCTCGTTTCTGTGCCGCATCCCAGCCCATCAACTGCCGGTGGGAATACTTCGCCGTGCGATATTTCGACGGGCGGAACTTGAATGTCCCGGTCTCGCCGATCTCATCGTAGGGCGCCATCGGCAACCACGCGGCCTTGGGGTTAGCTCTGGTGTGGGTGTGGCTCCACACGTGTAGCCAGTAACCGCTGCGGCCGTCGTCCCACACCAGCTGGACCTTGTCACCGTCGCTGCCCATCTTGAACGACTTCTTGAACGAGCGCAGGATGCTGCTGGTGTCCTTACCGCGATAGAACCCGCCGGCGTAAGGATGCAGCATGTATTTGTTGAGCTCGTCCTCGGACAGCTTCTCGATCACGCGGGCCTGCCAGGACAATGGCATCCCGCCCACCATCGAGTAGAACACGATCCGATGCTGCGGCGAGTCCTTCCAGCCGCCCGGCATCTTGCGGTAGAAGATGTTCTTCTGGCCGTAGGGGTATTCCTTGACGCAGAAGGCCATCTTGAACTGGTCCTCCAGCGCCGCGATGTCGTAGCCGCGGTTCACCAGATACTGGATGGCCGGGTGCTTCGGTGGCAGGCTACCCAGTGGTACCACCTCTCCAGGAGGAGGCGGGCACAGCTTGCCGGACACGGGATCCTCCTCCCACATCTCCTCGACGTTATCAGAGGCAGCGCCGCCGCGCATGTCAGCCCGCGTCTGGATGTCTGGGTGACGCTCCGTGACGGTGCCCATGGTCATGATATCGGCCATCGGCACCAGGTGCGGTTTTCTCGACGACCTGGTGCGCATGCACACTCCGGCCCCGAACTCCTTCTTCTTGCGCATCTCTTCCCGATCCTCGAACAGGTTGGGACGCCACGCCTGACCTTCGGTTTCGTCGCGATACTCGCCGAGCCCGGCCAGCACGCTCAGGTTGATCGCATACTTGGGATCGTCCAGCTCACGGCGGCCGTGGGTGACCAGGCACTCCGGACACGGGATGTAGAGGTGGTAGCCACTCACTTCCTTGGCCAGAATCGCAGGGCATCCCTGCGCTTCCACGATGCGCTTGGCCCAGCGCCGGACTTCATCCGGTGCGTGGGCGGCGCTGTCATTGGTGCGGATGTCGTCACTCATCGCCGACCTCCTGTATGCCCTCACAAATACCTTCCCAGTGGTTGCTTAGGAAAAACGCTTCATCCCGGGCATACCGGCTGGCGAACTCGTAGATCGCATGACCTACCCTGGCGCCAACCAGCGGCCGGCGACCGTTGGGTGTGTCTTCGTAAGCGGATGCGATTCCGAGCTTCACGACTACGGTTCCGGAGTCCTCAATGGATATACCGTTCCAGTGTCCCCCGTGCAGGGAAATCAATTTTCTATCAGTGTGCATGTGCTGTTTGGTTAAGCCGGAACGACGCCCGGCGCTTGTTCATCATCCTCGCCCCAGTATTGTGCCAACTGCATCTGCTTGGCGCGATGCCAGTCAGTGAAGTCACCGCCGCCGGGTTTGTAGCGCACCCATAGATTGATACCGCCGCGGTCCAGCGGAGTGTCTGCGTCATCCAGCAAATCCTTCGGCTCGGGAATGTCGGTGGCATCGCCGCGGAGTAGGAACGAGCTGGGGAACATAGCCAGCACCTTGGGCAGCGAACGGATCTCACCTTTGGACATCCGAGACAGTGGCACGACCGGCAGGAAATGATCCGCACGCATGATCGCCGCTTTCTCACGCAGCCTTTGCGCCGCAATCAATGCATCGCTGTCCGGAAAAGCTTCCGGGCGTTCAGCGAAGTCGGCGACAGCCTCCTCGTATTCCACCAGCGCGTCCTGCATGTTGCCAGGCGGAGCAAACTTGGGAAGTGTGTAGGCGCGCGTGGTTTTACCCATCTGACACTCTTCTGTGCCGCACAGCTCGTTGATCTCGCCAAGCCTCACCAGCTCGTCCAGCAGCCCCAGCGTGGCCCCCATCACTTCACGTCGGACGTTTTCGCGCGACAGCCTCCGCAGCGGTGCACGCTCGATCGCTTCCATGATTGCGATGCGGGCGATGTCCAGCTTGTGCGGAGTGAGGAATACCTCCTTTGGATCTTTCAGGTTCTTGAGTCGCTTCTCATAGCTCTCCTGGTTGCTGGAAGTGCGGTAGAGGAACTTCGCCATTTCCTGCGCAGTCATGAGCGCGCGGTCGTCCAACTCGATCTCGCGCAGCGGTCCGGCGGGGTTGGCTTCCGCTGCCTGCAGAAACGCGTTCACCATGGCCGCCCGAGCCGCGAACAGGACCGAAACGCGGGGAGACGTTGGCGCTCCCTGCGCAAGCTTCACCTGCCATGCCGGCGGATCTGGATCACCCAGCAGGTCACCCAGGTGCCAGTTGAGAAACTCATGCCACGCACGTTCCAGACCCGGGGCAAAGCGGACGCGCACCCGTTTTGCCTCCGGCTGATCACCGAGCGCAAACACCCGCGTGACCAGCGAGTAGAGCGTATCGACCGACGTGCCGCTAAAAATACCGGGGCGTCCGCGGATGACAACCGAGGTGCCCAGGCCTACCTGGCCCTGCGACGAGTTCCTGATCTTCTCGATGAGCTTTTCCAACTGTGGCTCCATGCAATGCGAGTAGTAGTTGAAGATCGGATTCATACCGGCGAGCGAGTGGATGAGCGCGCCGCCCGTTGAGCCGGCCCGAATGAACGTCGCGTCGGTAGTGCCCTCCAGCAGCGACCGCCAACCAAGATCAGCTGATAGCTTGGACGGGTGTGCCAGGCTACCGGCCAACCGGGAACCGGTGGCGTCAAGGTAGGTGAACGCCCCATAGTAATGGTTTTTCAGCAGTTCGACGATCGTGGACTTCAACGTATTGTCCTCCGTCCACACAGTGTGTGACCGCCTGGATAGTTTTTCCTTCATCTCCTTCAGCTTGGCCTTGGTCATGCCGGTGACCACCGCGAGGGCTTCGGGCTGATTCTCGGCTTGCTCAAGCGCTCGCCTGTCTTCGGCTATGGCCTGCTCGTGAAAGCGGTGGAACAAAGCCTCGACGCTGAACACATTGTTGAGCGCGTCGGCCGGTGTCGCGGACGAGAATACGATACCGCGAGTGACTGGAAATGGGGAGATATAACCTCTCCCTAAGAAGGCATGATAGAGTAGCAGCTCCGATAGCATTGACGCCCGGGCTTCATGTGAAGTTTGGTTCATGTTGTCGCATTGTGATAGTTGGTTCGTGGTGAATCCGACGCGGCAGCCAAACCGCGCGGTCAACAAAAGATGAGTAGCGGCGGCGCTGTCGACCGTCAATCGGTTTGTTCAACTTAATGAAATACCGTTGGTTTTATAGGTTGACGCTGCTCCCGTAGCGGAGTAAAGTTGCCAGCGAGGAGCACGAGTCGCATTGTGCGGTGTTTCACCGGGGATACCTCAAAACAGCCAACGGGGCGCCGATCTTCTCCCGAGGATCGGCGCCTTCGCTTTGCGGTTGTTGGCCCGGGAACTACGTCGAATAGGAAACACCAACACCAATCTGCGGAAATGTATGGTGTTGCTCGTTGGTGGTTTTTTTAATCCGTTGATTACCATGGGTTTATAGCAACACCAATCCGGAAAAGTCAATTCCTACACTACGCGCACGCGTCTATTCTTTTTTTCTTACTATAGGAAATGGGTTTTCCGGATTGGTGTTTTTGTAACTCACTGTAAATCAATACAAAAAACCACCAACACCAATCAAACACCATACGTTTTACCGGGATTGGCGTTGTCCGTTTTGGTGGTTTACTCCCGGGTTTTCGAGATTGGTGTTGGTGTTTAACTGTCGACTTTTCGAGATTGGTGTTGGTGTTTGACTGTCGACTTTTCGAAATTGGTGTTGGCGTTGCTGTTTACGGGACCCGGGGTCAACCCCGGCTTCTCTGAGTAGACGGTAGACGATGACCCGATTCAACCCGGTAATCTGAGCCAGCGCGCTTGTCGGTAACGTCCAGTCCACCCCCGGAAAATCCGCAACCGTATACCCACGGCGACCAGGGCGCGCTGGCTTGAACTTTTCCGGATGATGTAGCCTGATCAGCGAGCGTGCCTCCTGACGAAGCCGCCAGGCCGCGCGCTGCCCTATGCCCAGCTCTTGCTGAAGCTGCTCCACTGACTGGCTCCAGTCGGCGTGCGGAAAGTCCGTGACGTCGAGCAGGGGCCGCCCTGGTTTGCGACGTCCTTCCTTCTTATCCATGGCTGCTAGTCTCTCTGCGCTGATGTGAATCTCTGGAACCGGAACTCCCGGCGCACAGGTATGTTGAGTCCCTCACCCTTCCGGGCCTTGCAGACGCAGAAGAACTGGTTCTCCAGAATCATGCTGCGGGGCATGTCGGCCTTGCCTCGTTCGGCGGCCAGAATGCCAGCCTTGTCGATCGAGTTGGTGACGCCGACGGCCAGCACCATGTTCTTGCCGATGCCCTTCGAGATGCCGATGTCACCAATGGTCAGGATGCGCTTGAGCTGCGCGTCGTTGACCGCCTGCGCCAAGATCAGCGTGGGGATCCCGGACTCGTCTGCGAACCGCACACCGCTGTTGGCCGACATCTCCCATGCTAGGGCTCGCTCCGAAGTGCCGCCCTTGCCGCCGGCACCGTTCACGTCGGCGACGCTTCCCAGCCAATCCAGGCAGATCCACGTGGGGCGCCGTCCCATCTTGGCCTCGTAGCGCATGCACTCGCGCTCCAGCAGGTCCTTCAGGTTCATGCCGTCCTCCGGCGAAACCTTGTGGATCCGAATCCGCTCGGAGAACTTGGCCAGCACCTCGTCGACCTTCTTGATCCGATACATGGACGCCGGGTTGTTCATCACGTCCTGGCGCACCTGCTCGATGTTCTCGCAGTCCTGGATGATGTTGATCGGAATGCCGGCCGCGTTGGACACCGTGCGGGCAGCATACTCGCGAGGCATCAGCTCCGTGGTCACGATCAGCGGCCAGCCGTCGTTGGCGAACGCTTCCCACCAGGCGAACTGCCCGGCGGCGATCGACTTGCCCGAGCCGGTGCCGCCGAACAGCAGGTAGCATTCCCCGCGGCCCCAGCCGCCGTTCAGACAGGTGTCGAACTCGCCGATACCTGAGGGCCGGCGGAGCACCCGCACCAGCTCCTGGCCGGTGAGGAAGCTGTCCATCGGGTCGTCCTCGCCGTCGGATACCGCCATGGATGCCGAGTTGAGCGCCCGCTGCATCTCCCCGATCTGACCCTGCACGTCCGGCACCGGATAGCGCATGATCATCTTGGCCGCCTTCTTCGCGCGGTTACCACTGTACCAAGCTTCGAAGTAGGGCTTCACGCAGTAGTGCTGCTCCGTGAACGCCGGGTCCTGCAGCTCGCGGATGATCTTCACGGCTCGGCCGACGATCTCATCGTCTGAGCTCTCCGTTCGCGCAGCCACCTCCAGGTAGGTCCGGAGGAACTCGTAGGTCGGCGGACACGGCACTTGCTTGCCAAGGTGGTTCGAGATCTTGGTGGCGTTGACCAGCGCACCCATGGCCAGCGAGTGCTCCTCCAGCCCGAAGTCGTCGGTCGTCACCGGGACTCCGAGCATCGAAGCCCGCATGAGCGGGTCGTGAAACATCGAGTGCAGCAGGTAGAACTCGTAGGTGTCCCGGTTGTCCGAGAGCCACTGGGTCATTTCTTTGGTCAGCGCAGCCATAGTCAGTCGTGGGGGTATAGTGTTCCCGCGATCTTGGACCGCAACCATTCGGCCAGATCCTCAGCGGATTTCCCGCTGGGATTCTCGTCCTTGAGGAGTCGCCGCAGTTCCTCGTCGATCTCCCGCAGCGTGCTGTGGAGGATCGGCGCCCTGACGGCAACCAGGAACGCGTCGTTCTCTTCCGGCAATGGGAACTCAAGTCTTCCAATGACCCCGCGCGTGTCTGCCGGCGACAGGAGCCGCATGGGATGCATCAGGTCTCTAATATCTTTTTGGCTCATTACAGTGATTTTTTCATTCGGTTAAAGTGAGCCGCGACGCGCTCGTATTTGGCGCCGCGGTGTTCCAGCCAGCTTCGGACCCGCCGGTCATCCTTCATCATCGCCAGAACTTCCGGCGCCATGTAGAATGCGGAGGTCATGTCGTTCTTATGCAACGCCATCAGGTAGCGGACGTCCACCGGATAGGATGTGGCGGTCACCAGATCGGTCACCCCGGCCCGTTCCAGCTCCTGCTTCATACGGGTGAATTCAAAGTCACGCCGCTCCAGAAACAGTTGCTTGCTGCGCTTCTCCATCACTACCTCGTATGGCACCTGCAGGTAATGGCTGAGGGCCTTGGTGATGTATTTCGACGAGAACAGCATGTTGGGCATCGGTCCGTCCGGATGCTTGTTGTATTTGGCCCAGTCGAACACCGCCTCCATGACGATGTCCGGGTCCACCGTCCAGTCACGGATTACGTCCGCCATCCGTTCGATCCTCGGCCTCACCAATTCCGACAGTCGACCAGCGTCCAGCTTCCCACGATGCCCGGCGGCTTCTAGGAGTTTCTCTTTCTGGTAGATGTAATTGTTGAGGAGATCCCTTACCAGGTCCTGGTCAATCATCTCCGGCAGCGGGTTCGGGCTCGTCTTCGTCGAACTCATCGAAGCATTCGAAGACCTCTCGATTGCCATCTGCGCAGGCCTTTTCGAGACGCTCTCGAATTGCCGCGCAGATCTCCTCGACGGGAATCTCGTCGAACGGTAGCGGACTGAGTATCTCAGCCGCGAAGCAAAATGCGTAGTTGTGCATGGCGTATGGGTTAGTGGGTGTCGACGATGCCCAGAAGATCAGGGCGAGGATTGGTGGAGCGGGCTGGGATGTGCCACTTCACGAGCTCCCCGAGCTGCAACGCTTGCTCTCGGGTGATCGGTGGGAACTCGAAGTTCTTGTCCTTGCAGCGCGCATACTCGTCCCATACCGGCCAGCCGCCCAGCTCCGCCGGCTTGACCGGTATGGCGACTGTGAACGCCGGATCGTAGAACGTCCGGCCCAGGCGGGCGTTGAAGTGGACGACGAGATAGCAACTCACGCTGAACCGGCTGCGCGTCATCATGTGCCGCACCTGCTTGAACTTCAGGTTGTCGTTGCGGACCCGGAACGATGGCTGCGTGCACACCTTGGCCTCGATTATGAACTGCCGGCCGTTGCGCCGCGCACCCTCGAAGTCCGGGTAACTCGGGATCGGGCGCCACTCATTGTCGACCAGGCTGACCATCGTGCCGTAGCGGCCCATTGTGAGTATGCCCTGCTTTTCCAGCCTTCCAGCTTCGGTCATCAGGGATTCCTCGAAGTCCTTGCCGTTGCCGCCGAGATGGGCAGGCGGCGGCGCTGGATCCAGAGCTGCGACCGTGGTATAAATAAATTGCAGAATATCCCCCAGGTCGGTGGTCTCCTGCAGGTCCAGCTGCTTCAAGCACAGCGACGAGCTGGCCAAGAAAGCGTCGACGCCCGCGGGACTTCCCTTGAACACCAAGTTCTGGTCCGCGTGCTTCGCGATAAGCCATTCGGCACCGCAAGCAAACTCGAACCGATCCGGATGTTTCGATACCAGCTGCTCGGCCGCCTTCTGGAAAGGGTCCTTCTTGGGAGTCGGCGCCTTCTTTTTAGCGGCCATCTTCAGCCTCCTCTTCCGTGGGCTCGGGCTTCTCTGCCGCCAGCCGGTTCGCATGCTCCGTCTCCAGACGTTCGTAGTCCTTCCCGAAGCGCTCCTTCAGGAACCAGTCGGGCGACACGTCCATCCAGGGTATTCCTTCCAGCTCGTAGGCGTCCATCTCATCGAACACCACGACGCCCAGCTTGGCCTTGGATAGCCGGTTGCAGGACTTCTTGAACTGGTCGCGACGGTTGTCGATCTCGCGCGCCGCCGCCACGCCGATGGCTACCAGCCGCTCGATGGGCATGTAGCGGTGCTGCTCGTCAGTAGCCGGGCGCTCCATGGGCGGTAGGTTCCTGTCGGATTCACGGGCGCGGGCAATTAGTCCGCAGCCGTCGTATCTGTCTTCGGGTGGTTTGCTTTGATTCATGGTATGATGATGGATGAGTAATCTTCTGCGTAGGAGCCGAGCACGATCTCCCGTGCGCGGGCCGAGTCTGTGACGAACTCGACGTCATAGCCGATGTCGACGTAGGCCTTGTGGCGCGCCCAGCATTCACCGACGACGCCAGCATAGGGTGGATTCGTGCGCATCTCCAGCTCCTTGTCGCGGCACTCGAACATGAAGTCGATCATCACGCCGTAGTTCTTGCCTGGTCGGCACTGCAGCAGACGCCCAGGCTTCTGGATCGCCGTGGTGTTCGCGCCGCCGCCGGCCAGGTTCAGCACCACCTTCAGGTCCGGGAACGTCAGTCCCTGGACGTAGATGTTGCTCGCGAGCACCCGGATGGTTTTACCGTCGGCGATGTTCTTGGTGACGATGTCGCGCTCCTTGTTGGTCATACGCTTGGCCATCGCGATGGTGCCCCACGGCGGCATGGCGTGCTCCAGGTAGAACTCCGCCTGCTTCTCGTTCATGATGAAGGCCATGGTCTGCCAGTCCTGCGGGATGACCTCGTCGACCAGTTTCTTGACCAGCGCCGCGGTGCGTGAGGACTCGGTCAGCAGGCGCCTGTAGACGGTGTCCCGATCCACGCGCCCGCCTGGCACCGTGTCCTTGCTGAACGGCACTTTGATGAAGATCACCTTCAGCGGCGCGATGGCTCCCCACTCCACCGCCTCGCGATAGGTGACGTTGGAAATCACCGGACCGATCAGCCCCTCGATCAACCGGTCCTTCTGGTCGAAGCGTCCGTTGAGCGTGGCGCCGAACCCATACTTCCGAGCCTTCGAGAACGCTGCCACCTTCGGCAGTCGCTCGTCGGAAACGGCGGCGTGCGGCTCGTCGATGAGCAGAAGCTCCGTGGCGTCCGGATCCATCTTGTCGAGCGAGTCGATCGAGCACACGGTGATGTCGTCCGACTGGATGCTGTTGCGGCTGCCGGTGAACACACCGCGCACATCGCGGTTCGGCAGCTCGGCCTTGAGGAACACAAGCAGCTGCTTGCACAGATCGACGCCCGGCGCGGTGACCACCGTCATGGCGCGAGGGTAGGCCTTGATGATGGCCTTGATGCCGTAGCTTTTACCGAATCGAGTCGGTGCGCCCAACAGTCCGGAGTTGCCATTCATGAGCGCCTTCAGGATCCACTTCTTCTGGAACTCGCGCAGACCGGGAATGCCGGAGAGGAAGTTCGGGTGGCCCAGTATATTTCTCCGGACGTCCTGCACGTCCACCTTGTGGCCGGCCTCCACGAGGAACTCCCGCAGCTTCAACCAGAATCCTTGGTAGCTGAACAGGGCAGCCTGGCCGTGCACCGACGTCAGCTGGAACATGGGCTCCTTCAGCGTCTCGAAACGCGTGCGCCCTTTATCTTTGATCATCTGTCGATACTGCAGCGTCAGGAACGTGCGCACGAGCGGATGATCCGGTATGATCGTCAGTCCTCCTTCATCGCGTGCAATGGTAAATTCAATAGGGTTAATCTGCTTCACTTAGGTTGGTAAATTGATCGACCGGCGGTAGCAGCACATTGAGTAGCGGCTCGCGGTCGATAGTTGCGTCACTCTCCCCGAACCTCTGGATGGTAAACCGTCCGAAGTCTCTTGCGTGTCCCCACTCCGAAACGCCCAGGGCGTCGCCGATGTGTGTCAGCATCGCGTCGAATTCCATCTCATCGGGAGCCCGGGTGAACCGTCCGTTTCCGTCCGTGTTGGGCGGTATGTGGCGCGATAGTGTGAACTGCATCTCGAACACCTGACCGGAACTCAACGACTCAAACTTCTCGGTAAGCATCTGACTGCCGCGTTTGAACTTGCGGTGGTAGGTGGTGGTGTTCTTCACCGAATACCAGCGCCCAGCGAGAATGGCGCTGACCGCGACGTCGCTCAGCTCCAGCGCGTCGCGTGCCTCCAAGAATGCCCACTCCCACCGACCCAGGTCAGCGTGCAGATAGATACGCCCCTCGGGCTGGTTCAGCGGCGGCTTCGACAGCCTGTTGAACACCCGCTTCGGATCGGCGCGATCCTGATTGTGGCGCGCAGCCAGCAGTGGGGTGATGAGTCGGAAGCGTCGCGTGAGTAGCATAGGGATAATCGTTCTACGGCTTTGCGGGGGTGACAAGTCCGTTCTTACAGGCTGTCACGCAAAGTATGGCGGATGCCTTTACATTGTAGGAGTTCTGTAGGTGTCCTGTAGGTGTTTTGTAGGCGTGCCACGTAAAGAAGCAAAGCCGGCGGCCCCAGATGGAGCCGCCGGCAATGGTTCGCTTACTGACAGGATTCGCAGACTTCGCCCTCGCAGGCACCAGGGGCTCGCTCGCCGAGCGTCTCATTGAGGTCGTCGTCGAGCGGCGCTTCGGCCTTTGTCACGGAGGTTTTATCGATCGTCTCGTAGACCTCAGAACGCGCAATGGCTCCGTCTTGTTCCACGTGGAACTTCCCGAGGACGTCACACTCCTCGATGAGGAGGCACGCCTTGTTGTCGTGGGTAACGTCGGTGCCGCCGTAACGAGGCAGGAGCACTTCGTCGCCGGCGACCAGGCTGACCTCGCAGCCATCGCCAACCGCCAGCACCTTACCCCGACGTGGGGCTTCTTTCGCCACGTCGGGCAGCAGAATGCCGCCGGTGGTCATGTTCTTGGTTTCATCGCGAAGGACAAGGAGTCGCTTGCCCAGTGGTATCAGTTTCTCGGTTTGCATTGTGTTAGTTATACGGTGTTTGATTATCTTTTCTTCCTCAAGCGCACACGCGGCGCAGACATCTTCCTTAGACCCATCGCTGGTGATGTGCAAGGCGTCCTGTTCAACTCGCGAAAAACAAAGGCAGCACATCACCAGACCGTCCGGGCAGACTGGCCCGAAGTGGCGCTGACCACAGCACAGTCTGACCGGCGGCGCGTTCATTCGGGTATCTCGATACGGTCACTGAACGCATCAATTAGCGTCGGCGAGTGGTCGCAGACGATCATTTGCAGCGTTCCCTCGTCGCCAATCTTCTGCAGCATGTCGGCCATGCTGCGCTTGGCTTCCTCGTCCAGGTGGGTGGTAGGCTCATCGAGGACGAGCAGCCCCACGTTGGGCATAATCATGGCGTGGATCGCCCGCAGGGTTGCCACAGCCAGACGGACTTTCTGTCCGCCCGACATGCGGTTCTGAGGCATCCACACCTCGTCGGCGCGGTCGGTCCGCAGGAAGTCGAACGACAGCGCAACATCGTTGCTGGCGGCGACCATGAAGTCGGCTCCGCTCTCGGACAGGTAATCCGCGGCCAGCCTGGCGATGCGACCGAACTTGTAGTCCAGGTAGTCGAGACTGGCGCCGCTCGGCTTGAACGTGTCGCGCAGCTCCTCCAGATCCTTGACCAACTTCAGCCGTTGCTTCTGCTCTGCGGTGCGCAGGTCGAGCTCATCGATTTTGCGGCTCGCTGCTTTCAACGCTTCGTTGGCGGCCACGCGCCGGCCCCGGGTCTCGTCGTGCTTGGTCTGGGTCTGCTCTAGCTCCGTGAGCTTCGCCTGCGCCATCTCCGGCGTCACGACGGCTCCGTCTTCGCGCTTCCAGAAGGTCGGACCTGCGGCAACGATCTCGTTTTGCAGGTGTGAGGCGCTACTTTCGTCGCGACGCTCGGCCGCCTCGATGTCCGCTACGATGCCCTGCACTGCTTCCACGGCGTCTTGAGATTTCCTGTGAGACGCAACGGCATTCTCCAGCGCCGCGACGTCTGTGGTCTCCCAGGGGCACTCCTGCAAATCGCTCTGCAGCCGGGTCACTAGGTCCTGCTCGGCGTCGATGTCATTCTGCGTCGGCGGCGTGTTGAGGCCCACTGCGTGCTTGCGGCGGGTGATCTCACCGGTCAGGCGAGTGAACTCGAATGCTTTCGCGTGGTAGGTCGGCACCTTCTCGCGGAGATCCCGGAGGATGGTTTCCACAGTCTCACGGGAGGTCAGGCGCATCTCGATCTCGAGCCGCTTATACTCCTGCGTCTCCTCGGTCAGCTTGTCGGCGGCGGCATCAAACACCCGCTTCGCTGCGGCGTGCTCAGACTTGCGCTCGTTCAAGCGCGCGGCTGTCTCATGCCCCTTCAGCTCGGCAGCAGCCATGCGCTGCTCGTATTCCGCGATCTCCTTCTTCAAGTGCTCAGGATTCGGTGGCGCTTCGCCGCCGCAGAGCGGGCAGCTTTCCGCGCAAGGAACGCCGGACTCCAGGCCTTTGAGAAGATCCTTGCGCATGTTCACCGCCCCGCGGGCCAGCACGTAGACCTCGCGGTTGGCATCGTAGACCTCTTGGATGGCGGCCAGCGACTCCGCCACGAGATCCAGCTTCGCCTGAGCGTCGGCTGCTGCCTGCTTGACGACGGGGGCGCTGACTTCCAGAGCCGCCTTTCGATCGAGCTTGGTGATGTAGCCTTCGTTCCGCTTGATGCCCGGCTCGGGATCCACTCCGATGTCACCCAGCGCGGCGAGGTCCGCCTCGGCCTTACGCAGAGCTTCGAATTTCTCCGCGAGGGCCTTCAGGTTCTGGAACCGCAGCGTCGATTCAGCCAGCGCCTTGGACACTTCCTGGTGCTGACCTCGACGCTTCTGCAATTTATCGGCTTCCGCTTTCCAGCTGTGCACCTGCAGGCGCTGGTGATCCAGCCACGCCGTGACCTCGGTGTCGCCGAAGATGTATTTCTCCAGCTTAGCCAGCGCACGCTTCAGCGCCTCGGACGCCTCGGAGTAATCAGCATACGCAGCGACCACGCGGCGTGCTTTGGTGAGCGACTCAGCGACCGTAGGCGTGTCCTCCAGCTCGCGCTCACACTGCTCGAAGTAGATACGGGCGCCTTCGTAGGTGGACTGGGCGGCGTCACGCACCGCGCCGAGATCCTGTACGCTGGCCGCCGTCGTCGCGCGGAAGTTCTCTAACGTCGTGGCGATCTTGGCCAGGTGACCCAGCATCAGCAGCCGCGTGTAGAAGTCCCGGCGATCGACGTCGCCGCCAAACATGCTGGCCATCTCACCCTGGCGGATGAACACCGTCGAGTTGATGGCCTTCTTGTCCACACCCAGGATGTTGAACAGGATGTCGCTGACTTGCCCTTCGGATGTGATGGGCTTCTCGTTCCCGTCCCACCACAGCTTGCGCGTGACGGTCGTCCGGGTGATGCGGCGCTGGATCTTGCCTGGCTTGCCGTCGGCGACGAACTCCAGTGTGACCTCCGCAGCGGCCGGCGGGTTGTCGCCGCTCGACCGCCGGATGAATGCTTTCAGCGGATCCGGATGATCGATGGTGCCGGTAAGGGCGAACTGGACGGCCTGCAGAACGGTGGACTTGCCGCGCCCGTTGGGGCCGGCCAAGCCGATGCTGTGACCCTTCAGCTTGGACTTGATCTTCTTGTGGCGGCCGAAATCGATGATTTCGATTGATTTGATTTCTATCATGGTGATGTGTGGTTTGCGGCCCTAAAACGGGCAGTTATCGTCGTTTACTTCCGGGCTCTCGTCCGGTTCTTCCCAATACTCTTCGTTGGGGGCGTCCAGCGCCAAATACTTGGCCTGCTCCGCGCGCAGCTGATCACGCTTGCGTTCAAGCATGTGCTGCACGTGCTCCGGCAGGTATCGCTCCCGGTGCGATTTGTAGACGTTCAGGTCTGTCGTAATGACGCGCATGTTGCCCTCGACGTAGCCGCGCGTGGGATCCACGCGGTCGATCGAGAGCACCAGGTCGTCATTCTCCTTGTTGTAAAACCCGAATGCGTCCACCAGTCCACGCCAGTAATCCAGCGTGATTTCGAACTTGATGCCCCTCGCCTGCGCATGGTCGCGCAACGTGCAGTAATCCGCAGTCTTCTTCTTGCTGGCACGCCAGCGACGCATCTCATGCATATGGCACAACGACAGGTCATGCTGAGACGCGCGCTGGCATCCTTTGACCCAGCACCTCCCATCAGGGGAGTGCTTTTTGAAGTCGAAGAATCCTTCTGCGAGCAGCTTGGCACTGGGCTTGGGCATCCGTATTACTCCTCATCTTCGCGTATACCTGTAGCAGCCAGGCGGGTTTCGATCAGCGTGGCGATGAGGTTGTTAGCATCACTCTCACCGCGCACCAGCAGATCCAGCGCGAACTTCTGCAAGTCCTCGCGGCCGTCAAACCGGCGACTGACGAAATGCTCCATACCGAGGTGCTGATCGTCTTCGTCGCTGACTTCCCGCTCCGTGTAGGTCTTGGTCTCCGGCAGCGGGTAGCACCGAATGACTGCGCGCTGCGCATCCAGCATGGAGTGCAGGCGATTGATCGTTTGAGGCAGATCACGCTTGAACTGCACGACCACGACCGGGTGCTGATCGGCGACCGGCTCGATACGCCTCATGAGCGCTTCGAGCTGCTCCTCGTCCCGCACCTCCGCCTTGATGAACGGGCGGATCGGGAAGGAAGCTGTGCGCTCCACCGAGGCGCCGTCCTTGGTCAGGCGGATGATCGGCACCGCCTTCTCCACCGGCTCGGCCGCGGAGCACATCTCCGTGGACCCCGGGTAGCCGACGAGGCACTGCCCGCCGCCGGGACGATCAACGCTGACGAACCCCTGCAAGTGAACGTCACCCAGCAACCAGGCCTTGTTGTTCCTGGAGATGGGGAATTCGCGCACGTGCAGCGGATCGGCGAAGTGGATGGGGAACTTCACCACGCCGTCGACCAGCCCGTGAAACAGCACCACGTCCGCCTCCCGCACCCGCACGGTGATGTCGGCCAGGGAAGCCCTGAACGTGCCGGCCGAGTGAGGGACCAGCCCCGCGAACTTGTAACCGCGGAAGGTCAGCTCGGCGTCGTCGATGGGGATGATACCGGACGCGTCGTCTGCCAGGAAGCAAGGACCGGTGCCGCCCTCCCGAGGACTGCGCCCGGGGAATAGGGTCTGCAGCCAGGTCGGATCGCTCCAGTCGTGGTTGCCGGTGATGGCGAGCGCCACCTTGCCGGCCCGCTGCAGGATCTGATCGATCTGCATGAGCTGTCCGATGACCTTCGGGCTCGGCCGCGGCCGGTCGAAGATGTCTCCGGTGATGACCACGATGTCGGCGTAGCGGCACGCGATTTGAACCGCGTGCGCAAAGCCCTCGAAGAAGTCCAGCCCTCGCCGGCTGGTGGCATATTGAGTGTCGCGCAAGTGCGTGTCACCGATGTGGGCGATCAGAAGATCGCTGTCTGGGGTTGCTTGGTTTGCCATGATTCGATTGGATATAGTTGGGCCGCGGAGGTAGCCGCGGCCATTGATTCTTGAGCTCCTTTGAGCAGCGCACGCGCTTGCCCGGCTAGGTTGTCGCAGAGCGCCTGCCCGGCCACCACGTTCCGCGGACGGCACATGGGTGTGAGGCAGACGTGTTTGGCCATGAACGACCAGCGAAGCCACAGGTCACGTTCTTTGCCGCGTGAGAACAGCGGATCACCCGCCTCGTCGTGCAGCATCGATTGTGCGAGGTTGGCACGGTCGGTATACCAAAGTATCGATATCCGGTCGGGCCCTGTGAACTGGTTTAGGATTCCCTGCGTCCCTAATCGGTAGAGCAGCTCGTCATCCTTGACCAACTTGGCCTGCTCCTGCAGCTCGCGCCCACGTTCAGTGAGGATGGCGTGCACGCCGTCCAGCAAGGCATTGAACTCGCACCGCTGGACGGTGGAGCCATACGTGCTGGATACCAGCAACCCCGTGGATATCGGCGCCCGGAATTGACCCAGGAGGTCAATCCTTTCCCAGACAGCGGCGTATCCTCCCCAGCCTTCGGTGCAGCCGGAGCCGTCCGTGTAGAGGATGTAGTCATGCTCGTAGGGATCGGGGGCGACCTCCTCCAGCCACTCAAACACGTCGGCGTAATTTTTACCTACCAGCTCGGTGTCGACTTCCAGCAAGTCCCACCAAGTTGTTTCTTTTCGCCATTCGTGTTTGTTCCATGCGTCCTGGTTAGGATCACGCATGGTCATCCTCCTCCTCGTCGTCTTCCGGAACGTAAACGTCCGCATTCTTGGCGGTCTCCTCCTCGTGCTCCCGAGCCATGCTCAGCAGCTTCGAGGAGCCTCCGTCGGCGTCCGGGGCCGGCAACAGCGAAGCGCCGTCTTCGTGGTCCACGAGCGGACGGTTGGCGATACGGCTCGTGTTGGCGATGGTCACGCGCTCGGTTTCCTCCATGAAGGCCGAGCCGATGGGGGCCGCGATCTTGTCGTTGATCTCCTGCTGGATCGTCGCGATGGCGTGCTGCCTGAGCTTGTCGCTCAGCAAGCCCGGCAGGTAGGAAGTGCCGGTGCTCTGGGTGAAAGGCGTGTTGCGCCCGCGGATGACGCGGACGTCCCACCAGATACGCATGTCGTTCTCGGTGGTGCCTTCGATGGCCTCGTGGAAATCAATGAGCGGTTTCTCACGCTCCAGCATTCGGTCGTTCAGCTCGCTGGCGTCCTGGATGACTTTGCGCGAGTCCTGGATGACCTCCATAGCCTGCTGCAAAGCGGCCATGGCGAGCAACGCGGGATCGGGCGGCGTCTCCGGTGTTTCAGGAGTTGAATTTTTGGCGGATTTCTTGGGCGGTTGGGGATTCGGGTTCTGGTTGGGATTGCTCATCTTGAATTTCTCGTAGTTTCTCCCCTTGCTCGCGTGTCCAGATCAAGTAAGCTCCTGCGCGGGCCGAGCCGAAGCGGTCAGCTCGCTCATTCTCCAGCAACACAGTAGATTTAGATTCAGGCATGGCGGCACAAGGTAAATTTGTTTATGACCTCATCAGCGAGCTGAGGAAGGACCCCCAGCAGGCGGCGTTGGTCACCGCCGCCATGAAGCGCATCGACACAGTATCAGCGGACTACTCAAATGGCAAGGCCACTCGCCAGGACATCATGGATGCCGAGGGTGCTTTGCTGCCGCTGTGCGGTTTCAACTTCGGTCTGCTGATCCCCAGGTTCTTCCCCAGGTATCCGTTCGACACACCACTGGATTTCAGCTCCCGCCCCTTCATGTTCGCCATGACAGCCATGACCCCGGGCAGTGTGATCACCCTGAAAGCGGGCCGGCAGGTGGGCAAGTGCGCCGACGGCGACACGCCCGTGGAGACCAATCACGGACGTGTGACTCTGCGCGCAATTTTCGATCAGGGACTGCCGGTCAGCGCAGGATTTGCCTGAATTCCTTGACGACCGCCGCCCCGTGGCTGTCCACGATGGACGGCGCGAACACCTCAGCCTGGTTGATTTCGAACAGCAGACCTTCCCGGAGCGTCTCCACCAAGTGCTGCGCGAACCGATACTTGGATCCCGGCGACGCCAGCATCCACTTCGACTGCAGGGTCAGAATCAGGTCCTGCGGCATACGGGCGGCGTGTCCGCAGTCCTGCAGTAGGTCGGTCACGTAGCGCGACCTGGATCGCACCAGCCGGTCGGCCAGCATGTCCAGGTGGTGCCGGGCATTCAGCGGCCAGCTGTTGCTGAGCCACTTGAATCGCTCCAGGTAGATGTCCTGCATGGCCGGCGACAGCGCGGAGACGTTTGCGTAGATGCCCGTCATGCGGCACGGCCAGCGCTGGCTCTCCACTACATAGAAATGCTCCAGGTCCGCGGCGGAGGCCTCGATGAGCATGCGCCTGCAGACAATGACGAAGTTCGAATGGTCGGCAGCGCTGGCGCCGGCGTGGTCTTCCGCGCAGACGAGCAGCGACAGCTGAGGCTGCTTGGTGGCCTCCCGCGCCTCATGCACCATGAAATCGCGATCCACTGGGATGCTGTCTTCGAGCTCCGGCGTGGCCTTGAACGTGGGTGCCTCCAGGTTCTTCACGAACCTGCCGCGGTAATCGTAGAGCTTCACGTCCTGCTCGTCGCTGCGCAGGAAGAACGAGGATGTGCCGGTGGCAAGCTTGCAGCCACGGATCCAATCCGCTGCGGCCTTGGCTTTGGTGCGATACACAGAGACGAACGGTATCCGCTCGTTGCTGTTCGTCGCCTGGGCGCTGTGAAGCCCGGGCAGGTAGGGAGCTGGGCGAGGAGCCCATTGCATGTGTGTGGGTAGTGGTTGGGTAGCGTTCAATGTGTGGCTGAGGACGACAATAACACGGCATGAGTAGGCTGCAAGCCTATGGAAACATGCGGCGCCCCCTTCGTCCGTAATGGGGATTGGTGCGCACGGTCGCTCCAGCGCGAGCCGTTCTTCCTGCGCTTTATAAGTGACACCACGCCGCATCTGCTTGCGTGGTCATCATCTTGACGCTGCTCCGTTCGCGGCTTACGGTGGACTCCGTGCTGCTGGAAAACGAAATAGCTGAGGAACGATCCTTGGAGCATCTTGACATAAAAGTCGCCGCTCCTGGGGGTGGTTTTGTAAAAGTCACACATGCCTATCGCACTATTCCCATGCCGGTATGGCGACTCCAGACGCGTGAATTCACGCTGGAGTGCGCCGGCAAGCATTTGGTGAACGGGACGAGTGGCTTCACGCAGGTGGATCAGATCCTGGTGGGTGACTGGGTATTGACTGAGCACGATTGGCAGATGGTCACCAGCTGCGAGCCCCTGGGGGAACTGCGCGAGCTGTTCGATCTGCGGGTGGATTCCAAAGAGCACACGTATTTCACGTCCGGGATCGCCAGTCATAATTCGACTGGGCTGTGCGGAGCGGAGCTTCTCAAGTTCTGCGTGTTCCCGAACTACCGCGCGATTTACCTGACTCCGCTCAAGGAGCAGAGCAAGACGATCGCTGATAAAATGCTCGACATGCAGCGCGGATCAGTATGTCCTCCGTCCTACTTTGCGAGCCGCGGCTACCGCAATAACATGTATTACAAAGAGGCACCGTCCGGCGGTTCTCTGAAGTTAATGCACATTCTAACTGACCCCAGTAAAATTCGGGGCAACTCGGTTCCATCAGTCCTGATAGACGAAGCGCAGGATTTCGATGCCGAGCATTTACCTGAGATCGAGCAGGTCCAGAAAGCCTTCCCCGACGACCGGCTCACCATCTTCGCCGGCACCTCCAAGGACCTCGATACCTGCCTCGAAGCACAGTATCGGCTAGGCAGCCGTGGCGTATGGCACATCCCCTGTTCCTGCCCGAAGAAGTTCCACTCCCTGGGGGATCCGGAAATCATTCCGAACATGATGGTCTCACCGGAAGGCCTGCGCTGCCCGGACAACAAGCATATCAAGCTCAACCCGATGGCCGGCGAGTTCGTCCACGAGGATCGATCAAGGCTCAACGTCAACATGCCGAGCTTCCACCTTCCGCAGGTGATCGTGCCGGAGTATGCGCAGGGCAAGCGCTTCATGGACATCTGGCAGTATTACCAACGGTATACCCAGAATGGTCAGTTCAAAAAGTTCCTCCAGGAAATCTGGGGAATCGCGGTGGAGTCCGGGATGACCGAGCTCAGCGAGGCGGATCTGAAGAAGTGCTGCACCGACAAGACCTTCAAGAAGACCCAGTCGGATTACTTCGAGGAGACCGTGCGCTACACCAGGGTGTTCTCCGGCGTCGACTGGGGAGGTTCTGACTGGGAGCCGGCCTACCGGTCGAAGCTCTCCTACACGGTGCACGTGATCTACGGGATGACTCCTGAGGGTCGGATGGACCTGCTCTACGCTCACCGCTACGCTGGGATGAATTACCGCGATGTCGCTCAGACCATCGTGGCCGCCCACAACCGGTTCAAGTCGTTCGCCATGGGCACCGACAACGGCGGAGGCGCTTACTACAATGCCTTCATGCGGGACTGCGGCGCGATCCCCACAAACATGCTGATCCACTTCCAATACACCGACACCAAGCTGATGCTCGATCGCATTCCACACCCGGAGTCGAACATCATGTCGCTTCACCGGTCGGACTCGATCTCAGCCGTGCTGGCCGACATCAAGGACGGGATGATCACCTGGCCGCGGTGGGATGACTCCAGCTCGTTTGCTCTGGACTGCTTGAACGTCCGCCGGAACATCACCGAGGCGCCCTCGGGCCGGACGATCATGCGCTACATCAAGCACGGGGCTCGGGCGGATGACTTCCTGATGGCCACCAACTACGCCTGCATGATGAAGCGCATCGTGAACCAGGAGCCGCTGATCCCGAACAAGCAGATCATGGACGAGCTGCGGACCATGTTTGGCATCGCGATCCCCAACGACCTTGGCACCCGGATGGGCGACATGTTCGATGGCGGCTACGTGGGCGGGTGATCAGAACTGGAGCGCTGAAAGCATTCCTAAACTCTCGCCATTCGCGTCGCTCACGATTTCGGCATCTAGGCCTATGATGTAAAAGGCCTCCTCGTCACTTTCGACCTTCTTGATGTGTGTAGCCAGCGTGTTGGGTAGGACAACTTGAACTTCCAATCCGGCGGGTGCTTCTTCCAGTAGTCTGATTAGTTCGTATACTTTCATTGTATTATGTGTTAGGTAAAGAAGATGGACCGCGCGGCTCCCCGAAGGAAGCCGCGCGGTGCGCTGCTAATCTTGATGTATGAGCGGGGGATTAACTTGCAGCGCGGGGAAGGCGCGTCACGCTGCTTTGCGGACCACGCGGAATTTTCTGTCGATCTTGGCGAGATACTTGCGCACGTCCTCCCTCAATTCCCGGCCGCTACCGTAGTAGGGCAGGTCGATCCGGGCGATGCGTTCTCCCTGCCGGCCCTGCGACTTGGCGCAGTGACCGACACCAAGCAGTCGTCCGCTGTCGGCTACCCAGCCCCAGCGGTTGCTGGGGTAGGCATCCCACGAGCGAACGTGGTGCTGCTGCAGATCGGCAGTTTGCAAACTTCTGAGCGTCTTGGCCGCAGAGGCCCAGATCGTTGACGGTCTGGCTCCACTGCTGCTGATGTTTTGTGCGGTAATAAACGGTTGGTTCATAGCAAATCATTATGACACCGAAGAGTCAGAACTTGCGCGATAGGTAAACAGACGGAAGACGGCGGGGACCTCGGCCCCCGCCGTCTTCCGCCGCAGATCGAGCGATCGATCTTTCCGGAAATACTCCGGAGCTATGAACACCGAACCACCGCTCGGATCGCGACACCATGTTGATAAATGTCGCGATCCGAGCGGTGGGTGCCGGCGGGGTAGCGCTACCCCGCCGGCTTTTCTCTTGGGCCACCTGTCGGGCGGTTGCATTCCAAGGCACTGGTTTGCGGTTGCCCTCAGAGCCTACGGGCTTTTCGAGAAAGTGTCGGTCGCCGCCGCGCTGTGGGACGCTTACGTTCAGCGTGTGCTCGCAGTGCACTGCGAGCGCGGGCGACGACCGTCCCGTAACCTCCCGGTCCCCTCTCGACGCCTGAGCGCCGACCTACACCCTCTCGCCCTCCGTAGAAGGCCATCCAGGGTTCGGCAATGGGAAGGGTTTGTCCGGGACGTGGGGAAATTGGATCACAGGGTAGGATTTGAACCTACGACCCTCGGTAAGTGTTGGCACCGATGCTCTACCAGTCTGAGCTACCTGCGAAATCGTGAACCAAGGGAGGGACTCGAACCCTACCCCACCGATGTCCGTCGTGGCGTCCCACGGCGGCGGATAATCGGATAGGCAACCAGCCCTGGCTCCCATACGGGAAGATGTTTGTGTCACAGCCCCGCTCCCAAGCGGGTCTCAGTCCGCGGCTTCATGCCAGGCGGAGCTGTGACGTTTGTGGAGGGGACCCGTGGTAAGGGGGTCCGGAAAATGGCGCCCGCTCAGTTGCCCCCTGCGTTGCTAGACCCCGTGGGGTAAACTGGCGCAGGGGATACTGAGCGGGCATTGGTGGCAGGGGGTGGATTCGAACCACCGACCTACGGATTATGAGCCCGTTGCTCTGGACCAGACTGAGCTACCCTGCCGTGGGAAATGGTGGAGGCGAGGGGAGTCGAACCCCTGTCCACAATTACGTCAAGCATACTTTCTACACGTTTAGTCTCAGTTATCGGGCCGAGACACCCTATCGCACCATTCGGGGCTTGAGACCTATCCCGTCTTCCCGGGCTGCCCGCCAGTGTTACCTGGCTCTAAGGAATACATTGGTTGTCCTGCGCAGGCCCCGGTATACCGGCGGAACCCACGTGGGATGACAGTCTGCTTAGGCAGCTGCGAGCGCGCCGGCTTCGACGCCCGTTGGGGCGGCGATACCATTGGCGAGCAAAGCGTCTGCTTCGGCGGAGGTCATCGCGAACTCGTTGGAGTTGGCATTTGTTTGTTTTGAACGGCTTTTAAGGTGGCCTGCCGATCAACCACCACGTGCGGGTAATGCCTTCAACAATCATGTCGAAACCAGAACGCCCCCTGAAAATTTGACCTTAACCCTTCTTGGGTTTGCGTCCAGCCTTTTTCGCTGGCGCCTTCTTGGCGGTCTTGCCGCCGGACAGCTTCGCGGCTCGGCCGGCGATAGACTCCGGAGTGTCGGTCGCGGACTCGAGCTCCTTGAGCTTGACTTCCATGGCCTTCGCAGCTTTGTCCAGCATATCGGCGACGAGCTGCCTGGCCACCGTCAGATACTGCATCGTGAACGACGCGATCTGCAGCGGCGCATTGCTGATGGACCACGGGTCCGTGGCATACATGCTGAGCGCGCCGTTGTCGTCGCAGGCGTGCGTGAACACCGATCCCTTGCCTGGACAGCAGAGCGACTGCGCGTGGTAGCTGCCGGAGTAGTTGCCGTGCATACCGAAGAACGGCCGCTTGCAGTAGTCGTTGAGATCCGCCGGCACCAGCTCTTCGCATTCGATGTCCAGCAGCCCAGGGAACCTGGTGCTGGTCGCCGAAGTGCTGGTGAGACCTTCGAAGTAGGCGGCGTCCTCGGGAAGGATGTGAATGTGAAGTGACGTGCAGTCGGGCATGGTAAAAATTTTGTAAACAGTCGATAGATGTTGCGACCAACTGCCGTAGACAAATTAGAACACGGGGGTGTGATTATTCGTCATTGGCAGTTGGCCGCGGTGCTAAGTAGAGTGAGCTCGTAATGCATTACGAACGGCCTTAGCAAATCATTATGACGCGGAAGCGTTGAGAATTGCACGCCCATCACAGGCGTCCGTCTTCCAGGTTCGCCACGACCTGCGCATACTCCTCATCCCACACCCGGATGAACGACCCCGGGATTCCGAGTTCGCGCATCTGATCCAGCATGAGCAGATACACCTTCTCAATCTCGACGGCGTTCTGATCCTGATCCTCCTGCTCGTAGGACAGCACCTCGTTGACATACTGGCGCACGTCTAGGGAGAACTGCGGCTCCTCGTCCGAGTCCCAAGCAAGCCCCATCTCCAGCACCGCCCACATGATCTCGGTGGCGCTGAGGTTTTCGAAGCCGGTGTCGATCATGTCGCCCAGATCGCCGTCGAACAACGCGGTCGCGACGGCCATGAAGATGTCCACGTCATACCAGAAGCTGCCGCCGGTAAGTCCGGTGACGATGGCGTTGAGTTTGTTCTCGCCCTCCTCGGTGACCCAGGTGTTGTAGCGGGAGTGCAGCTCGGCCCACATCTCGGCTGGATCCATTGCCTCCACGCCCTCGTCCTCATCGCCCATTACGGACGGTCCGAACTCGTAGAGCGCGATAGTGAATAAGACCAGCCCAGGCGTGTCCGAGTCCCCGAGCGCCTTACGGATGGCGCCCTCGTTGAGTGGAATTCGTGCCCTCGCATCGATACTCATGTCTGGGTAATAGGCTTAGGCTGCGTCGACTGCCAGGCGGAGGAGGGTGCGTTGGTCACGTTCCGACCAATGCTCGATCGCGAGACTAAGGTCCCGGGCATCCTGCGTGTCACGCAGCTTGGTAAGCGTCTCCGCTGCGGACTTGCTCAGGCGGTAGCCGGCGTCCAGCGGCGTGATCTTCTGCACAGCCTCGAGCGGTATCAATACCTCCCGCACCATGACATTCTCCTGCGCGGCCTTCTCGGCGTCCGCGACCAGCGCACCGCCGAAGACGATGTCGAACGGGTTCGGCACCAGCGACGACAGCCGGTAACTGGGCTCGAGGCCGGCGGCGTGATCGATCGCGGCGATCTTGGCCATCGCATCTTCCGGATCGGCTTCCACGTTGGCGATGGCTTCCTGATAGTCGGCTGCCAAGCGGGCGCGGATGGCGGCGTTCTTGCACAGATCCTCACGGCCTTGAATTTTTTTCGCGGCACTTTCAGCATCAGCGAATCGCTCCACGCCGAAGCGCGTGATAAGGGCAGGCAACCGCAGCTCCAGGTTGAAGTCAGCGGCGGCCTTGATGATTTCGCGCGCGGCCGGCACGAACATCAGAAGGTGGATGCGATTGTCGGACGCCATCTTGGCCAGATCGAAAGCAGAGCTCAGCACGTCGTCCGAGTCATTGAGGGGAAGCATTTTGAATTCTTCGCCGTTGATCACATCGTGGATGGCGTATCGCCCCTCGGCGAGTTCCTGCAGCGATGCGGACTTGGAGAACTCCTCGCTGAACAGTTCGGCATACGGCAGGATCTCCTGCTCGATGCCGTAGAACGCGCAGGCTTCCTTGACGCGCTCAAGCGTGGCCTCATCATAGTCGTCAGGCTTGGCGAAGATGTTGATGGCGGAATGGAACGCAGCGGACTTCGAACAGATCGGCAGCAGTCGTCGTTTCGGATCGGCAAAAGCGGATGCTGCCTTCTTCGTGAACTCCCCCGCTTCAGGCATGGCTTGCGAGACAACCCAGTCCGGAAATGGCTGGTGCATCTCTGCACGAAATAGGAAGCGGGGATTGTTGATTGTGGTATAATCTTGTGTCATGGCCGTGTCACCGTAGATGCTCGCCGCACCTTAACCCCTACTTTCAATTTTTGAAAGCGCAAATCCTAGCGTGGACTTCCCTAAATAAATCGCGATAATCTCCCGCCAGTGCGAATCCTCACCGCCATAGACCTGCTCGGCATCCCGGTATCCTCTCTCAACGACTGGACGCACAAGCTCATTTGCCCGTGGTGCCACGAGGACGCCTGGGCCTCCCGCGAATTCCTGCAGTGCCTCAACCCCACCTGCCGGATCCAAGCAGCCTCATCGGATGACCTGCTGGCCCAGCATTACGGGAATCACCTACTGGCCGCCCAGGCGCTCGCGACCCGCTACAAGCGCGTGCCCGATATGGCCAGGGCGCACATGCGATCGGCGGAGCGCCTCGTGCTGAATACGTGGGTGAGGTTCTGCACTACTCCGCCCACCAACGAGGCCCTGCAAATCGTCGGCAGACTGGACCGGCAGGGGTTCGGCATCCGCCACAGCCGGTTCGGGGCCATCGTCCTCGACTCCCAGCAGGTGAAGGAACTGGTGACCGTGGCGATGTCGACGGGAGCGGTGATCCCGGACACGTGGGTAAAAAATCCGCCTGGGGCTTCCCGGGCGTTCTGCGTGCAGACGATCCCGCACACCATCGACCGCATCATTCTGATGAACGCCAGTGGACGCTGCGAGGAGATCGTTTGGCGGGCTTACGCGGCAGGCGTGTGCTCCCTACTGGGGCTGCGGCCTGGGCAGCCTCGGATCATGGCGGCCGGCATGGATGTCGCACTGAAGATGCAGCACGACCTGGCGTCAGTGGGGAAACCTGAGGAGGTTGCCAGCATTCACCTCGATCTCTACAACGGCGGCACCTGCCCGCGATGGGAAGTCCAGGAGCACCTCCTGACCGCCGTCCCTCGCCACTGCGACCTGCACGCCAACCCGTCATACTTCGGGCCGGACGACATCGTACGCATCCAGCACGCCCTCGACCAGTTCCCAGGGCTGGAGCGCAGCGTGCAGTGTTTTCCCATCGAGCACATCATGCAGCTCAGTCCGCGTCAGGATGCCCCGTCCTGGGCGGCCATGCGCTACGCGATGATCGCCAAAATGATTCCGCCGAGCGCGACGCAGATGCCACCGGCGGCGGCCAGCATTTTCGAGCAGACCGGCACCAGACACGAGGATGCTGTCGCTCTGATCGCCAGGTTCCAGAAGCGAGGTCGAATCGCGCTCGCGGAGGACATCGAGCGCCTGTCCCGCAACAGGAACATTCTCACAGAACGCTTCATGACCGTGAAGGAGACGGCGGACGATTATCGAGTTGTCCGCGGATCGGACAGCTTGTCGCTGTCCAACTTCACGATCCGCATCACGTCCAACGTCACCTTCCGGAACCACAAGGCCGATCGTTATTGCCAGGCGACGCTGCAGTGCGGCCGGGCGGTGATGGAGGTCATCTTCCCGCAGAACATGCTCAACGACCGCGTGTCGGCGCTGGAAGGGGAGCTGCAGCGGCAGATCACCGTAGCCGACCTAGTCTCCACCGCCGGCCGCATACCGATGGTGGTCGAAGTCACCAAGTTCCGGCAATACATCATTCCATACCTGAGGAAGCAGGCGGCCGAGGCTCGGCCCGTGCGCGGCGTCGACATCCTCGGCTGGAGCGAGAACCGCAAGTCCTTCACGTTCCCCGGCTTCGTGGCTACCATGGACGGCACAGAGGTCACCAGCCAGATCCTGTGCCCGTCGGTGCCGGTGCTGTCGCGCTACAAGGCGATCGACATGAAATCCTGGGCGGACAGCTGCCCGCCGGACCTGGACGCATCGTGCCACGACTTGATCGCCATGCTGGTGGCTTCCAGCGTGCGCTACTTCCGCCGGTGCGTGACGCAACCGATCCTGATCGCTCAAAGTTCGGCGGCCATGACGGTGCTGGACCGTATCAGCACAGCGCTGGGCCAGCAGGAGATCCACGCGCTCAATGCCAACGCCCGCGACGGCAGCCGGGTGGAAGGGGTCTGCGGCTATCCGCTGCTCGCCGCCGGCCCCAGGAACGCCATGCCGGTGGGATCCCAGACGCCGTTCCTGCATCTCACCGACAGCGGCTACAGCTTCACGACGCACCCAGATCCCATCCAAGCGGAGGCCGGCGGACGAGCAGCTCAGTTCTGTCTGCGCCGCGTGGTCGACTGGTGCCTCAGCACCGGCGGCGACGCCTTCCGTGAGATCCCAGCGATGACGCATCACCGCTCATTACTGCGGGAAGGTCGCTGGTTGATCGAAAACGTGTGCGGACTCACCGACTGGACGATTTCGCAGCAGACCCCCACGGCGCTCGAGCAGCTCCTGGCGCAGATCCCCTACGAGATGGCCGGCCGCCGCATCACTCTCATCGACGGGCAGGATCTCCACATCGATCTGCGTGACCTGCAGCGCGACCATGACGGTATCGTGCACGAGGCGCGCGACATGGGCACGCTGGTAGCGATTGAAGGAGACAAGCTCATGTCGCCAGCGGTGAGGCTGCTGCCGGCAATTTCGACGTTCTACGGCCAAGAGCCAGACGTGACGGTCGTGGTCAGCTGATACTAATTCAACGTCACCGTCCCGTCGTCGTGCGCGGTGTAAGCCACTGGCGGGGCGTATTCGGCCTCAGACATCCGGACCGTCTTTGTCGCCATCAGAAACTCCACGAGCAGTCCTCCCTCTGTGAAGAACGCCGAGGCGTCAGTGCCAAGCTCACGGAGGATGTCCTCGGGCGTGGCATCCGGTGACTTCCACAGGCGGTCGAAAAGGCGTCGCTGCCCTTCGACAATCGCTACGGCCAGCTCGCGCCGGTCTTTCAGGAGGTCTACGGCAGCCACGCGCGCTGCCGAAGGCGGCGTTTCCTTTACTTCTGGGATGAGTATTTCAGCCATAATTTTGATCTATCGTATGCGGTTCGTAGGAGTGGGTTGTCACGGTATCAAGGCGCGCCACATCTCAACGCCGGTGTGACGCATGATGTAGAGGAACCTCACCCCGTCAGGCGACTCAATGACTTCCATGCGGTTACCAATGACGGCAACTCCCATGCCGTATGGAATGACTCCGAACGGCACGACGAGGTTCTTAACCACGTCGTAGTAGAACACACGCCCAGAGATGTCCTTGGTGAAGTAGATACGATCTACTCCGTCGTAGGCAAACATCGACCCTGCGTTTAGCGTCTCACCTTGAGGGAAATAAACCAATGTCTCAAATTGCTCAGTCGTGAAGTCATAGCGCGTGAGCTGAGCAGAACCTCCTCCGGTCCACTTGTAAAGGTAGCGATTGTTGATGCTAGGATCGGAGCACCCGGTAACGCAGTCCATGTGAATACCAGCGCCCATTAGTTGAGACTCTAGGATCGAATACGCGGATGTCGCATCAGGCGCTGTTGCGGTCGCAAACGTCAGCGTGTTCGATGTGTTTGAAGTCACGGTAGCGTATACCCACGCACCGGTAGCAGCAATAGTGTATTTGACCTGCTTGCCGACGTGGATGTTGGTGCCCCAGTTCTGGGTGGTGTCGACCAGCGTCGTGCCTGATCCGCCGGTCGCCACTCCGAAGCAGTCGTGAATTTGGTAAACTGTGGTTGCGTCAGGGGTGAACGTCTGCGTCGCGTAGGTCAGCGTCGTGGCGGAGTTTGCAGTGATTGTCAGAATAGCACCTATACCGGTTCCGGCGACGATTTGGACCTTGCGTCCAATCCAGTAAGCTGGTGGCCAATTTTTGGACGCGTCGACAAGCGTGGAGGTGGAACCGCCGCTGGCAAATCCCGAACGTCCGCCGCCGGTGCGAGCGCCGACCGACATTTCAGTACCGAAGCAACGTATGTCCTGAATCAAATACTGCGACACACCGACTGTTGGTGTGAAGTTGGTTCCGACGACTGTGATCGTATTTGACGTGTTGGACGCAATCACACGGTGCGTGGCCGCTACGGTTTGACCGACAGTTGACGTGAGTGTCAGAATTTTACCGACGTGCTCGTTTGGAATCCAGTTCTTGGCAATGTCTGCGACGGTCGTAGTGGACTGTATTGCGGTGAAAGTTGCTGGCGTAACTGGGGCGGCCACTCCCAGCGAGAAGTTGAAAGTCGTGGCAGTCGGTATACCAATGATCGATTTCGAGCCGTTATAGTCCGATTGGACTGCGCCGGCGATGGTAACAGAATCACCAAGCTTAAAAGGCGCGTTCGATGATAATGTCACTGTCGCAATTTCTCCGACGGCCGTGACGTTGACGATACAGCCGGTGCCTCCGACGGGCGTCACCGTTGTAGATCTATTACCGGTAATGTATCCGTTGACGGCAGGAGCGCCAGGCGCGACGAGTGCCACGCCGGTGACCGCTCCGGTGGAGCTAACATCCGTGATCACCGCAGAGGCCCCGACACCTCCAGACGGAGTTCCGAGCGTGAGCATTTGCCCGACTTGATAACCGGTACCGCCAGAGGACGGAATAGGATTGATGGCGGTTGCGCCATACAAATTCGAGGTCCTCGTGATACTGACCACACCCATAGGAGCAAACCCAGCGCCTGTGACAGTCGCCGGGCGACTAATACCTACATCAAAGATTCGACCGGACGCCCAGAGATCCTCGCCGGCAGTATACATTTGAATTGGCGCGCCAGCCATACCAGCCACGAGTAGCTTTCCACAGTCACGCCACACCTCGTAGGTGTCGTCCGCGTTGGGTGTCACGTTGAAAGGGCTGGCAAAGTAGAATGTGGTGGGTGAGTTGGCCAGAATGGTTTTGATCTGTCCTTTTGCGATGCCGCTGGTGATGCGGATCTCCATGTTCGCGTAACGGTTGACCCCCATATTCGCTAACGAATTGGTTAGAGTTCTTGCGGCAGCTGAAGTGGCAGATAGGCCGGTCAGAATTGCCCCTCCAGATTCAGTAAAACGCTCGAACGCAATCGCCGTTCCGATGGCTCCCAGATGGCCAGTGACGTTTGATTTCTGATACCAGTAATCACCGAGCACGTCGTAGTAATGGATGCAGAATCCGCCGGCATTGCTTGATATCGACCACAGCCCGCCAGACATGATCATGAACGTAGACGTGCTGTCAGGTTGCACGTCCCACGGCGAATCGACCGTTGCGACGTGGGACTCGATCTGGTAAAATGAGTTCACTGGGACTGTGCCTGATGCGGTCGGCGCGTTCCACACGTTGATGACATTCGTGCCGGCGTCAGAGAAGAATAGGGTCGTTCCTGAGTTTTGTAGGATGGGACGCACCAACCCGGAAAACGTACCGAAGAACACGCGCACTTGATAATCACGCCACTTGTTAGGACGCCAGGTCTTGGTGAGGATACCTGATGAGGAATCGATGATGCTGGATGTCGACGAACCAACGACGATACCGCGATCGTGGATGGTCGGCGCGCTGACAGCTGTGATAGTCCGCTCTTGTCCCGCGCCCGTCCCGCCGGTAATGCGAATTTTTTGACCGACGAGAGCGTTACCACCAAGTCCAGCCAAGGTGATCGTCGAAGCACCGCCTGCGATCGCGCGACCCGGGTGACCCATGGCCGACGTGTAGCCAGCCTCGATCAATGTAATGTTGACGTTGATCGAGCTTGCGAGTTGTTGCCAGCAGTCTGTGTGCGTGTCGTAACGAAACAGTGTGTTGGTCGCCAGGTAGTACAGATAACGGTTGTTGAGGGTGTTTGCAGCGGTGAGGCAGGTCAGCGCCGAGGTTGTGGCAGGAGCGACGCGCATCCACTCCCAGACCGGAAGATCCACTACTTTTTTGAGATTGCTTGTGTATGACATGTTCTATTAGAAGGTTAGATTTCGGCGGATACCAGTGGCAAAGGCTTGTCGGGCTACGTCGGTTTGAAGGAAGATGGTCGGAACACCGCCTAGCTGGTTCAATGACGTCACGCTCCCGACTCCGGAGACTGCGGTGACTGTGCTTACTGTCGTGACGGTTCCTAGCGTCAAGCTGCCGGCGATGGAATCGACTGTCACCCGCTGGCGTTGGTTGGCATCGACGACTTGCAGAGACTCTAAGTTTTTGGCGATCCTCTGGAGTACGTTAAGTGCTTCAGAAAGCGAATTGAGTAATGCGTTTGTGTCGGTCGACAGATTCGTGATCGACTGAAGTCCAGCTTCGGAAGCTGGTGCATTTCCGTCGTCCAAGTAAATCTGCAAACGTGTAGTGCCGGTTGCCAATCCGACGTAATTCAAGATCATGAGGTTGCCTACCAAAACGCCGCCGCGTGTTGGATCTGCAAAATTGTAGAGAATGTCGTTATTATCGACATCAGTGATCAGCAAGATCGATTCTTGATTGAGCGGAAAAGTCACGCTTAGCGTTAGCTCTGATCCGCTCAGACTATAGGTCTGGCAAAGTGTTTTCATAATGCGATAGCCATTGCGATGGTAAAATTCTTGGTAGATACGGCTCGTCCGCCTATTGTCATTTGATTAGCATCCAGCGTATCTATTTGCAAGGTAGCAGTGCCGTCGCTCGAAGTATACTGTGTCAATTCGTTTGGCCCAGCCACGCCCTGGTCACCTTGGATACCCTGACCGCCTTGGTCGCCTTGGATACCTTGTTCTCCTTGGACACCTTGCTCTCCTTGGGCACCCTGGTCACCTTGGATACCCTGACCGCCTTGGTCGCCTTGGATACCTTGTTCTCCTTGGACACCTTGCTCTCCTTGGACACCCTGGTCACCTTGGGAACCCTGCGGGCCAGTGGCGCCTTGCGGACCGATGTCGCCAGTGTCGCCTTTGACTCCCTGCGGACCTACATCACCAGTGGCACCTTGCTCGCCCCTGTCGGCAACAGGCGTCCACGATGCATTGATTGCTCCAGGCGTCGGCGGGTATCCCGGATTGTTTGGGTTACCTGTTCTGTAGTAGAAACCGCCTTGATAAGTTACCGCCGCATTAAAGCCATAGTCAGCCCCATTGTCGTAAGCTCCGACAAAAGTCCAAGGCGCTGGCCCTTGTTCCCCCTGTATACCCTGCTGGCCGGTGGCTCCTTGCGCACCGGTATCACCTTTGTCCCCTTTGACACCCTGGATCCCTTGAAGTCCGGTGGCTCCCTGTGACCCCGTGTCACCGGTATCACCTTTGTCCCCTTTGACACCCTGGATCCCTTGAGGTCCGGGCGGGCCAATGCCGATCCGCAACGGCGGGCTGGGAGGGCCTGTCGGTGGAACCTGAACAATGACTTCGATAGGGTCGCTCATGGGGTCGGTGGATCATCGTTGGTAACGTCCTCGGCTACAGTAAAAGCACCGCCCACAGGAGTCAATACTTGCCCGCCCACGAACGTCACTTCGAGATCGTAGCGATGCTGTCCGGCCACCCACAGGTCCGTGACTTCCGGCGCAACCTGCAGCAGCGTGAGAAGGTTGTCCGACTCTCCGATGAGCATATTCGGACTGACGCCCTCGGTGGTCCACTCGTAGAGGGCCGCACCGCCAGCGAGGCGTATCTGCATGCGGGCCGACTGCACAGCCACCGGCGTGCCGTTCGGCTGCAGGAAACGAGCAATGTCCCGGGACAGGAAGGTGTCGCCCTGCCGAGCCCACAGGTCAAGAATGGTCAGGTAAGGCGCGCGCTCCATGGTCACCGTATCGTATTCCGGCGGCAGCGGTTGCAGCACCATGATCCCAGGCAGGTTGAAGTCCTGACGCATGGGAGGCACCAGCATGCCGTCAACACGCCGCGGCTCGATCTCCATCAGGTAGGGTATGGCGAAATCAGTCATTGTCGGGCGTGATTAGTGTTTCCTCCGGCTGGCTGAGTCCGTCGGCGGCGTGGAGATCCTCGACTAGATACTGCACGGCGAACTCCATCTTGCTGACGAACTCTTCCGCGGCTTTTTCGCTGCGGCAGAGGTGCGTCACGGTGCTCGCCCGGTAAACCTGATCGTCTACATCTGGCGGAGCTATCGGCAGTGCGCTCATCTGCAGCGCGTTCGCGACGCTGATGAGGCTGTCAGCAAACACGTCGGTTGCCAGCGCTTTCCGCATGACGAAGATCGCGGCGGGCGCAGAATTCAAGGTGCGGCTCGCGGTGAAGCGCACGGCCCATTGATGGCGGCTGCCAACCATTACTGTGGGTGTCGTTTCATCTCTGATCAGCCGGAACATTGCGGTAGGATACTTGAGTTGGATCGAAAATACAAGACGCGCGACTGTCAGCCTGACGTGCTGCCGAAGCTGCCTGAGTCGGAGCCACTGCCAGAGTCAGATTCGCTGCCGACGCTGCCTGGGTCGGAGCCACTGCCAGAGTCAGATTCGCTGCCGACGCTGCCTGGGTCAGATCCGCTGCCAGAGTCAGATTCGCTGCCGACGCTGCCTGGGTCAGATCCGCTGCTGGGGGCTGGGACGTCGGTGCCACCACCGCCCAGAGGCTCGAATACGGTGTTCTGCACTTCGCTCAGCTGTCCCGCGGCGTATAGATTATTTACCAGGTCCTGCGTGAGGGCCTTGATCTTCTCATCGAAAGCGACGGCGGAAACGGCGTCCTGGAAAAGCTTGGTGAAACTAGACACCCTGTAGAACGGACTCCCTAATTCCGGAGCCGTCGCCGGCAAGTCCGTCATTTGGATGGCGCTGACCACGCAAGAAAAGCTGTCAGCAAATACATCCGGGCTCGGTGATGAATGCATCACGAAGATGGCGGCCGGTTGATTGTTCTCCGTGTAGTAGGCAGAGTAGCTCACCGGCCACAGTCCGCGGTTGCTCAGCACATCGCCGATGGATGTCTGGTCTCTGATCAGTTTGAACATGTGCTCGAGGGTATTTGGGTTGTTAGGAGCATAGCGTGTAGGTCAGCGGATTGCCGACGACATACAGCGGGTTACCGAGGACGGCCAGCAGGAACTCCTCGCACGGTTCAATCAGCGGCGCGGCGACATACTCTCCCACCTCGTCCACCAGCGGCTCGCCGCTGCCGCCGGTGACGGGGACAGTCTCCGCCGCGAGATCTATACTGAGCAGCAGGTTGCATGACTTCGGGTGATGCTCGGACAGGAAACGCCACAGCCGGCTGTTGATCGTTGGATCGTGACTTGAGGCGAGCGCCAGCAGCAGCTGCGAGCCGTAGAAGGTTTGGAACAAATCCCACCCGTCCACCACACCCGGAAATCCACCGCTGAGCAGCGGCGTGTCCACCAGGAACTCACCTGTGGCGAGTTCCTGCGCGGCGGTCAGTCGCCATAGTGCCTCGAGCGTTTCCTGCTCGCCTTCAAACATCATGCGGGCATGCACTTTACCGGTGCCGGGATCTGTGGCGCCGGCTTCGATGGTGACCGTGCCGCCGTCCCAAGTGAGACCGTTGACAGGCAGGACACCGTCCAGCGCGAAAGGGTAATCCCATCCGCTGGCTGCATTTCTCAGGGCGTTGTCTTCGGCTAGGTGTCGCGCTGACACCAGATCGAAACGGCGACACAGCACGAAGCCAGCTTCCACCGTCTGTCGCAGCGTCAGCGGTGTGTGGGGGTAGGTGATCTCCAGCACTCCGGCCACGGCCATGTTGTAGGTTCTCGCGACGCCGCCCATGTCATAGACACTCAGCGCCACGTCGGCTTCGTCGAAAACGTAGAGGCCGGCATACTCGGCTGCCGCGCGCCGGCAGGCTTCCACCGATTGCGTCTTGTAGGCATACTCGGCCATCCACTTGTGGCCTGTGCGCTGGGCCGGCGCGGAGAGCACGAAGTTGTTGGGCGACGAAACCTTGCGGTAGGCCGAGTTCACCTTCACCAGCCCCAGCGGGAGCACTTCGGTCGGCGAGTCGGTGAGCGCGATGTAGCCGTCAAACGCCAAGAAGTCCACGCCCTGGATGAGATACTCACCGAAGTTCTTTCCTTGGATGACGATGGGTCGCAGCGTCGACGGCGTCGGCACGAGATACCAGTCCCGCGTCGCGTCGCCGTTGATGCCCATACGAGTGCCGTCGATGTAACTCAGGAAAGCATCGGATACGTTCGCCAGTATTGTGGGGATCGGATCAGCGCTGTAGCTGCCGGCGCCCGCTCGGTAGCCCACGTATACACGCGAGCCGTCGGACAGCACCACACTGCGGTGGTTGTAATCACGCTGGCGTCTTCCGACCACTGCGAAGTCGCCGTCCACGAAGCGGAAAAAGGTATCCTCCACGAGCACCTGGCCCTCGTTCACAGCGCCGGCCGCCACTCGATCAAGTGTCGCCAGCGTGGAGGCGTGGCCAGCCTCGGACACGATCGCGCGGATGCGACCGCGAGTCACGTCGTCCACTTGGCGTTCCCACAGGGATCCCTGCTGCCCGTATAGCTTGTGCCGAAGTTCGTAGTCTGCTTTCATCAGGAGGTTTCAATGAATCTCACGCTTGAGGGGTCTGTCGCATAGCGCACCGTGCGATTGGTGGCCGCCCAGATATCCGTCGGGCCGCCGGGAGACATGGGACCGTTGATGATGATCGCCGGAGCGGCAACTTCTTCAACGGCGACGAATGGGATGACCTGCAACCAGTCCGACGGGGTGTCCCAATTCGCGGTCGCCAGCGGTGACGTGACCGCGGCACGGAACAGCTTGTTCGCGGCCGATACCAGGATCTGACCGGAGGCAGTCAGCTGCAGCACCTTGTCGGCTCCGGCGTTGCGGACGATGTCGTAAAGCTCCGTCACCCGGAAGTCGTCCGGGTGTCCAGCTGTGCGCAGATACTCGACGATGCGTTCACGCGCGGTGTTGAGCGTGGTCTTCACGCCCTGTTTCTTGACGTAGGTAATGGCCAGGTCCTCGAACAGAACCAACGGGCCCGATTTCACCAGCACATCCACGCCCGCAGGTCGATACTCCGGCGACTCAAGGAGCGACGATACCGTCTCCAGCAGCGGGTCGCAGTCGTAGGTGATCGTGAAGATGGCGTATTGCCCGTTGACATCCTGACTCAACGGGATGAGCGGGGTGGAGGAGCCGTCAAGGACCGGCACCAGTTGCGCATACAGTGACTCGAACCGGGTGCCGCAGTGCGAACTTCCGAAAAGGTCGGCGCGCTCGGATTTGCTGAACACCCGGTAGTTGATCACCTTGGACTCAGTTGAGGTTCCGGACCACTCGATGCCCAGGATGCGCGAGGGCCGGTGCAGGAGAGGCAGCACGCCGCGGAAAACCTTGGCGGCCGGCGCACCGGCAGCGTTCACATAATCCAGTCGGATGTTCTGGGTGACACGCTGCATGTCGCGCGCCGAGCGGAAGTAGAGATCCACGGCCGGCGACTGCAGTCCCAGTGGCGACAGCGCGGCCATTCGCTGCATCTCGTCGTCGCCTGGAACGACCGGCGACACCATGTTGGACTCGGGCCAGTTGCGATACACCAGTGCTTTCGTGGAGGCGCGCGAGCCGGCCGTGATTGAGAATGCAATCTTGCGAGCCATCCTGGCCAGATCGGGGAGCGACGCGGACGGCACGCCGGACATGAACTTGATCGCTGCGGCGATCCCGACGAGATCCGTGGCAATTTCGGTGGCGGCACCGGCGGTGCCTGCCTCGATCGGCGCGCTCAGCACTCCCTCCACCGGCACGTCAACGGCCCATGTGTTCGCTGTGGTCTGCGCGAGGACGTAGGTGTCCGGCTGGCCGTTATGGGCGCTGCCGGCCTGCAGGATCTTGATGACTGTGGTATTCGGATCAGCCACCATCAGCGTCCAGTCGTCCTCGGTGTTGAACTGGAACCGAATGGTGCGGGCGATATCCCTCGCGAGGGGACTGGTGAAAGTCAACCGCACCAACCCGCTGGCGCGCAGGTTGTCGACATCGTAGACGGCGAAGTTGCCGAGGTAGGCTTTGACGAACTCGCACGAGTAGATCAGACCGTCCGCGACGTTCGCCAGGTCCAGGTCGCTCATCAGGCGATTGTTGGCTTCCTCAGCTGCGGCGCGGTAGACCGCCATGGGCGTGACCACGAAGTCACCCGTCGGCGTTCCGGGCGTCAAGTCCACGTCGGGCATGAACGGCCGCAGGGCGGTGACAATCTGCTCGCGAGCAGCGGTGATCTGCTCTGGTGTGAGTTCCTCGACGGACGGGTAGTATTCTTGGGTGAAGCTCAGGTTCATTCGATTTCAGTGATGGCCCGGGTCGTCTGCCCGGCTTGGTTGGATACGGTGACGCCCACCTGGGCGGCGTTGTTCTTCACGGTGATCAGCGTCGTGCGGATCGCGATGACCCTGTCCTCCGGCGCGCGGGAAGGTTCGTCGAAGGCTTGCATGTCGCTGCGAGCTTTCAACGCCCCGAAATTGAGCACGTGCTGCATTCCCATGACATCGAACGCGCCGTAGCTGAACAGCACCCGCGACACGTTGGTGCCGCGCGCTGGCAGGAACTTGTCCGAGCCTTCCTGCGTCATCAGCGAGATGCCGGCGCGTTGCGCGACCGCAGTCAATCCGTCAACTGAACCGTTCCAGTCGATAGCCACCTTGTTGGCCCCCCCGAATATGACTTTTATAGCTTTCATGTTGCACTGCCGTCTTGGATTTGAGCACCACCGTCGTAGATAGACCGCAGGCCCTGGCTGAGACCGAAGATCTGCAGGTAGGGGCCTGAAGCCACAGCGTATCGCGCATCGCGCGCCACAGCCAGCTTGAAACGCCGCACCACAGGCGGGTCCTTATCATCGGGCTTGATGTCCTTGAAATCCAGATCTGCCGCGAACTCGAACGGCCCCTTGGGTAGACGCCCCTGCAGCTCCTGCCGGTGCTCCTGGAAAGCACGCGTGCGGTCTTCCTCCTTGGCGATCGCGTGACCTCTCATGCGTGCACCCCCTCGATCTGTTGATCCATCTCCTGCACCTTGAAGCCAATTCTGTCGGCGCGCCGGGTGACCTGCGACGGCGATATGCCCAGCTTGAGAGCAATCTCATTCTTCGCCATCACCGGTGAGCCGCCGTAGCCAGTCGTGAGTTCGATGATCTTGCGGTCGGTGCGGTCGGAAGTGTCGTAGATGTATTCCAGCGCTTCCCCCAGGAAATCAGTCGGCGTTTGACCGTCGTCATACATCTGCGCGGCGGCGGCCATCGGTCGGGTGATCTTGCGCACGGCGGCGATCCGTTTGACCGAAAGCCCAGAACGGTCGGCTAACTGTTTCACGTCGGGTTCGAAGCCGAGCTCATCCTCCAGCTCGCGCGAGGTCTTCTCCAGCGTCCAGGCGTCCAGTGAGGCGCGGTCCGGAATCTTCACCGGCCCCTGCGACTCCCGGCGGTAGCGCTGCAGCGACTGGAGCTGGCTCTGCGTCCATGTGCGGAGATTGGTGCCGGAGGCTGGGTCGAACTTCTTGACCGCGTCCGCCGCAAACAGGCGGGCCTGGTGACGCATCTGAGGGTTGTCCCCGATCCCCATGGTGGACAGCTTATAATTGATCGTGTTGTCCAAGGACTTCACGACCCGCCCCAGGTTGTCAGGGGTGGGATCCACACGCCACGCGTCGTAGATCGACTCGGGTGTTTCTGGCGGAATTACCGGCGGGAGATCTTGGTTCACGCGGCTACTCTACCGCTTCTTCAGCACTTTGTCACGCTTGAGCCTTTCACTTAATAAGCGCCTGAATTTCTCGTGCACCTTGTTGACTGCGCAGGAGGAGCAAGAGGAGCGCTGGGAGCGCGCGTCGGCCAGTTGATGGCGGTATTTCTGCTCAAGGTCCGGATACTGCGACATACCCGGGATGCTCATAGCAGGTTGGCCTTTTCCAGCTTCTCGCGATATTGACGAATGAGCGGGCCGAGCTTGCAGCTGGGGCAACCTTTGACGCCGTGCTGCTCGTCCAACTTCCGCTTCGCCTCGAAGAATTCCTGGCGGAGCTCCTCGCTGCCGGGGATCGGATTGACGTCCACGGCCGGCGTCGTCCAGCGCGCGACCAGCATGGCTTTCCTGCGCTCGGGTGACGACGCTTCCGCCTCGGGCTTCCGCCCCATCGCCACATGATCCAGCGCGGAGGTGTCGGCGTATTCGGCGATGACGGTGAGCTGTTCGTCCAGCTCGATGGTGTAGGGGACGCGTTTGTCACCCATCATACGGAAGATTCGGAGTTTGCGATTCATGGGTCTCAGGTGTTGTGGAGAAGGCGATGGCCAGCCCATGCCGCCGATGCCCATATCAACGGCACCAGGAAGATGGGGAAGAAAAAACTCGCGACACCCAGAGCAGTGCCTGAGGCCGACACGTAGGCGGAAAAGCAACCAGGGCATCCCAGCACGCCGCGGACGAATGGTGGCGCGGCGGATTCGGCAGCCAGGAACATCTCAAAATCCTCCCGGTTGAGTGTGAGCAGATCCTCCTTGTGACGATCGGCGCGCCAAGATTCTGGGAAGACGAAGGCGAACAGAGCGTGACGCAGATCACCCTCGAAGAACCAATACAACCAGGCGGCAGTCCAGCCGGCGACCAGCAGGACGATGAGGGCGATGAGCGCTACCAGCGAAAGAGGCATGAGCTATGGCTAATCCTGAGGGGCCACCTAGTCAACTTCAGATTGACGGCGATCATGTATCCAGCAGGCGGCGGAAACTGGCTCATACGGGATACCAGCGCGCAACAGCCCACGCCGCACACCCGGGTGACCTGGACTTAGGTCATGGCCGGCAATGACGCCCGTCGCGGACAGTTTAGGCAGCCACGCCCGGATGTCCGCTGCCACGGCGTCCGCCGAGTGATTTGCGTCCACGAACACGGCGTCCACAGAACCATCGGCAAATGCTGCAGCTGCCGCCGCCGAATCAGCTTGCAGCAGCTCTGCGCCGTCCCCCAGCGCGCTTTCTACTTTGGGCTTGGCTACCCGATCAAAAAGGTCGACACCCAGCACACGCGCTTCCTTGCCTAGATACGCCAGATAATCAACCATGAAGCTAAGCGACTTTCCGGCGTAAACTCCCAGCTCCACAAACGTGCCGCCCGTCGGCAATCGATCGGCGATATCCCGGTATACATCTGCGAAGTCAAACCACCCCTCGATGAGGCGGTAACGATGCGGCTCTGCGCGCGACGTCTGAGAAAACAGCTCCTGCCGGGTCTTGGCGTTGATGTTGTAGCCGGTGAACCTGACGTCACCGGCGGCCGGCGGAAATATCAACGATGCGTTTGTTCCCGCGGCCAGGCTAGGCAACCACGCGTGGAGGCGGGAGGTCCGCACAGTCAACGCGCTCCCCAGCTGCGCTATCTGTTTGTTCGCTTCTATCAGGCGCTGCTCTGCCCGGATATTGCTAAGCGCTACGATTTCGTGCGTGCTCAACTCTCGCGGATCGGCTCCGGCTACATCGATGACAATACTCCCCGATCGTGGGCCCGTATGGGGAGGTAGCGTAAGCGTGACGCAGCCACCGAACTCCGCATCAACACCGACCGATCGCAGCAGGTCCCGCGTGTAAATATCACGACAGAACGCTGGGAAGCCCTGATTGCGCACCTGCGACTTAAACCATTCCGCGCGATTTTTCAGGCAGCGCGCCGACTTTGGGTTGCAGTGAAAGCCTACTATGACGACGTTCGCCGACGCTGGAAATGGTTGTCGATGATGTCCATACCACCCAACAAGTGGTACTATCGCATCTTTGGGCCACGAGCGCGGCTTATCGCGATGTACGAGCTTCGTGGTCGGCCACAGTTTCCGCGCAGCTGCGCTCTGTATGGCGTCTCCAAGGTTGGCCGTCGCCGCTACTGGTATGTGCGTCGGGTTGATTATATGCCACGGCGTGGCCTGCAGAGTTAGATCATGGCTCATAATTAAACACTCTAAAGTCCTCCTCGTAGCGCCTCACTAGCTCCGCCTTCGCTTCGTCGTCCAAGTCGGCGACAGTGACGACCGACCGAGACTTCATTTCGTGCGGCAGCGCTTCGAATTCCGGAAAGCATCGAGCCCAGTCTTGGGACAATGTCTCGAGCCGCATGATCTCGGTCGTTGCCCCCAGATAATCGCATTGCTTGGCGCCGTGCCATGGATACTTGCACTGCCACAGGGCGCCGCTGAGGATGGCCCCGTTGACATCATTGCTTCGGTAGAATTGCTCAAATGGGGATACCTTGTAGCGATTACCAGCCACTTGATAATTGAACTCACTGACGAACCTGTGGTATGGATGGCGAACCGTCATCACCTGCCTGTAGTTAGCAACCTCCGGGCGACGGCGCAGCAGGTGCGCCAAAGGCCAGTGCTGCGAGCTGCCTTTGTCCCATATGGCGTAATGCTTGCGCTCCAGATCGCTGAGCGGGCCGCGCAGGAGGGCCGAGAGCAGGGCCTTCTCTACGGAAGTTCCTCCCGTCTTACTGGGGTGTAGGAACACTAGGTTCAACTCGGTAACGATCATGATCCACTGTCTGCTGATGGAGCTTGCCATAGCGCGCCTTGGTAACCGGTCGCTCGCTTGGCAGCCTTACGATACGTCCGGTTGCGATAAGCTGTATACTCAGGATTTCTGGCCTTGGTGTTGATGAAGCGCAGAAGCTTGGAGCAACGCACTTTTACCTTGGCCTTGTAGAGCAAGTAGAAGAACGAGAAGTGCTCCCCGTTAATCTTGATCTCCTCAGGGTGCGGATTTTGCACCAGTACAGCGCGCCTGGCGATGTAAGCATTTTCCGTGACTTGACACACCGTCAGATCCCCGGGCCTGACTCCTCGAAACGACAGCCTGCCGCCATTCTCGTTGATGGTCCATCCTCGCCACCCAATCAGATCCGCTAGGCCCGCGTCCAGTTGCTTCACTAGGTGCTCCAGATCGGCCAGCGATGAGCTCGCATGCGGAAAGGCATCATCGTCAGTGTATAGCACATACTCGGTCGATGCCTCCGCAAACCCGCGGTTACGTCCGGCAGACAGCCCGATGTCCGGCTCGGTCACGACGAACGTCACGCCAGGTATCGCGATAGGCTTGCGTAATTTCAACGGCGTGTCGTCTACAACGATTATGTGAAGACCCGGCCACACGGACTTAATGCGGCGTATGGTGCGCCGCAAAGTCTGATAACGGATGAACGTCTTGATCACCACAGTGACCCTGTCATGCAGATTTTCCATTTGATACAGATTCGAGTTTTGGCACATCAGACTGCCTGATCCATGACGTTTTACTGATAGACTCGAACTTGACACCATGGTGACTGAGGAACGCGTGCAGATAATCGGGCGACGCGTCGGTGCGCGCCATCAACATAAGACCTGGTATTACGGACGTTTTCATTGCCAAATTTGGTCAGGGAGAGTTTTGCCGCTGATGTTGCTCGCGCCCGCGCGTTGCCCGCAGATCCACTTGGGCGGACAATATACTAGCCAGTCCTTGCGTTGATGCGCCAGCTCCAACTGGTGATCGATGTGCTTGTTGTTGCCGTTGTAATCCATCATGTAGGAGATGTGGCAGTAGATCTTCTGGATAAACTGACGACTGACGGCATAGGCGTGCGTGCGATTGATCGAGTGACCCTGCAACACCCCCGGAATTACCGGCACCGGCTGCGTGCCACGATGCTGCCCGCCGAGATAGATTTGTCCCCAGCCGTCTGGCACAATTCGCATGAAGTCACCCAGGTCACGCAAGGCGTTGTCCAAGAAAAATACGTCGTCCTCCAGTATCAAAGCGCGCTCCCAGTTCATGTCACCGCGCTCATCGCGCATGTGCATGAGATCCTCCATGATTCGCCTGTGCGACTGTAGGCATCCCCATGCGCCGCGGCCCCCTCCCCATCCCGCAGGGTGCGTGGTGTAGTCACCGATAATGGCCGGGGAAACAGTGATCTTGTCCCAGTCCCCGAGTTTTTTACCCACAATTTCTTCTTTCACTGCCTGCAGCCTGTCAGGGCGGTGCGCGCAGTTGATAATGAAAACCTTGTCGAACCAGTCAGTCAGTAGCTGGGGCTCTTGGTTGATCTCCCCCGCTGGTGTGCTGGCTGCTTGTTTCTTGGGTGTTTTAGGGTGCGGTTTGCTATTGGTGCTCATAGTGGTTTGCGTAGTGAATATGCTGAGTGGCCGGTCGCGGCGCAAGTCTAAAACTTACGCTCATGGGTAGGAGCCGGAGCCAGGGTTGCTGCCGCCGGAGCCAGGGTTGCTGCCGCCGGAGCCAGGGTTGCTGCCAGGGTTGCTGCCGCCGGAGCCAGGGTTGCTGCCAGGGTTGCTGCCGCCGGAGCCAGGGTTGCTGCCAGGGTTACTGCCACTGCCAGGGTTGCTGCCGCCGGAGCCAGGGTTGCTGCCAGGGTTGCTGCCGCCGGAGCCAGGGTTGCTGCCAGGGTTACTGCCACTGCCAGGGTTGCTGCCGCCGGAGCCAGGGTTGCTGCCAGGGTTGCTGCCGCCGGAGCCAGGGTTGCTGCCAGGGTTACTGCCACTGCCAGGGTTACTGCCGCTGTCAGGGTTACTGCCGCTGTCAGGGTTACTGCCGGAGCCAAAGTTGCTGCCGGAGCCAGGGTTACTGCCAGGGTTGCTGCCGGAGCCAGGGTTACTGTCGGAGCCAGGGTTACTGTCGGAGCCAGGGTTACTGCCACTGTCGGAGCCAGGGTTACTGCCACTGTCGGAGCCAGGGTTACTGCCACTGTCGGAGCCAGGGTTACTGCCACTGTCGGAGCCAGGGTTACTGCCGGAGCCAGGGTTACTGCCGGAGCCAGGGTTACTGCCGCTGTCGGAGCCAGGGTTACTGCCGCTGTCGGAGCCAGGGGTACTGCCGCTGCCGGAGCCAGGGTTACTGCCGCTGCCGGAGCCAGGGTTACTGCCACTGTCAGATGAGCTGCCACTGCCGGAGCCAGGGTTACTGCCGCTGTCGGAGCCAGGGTTACTGCCACTGTCAGATGAGCTGCCACTGCCGGAGCCAGGGTTACTGCCACTGTCAGATGAGCTGCCACTGCCGGAGCCAGGGTTACTGCCGCTGTCAGATGAGCTGCCGCTGTCGGAGCCAGATGAGCTGCTACCGCAACCGACGCAGGGACCCAGCGTAACGACGGTTTGCTCCGCGTCCGCGAAGCCCATGGAGAAACTGCCGTAGGGGCAATCTGGGTCATAGGTTATCAAGCTCGCCCCTTCCGGATAGATGCCGATCCAAGCAGTGCCGTTGTGCTCAACAGTGATGGTCTCGTACGTGTAAACGCCATCGGCGTAAGCCATCTCCGCGCAGACGCGTTGATCATCTACAGGCGAGATAAATTCGATCTGCACGCAGCACGCTGAAGTGCTGCCGCTGCCCGATCCGCCAGACCCACTACCAGAGCCACCAGATCCGCTGCCGCTGCTCGATACACCAGAGCTGCCGCTGCCCGATCCGCCAGACCCACTACCAGAGCCACCAGATCCGCTGCCGCTGCTCGATACACCAGAGCTACCGGAGCTGCCGCTGCCAGAGGTTGAGTCGGGAGCACTGCCGGAGCCAGAGGAGCTGCTAGAGTCGGACGGGCTGCTACCGCACCCGTCACAAGGACCAACCAGAATGTCGCCCAAGTCTATGTCGGTCCACACCCCGAAGGCCGGACAGTCGCCACTACCACCACCGCCAGGGGGCGGTGTGCAAACGTCGCCAGCGATTGCCAGTGTCCATACACCAGCCTCACCTATAACGAACAAAATGTCGTCGATACCAAAGCCCCCCGGCGCCCCGGTAAGCTCAATGCAAATCTCTTCTGTGTCTCCCTGCGGAATGAACCGCAGCTGGATACAGTCACAACCGACGCTGCCGGAACCAGAAGTGCTGCCGCTACTTGAGTTGGAACCAGCGGAGCTGCCGGAACCAGAAGTGCTGCCGCTACTTGAGTTGGAACCAGCGGAGCTGCCGGAACCCGCACTGCTGCCGCTGTCAGAACTACCGCTGCTGCTGCTTGATCCGCAACCGTTACACGGACCAAACTTGAGCGACAACCCCTCGTATTCGATATTACCGTGGGGGCACTCGTTGCCCGTAAATATCACAGCCGTGCTACCAGGCCCGCCGATGGTGAGGATCCATCTTTTAATGTTCGGGTTCCACGTCAGCTGAATATCTTCGTAACCATAGACGCCTCCGCCGTAGAACATCTCCTCGCAAACTTTGTGCCCGTCGACGGGCGATATAAATTCGACCTGGACGCAGCACGCGCCGCTGCCGCTGTCGCTCGATGAATCACTGGACGAGCTGAATTCGCAATAATCCGGCGACCTGAACACCGCGTGCACACAGCAATTCGAGTCGATGTCCTCGTAGCAATTCAAAGCTGGCGGAGGGGACCCCTGCACCTCTATACAGGCAAACGTCGGGTAGTCCGAGTTCGGGAACGCAGGATCGATAGTAAATTCGTGCGCAAAGAACGTGCCGCCGATACCCAGGTTCTGCGTCCGTGATTGCCCGGCGATGCCGAATCGCACGATGTAGTAGTTCTCGCATTCGGGACACGGCGGTAGACCGACCGTGCCGTTCATTACTACCGTTATGGACTGCGGCTCGGGGGACGTCTCAAAGCAGTCTTTATCCGTCCGCCCGTTGACCTTATACAGCATGGTGATCAGCGGGCCGAGATCGGGACAGCATCCACGCCCTTCAGAACCATCGCTGCCGCCACCGTCAGACCCACCGGACCCCGAGCTACCAGAACTACCAGAACTACCAGAGCTACCAGAGCTACCAGCGCTGGAACCTATCGACGAACCGCTGGGCGATCCAGAAGAGCCGGACGACTTGGCGCTGCCGTATGAAACTGGCGGGGGCATAGTAGTCAGGAAAGGTCTTTGCCTGGGTAAGCGGAGTTGATTGTGACTTCGTTTGCTTCGAACTGCTCCAAGTCACGCGCCGGGAAGCGTGTAGCTAAGAAGCCCTTGCGGATACCGACGATGTCGATCTGCACCACCAGCGGCGAGCGTAGGTTCTGGAAGTAGAATCGCGGTAAGGTAAGCACGACATAATCGCCGTCGATTTCGGCGCCGATGTTGACCACCTTGTCGCCGGAAACGCTGGCTACGCGCAGGGTATGCGGCTCGCAGACTTCTATGAAGCGGCGATCGAGACGTAGGCGTGTGCGGCGGCTCTTGATCGGAATATCCCGGATCGTGTCGCGGAATACGACTTCAGGACTCTCCACCGTGAACAGGGCGGTGAAGCCGTGCTTCTGCCACGAGGCCGGCACGATCGCTGTGGACTTGTCCGATCCGCCGCCGGAACCGCCGGAACCGCCGGAACCGCCGGAACCGCCGGAACCGCTGCCGCTGCCTCCGCTGCTACCGCCCGAGGAGCTGTCACCGCTGGAACCGCTGCTGCTGCTGCTGCTGCTGCTGCCGCTGCCGGAACTGCTTGAGCTATCGCAACACGTGTCGGACAGAATCACGGGGCCGGAGTGCGCCTGCACGGTGATCCTTTCGTATTGTCCGCCGCCCACGTCAGTCACCAGGAAGGAACCGATGTAATACACCTCGTTGGCATCGTCACCGGTTTGGCGGAAAGTCTCAGCGGCGGCTACGCCGGATGGTAGTCCCAGCTGACCCTTCTGCTTGGCATCGCGGATCTCGTTGTAGGAAATCGGTTCCTCCACGATGGCCAAAAACAACTTCTTGACCAGTTCGTCAGGGCAGCAACCCGAGTAAACGATCACGTGTCCGCTGCCCGACTGAGTGATGTCCTCGGTGTCAGCTTCCGTCTCCGCCCCGCAGGTTTCGTAAAGCACCGCCTGGCTGAGGCCCAGCGGTAGGCACTCGTCCTTACCAACCACCGCCATCGAAGGGCCCGGCAGCGTGAGCTGATTGTTGAAGTAGGTCAGCATGTAGTTGTGCATGTCGCGGCACTCCAGCAGCGGCAGCAGCATCATTTCGGAAGTCATGTCAGCGTCACCGGTGGTGGCCCCCTCGATCATCACATTGAGATTCCATACCGGACCCCAAGGACGCTGGTTGTGCTGAGGACACAGCACTAGGTGACGAGGCCAGGCGATGTGCGTGCAGTCTAGGCGGCCGACTGCCAGACTACGAGCTTGATCCTCCAGCCCGAAGGGCGTGTAGCCCTCGGCGACACCCTCAGCGCAGTGATAGAATCCCCAGGGATCCGGGTATGCCAAGGAACCTAGTCCGTTCGGATCCTGGTTATGGCAGCCCTTCACAGTGCCGACGTTGTCCAGGCTCGCGGGATCGGTGCCACCTGGCGTGTAGCCGCCAGGATCGCCCGGCGTCTCGCCGGTGCCGATCGTTGATGGCTCCGCCCAGGTCTGCCCCCATTTCAGCAGGCCACCGAACTTGAAGCGGGCCGGCATACCAGGACCGTCGCCGTTGTTCGGTCCTGGGTGCACGATGCGCTTCGCGCCGTCGGCGACAGTGGTGATCGGGAGGATAACCGTCGCAGCGTCGCCGTCATACAGTGTGCAATCGTCATACTGCTTAGGTAGAAACTTGATGATGGCGCTCAGGGAGCAAGCTTCAATTTCCTGCAGCGACAATGCGGCCCACCAACGCGCCATGAAGGAAGCGTGGTCCGCTTGGGTTGACTGTCTTCCGGCTGCCCAAGCAGCGTTCGTCGAAGCGAAGTTCGGCGCTTCGTTGACGATCTTTGGACGTTCGTCTGGGCGTGGCTCGCAGCAAGCCATCTTGCAGGAAACGAACAGGCACTGCAGTGAGCTTTGGCAGATCTGCGGCAGATCAGGCCACTCGTAGTCGCCTCCGTAGCCGAGCGCTGCGTTGGGATACGTGTTGCTGAAGATAAGCCCGCGAGGCAGCTCATTTTCGTCGACCGAGCGTGAGCGATCCAACTTGGCATTCAGCGGCTCGCCTGTCTCGGGGTCGAGTACTGAAAGCTGCGACGGGTCGGCTGGGTCGATCCTGTAAATGCCGCTCCAGTCCGCGACGTCTTCAGGCTCGCCCTGTTGGTGCAGTAGGCCGCCCGCCGGTGAAACGTCGTAGGTGAATTCGGTGATGCACGTGCAGGTGTGCATTGGGGATATCCAATCACACTGCAGGTAACCAGCGCTGTATTGGTAGGCCTGCTCCGCCACCACCGCGGCGCTGTCGGCCGCAAAGAACCCGGGCCACAAGCGGACTTCAAACGCGAGACGTTCGTCAGCTCGTTCATTCGGCGCCGCGAAGTTCTTTACGCCGCTGTTGAAGCGTGTGTAGGCCGGTCCTCCGAAGTCGTCGGGATCGCCGCCGCGCATCTCCACATACATCGCGAGTCTACCGGCGACGTCGTCGTCTCGTCCCATAGCATCGGCCCGCAGATTTACCTCAGGGTTGCCGTAATCCGCCGTCATGCACGAGATCACGCGCGGGCGGTTGGGGAAGAAGCAGTCCAGCTGCGACACGGCCAAGTTGTAGGCGATCGCGTTGGCTTCGTCTTTCGTGCGCGCAGCGGCGGCCGGAGTGGCCTCCAGAACGACTACGGTCGTTCGCAACGTGCGGCGCAGACCTATACCGACCTGCGTCACCTGCAGGAACTCCTGCCCGTTGAGAGTGTCGAGTGGGACGGTGCTCAGCGCAGTGTCCGCCGTCTGCCACTCTGCGAACTCCCACGAGTCGATGTTCTGCAGCTCCAGAGGATGCGGATCGGGATTTTTCGTCGTGCCATTGATCGTTGGGAACAACCACGCGGACGGCCATTCAATCGGCGTCGTCTCGTCCAGAATATCCTCGCTGCTGCAGGTAGCAGTCTGCTCATCGTTCGGCACCAGGCAGTTCAAACGAATGGCTGCGTAGATAGCGGCGAGCGCGTCGGCGTCTGCCTGGCTGATCGTGGACGAGTATTCGCCTGCTGGTTGGCGCTCCCAATCGGGCGGCGGTGGCGGCGGCTCCTCATATTTGATCTCGTAACCCGGACCGTTAGGATCCGGATCGCACACCACCCACAGCTCCCGGTTGTACCATCCGCAAAGCAGGCTGGACTCAGCCGCGGCTTGCGCAATGTCATCCGCCAGCACCTGCGCAGTGACCAAAGCCTCACGGATCGCGGTGACCAGCGGACCTGACAGGCCGGTAAGCGTTGCGAAACCTGCCTCGAACGTCACGAAAGCACCGGAGATGATCGCCGGGATCAGGTTCGACGTGACGTAGGCCTGCATCTCCGCACCGTAGACCGCGATGCGGAACAACTCGGACTGCGGGATCACTGGCTGTCCGGTGCCAGGATCGAGAATTCCATCCAGGTAAACTTCCTGCACCTCGGCGCCGGCTGCGATGATGACAGGCACCGGAGGGTTGCCTGGTAGCTGCGTTAAATCCGCCTGCTCAGCGGGGCACTGTGCCGACGCCTCACGGCTATACAGCAAAATCGGCGGAGGCAGCAGGTCCGGGTCGACTGGTTCGAGCGGCGGAGGATTGGGCGGGATGAAGACGGCTACCTGCGGCTCGGTCGGTTCGTCACACTTACCTACCGCGATGACGGGCGCAATGTCCGGCTGCAGATTGATAGCACCAGTAGCGCACGTTGGATCTTGGCCGCGCAGGCGCTCACGCTCGCGGTAGAGGCGGTCCTGTTCTTCTGGAAATTGTTCGTCCTGGTCCATGGTCAGCTGAAGAATTTGGCGTGGCTCAGGCGCACCTGCGTGTAGGAATTGAGCTGCTTTCCGGCGCGGAGGTCAACACTATGTGTGATGCCGGTCACGAAGGCTGTGAAACTGCCGCCGTCCTTACCATCCTTGCCGCGGATTTTGATGGTGGCGCGTTTGCCGACGTTGGAGTTCAGCTTGAAATCCAGCGGCAGCGTGAGGCCGGCGGTGGCATGCTGCAGCTGCAGCTCCTTGAACATGACTTCGCAGAGTTCCGTCATGACGCCCTCCGACACGGTGTCGGCTTCGCGCTTGTATGCTAGGCCCTTCTTCTTGCGGATGTTGCGCGCGGGCAAGCTGAGATCGACTCCGGTCGCGGCGCCGGCCGCCGTGCTCCCGCGGGTATCCACCTCGCTGCCGAAGATCGGAATACCACCTTCGCGCACCAACCAGAATGGAATCGGCGCTTGCTCGATGAAACCCTGCAGCAGCGGATCCGGGGCGTAGGCTACGATCCGCGGAATCTGCGGGTTCGCTTCGGCCTCGGCGCGCTCAGCTGGAGTGGCCGGCCCCATCATTACGACGCCGCCTGGCTGCAGGATGCGAGGGCTACCGTCTGCCACGCTGATTCCGGAGACGCTGACTTCCATCGTCACTTCGGGATCGGCCGTCTTCTTGTCGGCACGCTCGAAGCGTCCGACGCCGTCGAACTCCGGCACGTAATACATCTGGAAGTTCGACATGAGCGCGCGGATCGTGTTCCAGAATCCCGGCGTCCTGGCGGTCAGCGAAAGCTTCACGTTCTCCGACAGCTGTCGGGCGATCGTCGGAACTTTTTTCAGAGCGGCCGGCCAGCTCTCGAATTTCACGTCGCTGGCTCCGAGCAGTTCCTGCCACAGATCCAGCGGACCGTTCGTGTTGATGCCGTGTTGGATATCCAGCAGCTGCTTGGACAGCGCGCGATACTCCTTGTTGCGCGTGACCGCGAAGTTATCCACCAGCACGTTGGTGATCTCCCGTAGTGTGCCAGGCACGTCGCCGTCCTTGGCCGCCGGGATGGGCTTCAGCTGCTCGCCGCCGCCGTTGCTGCTGTTCTCCAGCCGCTCGGTCACGTAGCCCGCCTTGTAGATGCTCAGGTCCAGCGCGTCGATCAACGCCGCCTCGCCCACTGACGCGATCTTGTCAATCGTGCTGACCTTGGTGATCTCCAGAATTGGTGAGGAGATAAAACCCTTGTAGCTGATCTTGCCGCCGGTGCCGTCGTCGGCCTCGACATTGAAGTCCGGCTTCGTGCGGCCCGCCAGACGCTGCTGCTGCAGCTTGCCGATGCGCTCGATCACCTCGGACGATACCGGCACCTTGACCGACTCCGCACCGTTGGTCTCGGCGATGTTGGCGCTCACCATAGGGAAGCTGTTGACGTCCATTTCAAACCGCAGTCCCTCAGCGGAGTATTCACCCCCATTGACAGTTGCGAAGATTTTGGCAGTCGTTACTTCAGACATCGAATCCTATGGGTTGTGCCGGATCGGTGGCGGGCGGTAGCATACCCTCGATCAGTGCTGGCGCAAATTTGTAAACCTTATCCAGTGGTTCACGCAAGTCTATGCCGTCCTCAGCTGTGACGGTGTAGCCGGCCTGCGCTTCGTTCGTCCACTTGAGCATACGGCGTATGATGGCGAGGCCTGCCATGCCGACCTGCAGCGCCGGGTTGTTGGGCGATGCCTCGAACGTAGCCAGGGTGCCCTCAGCATTCATGAGGCGCATCATGGTGCGATCGGTTCTCAGGCGGCTCACCACGTCCGCAAACGGAAACCTGGTCGGCGGGACCTCGACGTTCAAGTAGGCGCTACCCGTCCAGCTTGTAACGCCGAAATCAGCGAAAATGCCGTATTTTTTAGCGTTTTCGACATGAAGCCGGAACGTGCCGCCGGACACGGGCGTGAGCGAATAGGCACTGACCTCCGTTGCGCCATTGTTTGTCTCGATCCGCGCCGTCGTAGCGGAGATGCGCGTGATCGTCACGGTCGTAAAACCCTGCGCGCCGGCTACCGAGCCGTCGATGTGTGCCCACGAATGTTCGTCGGGCCCGAGCAACGTGGCGGAGCAGGCTACCCGGGGCAGCCGCAGCAGACCCGGCACGAAGACAGCGTCCTCATTCGGGACCATTTCGCGCAGCATGGCCTTGGACATCATGGACGCCGCCAACACCGACAGCACGTTGAAGTCGTTCGCGGTGACATCCAGCCCCAAGAACTTCCGTGCGTAGTTGACCTCGGGCGGTGTGGAATCCACGGCGTAGTCGATGCCCGTCGCAAGCGACGCGTTGGCGAAGCCCTTCGACCGACCGGTGAGAAGCCACAGGAAGAAATTGGAGCGGATGCGAATTTCGATTGGAGTGCTCATGCTTCGACGTCGGCTGTCACCATGATGATGGAGAACATTTGGGTGTTGGTCTGTGGGTTGGCTTGATCCAGGCGGAGTCCGGTCACGTAGGCGTCAATCCCGGTGGTGCCCAGGGATACCCGAACCGGCCCACGCTTCTCGCTGACCCGGTTCTGATTGTACCATTGCATCAGCTTCGTCAGCTGCTCGCCGCGGGTCTTACTTTCTCCGAGCAGCAGGATGCCGGAGACCGACAGATCATTCCAAGCGGTGCCGAACAGATACAGCACGCGCTTGTCGTCCAGCGTGGTGGTCGGCTGCACGATCTCAGTGAACGTAAGCGGAACGCCCAGCACCAACGCCTTGGAGTCCTGCGCGTCCGGGATCGGTGGATCTATTTCGTAGAAGCCGTTCGACGGACCATCGAACGTGTGCACGTGACCCTTGCAGTTGGCGAGCGCGACCGAGCCGCCGCCACCTCCCCCACCTCCGCCGAGGGATACGAATGCGTTACCTTGTAGGATGATTGCCATGGTTAGTCCTTCTCTGTTTTGGCGATCTCGCCGGTGACGCGGATGTCGCCTTGAACGATGATCTGCTGTGTAACGGTTGCGCCCGCCTCGGCCATTTGCTGACCGGCCAGCTTGTCGATGGTCGCCTTGAATTGTTTGATAAGATCGTCGATGTTGGAGGACTTCTCCTCACCATCCATGCCTTTGTAGGTAGCCGTCGTAGCGCCAGCTTTCTTGGCCGCTTTCAGCGCCTCCATCTGCTCTTCTAGCTTGCCGGTCATAGCGCCGCCCTCGTCGAGTGACGATAGCGCAGCCAGTCCCTCGGCGTCCGACGAGCCGATCGCGCCGCTCATGCTCATCATGCGACCGAAGGACTCACCACCGAACTTGGCATCCTTCACGCCGTCTTTCTCGGTGATCTTATCGTGCTTGCCGGCGGAGTAGAAGCCCAGGTCAGGAGCCTTCCCGGCCTGCAACGAGTCCATGAGGCCCGTCTTGTATTTATCGTCCAAACCACTGGCACGCGCGAGCATCATGGCGCCGCCGGCCTGCTTGAACTTTTTCTCCAGCGCGCCGCTGTTCGTCAGCGAGTCCTTGGCCGAGTCGGTCATGACGCTCATCGAGTCGACCTTGCCCCGCAGGTTCATACCCAGGTATTCCTTGTCGGTCTGCATCACCTCGATCGCGTCGGCCAACAGGTTCTTGCCGGCGTCCCCCTGGGTCGCCTTCATGAATTCCTCTTCGCTCTCGAACTTCTTACCAGTCCGCGGATCGGTCATCTTCTTGTGAAGATTGAGGTCCTTGCCGAAGATCTTGGAAAGCTCGCCCATGTTCTCCTTGTTGAGGCCGTCCTTGAGATTGATGCCGGTCTTGTATTGGGTGTCGGCGGCCACCATTTTGCCATCCTTGTTCGCCACCAACGGCATGTTCGCTTCACCGAGAGAGTCCAACATCAGCGCCATGACCTCCGGGTCCGTAGAGTTGCTCTTGACGTCGCCGGTAGCGATCGCGGTGGCGATGCTGTTGAACGAAATGCCCTTGTCGCCCGCCGTCATCTTCATGCGGTTGTCGTCTGCGCCGATCATCTCCAACCTGGATTGGCCGAGGTTGGCGCGGTCATAGGCCGACGCCGTCGAACCGTAGCCGGCCATATTCACCAACTCGGCGGCCTTGTTGAAACCTTCCTCGTCCTTTACCCGTCCGTCCTTGTCGAAGAACTGACCCAGCAGCTTGTCGGCCTCCGCGCCCTTGATGCCAGCGGTGGCGAGCTGATTGCGCTGCATCGTCAGACGATCAGCCCCGGTGAGCTTCCGATCCGTGGACTTGCCGTTCTCATCCAGCGTGAACTCCGTCTTAGACGTCCGCAGCAAGTCGCCCATGCCCTTCAGGCCGAGACCCTTGAACAGCGTCTTGCCGGTTCCCTCGGCGTCCTTGATGCCCATCTCGGACAGCTGGTCGTTCAGTAGGTCCATGCTCACAGCGTCGCCGCGTCCCTCCGAGACCATACGCTCCATCTCCCTGGCATTGGCCGGGTCGCTCTGGGAGTTGGCCATCATGATCTTGCCGGTGCGGCTGGCCTTGAACGCGTCGAAGCCCTTCTCGCCGCCGAGCAGTGCTTCGATCTCGCTGTTGAGGTTCGTGCGCTCCTCCGCGTCGGTGGTATTCTTGAACTTGTCCATCAGTCCCTCCACCTCCTTGCGCTTGTCGCCGCTCAGATACTGCAGGCCGCCCTGGGCCGCGGTCACGCCGCCGTAGCGCTCCATGAACTGCATGGTGCCCTGGCGCTTGTCCTCGTAGATCTCCGTCATGTCCGGGGCGTCTGTCAGGTTGAGGCCAAGCTCTCTGCCCTGCGCCACGGCTTGGTTCGCCGCTTTACCGGCGAGGGCCGAGTCGACCATGAGGCGGTTGTGCGTGCCGGCGGTGGCTCCGCTCACGATGCCGCTGTGGCGGCCGTCAGCGCCGAGGACATTGGCCACGTCGCCGCGGAGCTGTGCCTGCATGTCGCCGGACCAGTCCATGAAGGCCCGTGGGTCCATACCGCTCACCACTGCCGCACCGCGCAGCTGGTTGGTCATGGCAGTGGCCTTGGCGAGCTGCTCCCGGTTGGTGATGCGCATGCCGGAAATAGATTCGAGCTTTTGCTGCAGTTCGGGGGCGGACAGCTCGCCGTAGATGTCGGCCATGCCCGCCAGGCTCTCGGTCATGTTCTTCATGAAGCCGGTGACGCGCTGCTTCTCGTCGTTGTTGATGATGAGAGCGGCCGGCGCCTTGAGGACGTTGTCCAGCTCCTGCTTCAGCTTTTTGTTGTCGGTGGTATTCATGATACCCTCCAACTGTGCGATCTGGTCTTTCTCGCTGCCTTCCAGCTTGATGCCTTTCATGTCCGCCGCCAGCGACGGATCCACAGCGTTTGCTGCGGCAGAAGAAAGTCGTGTGCCGATGCCGGCCCCCTGCTGGATGTGCGCGATGCGACCGATGCCGCCGCGCTGCGCGTAGGTCTTGAACAGTTGCGAAACCTCCTCGACGTTGAAGCCGTTGGTGCGACTGCCGTCACCCTTGCCGCCGGTCATGTCCTGCATGATGCCCTTCATGAAGGCCATGGACACATGCTCGGAGATGTTGCCATTTCCGCTCACCGGTCCCGTGCCGTAGGAATTGTTTCCGCCCATGGTGGTGCGGAAGCCACCACCGGCCACGCCCTGCATGATGTTGGATGCGGCGGTGATCGGGTCACCCTGACCCAGCATCCCGGACGCCCGACCGACCATGGCCGCGTCCTGCGCCATCTGACCGGTGGACGAGTTGAACATGGCGCGCCGCAGCGCGTCCGGGCTCGGCGAACCGCCGATGACGCCCTTGGTGATCTTCATCGCCGCGGCCTGAGCCACCGGATCCAGGAACCCGGCCGCCTGGGCCATGCGGGTGGTCATGTGGCGGCTGCGCTGGTGCCTCTGCAGCTCCTGCAGCGTCGGTGCGCCACCGGTGCCGGCGGGGCCGTATCCGGTGTAATCGACGGGGTATTGGTCGTAGGGATTCATAGCAGCGGCTTGGAGTCCTCTTCCCTGTAATGGGCGTCGAACGCTTCGAAGATACCAGACTTCTCAGCTATTTGGTAGACCTGATACAGGGAGAGTTCATTTTTCGTGTCACGCTTCATGCGTCCAGCGATCTGGTCGGCGACTTTGTAGATGTCGAACAACCTCAGTTCGCAGGCGCGACCCAGGCGGCTGTTCGCGCGCTCGGCCGTGCTGATGACACCCTTCTGGTTCATGGCCGGGATCAGTGAGAGGTCGGCCATGACTTCCGCCTGCATGTTGTCGGACAAGCGCTCGGCGCTCAGCGACTCCAGCACGATCTGCTCTGTGGTGAACGATCGCGAGCCGAAGGGATGGTTTGGGCGCAGCACTCCACGCAGATAGGCGACTACCATCAGTCGGTATCTGCCCCAGTAAAAAAAGACCGGTTCTTCCAGTTCTGGAGGCAGATCTTATACTTGAGCTCGGCGGTGCGCACCGCGTCCAGCAGCATGCGCCACCTCACCGCGTTCATCTGGAAGAATGGCGTGAAGCTCTCGTGGTCGCGCATCTTCGCGCGCATGTCCCGGATCGTCGGCAGGCCATCGACCCAGTAGTCCGACCAGGGAGTCGGTTCACCGTTGATCTCGCGCACCTGATACCACACGTGTATCTGTTGGAACGCCAGGAGCCACTGGAGCTGGCTTTCCGGATCGATGAATCCGTCCTTGCCCCACTGGGTTACGGCCGCGGCGGCGCTGTTGGTGAACTCGTCCGGGGCCATTGCGACTTTGACCGTGGCATTGATGCCCTCGACCTCGATGACAAAGACCATCTCCTGGTCCAGCAGGGCGGAGCGCACGAATGCGTCGCGGTCCGCGGCGGTGACTTTCACCTTGCTGTCGCCCAGCTCCATCTGGAACCGGCGCTCCATCTCGTCCATGAGCTGATCGGTGGGGTTCAGCATCATGTTGGGATTCTGCAGAGGCGTGAAGCCGTCGTCAGGTAACGGCGGCGGGGCGGTGCCGTCCTTCTTGCGCTTCTCCTCGATCGCGTCCTGCTCCGCGGAGTGGTCGTAGGGATTGACGTCGCCCAGCGGGACGCTGGCTTTTAGGTGTCCGTCCTCGGTAGTAACCGTAGGTGCGGCAGGATCTTCGCCGCTCTCGTCGTGGCGATGAGCGCCAGGTTCTGGCATTTCAGGTTCGCCATCGAAGATGCTGTCGAAGGCTGGAGTTTCGTCGGGCTCTGGCGGCTGGGTGTCGGGATGTTTGTGCTTGGACATGGTATTGGTTTGCTGTGTGGAAATTATGGGCCTTCTGCGGCGCGTTTCAAGACTTGTAACGTGGGACTGATGATTGGCTTCCACTCGATCTGAACGTCAGCGAATCCGGAGGGCGGCGTAGAGGATGGTTCGTGTAGGCTCTCACCCTCGTCGGAGGCCCGATACAGCAGCTCGTTCGCACCGAAGCCTCCAGAGCTCTTGATGCGCCTACCACTGATACCAGTCTTGATCGACCACGTCTTGTAGCCCGCACCACCCCACCGGTCGGTGCCCGACGTCAGGGCGTCAAGACGCAGGTGCTGCTGGGTCAGCGTTTCCGGGAGGCCACCCTCAGTCTTCTCCCGGTTGTCCCACACGTATTCTTCCGACGGCGGGAACGCCCACAGCGGACCATCGACTGATGACTTCCATGGCAGAATGGCCGGCGAGGACGGTAGCATGGCAGCGGCAGCCATGAGCTCCTTCTGCGTGTCCGTGGCTCCCTCAGGCGGCGCGGGAGCGATGTTCTTGGGAAACACGTCGATGTGGTTGATGTGATGCTTCAGCGGCACTTCGCGCTGCGGATCGGGAATCGGCACACGCGGCCCGCGCTCCGGACCGGTGATGCGCCCGCCCGCCAGATCGCCAGCATACATGCGCTGGCACCACAGCAGCTTGTTGCGCAGGATGAGATCCGGGGCGTCCAGGTTGCGGCCGATGAGCAGCTCGTTGGCGTCCGACAGCAGGGACAGTGATGAGAGCAGCAGGTTCGTGCCGCCCGCGACGCGCGTCTGCTGGCTAGAGCGCAGGTCGGCCGCCCGCTTGCCGCGCAGATCCAGGTCGCCGTTCGTACTCACCGTGAGGTTGAACTTGTCGTCGTTGGTGTCGCTGGGTGAGCCGTCCACAGCCAGCACCGCACCCATCTGCGATCTGTAGATGGCATGGCCCTCGGCGGCCTCGATGAGGATGGCGGCGCCGTGCGCGTTGTCGGGATTGCCAGGCGCGATGTGAACCTTGCCGGCCACCTCTGGCAACGGCATGCCCGGTTCGGCGGGCTCTGGCATGGGCTCCTCCTTGTCGGTGACCGCATTCGACCGGAGCCACAACGTCCCCTGCAGGCAGATCATTTTCAACCACGAGTAGCTGGCCATGACGATACCTCCCAGCACTGCATTCAGTTCGATGTTGCGGCGGGCCTTCATCAGGATGCTGCCGCCGGCCACCATGCGGATATCACCAGCGGCCTCCAGGTCGATGTGACGGGTCGCGCTGATCTGAATGTTGCCGTTGCTCATGGTGACCGCTCCGCCATAGCCGTCGTAGACCACGATCGATCCGTCGCGATGGATCGCGAAACAAGCGTAGGCATCATAGTAGAGAACCTTGTCGCCGGTGACGTCGTCCTGGTAGGTGGCACGGCCGTTGGCATCCTCGCGATCAGCTTCCCGGTTCCGCCAGTCCGGAGCCGGGGAATCTGCTTCCGCTGGCACGTGATACTCCTGGTCCAGCTGCAGCATGCGAGCGAACGCGTGATAGCGCCCCAGCCAACGGGAGTAACTGCGGATATGATAGGCGGCTTGATAGATATCCAGCGGATCGGCAGGCGTGAGCGCTTTCGGTAGCTCCAAGAACGACTTCGTGAGCGCGTCATACTCTCGGCCCTTCGTGATCTCAGGATCTTCGTGGTGTTGATAGCGGAAGGCCACGGGGATACGGCAGGTGCGCTCGATGCGGATGTCCGCTGTCGACTGGATAATGACTGACCCGTCGCTGTTGCGGTGCAGCCAGCTCTTACCGGCGCCAGACGCAGCCGAAGATGGACTTCCTAGAGACACGATTGTCTTCGCCGGATCGCTCACGAAACTGTGGATGAAGTCACCGGCGAACCCGATAAACTCGTGCAGGCGCTTCCGCCCCAACCCGAGAACTCGTCGGGCATCCAGATCTTCGCGGTCTACCTCGTCGCCGTTCATTTTAGCGAACGGCTCCTTCTCCTTCGCGATGCCCAGCACCTCGTGACGATACATCGACCAGCTGCGCTCCATCGTGGGCCGGCCGTGGTCGAATATGAGATCCTCGCCGAGCCCGCTGATGTGGCGATACTGAGCGGAGATGACGCGCACCATGTCATTGATCAGGTGGCACTCCACGGCCGCGCGGTCGCTGGCCTTCATACGGATCAGCGTGGTCAGGAACTCCAGCGCGATACCGAACATGTTGTTGAGTTCAACTTCGCCCTCCAAGAGATCCTCGGCGTGGTCGGAGAAGTTGTCCAGGGTCACGCCCTGTTCCTTGTCCATCGCAGGTCCCCACAGAATTGAACGCGTCTGCGCGTTCAACCAGTCGGTGTTGTTCTCTGGAATCACAGCGTAGATGAACGAAGGAGTTCCGTAAGCGATTTTGACCTTGGTGTATTGCGGCAAGCTGCAGCGAATCTTCAGTCCGTATAACCCACCCAGCACTGGCACGGCCAGGCGCACACCATGCACCTCCTGCTTTGGATCCTCAGTGGTCACCGAATAGGTGCCATCTCCTTGCCGAGCCTGAACCTGGGCGGTGTAGGTCGCGCCAGGCACCAGACGCTCTGCATTGTGTGCCCCAGTGGCAGACGCGTTGCGCGACTTCTTTACGTCCGGGAATCCATCGCCTGGTTTGCGGGTGCTCTCTGCCATAGGCCGACTTTAATCGGCTGCGGCGTCTTTATCAAGAGCGCAAAAAGTCCGCAGCGTGACGTATCCCGCTGCGGACCTCTTCGTCCCCCTGCTGTCCCTAGCTTGAGGAAGAAATTAAGCGGCGCGCATGCCAGCCGTGCGGATCTGTGCGCCCTGAGTGATCGTCTGGCGACCAGTCTGGATGTTCGCGTTGAGCGATTCCACGATGGCACCGGAGAAGAACAGAGAGCCCTGACCGCCGAAGTCGCACTTACCACCTTCGACACTGATGGAAGCAGTGTCGATACGGCCGCAAGGCGATTTCCAGTCGGTGAAGAATCCTTCCGATCCCACAAGCGAGCCGATGGTGATGGAACCCTGAGGGCGCCCAGGCAGCCAGTAGATCTGCGTGGAGCCCACCTGGGTGACCTCCTCGATCTGCTGGCGATATTGCACATCCACGGACTGGACAAGGGAGTTGCGTCCCCCGCCGGCCTTCACGGATACCCGGGCAAAGTCAGCGGAAGCAATTTGCCCGCTGGTTTTGATGTTGTTGTCGTAGCTGAAGACGTCTTTCATGGTGATCGATAGTTAGAAGTTGCTGAAGGATTGTAGCATTAGTTGTCCTCACTGGCGAGCAATTCCGCAACCTCCACGTCGATGTAGTGGTTGAGGCCGTTGAGCGGAAGCGGGACGCGGAGCTTGACGTAAGTCATCAGCGTGTCGGCGAGGTCGCCGTCTTGGCGGACAGTGACTTCTCCTTCGTTGCCCTTCTCGTCGAAGAAGGCGAGAACAGCGGGTCCGACATCGCGGTTGACCAGCTCGACCTGTGTGAAGTCGGTGGCCAAGGCCTTGAGCTTGTCGTCGATCTCGGCGATGGTGTCGGGCGTCGCGTTGCGGCGGCCGATGTAGGAGCGGAACGAGTCCTTCACGGCGTAGGAGAACTCATCGACGATGACGCCGACGTTGTCCTCGTATGCCAGGGCTCCTTCGTCGGTGCCAGTGGTGAGCTGGTGACGGATGAAGACGTCACCGCCCTCCGACTCCTGCACGATGATGAAGGTGCCGGCAGCTGCGACCGCGTCCAGATCCTCCGGATCGTAGGCGGTATACATCGACGGCGCAGATTGCACGGACTTCAGCTCGGTCATCGTGAGGCCTTGCTGCGGGAGAAGCGCACAACGGAGGCCGGCGATTTCGGCGGCCACAAACTTCATCGGGAGGACCTTCGACACACCACCTTCGGTAATCGTCGGATCATCGCACCAGACGTTGACCGCCCGGCGCGAGCCGAGGGCGACGCTACGGTCGCTGACGAACAGAGCGGCGTTGGCCGGGGTGTCCGAGCGGGTCAGGATGAGATTCGAACCGGTAGCCGTCAGCACGTTCGGTGCGTTGGTCAGCACTTCGAAGTCCGACAACCGCTCGAGGATCGTGTAGGTCTGACCGATGGACTGCACCGTGATGGTGGACCCAACGTCGGCGTTGGTGAATTTTGAAGTGCTCCGGAAGCCGGCCGCCAGCGTGACGATCGAGGACGCCAGGTCACCGGTGCGGTAACCACCGCCTGGAAGGACACCCCAGTAGACGTAGGCACCTGGGGAATCGGTCCCGAAGTAGGCACGGCGGAAGTTCTTGTTGAACTTATTCGACATGGTGTTGCAGTGATCCCGGATCAGGGTCATCACGTCGAAGTTGTCGGTCAGGCCGACCAAAGCGTAAATACGGTCGGTCGTTTGAATCTTGCGGAGCGCCACGCGGAAGTCCTCCACGGTGTCGCCACCGGTGCGGAGAGCATAGACCACGCGGTTCTGGTTACCGCGGAACGCTTCGAGAGCGCCACGGCCGAGCCAGTTCTCCGTGCTCGTCTCGCCGACGTCGTCCGGAAGATCGACCTCGCGATTGATCTCGATGACGCCTTCATTGGCGATCGGTTTGACCAGCGCCTTGAAGGTGAGGTAGACGGATCCGAATACGGTAGCAAACGGGCTGAAGGCTGCGCTGGTGCGTCCGGCCGCAGTGCTCGACAGACCGATACCGGTTGCGTATGCCCAGGTCGTTGCGCCGGCTACGATGATTGGATCGATGCCGGGGGTGTGGGTGTCATTCAACGCGCCGCTGAAGACCTGGTGGATCGCGGTAGAAGTGAGGGTGATCACGCCGCCGCCTGCGACAGAAGCCGCGACGCTGACGGTAGGCACCGCAGGGCCGTCCAGCACCAAGCCGGTGAATTCCGTGCCTGAGATCTTGGCGGCGACCACGTCCACATACCAGATGAAGCCTTTGCAGACGCCGGCCGCTGAGCCGGCAGGGTTGATGGTCAGGCCGGAAGTGCCTAGAGCCAGCGCGCCAGAAGCGACAACGCCGGTGTAAGTGACCTCGGGGTCGACGCCGGTGACGTCATAGACTTTGATGTCGTATTCGGTGCTGCCCGTGGTGGCCACAACCTCGATGGCGTAGCGACGATCGACAGTCGGCGTGTAAGTGCCGGCGACGGGGATGAAACCGGTGATGGCCGGAGTGAAGATGGGCTGCAGCATCAAGCGGCAGCGCTCGCCTGGTAACATGTTACCAGTCCGAGAGATGGTCACTGCGGCCGTTGCGCTGTAGCCAAGCGTGGTGAGCGAGATGGTGAAGTTAGGGGCGGTACCGCTGGATGCGATGTCTTGCGTCAAGCCAGTAACGAGCGACGTGACGGTGAAGACAGCGCCGACTGGTCCGCCGCCGGTCTTGCAGACGATTTCCAGCTGGTCAGTAAGCTTGTAGGCCGTGCCGACGAGAAGGATCTTACCAGCGGCGCGAATGAGGTCGATATCGCCCGCAGCTAGAACTGGGGCCGCACCCGCGCTGATACCGGCAGTGGTGGCAGAAGTAACCGGAGTGGCGAGGCTGAAGCTGGCGACGGTAGTGGGGTTCAGCGGCGACACCGCATTCGTCGCGTTGCCTGCAACGCTGGCTGCGGTCACTTTGCCGGCGAGGCCGACCACCTTGCGGCGGGTAGTTCCGTTCGCCGCTGGTAGAGTGGCGCTCCAGCCAAGCGCCACAGAGTCACCGACACGCACAGCCCGACCATCCAACCCAGAGTTGAGCACACCCACGCCCGCCAGGTTGTTCGCAGCGATGCGAATCGTGCGGGAGGTGGGATCGAGCGGATCCAGAGTCATGACACCAGAGCCGAGAGAAGCGACGAGAGCTTCAAGCTGATCGCCGTAGAGCACCGCACCTGCCGTCTGAGGAGTCACCCGATTCAGATCCAGTGCAACACCGTTTTCGTCGGTGTAGAGAGCGCCGGTAAGGCCGGTGTTAGAGAATGCCCGATAAGCCCCGGTCAGGTCGCGACCATCGTTCAGATACAGGTCGTATTGGGGCCCGATGACCACTGGGTTGCGTCGCGAAGTAGCGCGCACAGCGGTCTGTTGAAGGATCTGCGTGATGGTGTCTTGCGGACGAACGTATGGAGTGATCATGACAGTCTTTGTTTATTTCTCAGTGGCTAGGTATTGTGAAATCATTCGAACTCGGTGTGACTCTAAGTTCCGGGTGACAGCCATAGTGTAGCTGATTCGGACGGGGATGGCAACAGTGTATTGATTCGTCGGCGCGGGTTTCTTTTCGACGGGTTTCCGCATGCCCAGCACCTCAAAGCCCGTGGCACGACCGTTCTTGGCCATTACCGGCCCCATGGCCAGCAGCACCCGGGCGGTCAGTTCGGCGAGGTCATAGGCGTCGGTCGGCTTCTTCGCAACGTGGAAGATTTCATAGTCCGCCACCGCTTCCTTGGAGTTGTCGGTGCCGGCCAAGTCCTGCGAGTTGCCGGCGAAGTTGCCGATCGCGACCTTCTGGAAATTGGATTCCGCAAACCCCACGAACACCCCGGGGTAGTTGTCTGGCTTGCGATCGTCAGGGTTGTGCGTGAACTCCACCGCCATCTTGCTCTGCTTCTCGTCTGGGTGCCAGATGAAGCAGTTCAGCTGGTCGAACCCCATGTAGTTGTCCGCCGACGAGTAGTGGCCGCGTAGGAACAGCAGCAGCATGCGCCGGAACGAGTCCGCGGTGGGCGGGCCGGCCAGGCAATGAAGCAGCTCTTCCGTGGTCTCCACTTCGTGAGCCAGAAAGTCCTTCAGTAGTTCGTCCCGTCGATCGTTCATGGCGTGAGAGTGCTGGGCGTCCAGTAAGGGATGCGCCGATACTGCTTGGTGTCGATGACGGGCAGCTCGAACTGGTAGCGTTCGTCGGACTGGTTGAGATGCTCCAGCGTCACGTTGTAGGCAACGGGCATGACGCCCCGGAGGCGATACGGCTTGATCTCCTCGCCGATTAGGTAGCGCGTGTCGGTGGTGGGATCCACGATCATGTGACCGCGGGCCGGCCGTGGAAACGCCATGAGCCGCGCAGCCGTTTTGAGCATGTCCTCCGGTGAAAACTTGTCTGGGTCATCCTTGAGTCCCTCGCTGTGCGCCGTGATGCGCATCCAGGTAAGAATCGGCGTGTAGAAGCCGCCCTTGAAGCGCAGGCCGTAGGATCGATCAGCTGGATTCAGTATGGCACATTCACCGCCGCCTTGCTTGCCGGTGTCGGGGTCGACAGTCGTAGCTGGGTCACCGTGCTCCCGGGGTATGCAGTGCCAGACGGGGAAGCCATTGGTCACGCGCATCTGGGTGAACTCCTGGTGGATGATGGAGCGCAGGATGCCATACTCCGCGCGGGTGATGTCGCCCATGATCTGGAACGGCTCGGACATGAAGTCCGTGCTGTTGGCGATCAGCAGCAAACGGTAGAACCCGTCGGCCGATCCCTTGTTCATGAACAACCTCGGGTCCTGGTAGAAGCCCAGCGACGAAGCCACAGGCGTATTCGGATTCAGCTCCTCCCACGATCCCTTCGTGCCGGTCGGGGAGAACGCCAAGTAGACGTTGCCAGCCGGCGTGCCGTTCTCAAGCTCCCACGTCACCGCGGCTTCTCGGTCGCCGTGCTTGGGGTAGATTCGGACATTGCGGAATACGCTCATTATGGTGCTGCACCCTGCGTGCCGCGGATGGTGTTGATCGAGTGGTCGATGAAGTTGAATGGCTGCTGTTGCTGCGGCATCTGCTGCGGCATCATCGGCTGTTGCTGGGGTTGCTGCGGCATGCCTTCGCCGGTATACATACCCATCCCCGTTGCGCCCAGGCCGCCGACCAAGCTTCCAGTGCCAATACCCTTGGTCATACCAGCCGACAGCTTACCGCCAGTCTGCATAGACTTGACGAAACCTGGGGTCATTTTCGCGGCACCACGAGAGATACCGCCTACGATGCCTTTGGCTGCAGATCCGGCGCCGGGCAAGAAGGACGCCGCGCCCCAGGCGACGTTGCCGAGCCCGGACCAGATGTTCCCGTCCTTGAAATCGTTGAACGCCTTGTAGCCGTAGTATGGGACGCCGGTGAACGGGTTGGATCCGGCTGCGATATCCAGCGCCAGGCCGCCGGTGTCTTTCCAGCCCCAACCGCCTTCATCAGGCGCGGCCGGCGCTTGCCCAGGGTCTGGCATCGGTTGCGGAACTCGCCCCGGCATGTATTGCGGAGCGAACGGGAAGGGCTGCGTTCCGGCCCTCTTCAGCATCATTGGTTCCAGTCGTGCGAACGGTGTCATCCTATTACCCCCCATGCATCATCAAGGTTAGCAGATACCTTCAAATTGGTGGCGGCCTCGACGAACTCCTGCTCCAACTTGTCGCGCAGGCGCTCCAGGTTCTTCAGCAGTGATCCCTGCACGTTGGCTGTCACACCGCCGGCCGAGTAGTCGTAGTCGTTCATGCTGACGTTGCGGTGCCAGCGGCGGCACAGCGCCCAAGCGACGCCGTCGAAGAACACCGACGTGTTGCTCGGCATCGCATCCCACGAGATGTTGATACCGATCGGTCTGATCCCGTTGAATTTGCGCATGCATGCCTTCATGGCCCACTCGATGTCCGGGTCAGTGAACGCTAGGTCGGTCAGGACCAAATGGTCTTCAGCTTGGCGATCAAGCATGTCCTCGCGGACATCAGCAATGGTGATGACGTCGGACATGGCTGATTAGTAGGCGGGGAAGAAATCCGTGGTGAGCTGTTCCTGGGTGCGCTGAGGCGCGGAACGCCCGGTGGCACCGCCGCGTACGAGCTTGGCCCGATCCGCAGCCAGACGCTCTTGCATCCTGGCGCGCGCCGAGTTGTCCTGCAGACCGCCGATCTGACGGTCGAAGTGGCGTTGTGAGATGCTGGAGTCGAACAGATCGCCACCGCGGGCCTGCATCAGCCAACGCTTCGGCGCGGCCCACCAAGCGGTGCGCTGATTCTCAAGATCCGCAGTGCGGTTGGCGATCCGGGACATGAGGTCGCGGCTCGAATCCTGGTTCATGTCCAGTTGCTCGGTGTAGTCCGAGCGGGCACCGCCGAGGCTGCCACGGCGGCGCTCCAGTTGTTGAAGTTCCTGATAGGCGTTACTACCGCCGCGACCTTCCTCGATCTCTTTCTGCAGCTCAGCGATACGGCCAGCGCTAGAGTCATATTCCTTGTTGGTGGAGAAGATACCAGGCTCGTGTTCCTTGAGGCGGTTCTCATACATGGCGTCGTATTGCGCCTTGCTGTAGCCGCCTGGTGGGAGGAATGGATCATTGCTATTGGCACCCAGACCGTTGTCCTGGTTGAGCCACTTCGTCAGGCCGTAAGTGCCGGCCCCGACGCCGGCCATGCCCGCCATACCGACGGTGAACGGATAGCGCTCCAAGAGCGAGGCTTTCTGTGGGCCAAAGGTGCGCCCCACGCCTTTAGCTACGCCTTTTCCCGCTCCGAAGAGCGACTGAGCGATACCAGCAGGAGCATCCCACAGCAGCGCCTTACCAGCGCGGCCGAGCCCCTTCAGCAAAGCTGCCTTCTCCATCTCGGAGCGGGCGGAACGGACACGCAGCGCGGGGCATAGCTGACCCGGGAACATTGATGCCTGTTTCAGATAACCTTCTGCGAACGCTGGGCGTCGACGAAGCTCTACGTCGACAGACTCCTTCTGCAGGAGTTCAGCGGCGGCTTCCTTGCTCAGGCCTGCGTCGAAGCAGGTGGTTAGGAATGCGGTTACAAACTGTTGAGTCATCGGCTCGCTCATGGTTCGTATGCTACAATGAAAACCCGCGGCTGGCAACGCGAAAGGCGTCGGACCGTGAAGTCGACGCCTTTCGTGGAGCATTGGATAAGCACCAGCTTGCACTGGCCGGACTGGGAAGGTGTTCCTCGCCCTCCTGGACCGCTTGCGGCGAACCCCGCAGCAAGATACGGAGACGCCGCGGATCGGCAACAAAAAAGCGCCGGTGGTTTCCCACCGGCGCCAGAAGGCCTTGTTAAGGGCTAGAAGGATCAGGCGCCAGTGACGCTGGACATGGTGTAGTTCAGCTTCTGCAGACCGAGGGGGTTGCCGATCGTGAGACCGACTTGCTCCTGGGCACGCATACGGATGATGTCATACTCCTTCTTGATCGTCACAGTGATGTCCTCAAGCATCAGCGCGTTTCCGAGGAACTCACGCGGAGCGAATTGGTACATCACACCGTTGGCGACGAGGTTGTTCTTGATGGTGCTGATGAACGGGATACCGAACATCTCGAACGTCTCAAGAGCTTTGAGGCCCTTGCGAGCCACCTCTTGGGACAGATCACCACCCATCTCGTTACGATCCCAGCCGAGGAACTCGTTGGCAGTCCGTTGGTTCACGAGGAACACACCGACTGGCAGCTGACGCTCGATGAGGTAGCTAACGGCACGCTTCAGGTTGGCGCGACTAAAGGTAGCAGTACCCATAGTCACGTTCTGAGCGCCGGTGCCCCCGGCGACGATCGCAGCTTCAACAGTGCCGTAGGCGACTGGTGAACCCACGAGGCGGTCGACCTCCGCGAGGAACGCGGTATCTTCTGCGGTGTGGATGTCACGCAACATGTTGTCGTTGACGATCTGGCGGATGTCCGTCTTGTAAGTACGGAGATGGTTGACGTTCTTCGTCGCTTCCTCGGTCGTAATCACCGAAATGAGAACCACGTATTTCTCCGCGCGATACGCGAAGGTGTTCGGGGTGTCATTGTAGGGGATGATACGGGCCGGCGGCGAGTCAGGCTCGAGTTCGAACCACACACCGGGGAGCTCAGAATCACCGAAGTAATCGAGTTCCTCGTTGGTGATCATATCGAACGACATGATCGCACGCTGAAAGCCTTCTTCCCGGATTTGAGTCCGAGTAGCTTTCGAGGTGGCGGCAGAAGCGCGCTTCACGACGCCGTCCTCGGAATCGAGGATATCGTCGATGAGTTGCTTCTTGATGAGCAGGTCTTTTGCGTTTTGGTCAGACATAACTGGTTCTTTCTTGGTTATTGGTTAGGAGCTCAGGTTATGCCTTGCGCTGACCGCTACGGGAGGTTTTGAACTGGAGAACTTCAGCGTCAGCAGCGTTAGCTGTTGGCGGCGTTTTCCCAACATACGGGATCTGACCGTTAGCGCCGCTTCCGACACGAGTCACATATCCGAGGATGTTGGCGTTCGTTACCGTCGCGAGAGTCACTTGGCCATCAGCTCCGCAGGTAAGCGGGGAGTTGAAGACGTATGACCCAGACTTGACAAAGTAGCCAGTTTGGACTTCGTAATCGTCGGAGCAATCAAGCCCAACGAGTCCGCCGCTTGCCTGGACGTCGTGCGAATCCTGGTCATGGAGGGCGAGGAAGTAAGAGATGACCTCGTTAGCGCCAGTAGCGCCAATGGAGTCTGCGGCCTGTGCCTTCAGCCATCCCTGTTGGGATGCCTTTCCGTTTACAGTGCCAGTGCCTCTTACAATCACCATCCCTGACTGGATCGCTTGACCGTCGATAGGTGCAGCGAGTAACGACAACTTGCCGGGCTCGGTGGGGTTGAATCCACGGAGGACCTGCATTGGAACGCGAGCGCGAGCGATTCGACGATTCAGTGCGTATTGCATATTGTTGTTATTTCAGGTGTGTGTATGTTCGGATCCGGCATTTCAGCTTAGTCCCGCTTCTTGGCAACACCGTTCCCAAAGGTCGGTCTTGTTTTCAGCGGGACGGGCATCCATCCGGTTGGTGGCTGACTTATCGACTAGGTCCCCATCGCTGCCGAAATCGACATCGAGCGGAAACACAGCCCTGGAGGCCAGCTTCTCCAGAAACCCGAGCAGACCAGCAGGGCCGGCCGACTCGAGAGATTTTGCGAGGCTATCCCGGGAGTAGTCTCGGAATGCGCCAGTTTTCATGAGCTCAGCAGCAGCGGACTGGTAGCGCTCCGCGGCGACCTTCACCAGTGTGACTGGCTCGGCGTCTCGGCTTTGCGCCAACTCCGCGGACTTGACAGCGGAGTCCGCGAGATCGATGGCATCATCGATCACACCGAGCATTGCGCTGAAGGCTGCTTTGTTCATGCGTTGTGTGGTAAAAAATAGGGTGGGGTGGATCAGGCTCCGGCGGCTGCCATGGCTGCTTCTTCGGGCGGCGCGCCGCCACCTTCAGGAGGCATGCCTCCTTCGGCTCCGGCTCCGCCAGCGGCTCCGATTGCGGTCTTGATGTCTTCCTCGGTGATTTGACCGGAGGCGAGCATCTCTTCAAGCAGCGCCATGATCTCTTCTTCGCCGAGTTGCTCACCGCCCATCGGGAGAGCTTCGTCCATCGGAGGAGCACCTTCTTCGCCGCCAGCTTCGTCAGCGGCAGCCATGAGGGAGGCATCGTCCATGCCTTGAGCGAACGCAGCCTTGAGCAGCGGGTGCTCGTAGCCGGCGAGCTTCTCCTGGATGACGGAAGCCTGCTTGAGGATCGAGTCCGCATCGTCTTCGGTCACGCCAGCTTGCAGGAGCGAGTTGTGAATGGTCACGGCCTTGTTGCCGAGATCGTTGAAAGCGGCTTGTTTGACATGCTCGCTCTCGTCGTAGACCTGTGAAGCCTGAATGGCCTCCATGATCTGATTGCGTGCAGCTTCTTCGCCGGCTTGCTTCTCCAGCATGTCGTGCGCGAAACGCACACCTTCGTCGGAGGAGAGAATGGCTCGAGCAATCTTGCACAGCGTATCACTGCTCAGTTGAATGTTGGGAGCGGAAGCCGCAGCCTGGTTGTTACCAGCCGTCTTCACTGCGGGAGCGGCGGACGACTGAGAGGCGGGCGCGAACTTCTCGGCCAGCGCAGGGTTGGCGTTGATCAGCGCAGCGCGAATGCTGGCAGCCCGCTTGGAAATGGTTGCACCCTTCACGACGGAACCGTCGGTGGGTTGATTGACTTCGAGTTCCGCTTGTCCCGGATCGGCGGGGACGCTCCCCTTGGAGGCAGTGATGCCGCCTTGACCGTCGGCCACCGTCATACGCTCACCGCCGCTGGCGTTCGCGCTGGAGGTTTGGACTGCGGTCCCATCCTTGGGCTGGCGAACTTCAAGCTCGGACTGGCCGACATCTTTTGGAACGGTTCCCTTGGAGGTTGTGATACCACCCTGACCATCAGCGACAGTCAAGCGGTCTGGTGCGCCTTCGCCGGCGGCTGCTTTTTCGGATGCGAGCTTTTCCGCGTATTGGCGAATCGCCGCAGCCACTTTGTGTTGTTGTTCGGCCATGGTATTGGTGTGGTTGATGTGAGACTTGTTTTGAGGCGTTCGCCAGGTCCGATCGAATTATGCACCGAAATCGAACCGATGGCAACATTTTATCGTAGGGATACTGAAAGACTGGCGGCCAGGCCGCGGAACAATGTGTTGGCGGAGATACCGGGTAAATCCTTGATCTGGTGAGCAGCCTTGACGACGTAGTGTCCGTATGCGGCGATCAGACCGCTGTAGTAGGCGTCGACCTCGGTTAGTTTACCCGAGCGGCGCAGGCCGGCGGTCTTCATGATGGTCACGCTTAGCGCACGGTTGGATGCATCCTCAGGTTTCATACCGCATTCGTCACCGACCTCTTGCATGAGGCGATCGATGTTGTCCTTGCCTGGCGAGAACGAGCAGCCGACTTCATCGGGTGACACCGAATCAGCGACTTCCTCGCCGCATGCGGAGCCGCCGTCGCGAGCCATATCAGAGAGTAGCGATGGCATTTTCTCATCCATCGCATCGCATAGCGCGGCGTCCTTCTGCAGCTCCTCGATCGAGCGGTTAGTGACCATCGACGCGAACGTCATGAAGTTGATAATCATCGCCTTCTTGGCAAGCTCACCGCCGACGTTGCGGAAGTCGGGGCCGGCCAGCGTTTCGATCTGCTCGCGGGTAAGATCGCGCGGGGCCATCTTATAGAGCGTGGTGAGCGTATTGGCATCGGCGTTCCGAACAAACTCCTCGGCGGCGGCCAGCTTGTCGAGCGTGAGATCTTCCCACGCGTCGAATGGCACAGCACGCGATACGCCGAACTGATGCTCGGCCCACTGCGCGCCGGTGATGATGGTGCTGGAGGACGCGGCCTTGGCCATGTCGCCCGGACTGAAAGTGTAACCCAGGTATGTGGCGATCCGATCCGCGCGGCGCTTCACCTCGCTGATGTCGAAAAACTTCACACCTTCTTCGTTCCTGGCATAGGCATACTTTTCAAACCCAGGCACGAACTGCAGCATGTTGTTGCGAAGGTGGCTGCAATACTCGGTGGTGCGCTTGCTCTTCTTGCGGCAGCACGAGCATTCGTCATGCGGCAGGCGCATTGACATGGACCACGACAGCTCTTCGCCGGCCTTGGCCTTTTTATACATGTCGGGCGCCTTGTCCTTGTCGACCCATACGATGAGCTCTCCTCGGTGCATGCGCGGGTTGTAGCGAGCCAGCTTGACGTCGCCACAGCGCTTGCGGGGATCTTTGTTGTTGTGCTCACGGAACACGTTCCCAAACTTCTCGAAGGTGGGGTGGTATTCTTGCAGCGAACGGCGCGAGGCAGAGTCACCGTTGCGATTGGCACCGTAGTCTTCCTCGGACCCCATGGAAATGAGATGCACGCCGAAGTGGGTGTCGGGCGGCATGTGGTTCTGCAGGTCCAACTTCGAGATGACATCCGACGCAGACTTGGTGAATGAGCCACGCCCATAGGGGCGTTCGAAGAATGTGAACGCGTGACCGTCTGCTGCTGCCAGCAGCTGGTCGTGGTCGTCAGTGGCAAATGATTTTTCCATAGGTCAGGAAGCAGAAGATGGTGATGAATCACTGGTAACGAGAGCGCCGATCAGCGCCGGGAGGCTCGCGGCTGTAAGCGCAAGCGCGCCACGACCGGCGCGGCGAGGCCACGATTGACCAAAGGTGCTCAAAGGTCCGCGGCGCGCAGCCGAGGATAGTGCGCCCTTTACGTTGGCGGCGTCGATGCCAGGAATTTTCTCAAGCAGGTTGCCTATACCATTCCCACCTGGAGTGATGTGCGAGGACGGCACTCCAGCAGCCCGACGCAAGCGTTCGAGGGTCTCAACCTTTTTCGGGTCGGCGATACCTTCCAGGGTCGACGCGATTTCGCCTGGCGTCGAGGTGCGCATCCACGCGCTGTCATGCTTACCTGGGAGATCCTTACTGAAACGCTTCATGGCGTCGCTGGTGTCCCCGGCCCCAATGGTAGAGTTGTTGTGGGTCAGCGCCAGTGCTCCAGCGCCAGCACCAGCGGCTGTGAGAGGAGAGAACGCAATGTTCTTCGTGGCGGTGGCCATCGGTCCTTCATCTCCGGGTGTGCCGGTGAGGGCCTTCGAGCTGTCCGATAGGTTTCCGACTGTTTTCTCCACCCCCTTGTCGAGGAGCGCGTGCGCGCCGCCAGCGAGTCCACCGGTGATGAGAGCGTTGCGAAGTATGCGCGCCAGGTAGCCAAGACGACCTTCGCCGCTATCCTTGCGACGGCGGCCGGTCATGGCACCGCCGGCCAAAGCTCCGACGCCGCCCGACATCAGGTAGGGCACGATGCTTTTGAAGTCGTCCGACTGAAGGTAGTTGGTGGCCTGCTCTTTGAGCGCCGCGGATTTTTGGTGGGAGATCATACTTTGGCGATCGGTAGAGGAGTGGTTCCGCCCACTGCATAGCGGCGGCGTTCGTTTTCGCTGAAGGTCTTGTCGGCCTCCTCAGAATTGCGGCGAATCTCGGTGAGGAGCTTCTGGGAATCCAGAGTGAGGCCCTCGTAGCTGACAGCCTCCCGCAGGACGAGCCGCAGGGCCGCCATGTCACCGGCGAGCTGCGGGTTGCGGGCCACGACGGAATTGTAGACCTCAAGCACTTCCTTGGGATCGGCCTCGCGCAGCACGGGATCCGTGCCGATCAGACGGCGCACGTTCATCGCGCGGCGAATGTCCTCGACGGACAGGTCGGAAGACATCTGCGCTTTGTTCGTGCGCTCCTTACCGACGATAGCGCCGAGGGTTTCATCAGCCTTGCGAGCCGCGCCCTGGATGGCGTCGCGACCGGCAGTCAGAGGAGCGGCAAACATGGCGAGGATCTCATCGCGGGTGATGGATGCGGCATCGGATTTCTTACCTTCGTCACCACCGCTGGTTTTAGTGTCCTTGGTAGTTTCCCTGTCAAGGGGAAGGTCGTTGGTAGGAGCCTTCCCGCCGGGCTGGGGCTTCTCGGGTGTCCCGGATACCACACCCTCGGCTTTGCCGAGTTGCTCGTCCTCAGTGGGAGCGTCCTCGTCGTTGTCCTTCTTCACGATGTCCGGGGGAGCAGCGGGTTGTGCGCCGCCGAACATTGCGGCCATGATATCGGGTGACAGCGTGGCGGTCGTGCCATTCACCGCGGTAGGCGTGGCTGATGGTTCCACGTGTGCCCGATCATCTGGCGAAGCGCCAGCGCCGCGGACTTCTTCGATGGTCTTCGCAGCCATCTTGATAATCTCCAGCGTGCTGGCTGCCTTGGCCAGGTCAGCCATCTTCTGGCCGTTCTGGTGGCCGATGTCGTAGGCATACGCCTGCACCGGCTGATTGTAGTCGAAGCGCACGAGCTTCGTGCGGTGAGGTGCGGCAAATTTTTCCATGAAGTCGCCGGCCGCTTTCACGATGCTGGCGGGCTGATACTGCAGCGCTTCCTCTTCGAACTCGGAGATGTCGCGGCGGAAGTGTTCAGCACCGACGCGAGGCGCGGCCGAGAACAGCTCACCGGCGAGCTTGGACATTTCGTCCTGGAGGTCGAGCTCGACCTCCAGTAGCGCGGCAGCTGCTTGCTCGTGGCTCACCGCCTGTTTGAGCAGCTGATTGACCGTGTCGGGCGTCCCGGTGGCCTGGGCGGCAGCCTTCCGCAGTCCCATGTCACGCTTCAGGGCGAGGTTGAGATCCACGGTGCGCGGGTCGTGCGAGGAAAACGAATGCGGGCCGGCGGCGACCTTCTCCTGGTCGAGCCCCGTGGCGTAGCCGACGACGAGCGTAGGCACGTCCAGCAGCGGCACGGTGGCGCCGCGCTCATCAGGTTGGGCGTGATCGATATGACTGACCGTGCGCAGGGTGTTATAAACCTGGGCCAGCTTCTCAAGCTGCGCAGCCGGAAGGTCTTCGCGAGTAGCATACTCGGTCAGGACAGCAGCCGCGCCACGCTTTTCAATCTCGGGCACGAGACTAACCACAGTCCGAACAGCAGAATCATGTGTCATGGCGGGATAATACTCACTTTCGGTGGTTCTGTCCACCCCATAAGAAAAAGTTGAATCAAACGTCGACGAAGCCGCTGTCGACCTTCAGCTGCTCCAAAACCATCTCCTTGTTGGCTGCCAGGGCGCGCTGGAAGGCATCGTTATACATGGGCACGATACCGGTCAGCGTAGGCTCTTCCTGATTGCTGCCGCTTTGACGGGCTGCGGCCAGCAACGTGGACGCCCGGCTCAGGCCGACGGTGCGCTGGTTGAGAAGATTGGTGTGAGCCAAGATCAACCCGTTACCCATCAGGAACCGGGTCAGCTCGGCTTCGCGATCCTCGCTGGCGGCCAGCTTGCGCAGGAACGAATGATCGTGCAGACCGGTCAGGTAGGCAGTCAGGTTCATGTCGCGGTGGTTGTAGGCGACGCGTTTGATGAGGTCCTCGTGGGTCGAGTTCTTTAGGTAGTTCTCGTCGAACTCCACCAGGCGAGTGTTTGGGTAGACCTCCTGGGCCAGGTAGAGCGCATCGGCGCGGCGGTCGATGACGTTGAAGAACAGGATCTCGAAAGCGTCCAGCGTGGCCACCGGCACACCGGTGTTGCGAGAGACTTCCTGCAGGTGCGACTCCGCCGTGCAGCCCGGACTGAATGACAGCAGCAGAGCTTTGAGGTGCTGCCTCAGGTTCGGCGTGCCGTTCACGAACTGAGCCAGGTGATAGGCGACCACGACGTGCTCGTCGTAGTTCGCCCACGGATCAAGGCAAAGCATGTAGGCCTTGTGCACCCAGGAGTCACGCCCGCTCAGGAAGGCCGGGAACGGCAGCTGGCGGTTGGCATACTGGCGCGCAATATACCAGCCAAAATTGGTCTGGATATACTTCGCCAGGAAGCGGTCCCGCATAGCGTCGTGCAGCGGCGAGAATCGCTTCTGTTGCTGCATCAGGCCGGCGCGCACCGAGGGTAAGGTGGACGCTGGGTCCACCGCTGCAAGCAGGTCGATCGTATAGGCATTCATGGGTCAGTTCTCCTGGGCCGCATACTGATCCGGATCGAAACGCTGCAGCATGCGCAGCAGGTTGTCTCCGGATCTGGTGGCGAGATCGGCCAGCTCCTGCTCGAATGCCACGAGGTCATCCTTGCCGTAGAGTTCTTCGAAGTCCGCCGGGCGGTAGCGCAGAAGGAACAGGATTCGGAAGAGGCGGTCAACACCTGCTTCGAGGTCCGGGATATACTGCTTGATCTGCTCGATGATGCTGTAGTTGTTCGTCGACATCTGACCCACGCATCCGTGGTCGAAGATGTGCGGCAGGTCGTAGGCGTCGGACATCTGCGCCAGCTCCTCTGGAGACTGGTTCATGATGGCGTCCATCGGGATCAGCGCGTCGGCAGTCTTGCGGTTCTCGGAACGAGGTCCCTTGTAGACATCGCCGTAGCGCTGCTGTTGGCGCGGACGCTCAGGAGTGTGGGTCGACAGCGTCTGAATCTGCGGCGCGTCCATCTGCACCTGCAGCTCGGGGTCGTAGGATTGGATCCACTGCTGCATACCCTCAGGCCGGGTGATGTAGGCCTTCTTACTGAGGGTGTCGTAGATGCGATAGGACACGTCGCGATCGATGGCCTTGTCGAGGATCTCGCCGGCTTTGTCGGTGCTGATAGAGAAGTCCTCGGCGAGGGCCAAGTGCGTTTCGAGCCAGCCGAGATTGCGGGCAGCCTTGAGAAGCGTTCCGTTTTCGCGGTGCTCGACATCGAACGAAACGCCATTCGACTTCACGGTCACGTCGTGGGCCGTAGTCAAGCCACCGGCGGTGCGGAACCATTGGTCGATAGTGCGGGACGTCATAAGGACCTTGTTGCAGGTCGGCTTGACGCTACGGATTTCGCCGCTATCCCCGTTTTCGACATCGCACTCGACCTCTAGGAAGAAGGTCTCGTCGCTGATGTAGTTCCCGGCCGTTTCGCCGCGACCTGGCGCATAGAGGAGCTGCTCAGTATCGCCGTAGCGCGTGGTGATCGAGATGACCGAACATTCGCCATCGTCCTCGGACTTGTCGACGCGGAACGGATCGGAGATCGTCAGACGCTCCGTGTTGAGCGCGACGTAGCACTTACCGCTGGCAAGCGACTCCGCGGTGACGGCCTTCGCGCTGGTGTCCTGGTCGATCATTTCGTCGCCGAAAATGTCCTGGTCGTAGTTGAGCTTGAGCAGCTGCTTGTCCTTCGGGAAGTAGACGTATTCAGGCTTGCAGAGGATGTCCGGATCCGCAGTAGGATACCCATTCTCGCGCAGCAAGGATGAATCCTGGCGAAGCAGCAACGCTTCCACCATCTCTCCGTCGCCCATGAGCACTTGCACCTTGCCCGGAGCGGAGAGCCCCTTGATGGTGCCGTCACCGACTTCCTCGATGACCGTGTTGATGGATTCCGCAGGGCGGCTGTCCACGAGGTCATAGCCCTTGTCGAAGACGCGCTCACGTGACGCGGCCGACTTGGCCAGCGTGGGCGAAGTGATGATCTGAATGGCGGGGCGCGGGCCGGAAGCTTCCTTGGCCATCCAACCGTCCACGGTCTGCAGCTCCTCCCGGGTATAGCGGGTGGCGAGGTAACGTGCTGCGGTTGGGCTGTTCTCGACGAACGCTGCGACCTTCTCGAGCGCCTCGGGGCCGTGCTCGTTGATGACCAGCGGCAGAAGTTTGCGGAGTGGAGTGTTGTCTGCGCAGTGCAGCATGATGTCCGCCCACAGGCTGCCGTCGGCGGCAGCCTTGCGGAACTCGGCGAGCATCGCGGTTCTCTCTTCGTCCTCGCTCGCATACTTGACGCGCTGCGGGTAAGCGAGGCGGTCCATGTAGGCGTCGGCCTGGCGGAAGCGGTTGCGGTCGATTGGCTCGCCGGCATTCTCGTGGACACCGCGCACCAAGTAGGCGCACCAGTCTTCCGTGAGCGGCACGAAGCGTTTGACGTCCGCGCGGTAGAGCATGTCAGCGGCCTTGATCTCGCCGTTGACGAAGAACACCGGGGCATACAGCAGTTGGCCGTTCACACGGAAGGCGTAGATACCGACCATCTTCGTGGCCTTCTCGTTGCGGTGAACGATCTCGAAGCCGAGGCGGAACGGATCTTGAAACAGGATCTTGGCCTTGTTGGCCACGACAGCGTAGCTCTGGTCCATGAAGGACTTCTGCACGGCGCCGTAATCAACGCCCTCTTGCGATGCGGCCTGCTTCCACTGGTAGTTAGGGTCGATGATTTCCACGCTCATGATGCTTGTATGGTAAACTGATTTTGTTTCTGAGTAAATCCTTCATTCACGCACGCTGCGCGATCAGCGTGGTGTCTAGGATCGGGTCGAGCCCCAGCAGTCTCTTCACGCCACCTTCAGCGGCACCGAGTCCCGCGCCAGCTAACGCGCCGCCGGCACCTCCCGCGAGCGCGCCTTGGCCGCCGGTCATACCACCTTCGTTCCCGGCCGCGCCGAGACCGCCCAGGATTGCGCCGAGCATGCCGCCCGACATGCCGCGCTTCAGCGAGAGTGCGATGTGCCTGTTGCGCAGCGCTTTCTCGTCGCGTTGACGACGGACATCGACTTCCCCTTCTTTCGGTTTGGGTGCTTCCTTGGGCTCCTTGGGTGCTTCTTCCTCTGCTGCCATCTTACCAAGTTCGCGCCCGCCCATGGCACCGCCGACACCACCAAGAAGTGTTGCCAGCAGCATGGCCTTGCCGGAATGATTTTTCAACTTGGGCAGATCCTGCATAGCAACCCCCGCGTGGAGGCCGGCAGCCCCACCGGCAGCACCGCCGAGCGTGCCCCCGACGTTAGCGCCTACGCCGCCCTTTTCGGAACCAAGCAATTCGGCTCCGGCATTGGCCGCCACACCGCCGCCAGCCGCTCCCCCATACATCAAGCTCAATAAAATAGCACCCAGCGCCGAATGTGGTGGTAGCTTTTTGAAAGCAGGCAGCCGCCCAACAGCCTGTGGCGCAGCCAACGCCCCGGCATACATACCGAGCGGTGCGGCTGCAGTAGCCCCCAGCGTTTCCTTGGCGGTTTCCTTGAGATCAGCGGCGGATTTGCCGATCGAACGCTGCGGCGGCATTTCTGCCATGGTCGGATACGGATGCGTGCGCTCGCCTTTGAGGAAACCGATTTCCTGCGGACTCTTGCCGGTGGAGGCCGCGTGCAACTTGGAACGTATGTCGGTCGGACCGAAAGGGCCGTAACGGGTGGGCGAACCTTTGGAAGGGCCGCCACCACCGAGGACAACATAGTTACCACCACCTTGACCCTCCACCGTCATCTTAGGACGCGTGGGGTCGTATTTCGGCGTCGGCCCGTTGACGCCACCGAGCGGAACGGCGTTACCTTGCTGCGACGGCAGTGAGCGCTGCGGTGGCATCTCGCTCATGGTAGGATACGGGTGCGTGCGCTCACCCTTGAGGAACCCAAGTTCCTGCGGACTCTTGGCTCCGGTGGGGGCCGCCTTCAATGCCCGACCAGTGCCTCGACCACCTTTGGCGACGAGCTGTGAGAGGCCTTTCAGTAGCTTCGCGAATGCTTGCTTTTCGATATCAGTGTGCCCGAGGCAAGCGAATGGTGACGGTGGTGTGCGCATTGTTTGATGTCTAGTTAGAGATACTCAGCGCCGAGATAGCCAGCTCCTAAGCCGCCTAAAACGCTGCCCGCCATACCCATACCAGACGGGTTATTGACCGGCATCGGCGGAGGGGCTGCAGCGGTCGGTGCCGCTGCTGCTGGCATGGCTGGAGGAGTGGCGACGGCCGGAGCGGCTGATGGTGCGGCCGGTTTGGCGGCACCATTCGAATATGTTATAGGCACATTATCAGGAGCCGCCTGAAGCGCGCGTGGGCGCGCCGGTGAGTTAGGCGCTAAGCGTGCCAGATAATCACGTTTCATCTGTAGATTCAAGCCATCATTCGCGAGCGGTAATTGTGAGCGCATCTGCGCACCCGCCGCGCGGGAATTGCCCTGTAAAAGTTTTTGTAGCTCCTCCATCGACGAAGGAGTTGGGCCTTTACGCGCTAATTCCCGCTGCGCGCGCTGGAATGCGGCGGCGTTCGCGCGATCCAAGCCTCCACGTGGGTGAGCGTATGGACCGGAAAAACGCGATAGGCGATACGGCGCCAGCTGTCCGCCGCGTCGATACTGAGCCAGCGCGCCATTTAATAACTCCCCGGTGCTACCGCTTGATAGGGCAGGATAGCGCATGTTGGCCGCATCCAGAGCGCTGCGCACCTTCGCTACAGGCTGCGCGTTCCGAACACCTTGAGGACCGAGGGATGCCATAATCGCATCGTCAAACGCCTGTCCCTTCGGCATCAGGGTGCTGGCCAGCTGCTTATTGGCGAGCATTTTACCGGCGTCGTCAGCGTGGCGCGAGACCATGTTAGTGGCCCCACGCAACAACGAACCGAAGGCTTTTTTCTCCATGGGGGTGTCCCCCAGGCAGGCGAATGGTGATGGTGTGTGCATGGTGATGTTAGAGGTATTTTCGCCCGCCCTTGGCGTCGTAGCTGTAGTATTCGGTGTCGCCACCCTTCTTCCAACCGCTCGCGAGATTGCTGATGAGACCAGGCTGGTGCTTCTGTCCCGTTTGCTGCTCCCAATTCTGAATGGTGCCGGGCAGCTTAGCCTCTAGGCGGTTGGCGAACATCGAAGGATCCATCTGCAGCGCAAAGCGTTCCATCCCGCTGAGGTTGCCCAGCTCCTGCTGGATCTTGGCCTGCCCGCCAGCGTAGCCGCGCGCGCGAATGGCGGTCTCGTCGTATGGCTTGTCGCTCATTACGGAGTGCCCTAGCATGCCCACACCCAGCGCTGGGAACAACCACGGGAACCCGTGGGAGAATCCCGCCCTAAGCGCCGACCCGAAACCGCCGGCCTTGTGCATACCGAACGGCGACGACTGAGGCATCAAACTGTGCATGTGCTGATCGACTTGGTTGTTGATAAGATCCTGGGGATTCTCGAACATGGACTGCATCCGCTTCAGGCCGGTCATCGGCTTGTGTTGCCCGGTGCTGTATTGGTTCACCAGCTTGGCGGTGTCAGGGTCGTTCTGCTGGAGGTATTGCTGGGCCAGGCCAGGCTGAGTCAGGAAGCGATGATCCATCTGTCCCAGGGAGATCATATCACTACCAGCGCCACGTGCCCCAGACATCAGGTCCTCCTTCATCCGCGCCTTGTTGGCGTCGGTTCCGGCCCTCATCGAAGTGATGAGACTCGGGGCGGTGAATAACGCACCCAGCACCGGGGTAGCCAGGTTGAGCGCGAGGTTGGATCCAGGCATGTCGTAACCGGCCAACTGTGCCCCCATACCGGTCAGGCCGTAACCCATCAGCGCGTTGCTGAACAGGGTCGACTTATCCGTAACTGGATTGTGGAACATGCGCGCCGTGCGCCCCATCAGGCCGGACGGCGCGGTCTTCTCGGCGACGTGCTTCCAGATACCGCCGCGCACCAGATTATGCAGGCCGCGCAGCATAGTTCCGGGTGACGCGGCTTTGGATAGGCCCGCCCCATGTTCGAGTTGGGCGAATGGAGTCATGCGATCTTCAGATTAAGCGCCGCGGAGTTGTTTGAGGATCTGCGCCTTGTTGGAGTCCAGAAGTGATTGTATGTCGTAGGCCTGTGGACCTTGCTGCTGGCCGGTGAACACGTCAGCGATGCGCCCGAAGAAGCCGGGGTCTTTGGGTGCGTTGGCGAGCGCGGCCTGAATGCCATAGTCAGCTCCGGTGTCGAAGCCCTTGTCGAGACCCTCGTCCAGGCCGGAGCTGTGACCCATCCGGTTGCCGCCGTAGAAGATGCCACCGGCCGCCGCAGCGGGTGCGCCGTAGTTGATGGCTTTCTGCAGGCCAGGGGAGGCGTCGATGCGCAGTCCGGCGTTGCCCATGAAATCGGCGAGGCCTTGGCGGCCGTTACCGGCACCGGCGTAAGCCGTCTGGAAAGCTTCGCGGCCGGTAGGCAGCTTCGGGAGATCCCCAGCAACCGAGGTAGCACCGGCTTGCACCTTCTGCGCTGCGTTTGCTTCAGTCTTGGCCGTGCGGCCGGCTGTCGCTTTGGCCATCCGCGATCCACGGTTGAGACCCTGGGCACCGCGTTGCAAAGCGCCCCGCAACCACCCGGCAATGCCGCCGGCCATGGCGGCTTTCTCCATGCTCGCCGCGGGGTCGAGTTCGTAAATCGCAAACGGAGTCAGCGAGCCAGACTTGCTGATGCCCATGTAGCCGGGAGCTTGATACATCTGGTTGGGGGACATTCTCCCGCCGTTCTGCTGCCACGCTGCGTCGATCGCCTGCGCCTTGCGTTGGTCGAATGGTGAGTTCGGATTGTAGCTGCCCATCGTCCGCTGGTAGTCGGCCGCAGTCGGGCCCTGATAGGATGGCGCGTTGCCGACAGGGCTCGGCGAGCCATTGGCCGGACGCGGGGCCGAGGCGCTCATGTTGGGAGGCGCGCCGGGGTTGAAGCCGCCACCATAGCCTGCGCCCATGGCGGAATTGCTGTCGCCGCCGCCCATCATGATGTTACCACCGAAACCGGACGCGGGCTGCATGTTGTTCTGCAGGTTGTTTTGTCCGGGCGCGACAGTGCCCGGCGCAGGAGTAGGATTCGCGGGAGTAGGATTCGCGGGAGTCCCAGGTGCCGGTGGGCCGTGCATGATCGAACCCGTTTGTCCTGGCGGAATCATCTGCATTCCAGATGGTATACCACCTGGAGCGGTGCCGCCTTGAGGCATCATACGGCTTTTGAGATCGTTCGCGAAGTTCTGGACGCCGTTCATGACGCCTTGACCTGCGCCGTAGGCTGCGCGTCCGCCCATGACCAGGGGATTCGCGCCCCAGGCTGTCTTGGCTGCGCCGCCGGCGATGTTACCGAATCCCTGCATATTCTTCATCGCGCCGTCAGCCGCCCAGCCAAGGCTCTGCTTGCCGGCATTCCAGCCGCCGTCCATCATACCCTGACCGATCGATCCCAGGCTCACGGCGCCCGGCTGTGTGAGCTGCTGTTTGAATGCGTTCATACCGCCCTGAAGGGCTCCGCCAATCGCGCGAGGCGCAGCTTTCAGCGTGTTACCGATACCCTCCGACATACCTCCAAATACCTGTCCCACGCCTTGACCCATCTGCCCAACGGCGTTACCAAGCGGCTTCATGGTGTTGTTCCAAATACCGTCCGTGACGTCGCCGAAGAACCCCGCCTCCTTGAGGAACGGATCCAGCTGAGCGAACGGGTGCAGCACCGGTGAAGTGTTGCGAGAAGGTTCGACTGAATACGCGTGAGCGGATTTCGTCATTACGGCGAGCGCGGCAAATGGCGTGGTCATGGCTTGTATTGTAAGTGAAAGTTGATGAAGAGGCAATCGTCAAAATAAACGCTAGAATTTCCCAGTGCGGGAGATGTTCTCCCCGAACCCTCCAGCGCCTGCGTCAGCTCCGAATGCCAGGCGCGGACCGTAGTGGTAGTTCTCGGCGATGTTGGTCTCGTCGCCGCGCTCCAGTGAGCTGCGCATCTGAGACGATAGATACGAGGTGCCCAGCGAGGCCATCCAGTCGTCCGATCCGTGAGCGGCCACCCGCAGGCGTTGCATCTCCGGACGGAACCATGGGATCTGCGACGACACCGGCACGTTGGTGACCCCGGCTTCGTCGAGCTTGATTGCCATACTGGGTGTCAGCCGGGTGCCCACGGTGTAGTGAAGCGCAGGCGCCTGCAGGTATTTGCCGGCCGCCTTGCGCACCGGCATGTCCGTGGTATCGGCAGGCGGCTTGTAGCGATCGAGGAACTCGCTCTCGCGCACCATGTCGTCGGGCAGCCAGGGAGAATCCTCGTCGGGATCCTCGATCAGGTAGTTGTCCAGCGCGGCACGGGTGAGGATTTCCACGTTGCGGGCGTCCGGCTTCTGACCGGAGTCGGCCAGCATCTGGGACAGGCGGTCGGCATAATAACGCCGGCCCTCGCCGAGCCCACGCAGCCTCACGATGTCGGCGGGGTTGATCAGCCCGTCGGAAAGGGCGTCGCCGGATTCAACGCTCTGCCCCACTTTCACCAGCGGCTGGAACCCGGGTAGTGCGAAGTGGCGCTCGCCGTTGACCGTGATGTAGGTGCCGCCCTGGGGTGCCTCCTCGATCTTGTCCACGGTGCCGTCGACTTCGGCCACGGTGGCGCGGTCCTTGAACTCCTCTGGGATCGAGAGGAACTGCGTGATGTAGTTGAGGCCGGAGAACGATTTTTTACCCTTCGCCATACCGGCGTTGTGCTTCACGTTGAGCGCGCCCTGCACGATGGGCTCGCCGATGGCCGCTGCGGCCGTCACGCCCACCGAGTCGCCGATGTTCGGGAAGTGACCGTCCGCCTGAACGCCGACGCAGTGAGCGCATAGTCCGTGCTTGGCGCGGCAGGTCATCGGGCTGCGCACCAGCACCGGTTTGCCGAGGCGGCGCAGGCGCGACAGGGTCTGGCGGTCGATGACGGTGCCGGCTGGCATGTCATCGACGGCACGGGCGAGCACACGACCGGTGATCTGACCTTCCGTTGGATCCATGGACAACCCGTTGGTCGTAGAACAGTCCTTTCCGGTGACGTTGTAGTTCAGGGTGGACTGCGTCATGATCTTCAGTAGATCCCCACCTTTGGCAGTCGCCTTTTTGGTGCTGACAACCGCGGTTCGAGCTCCATACGTGCCAGCAAGTGTCTCGGCGGGTCGCACACCGGCACCAAAGGAATTCCGAACAAAGAGAGGAATCGTTCGTCCTTTTGAGTCTTGGAAGACTCCTGGGGTGGAGAGGATGGCTTTGACATGGGCAGCATTACCACGCGCGCCGCTGCTGACAGCAAGCGCAAAGGCGTTACGATTCTTCATCGCCGCCGTCATAGTATCGCGCTCGATCAGGTCCGAGTAGCGAGTCAGGATTTCAGCACGACGTTCCTCGAATTCATCCGGAGAGACCTTGTCCTTGCGCAGGCGGTCCAGCTCCGCGTCCATCTTGGCGTAGTAGCTGGCCGTGTCCACGACTCCCTTGGTGTCGTCGGGGCCGGTGGTGTAACCCTGCAACCAGCTGGCGCGGCGGCCCAGGTCACCGAGCTGCTTCACGATCTGGGGAAACTGATCCGGGTAACGCAGGGCGACGTCCGACATGATCTTCGCCATGCCGTTCTTGCCAAGGTCATAGGTCTCCTGGCGCATGTCGCTGGGTAAAATTCGTGAGACAGCAAAGTCAACGGCTCGCATGAGCGTCACCATAGTGCATCCGTTACGCCACAGCAAGCTTGACTACGTGCGGATTGTGCGCGCAAGTATGGGCGCACTCCCATGGAAACACGTCACACCGACACGCTCAGCGAAATCGTCGACTCCGCGCTCATCAAGCTGCCGCAGCTCATGCTGTTGCTGATGGCCAACAAGCAACTCGCCGGCTGGCACGTTGCCGACATCACGAAGGCCACTGGCGCGCAGCCCTCTGCGGTGACGATGGCCAAGCAGAAACTCGCCAGCCAGGGCCTGCTCGTTGAGCACTTCCCGGAGCGGGACAAGCGCGTCACGAAGGTCTACCTAACCGAGAAGGGGCACGAGACGGCCTCGGACATGTGGCGCACATTGCGTGCGCTTGTTGCTGCCGAGGATGCGATCCGAGCTGCTGGGACGCTTTCTTAGAAAGAGGCTTCCGCGCTGAAGACGGTCGTCAATTCGTAGGTGCTGGGCACCGTGTTGAAACGGATGCGCATGACGCCGGACAGAATACGGAACGTCATAAGGTTGACGGTGGCAGCTGCCACGGCGGTGAAATTCGGGTGCGGACGCCAGATGTCTTCGGTGCCGTGCTTGAACTCCAAGTTGACGATAGCAGTGGCCCCGGTGATGATGACCGTAACCTCGTGCCCCTGGTCCAAGCCAGTGAGCTGTATCGTTTGTGCGGTGCCGTTGTATTGCATGAGGGTATTCTAAGGGAAAAGAGTCCGATGATCAATCATGGAGTTGCGCCGGGTGTCTGGTGGAGCTTCTCGAGATTTCCGATACGGTCACATGTGCGCTGATCGTTGAGGCGACGCACCTCTTCCAGGGCTGTCAGCCGTCCCTCCAGCCGCGCATTCTCGACCGCGTGCGTTTGAAACTCCTTCAATGTCGCAGCCAGCTCACTCATGCGCGCCGCCTGCTGTTCGTACCGAGTTAGCTCATGGTCTTCCACTTGCCGGAGGCGGATCTCGAGGTTCGATTGCATCTGTCTGGCGCGCTCATCCAGTAATGCGATCTCCTTGTTATTGTTGAGCGTCGACAACTTGTGCTCGCGCACTTCGTTGCGGATCGGGTCCGCCAGCAGCACTACGACGGACCAGAATGCACCCACCCCGACCACCACAACGGTCACCATGACACCGAGGATGGATATCAGCATTGCCACGCTGACTTTTGGTTGTTCTTGGCTCTTGGCAACTAGCGTATCCTTGACGTCGCGGAACCCCCGGTCTTGCGATTCCTGCAGGGCGACCTGGCCCGACGCCAGGGTTTTAACGTCCGCCTGCAGCACGCCGACGTCCGTTTTGACGCTGAAAATATCACGGTCAATTTGCGCAAACCTACGCTCGTGATGGGTGTTACTTTCCGAGACTTGTTCAGAGGACATTGCGTGCGGTTTCTTGGCTTTGGAAGTGTTACGTGGGGTTGCCATGACGGTAGACGATGCTGACCATGCGATCAAGATTAGTTCCAGATGGATTCGATGAGGCGCGCCTCATCTTCACGACGTCGCAGCAAGCCGTCAAGCCCGCGACCCACCCAGATGCGCTTGGACGCTCGGAAGTGGCCTGGCAACAGCTTCACACGTGTCGGGATGTCCGACCGCATGGCGCGTTTTTCAGTATCACGCGACGACGAGGAGATACCCTCGCCGCGGTTAAACACCCAGGAGAGCATGGCACTCTGGGCGTGCGGGTGCATGGTGGCGGTACCACGGTAAGCGCCCTCAGTGAGACGAGCGAACCTGGGAATGGTGCGCTCACGATAGACTTTCTCTGCGATGTCCCACGGGATCGAAATGGAGCGCAGCGTGGGAGCCAAACGACTCGCTGACGCGCCCTTCACGCCAGCCACGGACTGCAGCCTAGCGATGATGTCCGGGGACAGTGATTTCCAGTCCGCGGCGATCTGGCTGCGGGTATTGTATCCCAGGTCGTATCCCACGCCGATCGTAACGCCAGACGCGCCTCCCGGCCAGCAGGGCCGAGCCAGGAAGCGCGAGTAGTAGTAAGCGCCGCCGCCGACCTCATGCTTCAGGATCAGGTTGTAGCCTTCCTTGGAGATGGCCAGCGGCTCGGCCCGCATATACACCGCGTCAGCGCCTCCCGATGTGGGAAACGATGCCATAGCCACGATCAGCGCAAGGAACTTCATGACGATGATACTTGCGGGTTATGGGGCGAAGCACAGGGAGGCGGCAATGAGGTAGCCGATGGCAACAGCGAGGAAGGCTAGGAATCGCTGAGAGTTGCTCAGGGAGTTCCAGCCGAAGCTGAAGCTATCGTTACTGTATTGATTCAGCGTCGGCCAGGCCACGGCGATCATAAAGAAAGCCGCAAGGTTGGCACCAGCGAAGGCCGCAAGTCCGCGGAGGGACGTGACGACGTTGGTGAGCCAGACCTTACCGTCGTCGGTGGTGGCCATGCGCTCCAGGATGTCGGCCCCGAGGGCCAAGCCGAGAGTGAGGGCGATCCCGATGACGACGTCGCGCCAGTTGGTTTTGATGGTCTTGATTATCTGCATGGTATTGGTGTGTTGATGTAGGCGGTTTGCTTTGATCAGAACGGTAGTAGACCCCTGCGGAACTGGAGATAGTTGCCTATCAGCGACAGCATGGCGAGTATGGATACCCCGATGAGAACTTTGAGGACGAGGTCGCGCTGACCCTTCATGTGTGCGGCGGCGGACTGCGATTTCACAGCCGACTCCAAATTGGTCTGGGCATTCTGCTCCAGCGCCTTCGATGTCTGCTGCTGGTCAGCCAGCTGCTGTCGAAGCATGTCCGCCTCGCTGTCCTTTGCGGCGACCCTGGCTAGGGCCTCGGTGAGCTTAGAATCGATCTGCTGGCGCAGCTCCCACGACACGTAGAGTTCGTCCTGCACCTGCTTGAGGCGGGCGAGCAGCGTGTCGAGCTGACCTTTCTGTGCCAGCACCCGCGTGATGAGTTCCTCCAGCTCCGCAGTCGTGATGGAGCCCTTCGCCTTGACCCGGGTAACCAGGGCGTGCAGCTCGGCATACTCGGCGTCGCGGTAGCGTTCGACATTACCGACCGAGACATCGACCTTGTTGCGGGCGGCATCGACACGACGATTCGACTCGACGGTGGCAGCCCGAGCCTCACTCAGCGGTGACTTGGCGGAGACCTGCCGCGGTGCAGCAGTCACGACCGGCACAACAGGCACAGCACGCGGAGGCGTGTGGCACCCGGTGCTCCAGGGTATGACTAGGCATAGCCCGATGATTAGGAGTTTGCTTCTCACGCCCTTAACCTGCCATTTTTTGGAGGTCCAGTCAAGTGTGGTCACTTAGGCGACGCGGGGGCCGACTCGGGGGCGCTGCGGATTGTCGTGGCGTTCGTTCGCACGTCTAAGCGCAGGATACCAAGTTCCCGACGCAGTGCGTCCACTTCGGCAGTCAGGGTGTTGATACGCCCATCCATCCAGGTTTTGGATTCCTTACCGTAGTTGTCCAAGCGGGAGATCGATGTGGCGGTCAGCACCCGCTCTTCGACCCGTTTCTCGATGCGGCCTTCTACCCAGCCGAATCCCTCCATGAGGAGCAGCAGACCACCGAGCACGCCGACCAACCACTTCCAGTGGTCCACGTGTTGCTTCACGGTGGTAGGCTTGGTGACTGCAGGTTCGTCGTCCATGGCTTCAGTCGGAGAGATTGGTTTTGACTGGCGTCTGTTCGTGGCGATGCACCCGAGCCGCGCCGAGGCCGTGAGCGCGGCAGTAAGCTGTGAAGATAGGGTCACCCGGGATCAGTGCCTGGATGACGTCGCGGCGATTGGTGAAGACGACCACCGCCAGCAAGCCTTCGGAGTCGGTCACCTCGATCGACTCAAGTTTGTCGACGACTTTCACCGTCCCGTCGAGTTGTCGAAGTCGGACTGGCATCACATACCTCCTGCGCCCGGCTGCGGACCTGAGAACATTTGAGCGAGCTGCTGCTGCATCTGCTCGAATTGCCCCATGATCTCCTCCTGCTGCTGAGCCATCTGCTGCAAAGCCTGCTCGGATTTCTCCTGACCAGCCGCGAGTTGCTCAACGACACCGATCAGCTCCTCGAGCATTTCCGGTGTGAGCGGGGAGGCCGGCGGCTGCGGCTGTCCGCCCATTGCGTTGGGATCCATCGGCATGCCGGTAGCCGGATCCACAGGCATTCCCTGCGGGGGCATTCCGCCCATCATGCTGGGGTCCATGCCCGGCGGCATACCCTGCGGAGGCATTCCGCCCATCATGCTGGGATCCATGCCCGGCGGCATACCCTGCGGAGGCATTCCGCCCATCATGCTGGGATCCATGCCTGGGGGCATTCCTTGCGGCGGCATTCCGCCACCACCTGGCATCGGAGGGGCAGCCATGAAGGCTTCCTTCTGAATCAAGGCAATTTCGTTCCGCTCCTGGCGCAGGTTAGCGAGACGGGTTTTCAGGGTGGTGAGTGAGTCGGCCATGGGGAGACTGTGCCAGAATTAGACCCGGGAGGCAAGTCGTCATATTTCGAGTAAAAAATTCACCGGCGTCCGCAATCGATGCAGGTAACTGCGAAATACTTCCATCGTCTCTGCCGTCTCTGCCTGTATCACCAAGGGGAACTCCTCCGTGGGTCCGACGTTGGCGTCCATGAATTTCAGAAACTCTTCCGCGCGCCGCAGCAGCTCCGTGTGATAGATAGCGAGCTGCTGGGGTGTGAGCTGCTGCTTCCAGTGCTGCGTGATTTCGTCGCCCCATTCGGGAGGCCTCGTTGACGGATCGAGCGTCGAAGTATTGTCGCGCCGAAAGTTCACGCAGCGACGGCCGCCGGATACGGTAAGCACCTCAAGCAGGATATCTACCGCGTGGCTGTCCTCCATGGAGTGGGACTGTCGAATCGTTTCATGGGCGCGCCAAGTAAAAAATCGGAGCACCTGGGCGCGGAGTTGCCTCCACGCCCAGGGTCCGAGTTGCTCAGGCTGCGACGCCCGTCGCCTTGTCGTGGCGAGCCTGTTCGGCCGCCGCGGCCATTGCGATCTCCAAGCAGCGTTCTTCGTGGCGCTTGGCCTCGCGATCGGCGGCCTCGACGGCCTCCTGCTCTGCGAGTGCTTGCGACTGCTTGTGCATGCCGTCGGCGAATTCATTTCCCGCGCGGTGCAGTTGGTCGCCGACGTAACCGGGATTTATGCCGGTCGCCATCATGATGCCTCCGGTGAATGATCCGACTGCTCCGACTGTGTTTCCGATGATGCTGGTGATAAACGATTTCATGGTGTTGTTGATGTTAGTGTTGGTTAGAACTGAAGGTATTATACCCAAGTCCATAGCAATTCTTTATGACACCGACCCTACCGAAATTGCATCACTCTTCCGTTCTCTTGGTCATGAACGGCAGACCAGCCAGGCTCAGCAGGCCGGCGGCACCAGTCAGCTTGCCTGCGCCCTTCAGGTTTGCGAAGGTGCGACGCTCACGGAGGAAGTTGTGGAGGAAGTCTTTGGTTGCCCCACGCGACTGCTCGGTGGCGTCGGTCAGGAACTTGGCCCTCGCCGCACGAACGCCGTTCGCCTCATCGCCCATCAACGCCGGGTTGCGCAGGATGTCCATGATCTCGTTGGGATGGTTGGCAGCGGACACGCCTGGCATACGGAACGCGTATTCCTTGTTGCCCTTGTTCCAAGTATCCAGATCCACGCGCTGAATGCGATGCATCAACTCCTCGATCTTTTCGGGGTTCTTGTAGCCGCTGTGCGGTTTGACGTCGCGAAGTCCCCAGTCGTTTTTACCCGGATCGTTGAACTTGGACCTACCCAGCGCACGCAACTCACGCTGCTTCACCTCTGCTTGACGCGGGTGGAAGATCAGGTGTGCATCGGTGCCGAGCGCTTCCATCATTGCAGACGTGCCGCTGGAAGCGTTGTGGAAGTTCGACTTTCCGGGGAGGCCGATGTAGTAGCGCTGAGGCATACGACCGAAGGCCGCGATGTCTGGGTGCGCCATGACCTTCTGTGCGAGAGGGTTGTCTTCGGCGCTATTGCCCAGCATGGCCACCACTCGATACTTGTCGGCCAGTCCGAGCCGCTCGAAGTGCTTCTGCATCTGCAACGCTTTGTATGCGACCTGGTCGCCGCGACCCGAACCGGTGATGGCGTAGAGCTGGCGGCCGTCCAAGTTTCCGAGCAGCTGACGGTTCTTGCCGTTGACGACACCCGGGGCATCCAGCATCTCAGCGATCAGTTGCTCGCGGGACGTGCCCTGCAGATCCTTCAGCGTTTTGAGCGCAGACGGCGTCATGGTGGGGAAGCCGTTGCGTCCCATATGCTCCAACTTCATCTTCGATAGCAATGGCTGTGACGCCCGCAGCTTCTCGGGATTGGGATCGTAGGAAACGAAGCGATCAGAAAAGCCCAAGGCCCTGGCGATGGAATCTTTCACCCCCGTGCCGGTGTGGCGCGACAAGTGCCCCGCGTTACCCGGCATACCGAGGTCTCCGAGGTCGGTCTGCACGCCGATAAGTCCGCCGGTGCTCACGCGGATCGGAACGTCAGGAGCGCCGGCCCGCGCGTGGCGTGCATACGGCGAAGCGCCCTGTCCCCAGCCTGGCGGATTGACTGCGCCCCAACCGGTGTCGATCATGGCGTCGAAGCGCTTCTTGTTGAGTTCAGGATTCACCCAGCCAATGTTGTCGCGCACCGCGTGCGTGACATTGAACCTCGGGGTGCCTTGACGCATGCGCAGTTCGCTGAGCATCGCCTCGAGTGATTTCGCGGGTGTCTTGTGCCCGTCGCCGATGTCCGGCATCGTTCCATACGACAACCCGACCTCCAGCGGCCGGCGGATATCGCCGATACCTGATAGGGCGAGCGGCATAGCTCCACCTGCCGCGAGCGCATGGAGCGGACCAAAATCAGAATCCGAAGACGCGGCCTGCTTGCCCATCTCCGACAGCTTGTCCCTGTTCTGCCACAGCCCTGCGGCGCCGGCCAGCGCGGCCACCGGCACAGCGAGGCGCCCTGTGGCTTTGGCCGTCCGCATGGTGCCGAACAGTTTTGGCAGCAGCGACGTGCGATACACATCGGTCAGTCCGCCACGTATGTTGCCGGGTCCGTAGGCTTTGCCGCCCAGGATCTCCGGTAGGTCGCTGAGATGCTCGTAGAATGCCTTGTGGGCGCCTGGGTCGTGCGCACGCAGCTTTCTCAGCTTCTCGGTCACGGACAGCGCCCCGTCGTCGACGATATCAAGCGCGATCGGACTGAGACTTTTGCGATCAAGGAACTTGGTCTGCATGTAGCGACGCAGGTCGGCTGGGTCACCTTTCGCGAACTGGGAGTAGTGATCGTGCATCACCCGGTTTGCCTGGGGGAGTTGCGCGTTCTTGTCGCCCAGCAACTTGCCCATCATGGATTTCACATAAGCAGAAGGTCCCTGCATGCCGTTCTCTCCGCCCATGCCTCGCAGCGGGACGCTGGCCTGCATCAGCCAGTGCGGAATGGGCATTCCGAGAATACGCGACTGGATGACGTCCTGCCCGCCGCGGACGTAGTTCTCCACCGCGCGCATGCCCTGCACTGGGTTCCGTTGGCCCGAGGCGGCGATGGCACCAGTCTGCTGCAGCCACGCGTCCATCTTGCGCTGGATCTCCATACTGTCGGCATACACCTTGTTGGCGGCCAGGCCTGTACCGGCAGCTCCGGCGGCCAGCGCGGGGACACCCCACCGCCAGTCTCCGGCGGGATCAGCGGGGCGTGGGGCGACGGATGGTAAAACGAGGCTACTCATGGTGCGACGGCATTATGATATTTCAAAACGTCCGGATCCACCACACTTTTCAGCATGTGCAGACGGAACCCGGTTGGAGTGTGCGTGACGCCGACGATACCTTTACCGTCGTCCGAATCCACGATCCACGAGTCCGGGTCGCGGCGCATGTTTTGGCGGATGTAGCGATTCTTGATGTCGTAGCGCTTGGCGTCGGAATGTCTTTTGGCCTCCAGCAGCATGGGTAGGGCCGGATGCGCCCCTTGCTTGAACAGGTCGAGCAGTCCCTGCGCTGGCGCGGCCGGCGGAAGCATGGGGACGGGTGCTGGCGGTAGGGGAAGCTTGGCGGCCTGCTGGACATCCAGCGGCAGTTTACTGAAGCCACGCTTCAGCGGCTTGTAGTGCACGCCGAAAATGCCCTTGACGTATTCGTCGGCCAGGTTGCCGGACATGTTGTGTGACTGGATGCGACTGAGCACCTCCCACATTTTTCGGGGGTCCCAGGCGGACGCCTTCTCGAATCCGCTAGGACCCAGCATGCGATCAGCCCGGCGATTCATCACCCCCTGAAACGCCACCGGATTGCGACTCTGCAAGCGACTGAGTGACGGACTGGCGTCCACTGATGCCTGCCACGGTGTCGTGTTCAGGCCGGACACCTGCTGCTGCGCTGTCTGCAGCGTTCCGTCCGGTGCCATCTTCACGCCCTGCGAGATTTGCCCGACGTAGTTCTGCGCCGCTTGTCCGGGGCGACCGGCGGGGAAAAACTTGGCGGCGCCGTATGCGCCATCACGGCTCGTAGCTCTCAGCGCTGTGCCGAGATAGGGATTATGCTGTTGCATCACCGCAGTCTCTGCGTTGCCTCCGAATGTGCCAGGCCCGTCCCGAAGTATCCGCGCGCGGTTTTTGGCTGACGATGTGATGGCGTCCTCCGGTCCCCATGGTTGCCACATTTTCTGATTTGGCCCCGCCCCGTAGTGATGAATGGTTTCCAAGTGCGAGCGTGAGGATAGTATTCCGCGCGCTTCTGGCGCCAAGAAAGAAGCTGGCTGGCGACCATAAAAAGCAGCGCCGGCTGGTGTGGGAGCGGCGTATTGAAATGCGCCGTTGTAGGCGCCACCTCCCCAAGGGTTACCTCCGACCGTGCCGCGGAATACCCGGCTACCTTCGTTGAATGACGGCATATCCTGACCAAACCGGTCGAATAATCGCTCGTGGGAGGAACGCTGCCGGGTGCTGTCGACAAAAGCCTTCATAGCGTCGTCGTCCCCGCGATACGGTGCCCTAGCTGCGTTCATCGCGTTGCGCTCTTGCTGCATTACGCGTTGCCCGATTTTGTCAGTCGCCGGAGCCCGCATGGTTTGCCCCATTGTTTGCTTCAGTGCCGCCAAATTCTGACCGGAACCCAAGTGTTCAAGGTTGCCCCCTTGAGCTTTGAAAACTTTGCCGATGTTCAGCAACTTACGCCACGCGCCGCCGGCCGCTTTTTCGACGCCTTCCTCTTCCGCCTCGCGCTTCTTTTTACGTCGCCCGGAGATCCAGCCGCCGGCCACTCCTGAGAGCGTACTCGGCAGGACGTTGAACGCAAGGTAAGTGGACAGCGCGGCCAGTAGGTCCTTCTTGCCCTCGGTCGTCAGGGTGCCGCCGCCGAGGCCTCTCATCGCGTGGTAGCTGGCTCCGGCCTCAGGTCCAAGGTGTCCGAGGCCTGCCAGTGCGCCGATCCCCGTGCCCAGCAGTCCACCCTTCAGCGCGCTGCCACTGGCGAGGCCGGCGGCCATGGATCCAGCACCGGCGAGCGGAGCGATCCAGCTCTGGTGAGGGTAGACGTGACGCTGCAGGGCCCGGAGGATGCCCGGGGTCTCCTCGATCTTGGCGTGCCCTGCCTCGTGGGCGATTGTGGGCGCGCCGGCCGTGTCGTCGGCGACGATTACCCCTGCGCGCATCAGACGGTTCACCTGGTCCATCCGCTGCCCGTAATCGCCGCGGCGCGGGCCACCTGCGTAGGACGTGACATCCTGCAGTCCGGTCGCGTAGTTGTTGAGGAAGCTCAACGCTTCACGCTGAGTGCGTGGCTTGTAAAAAAATGCGTTATCGTTACCCTGGGTGGCCAGCATCATCGGCTCGGTGCCGGAGACGCGGCCGATCATTCCCGCCCAGTTCTCAGTGCCGAGAGGCGCAGTGTTCCGCCCTTCGTTGATCGCCACGTGGCGTGCCCCCACCAGACCGGCGGAACCGGCAAGTGCGGCGGCCAGGTAGAGCGGGATGGCCGGCATGTTGCGCTGGTCGGTGAACTCAGCCTGCTTGCTCAGGTCACGCATACCCTGAGCCTCCTTGTTGTCGAGAATGCTGACGAGCGTCGACATGGGCAGCGCGAATCCGGGATGCAAGCCGCCGGCCGCCAGGTGCAGCGCATCGCCAGCTTCGGCCAGCGAGCTGTAGCCCTTGTATTTGCGGTCGCGCATCGTCTCGTAGGCGCTGACCGCCCCGAGCCTCGTGCTGCCGTTGGTGCCGAACCACCCGGGACTGTCGAGCAGCGCCTTCTCGTCCAACTCCCGCAGGCGCTTGCGCTTGTCGGTGTCGTAGGACTTCTGGATGCTGCCGAGCTCCATGCGGCGCAGTAGCTGCACCAGGGTCAGGGGGCCGGCGATGGCGGCCAGCCGCACCGGCGTGCTCTGCCCCTGCGTGTAGGCACCGCCGACGGCTCCCAGCCCCAAGGCCAGCAGCTGCGTGATACGGGGTTGGTCGATGAGGACGGAAGGATCTCGTCCCACGCGGGCGGCCATCACCCTGGCGGCACCGGCTCGGCGCGCCCCAGACGGCATCAGCGGAATCAGATCCGCCAACAGCGGTCCAATACCGGTTCCTAAGGATTCGGGATCATTCGGCACGGGCGGAGCATACCTTGACTTTTTGCTCAGGGCAATCACGTAAAAAAGCTACCACACTGCCCAGGTCACCCCGGGCAGTGCGTGCTGTGGATCACATGTAGCCTCCGGCCATCAACTCCTCCACCGACGGCTCCTTCATGGGAGGCATCGGGTGGACCGTGACCGACAGCTCGCGCAGGGCTTCCTGCGCGGTCGCCATCAAGCGGAAAGACTTGAGGACGTTTTCCAGTCCCAGGCGTTTTTCCGCGCCGAATACAGTAGCTCGCATACGCCGCTCCACCTCATCCAGCTGTTCGCCGATGGTGGTGAGATCGACATACACTTGTGGAACTTTCTTGGCCTCCGCTTGCGCGGTCGGCGTAATGGTTGCGCTCATAGCAATCCATTATGGCACAACCAGGTAAAGAATTGCACAACAACCCCTCGCGGGGCTGAGGTGCAATTCTATCGTCAACTAGACCTTCTTGGCGGCTACCTTCTTGGCGGGCGCCTTCTTGGCGGGTGCCGGTGCGGGCCTCGTCATCAGTTCCAGCAACTTTTCGTAGCGCGCTTCAGCTTCTTTCTTTGTCTCCGCGATGGTCTCCGCGATGGCATCCTCGCACGCCATCTTCATGTAGTCCACGGTTGTCACGACTCGTGCTCTTTCGAGGCGCAAAGTCGCGTTTTCAATGACTGCGTCGAGGAGGGCCTTTTCGGTGATACTAATTTCAATGGTTTGGTTCATAGTAAATCATTATGACCCACCCAGGTAAAGAATTGCAGCCGCCGGCCCCCGTAGGAGCCAGCAGCTGCAAACCGATTAGTGGAGCGTTACCGGCGTCTCTTCAAGCTCCTCCGCGACTAGATCGTAAGTCTGCTCGTGAGTGTCGAAGAACCGAGGGCACTCAGGGAGGCCCAGTAGTTCGGCTGCGCCATCCTTGAACCGACCGATCGCAACGACACCGTCCATCAGGACAGTGCCGTTGCGATCATTGCCGTGATTCAAAAAGGCACCGTCGATGCGAGCGTAGTAGCCGCCTTCGATCTTCTCCAGAATCATTACGCGGTCTTCGCGGTCCCGCCTGTCTATTCTGTAGGAGGCGAAGTGCAGCTGACGATCCGGATCCATCTGTGCCTTCAGGAACTTCTCGCGCCACTGGGGCACGATGACGTTCTCGATGGTGTTCCAGCCGCTGAGTAGGCCGCTCGCAATCTCCGGTTTCAGCTCGTCATAGATCTTCCGGCCCTCACCAGTCAGCTCCGAGAGCCGACCGGCGTTGTAGGCCAGTTGAAAGATGTTGTGCCGATAGTCCGTGGTGTGAACGGTGGTCGTGACTGCCTTCAGGTTCCGGGCACACTCTGCGATTTTGTCGAGAGCATGCGTGATGTCTTTGGTGTTGGTTTCCATAGTAAACCATTATGACCCGCCAGACGCCAGAATTGCACGCTCGCGCAGGATACGCTCCCGAGCCTCATTGAATAGAGGCCGACAGCACCCGGCACCGAACGCCGGGCTGATCTTCCAAGTTGGATCCTTTACGATCTCCTCGGCAATGCCGCAGAGGTTGTCCTCGGTCAGGTGGGCGCCAGGCCATAGCGGCAGTGTCTTCACGGAGGGTCGCCTCCGTTCTTCCACCAGTCGCCCTCGTCCGGCGGTGGCATGTTACCCTCCTTGGCGCGCTTCATGATATTCTGCATGAAGTCCTCGCCGAATGTTTCCGTGAGCGCCTTCTTCATCTCGCGCTTCATGGCGATGTGGTTGGCCGCTGTGACGTAGCCGCCGTGCTCCGAGAACCACAGGACGTTCTGGTCGTCCACACCGAACAGCATCATAGATGTCACATGCATCTTGCCGATGGGCGTATCCACTTCCAAGTGGAACACGGCCACCTCCGGGCGCTCCGGGAAGACCAGGCTGCGCGCGACGGTGATGTCGTAATCCACGGTGATGAATTCCATCATCCGCGGGCTGTCTCCCATGACGAAGCCCAACCGGCGGATTTCGGTCATGTAATCCTCGACGAGGTCGCTGTCGGTGGCGTGGTTGTAAGGCCTTACGGCAGGCTCCTCTGCTGCGATGTATTTGGATGGATCGATATTCACGGTGTTGGTGGGGTTGGTTTCTTGACTACGAATTTGCGCTTCGGCGGCTGTCCATCGGGCCCGTTGATCGGGTAGATGAATTTACGCGTACCACGCTTGTGGACGAATTTTTCACTGCGGAAGCGACGCCAATGACCACGGCGGCCGTTGAACTGATGCTTGCGCGTGTGAGTCTCAGCGTCCTTGCGCCGCTCCTGCAAGTGTCGGGGCAGGTACTCGACGATGAGCCGCTCATGGTTGGGGCGGTTCTTGAAGCCGGCCTTACCACCTTCCTTCTTGGTGGGCTTGTCCCGGGTTCTGCGGATCGAGTGACCCTCGCTGCCGGCGAGCAGCAGCACCTTGTAGAACAGTATGGTGAGACGGCGGAGTTCCGCTTCCTCATTCCGGTCCATGGCGGTGGACATGCCGTGATGGTCTTTCGACGCATCATGCAGATCCTCGCCGGCCGCAAACCGGTCGACGTCCTCGGCGGTATACGACATGGACACGACCGAGCCCTCGTGGTCCTCGGCCTGCACGTGCAGCAGCTGCAGGTCGGGATCCAGAGCGTCACCAGGCGATGGCTTCGCAAATAGCGACTCCTGTGCCATCTTCTCGATCTCGACACGCTGGGACCGGTTCGAGAACCGGGCAACCAGTAGCGTCGGCAGATCTCGATCCTGGAAGTAGACCTCCATGCGGTTCGCTGGCCAGTCGACCTCATCGAACTTGATTTCGTCCGGATCGATGTCGGCGGCCATCATGTCGTCGCTGACATCCTTAGTCACCCACAGCTGGGACCCAAAGCGAGCCTGTAGCAGCACGGTGGCGAACCGCAGATACGAGCCGGCGTCCACGGCGGCTATGTTCAACACTTGCTTGCACGCCTGTGGACTGCGGATTGCTTCTGGCGGCGGATAGGAGATGTCTTTTACGAACATGGTGGCGCTGCGGCGAGTTGTTTCATTCGAGTCACCATCAAGTTGATGGCGTTTGCTCGGCTAGGGGTGAGGTGCTCCCTGAGCCTGGTGCGGTCAATGAAACTCATGTCCGCTGTCCTGACAGCGGCGGGCGTTTCACCGTCCAATACTTGCACGAAGAGTGCGATCATCCCCTTGGTAATGGCCGAGTCTGAATCCGCAGCGTAACGGATACGCCCGTCTTCGTGCGCGGCGTCGAGCCACACTTGCGATTGGCAACCCCTAATCAAACGCTCTGGGGTTTTCAGAGCTTCCGGCATTTGCGGCAACGATCTACCTAAACCGATGATGTATTCGTAACGCTCAGGCCAGTCCTGGAAGGCTTCGAGCTTCGTCAGCAGGCCCTCTTGCTTTTTGTATATGCCGGCTGGCGGGTTGTTGATGGCTTCCGCGGCGAGCTCGATGAGCCGCTCACCTGTCACGCAGAGCGCAAACGGATGATCGGCGCACTGCTTGCAGCGCTTCAGGTGGGCGTGGAAGTCCTCGTTCTCGTCGGCGACCGGCGTATCCTTGCGGACCGGAGGATCACCACCGAACATGGCGGCCAGCATGACCGCTTGCAGTAGTTTCGGGTTCATCGGTATCATCCGGGCATATTGTTGATGATGATCTTGCCTTGATCAAGCCATGGCTTGACCGTCGCCAGGGCCATGCCCTTGAACAGCCCGCTGGCTCCCGATCCCTTCAGGTGGCTCGACGCGATCACCAGCCTGGGGCGGATGACGACGTCGCACAGCACGAGCGTGTGGATACCGTGGTTCACTCCGCCGAAGCTCATGGCCTCAACGAAGCTGGTGTTCCCGGCGATGAGACCACGGTCTTCATCTTTGGTGCCGGACTCCTGCACGATGTAGTTGAACGCCGCGTGGACGGCGTGCTGGCCGAACATGGCCTTGATGTATTCTTTTTCCATGATGGTAAAAAAGGTGAACACCGGGCCGGTTGTCAGCCGGCCCGGTGTGATTCCGATCAGATCCTCCCCGCCAGGCTGAAGTGCCAGGCGAGCTTTTCCAACACCGTGGGGAACTCTTCCGCCGTGATGTGGATGGGGTCACGCCAGCGGCGCTTGATGACGACACCACAGCGGGCGTCGTCCTCGTCTTCGGCAATCGATACCCAGACGGTGTAGCGACCGCGCACGAAGCGCAGCGATCTCACCGTGGTGGTCATCTCCACACGCTCACGCGCATGGTTGATGACTGGTCCGTCGTCTTGACGGATCTTGGCCCGCGAGTCTTTGTGATCCGCAAAGGTCGTGATCGCGCCCGAGATCAGGCGGACCGCGTCCTTTGCGTTGTGGACCTGCTTGCGGGTCAGCAGGTCTTTTTCGTGCATCAGCTCTTGGAACATCATGTCACCACGATGTTCTGGAGAGCGGACGAACGCCTCGTGCGCCAGCTGCTCCTGCAGGTTTTCGAACTGGGTATCATCCAGATCTTCCATCTGCTTCGGCAGCGGCTTCGCGTCAAGCAACGGAGACTTCTCGCTGTAGGAGAGAGGCATCTCGCTGTCCTTCGTGAAGGTTGGGGTTTCAGATACGGGCTGAGCCTTCCCCGTCGTTGCGGGGCGGACTGTTGGTGTTGGCTTGGTAGTACTCATAGCAAATCCTTATGACACCGGCGGTCATGGACTTGCATACACCCAGGCACCTGGCGATCAGGTCATGCCAGCATATTGGCCACATTGCCTGCCCCGCTTGTTACGCCAGCTCCAAACCGAGCCAGCGTGGGAAGCGTGTTGGCGTCGGTCGCGCTGGCGAGCAGAAACCGTTGCAGCAACGACCTTCGTGAGTAGGTTCCCGGAAGCATGGCCATCGCCGCCACGCCTGGCAGCTCTGCGGGAGCTTTGGGCACTGCGGGTATCATGCGCTCTGCTGCGTCCGTGAAATTTCGAGACGGATTTGCACCGCCCGCAGCAACCATCTTCGGCAATGCTTGCGGAGTGTGCGGTTGGCCGATCTTCCCGACAGCGCCGATCGTGTCGCCTACCTTGCTCACGACATCCTTGTTGGTGGCAGCGGCGAGCCCCTTGAAGCCAGCCTGCACCATGGGGGTGTCCGGCAACATCATCGGCGCAGCCTTCCTGATGGACTTGTCAAAGAACACACGCCGGGACATGGGCGCGTTGGTGGCGAATGGCTTCAAGGACCGAGCGGAGAGCGCAGAACGCAGCAGCCCGCTAATCGAAGCCGCTTTCACCAGCTGCCCCTTGAACGGCACCTTGTGCTTGCCGGCCTTCAGCCACGCCTTGAGCTGCTGCACGGTAGTGGTCGAGACGGGGCCGAGCCGCCATCCCTTCGGGTAGTGTGCCAGGTAAAGTTTGGAGCCCTCGTCCTGGGAGTCGACCCCCAGGACAAACTTGGTCTCGTCGAAGGTATCGCCCCGGTATTGGTCGATCGCCACCACCATCTCGCTGTCTGGATTCGGGCCGACGAAACAGTCAATGGCATCGCCGTCCACCGCTTCAGTGCCTTTGAAGTAGCCGTAGTCGGCTTGCATGACGCGCGCCCAGATCTCCTTCCCGTCCTTGTAACCGCGGCGCGTGGTGCCCTTGGGATTTTCAAGCTTGATGGTCATGCCGTGCATGGTGAACTCACCCTTGCGATAGTTACCCTCGTGGGCCTGAGCCGGCGTGGGGTCAGTGTGGGTGACGTTGCGGGCTCGGCGGATGTGGGCGGCGATGGCTGCAGCCTTCTCCTGGCGCTTGCTGAGGGTAGCGGTTGCCCACGATGGCTTGCCGATCTCGGTGTCATCCGGATCTTCCCACTGATCCCAGTTGGCACGCCCGAACTGTATGGCGATGTCGGGCACAGGATCTTCGTGCCAGTCGCCGAGGCATACGGTGGCGCGCCCCTTACCGTCCGTGTAGAAATAGACGTCAGCCGGAATGTCGGAATCGTTCAGCAGCTGCTGGATCTCTGCGGATCGCGACGAGGCTGACTTCTTGAATTCGGCGCGCACCTCGGTGTTGCCCTTCTGGTAGCGCGGGTAGTAGGGGCAGTTATCGCAGCCTGAGCCGCAGCACGGGCGCTTCATGAGATCCTGCGCTGTCTCTTCTGCCGAAGCAGACTTCTTGCGCTCCTGTGCTTTCTGGATCGCATACTCCTGCTTGTAGGCCTCATCCGGCGTATCATGCGTGCCCAGCTTGCGTTTGCCGTCCCGGGCCCACAGGATCCATTTGCCGGTGTCAGCATCCTGCTTGACCACCGCGTATTTCTCGAGCTCGACGCCTCCGAACAGCTCCAGTATGCTGCCGGACTTCAACAGCGGGGCGTTGGCCTGCATGCAGGTAAAGCACTCCTTGCCGATCTCGACGGTCACGCCGTTGTTGCCCTGGCGTATCGGGTGCCCACAGGAGCCGATCACCGACACCTGCCCAGCGGCAGCTTGAGCTTGCTCCTCGGGAGTCAGGGCGCTGATTTTTTTAGCCACCGCATCGTTGACATCGTCCCAGTAGCGTAGGTCCTTCGGTGCGATTGAGGCCTTCTTTCGCAAGACGAGCTCAGCGCTCGCTGACTTACCGAACCCTTCGTAGAGATTCACGGTTCTGAGGTCATCGGTGTAGCCCTTGCCGCCGCGCTGCATCACCTGCTGAGCCAGCGGGGTGTTTTCAACCGCACCCTTGTATGTATTGAACGAGTTCTGTCTGGCTGCTCGATAGAAGTTCATAGCCTCCGGTGTCGCCCCCGCCTGCTGCCCAAACTGCAAGGCGGCGTTGTTGGCGCCGATCTCGTCCAGCACGGTCGACAACCCCGGTTGCCCGGGGATGAAATGATTGCCATACTCCAGTGTTTTCCAGTGCGGCACACCGCCAAAGCGCTCGGGCGATTGCTTGGCGACGCGCAGCAGTTCGCGCTGGTGCATGGCGTGCCCTCCCTCGTGGAACATCGACGCGATCGGTGACGGGTTAGTGCCGCCTTGCACCCCAGGTGTCTGGAAGAATTTACCATCGCGCATCTGTAGATTCACTCTAGGCACCCCTTTGCCGACATCCAAACTGCTGGTGTTCATTGGTAGGTCGGTTGTCCTACGCAAACCAGGATACACCTTGGAGAAGCTGTGCTGCGACGCGCCGACCGGTAGGTGGCTGGTGTTGGCCAGAATAGCTGCGGGATTCGCAGGACGCACCCGGTTAATGGGGATATCCATCCCGCGCATATGACGGATGAAGTCTTTTACAACCTTGCCGTTGCCCATCAGCTTGCCGGCCCCAAGGAAGGCCGACTTCTCTGGCTCAATGTCGCTCCACGCACCGCAGGCGTCGCACTTCAGCTCAAAGTCATCCATCCCGGTGTCGGCGTGGACCTCTTTTACCCGCGCCTTTTTCTCGTGGCACTTGGGGCACTCACGGTAATTCGGCACGTAGGGCTTGGCGTAAGGGCCGAGCCCGAAGGCGTCGCCGAGGCATCGCAGCTGCTCTTCGGAGCAGCCTTCAAAGGCTGCCTGCTTGTGCAGCATCAGCATGTTCCTGGCGTATACGGCGGACGGTCGCACGGTGGTCGTGATTAGGTGAGGTTGATCGGACCATCAATGCCGCGCACCCAGAAACGTCCACCAATCCGTAGGATGGTGACGCGAACAGCGCGATTGGAGGCGATGGACAGCGGCAAGAGACCGGACACCGCGGCAGGCATCTGATAGCCGGTGAAATTCAGCGTTATCGCGGCGGACGCGATGATGTCCAGCAGCAGAGTTTGCCCGTCCAGCATGTCGGTTGGAAGTCCCAGTAAAACATTGGAGCTTGTCGTGCCGACTTGCGACTCACCTCGCGCGCGACTGAGGATGCAAGGGGAGGCGGAATTCCATGGGGCCTCCAATACCTTTTGCTTGTAGGGGCCGACAGTCGGCACCTCGTCATCGGTGCGGACGTAATACCACGTAGTGCCGTCCCACTGATACCAGGAGCCGGGACCAACTTCGTTGGAAACGTAGAGCAGTTGCCCGACGTCGCTGCCGGGCGGGAAGATTTGAATGACGTTGGCGTTTACGTTGCCGCTGACAACTACCCTTCCTGTCCCGTTGCTCAGCGTGAATTCCAGTCCGACTGGCGACGGAGATCCGCTAGTCAATTCCACGGAGTAACCGGCGACATCCAATGCGAGATTCTCGAGCCTAAATCTGTAGCGCGAACTTCCGTAATGCTCCAAACCGATCGTAAAATCTCCGTCAGTCCATCCTGCGCCATCCGGCGCCAGGGTCAGCGTCCCCGCGCCGCCGATCCCTGTAACGGTCAGTGATGTGTGACCGGCGAAAGCGTAATACGCGGCGTTGGCGGCACGCGTCAATACCTCGGGCCCGCCACCCGGTGATGCATTGTCTAGCCGAACAAACACCCACGCAGTGCCGTTCCACTGGTACCATTGATACTCCCCGACAACCGCAGTCTCGCGCCGCAGCCACTGCCCCACGGACTGTGGCACGGGATCGAGTGGCGTGGGAACTCCAGCGGCCTGACTACGGTATAGGGTAGACACGCCAATGGCGGAGCGAATGAAACCCTGTTCCTCGGGTGTGGGCGGACGTGCGCCGCCGGGCTCTAAAGTGATGGTGGGCATAGGTCAGGTTCCGCGTGAAGGACGCCCGTATCTTAATGCACACAGCCCCGTAGTCGAGTAGAAACACACCGCTCCGCTGGAGGTAAAAAATCCGGCCCCTCGTGAAAGGGACCGGAAGAGTGTGTGTGATAATCCTCTTTCTACGCTCGTTTTGTGGCGCCTCTCAATGTATCGGGATTTCCGCTCACTCTGTGCGGGAAAATTTCACTTCACGTCTTCGGGGCTCGGCGGGACCTGCATCGGGGGAGGCGGGACCAGCGAGGGAAGCGTCACGTCGGCACGGGCGACAAAGCCCAGCAGGGTGCCATCGACTTCCGTGGCGCACACCAGGGTGGCGCCTTCCGCGGCTTCGCGGAGGATCTCGTTGATGGCAACTACCGTGGTTCGTCCGACTTCCGAGCCGGCAGCGAGTTCCTTACCGAGGGGGCTACCCTCGGCGACGTGGCGGTTCAAGACCTCAGCGGTCTTGGAAAGCAGTTGGCGTGATGTTCTGTTCATGTGCGGTTTGCAGTGAGTGCTCCGCACGGTAGAACGCGTCGCCAGGTTTGGCAATCTTCACTTACGGGTAGTTCAGGGCCATTTCGGCCAAGGTGCCACGCAGTTCGACCCGGTAGGCGTCCACCCACTCAAGCTGGTGCTCCGGGGTATCCAGTCGCAGCTTGTGCTGGTCATCTCCGCGCTCGCCCACCTTGAAGATGAATCGACTTTTGTCAGGTAGGACGTAGCAGAGCACGAGGAATGGGCCGCCGACAGTCCAGTAGATATGCGTCTCGCCTGGGTAGACGTGCTCGTGGATGCTCTGTCCGCGGGTGATGTGGTGCAGCTGCACCGCCGGATCGATCTGCGACAAATCGGCGCCGCGGAGGCACTCTGGGATCCCTACGACGGCAGCAATGTCCTCCATCGTGGACCCTATGTCCCGCAGCATGCTGGCTGTGCTGGAGCCGCCACTGATGGCGCACCAACCGTCGCCGCCCTGAATCTTCCGGTAGCTGTGGGCTGACAGCCAGCCGTCGGGATGTTCTTGCGCCAGCTCAACGACGCGCTTGAGGATCACCCCGGGGTGCCAGTGGCGATACATCTCCATGGGGATGTTGGGCTGCTTCGGCTTCAGCGCCTGCAGGTTGGCACCAGAGACAGGGAGTAGGGAGGCGGACATGGTCGCGCCGACGGTTTGGATGAAATTACGACGGTTCATAGTGGTGTTGGGTCATAGCGCCTACGCGCTCAAGGAAAAGTCTGTCCTCTTCGTATTGGATGTCACGCAGCATGTTCGCCGTCAGGATGGCACGGATGTCCAGCTGGGCGACGGTCGAGACCACGGCGGCCTCCACGGGGATCGGGGCCACGACGGCAACCGGAGCAGCTTGGGTAACGATCGCTTGCAAGGCGGCCGGACCGGCGACAATGCCGCCGATCAGGCCTTTCAGGAATCCTCTCCGCCTCATGGGCGCGGCGGGGGTGAGCTTGTGAATCCAAGAGGCTGCCCGTTGACCGTGAGGATGTGCACGCCACGGCCGTTACGGATGCCCAGCAAGTCATAAGCCCGGCGGCGGATGACACAAGCAGACCTGACGGGCCACTTGATCAGCTTCAGTAAGACTCGCAGGATGGTTTTCATAGGGTTAGACGTAGGTCTCATGACTTCTTCTTTCGGGGCTTAGGCGTCGGCATCGACTTGTGGCTCATGTAGTTGTTCTCGTCGACGAGCTTGGGTGTGCCATGCCGGCCGCCGATGTTGAGCACGACGTGGGTCGGCAGACTCATGACGACCCGGCCTTTACCTGGGCTGCCGTGCTGGGTCGAATAGTGGACGGTATCACCTGGGGCGATACCGCGCCACCATGGCTTGGTGGAAAGTCTTGCGATGGGCATGTGGGTATGGGTTGCTGATTCATATTCGTGTAGTTCCTCGCGCGCTGGGCTGTAGTACATTAAACGGGGAACACTCGGTCGGGTATCGTCACCTGCTCGGCAGAGCTGAAGCGTTCGAACAGCAATGACCCGCGGATGTATTTATTATCTGATTGTCGCCGCGCACCATAATGTGTGCCTGCAAGCTTGAAGCCGTAGATCGCCGCCACATCCTTCATGAATCCGATCGACGGCGCATACACGAACGATTTGTCCGATTTAGCACCGCGGATATTTTTTGACAGCTTGAAGTGTAGCAGTGGTGTCTGGCTTCGATACCAAACTCCCTCGAACACGATCTGTTTATCGCACACTCGAAACAGGTTGCGCAACGATAGTAGCGGATCGCTCATATGGTAGAGAATGCCATACCCCAAGACCACATCGAACTCCCGCTCGCGCAACACCTCGTGGCAAGTGTAAATGTTGTGATCAAGGTATTCGCACTTGCTGGCGTAATGGGCGTGCAGGAAGTGATAACCAGACGTCCCAGGAATTCCACCTCTGGTATCGGCCCTGTCCATAGACACCACCCGTGTTGCGCCGGCTTTCTCCGCCAAGAACGAGAACCCTCCGTCCCAGCAGCCTGCGTCCAACACAGTGCTGCCCTTTAGATTCAAGCTCGACCACAAATGGTCTTGGCATGAATCTAATACGTCTTTATCACCGTCCGTGAAAGTTCCGTCGTTGAGCGGCATCTTGTGCCAGAATTTCACGCCTGGGATGGTGGTGGTGATTTTTTTATTAGGTAATCGGCTCATTTGGTGATTTCGATATCGTCATTCAGGTCCACTTCGCCGCGCTCGATGGCGGCCATGGCGTCGTCGTCGTTCCCGAACTTGTGCCGCTTGCCTCCCGGCAGCTGGCCCATGCTGAGGCCCAAGATCTGCTCGTGCTTGGGGTTGGCCATCGTCTTGCTGCGGTCCTTGATCGACCACAGCATTCTGGAAGCCATCATTTTTTCCCTGACATCCTTGACCGCCTCGTCGGTGGTCGGGACGTGAACCGACATCGTGTCGCCGTCGAAGTCCGCGTTGGCACCCTCAGTGATGAAGGTGTTCACGCGGATCGCGTCGCCGTCGACAATGCGGGCACGCTGGCCGATCGTGTTGGTGCGGTGCCATGCGGGCGACCGGGTGATCACCACGGGCCGGCGCGGGACCATGCGCCCGTTCTTGTCGAGTTCGGTGGACATCTCGTAGTCCAGAGCCTTGCGGGCCATTGGCGTGCGCTCTGTCAGGTGCTTCAGCGCAGCGGCGGCCGGCATGCCGGAGCGAACCAGGCTGCGCTGGACGTAGTTGCCGAACAGCTTCCACGCCATTTCCTCGGGCAGCCCGACGTCATCCATGCCCAGGTCGGCGTCAGGCACGATGACGCCGCGGCCGACGCTGTCCACCGGCTTGGACAGCATCTTCTGCTGGTAGAAGGACGTCTTGGGATTGGTGCCGGTAACCATTTTGAAGAACCCCTTCACTTGCCGCGCCCGCGTCTTGGGGTTCGGGCTGTCGCCGTAGCCGTAGGCAGCCCTGGTTGCGCGCGCCAGGTCCATGTAGGCCTCGGACGCGCCGTCCTTGCCCATCGACTTCTCGGTGTCCTGATAGAGGCGGCGATACTCCAGCAGGTCGCGATACACCTCGTTCGAGTCGCCCGGGAGGAACGTGTTGCCAGTGACGGAGAACGGTCGGAACTTCGGCGGAATCACCGGTACCGAATTGAGCATCAGGTCGGCCGGCGTCAGCTCGTTGACCCGCAGGCCCTGGACGGCGTTGAGCAGGCGCACCGCCCGGCTGCGCTTGGTCTTGCTGCCGGAAGCGATTGCGGCGCGCTGCTCTTGCTCCAAGGCGTCGATGTCCATGGACTGCAGGTAGGCCAGGATGGCTTCCGGGCCGGTCGTCGGGATTGTCGTCATGCGGCGAATCTACACCCGACGCCGGCCGTTGGCGAGTCGTATCAGCTGGCGGCCTTCCCTGGCTCGTCGAACGGCAGCAACGGTGCTTTCAGCTGCTGGTTCTCAGTGTTCAGCCGCTGGTTCTCAGCGACCAGTCGAGAGGTGGCCTGCACCGTCTCTGATCTGTAGGCGGTGATGGCCGTTTCAAGGCGGTCGAGGCGCTCGGCGAGATTTTCAAGCGTCGGTGGCTCGGGTTCCGGCTCTGGCTCTGGCTTCTTAACCCGCTTCGGCCTGACCTTGAGCCTGACGCCGGCGTTGTCGCAGAGGAAAGGCATGGTGCTGTCCGACACAGGGAATCCAACGCCGTCCGATACCAAAGTCATGAGTTGCTTCGCGGTTTTGTCGTGAAGCTCCTCTGCGTGGTCTCTCATCCACGCTATCACCAAGGTCTTCTCATCGGCAACCAGGGTCCTGTAGGATTTGGTCTTCTTATGTGGTTTGCTGTCGGTTGGTTCGGGTTTGCTGTTCTCTTCCATTGTTGTGGTATTTCCTATTTAATAGCGTTGGTTGTTTTATTTATTACTCTATTATCTATCACCTATAGGCGGGCCACAGGCTCACCTTAAAAGTTGTTGTAGCTTAGCGACGTGGCTGTCCTGCAGCCCATCATCCGAATTGGTCCGCACAAAGCGACCGGTGTTGTCATCTGCGCCTGGGTCATCGTCCAGTATGGCGTAGCGGGCCACGCGGGGGTGTGCGTCGAGCCATGCCCGAATCTCGTCCCGGCGTGGCTTCGCGGTGTAGAGCATAAAGCCGTCCAGCAGCTTGCGCTCTGCCACCAGCTCTGGCGTCTGCCCGATGCAAACGATTCCACGGCTTCGGAACAGTCCCAGGAGGCGATCCATCTGGTGCTCCTTCTTGCGCCATGTCGAACTCACCACGACCCTGCAGCCGGTGAGCCGGCACAGGTTCGCCAGGCGGTCACACTTGTCCGTCTCGAGCCCCTGGTTCGAAGCGCCGCACCGGTTGAGCACGCCGTCAACATCCAGGAACAGAACCGGTGGGTGGTCGTTCACGGCATCAGGAGTTCCATGGCGCGATCAGCGGCTGCCAACCACGCGTTCGATTGTTTCTCCTTCGTCGGATCGGCGGCGAAGGTGGCCCAGTCAGGTAGCGGGTCACCGTTGAAGGCGACTCCGCCGACTGCGGCGCAATAGGCGGTATACAAGGCTTCGGCTACGACTTCTCTGTTGATCATGATGTTGGTGGTTTATCGGACATTGTTCTTGTTGGTTTCCTCCACGTCGATGTCCAGCATGACCCGACCGCCGCGCATTGGCGTGCGCTTGAGCACGACGCCGCAGCCTTCCAGCCAGTGCAGGACAATCCGGGAGATGGATTTCGTGGTGATGATCTTGTTGTCGCGCCCCTTCAGGAATCCCTTCTCTAAGTAGATGGGACCGTTGCGGAGAGCACGCAGGATCAGCTTGGACTTCTCGTTGGCCACCGCCACCTGGCTGTAGGTCAGGTGTGGCTTGGGCAAGCGACGCATCGTGGACGGCCACCAGGGCCACCACCAGAACGCTCCCAGGTTCCGTTTGGTGATGCCGTTGGACTCGATGATGAACGGCCGGCCCTTGCGGTTGGTTTGCCAGATCGGCTCACCGCGCTTCGAGCGGGCAATCATGAATGTCAGGTTATCCCCGGCGGTGCAGGGCTCGGAGGTTGGTTGGTCGGGTTCGCGGGGAGTTTTCATTCGAGTAGGAATGTGGCCCTTATCTGAGCCGAAACAAGCCAATCACGAGGGGAGATAGATGACCACTCGAAAGTCGAGAAGCTGCTAAACTCACCGTCATTATCGTCCACCACAGGGTCACCTATTGCCACGTCGTAGCCGGCATGATCTTCAGCCCATTCACGCACCATGTCGTAATGATGGCCCTGGTTCAGCTCGTCGCCGGTGCAGAGCACCACCGCGTAGGCGAGGGCCGTGCCACCGTCATCCCGGAAGATGCCGATGCACCTGGCCATCTCCGTGCGCGGATCGGTGGCGATCCGAATGTGCTCGTGGATGTCGTGCGCGATCTGCAGCGTCACCTGGATGTTATCAGCGGACAGCGCGAGCAGCGATTTGTTTCCGCGCGTCGTCGACGTAGCGAATGATTCAGCGATTTTTGATGCTGGCGGCAGCGTATTCACGCTCAGCCGCTCCAACAGCTCCGCCATGCGCATCAGGTCGCTCTTGAGCAGTTCGTGTGCGTCATCTCTCACGACTCTACCTCCTCTCCCTCGGCCAGCGCCCGCCAGGTGAATGAGTTTACGCAGAACCCATACTCGTTGGACAGGTAGTCGGTGATGGCGATGGTGTCGGCGACGTCGTCCGTCATCTCCCCCATGCCCAAGTTGTAGAGGCGCACCACGACCTGTTTCGGCAGATCCGGATCCTCCGGGCGCTCACCGTCCTCGTTGCCTTCCGTAGTGTCCCAGTCGACGTCACACAGGATACGCGGGCCGACCTCCTCCGGCACCTGCACCTCCCACGCCTCGTCCTCGATGGGATGGCTCGTGATGATGTTGTAGAGGCGGTTCACTGTGCGGTTACCCCACACGATGCAGAAGTCGCCGTTGTCATCGCTCGCAGCGGTCCAGCAGCATTTCTTCTCGACGGCGGCAACCAGATCCTCCCGGCTGTCGCTCCACTCACGCTGGCGGAAGTATCCACCGCCTTCTTCGGTCTCCGGGATGTAGCGGTTGATGAACTGTTCGTCGGTCAGGTTGAGCAGCCCGTGCTCGTCCGGGTATTCAGGTCCGAGGTGGTCGTCGAGGAAGCGCAGGATGTCCATGACGGTGGCGCTCTCATTGGTGGCGAACTCAGCCGAGTCCGGAATGTCGATGTCGAAGTGCTCCTCCATCTCGCTCAGCAGCTCGACGAAGTCCATCGAGTCGAAGTCGAGGTCGCCGCGCAAGGCGGAGTCAGGCGTGATTCCCTTGTTGCCGGTGAGGGTGAGCAGTAGTGCGAGTAGGTCTGATTTGCGTTTGGATTCTTGTATCATGATTTGTAGATGTGTTTATTTGATGCGGGTGAGCCAGCCCACGCTCAGCAGCCACAGCGATCCTTCCCGGACCATGGTCACCCAATGGTAGACCTGGTCGGGGCGGAAGCGGTAGATGCGACCGCGTGGGTGCGGCGGGTGCTCACAGAACGTGACGCCGCCCAGCTGGGCAGCGCACAGAGTCAGGTTGATGCGGTGGTGCTCCCATCCGGCCGGGCATGGATCCCGGTGTGGCGGTACTCGCGCGCCTTTCGGCAGGCGTATGATGTGACAATCACATTTCAACCACTGGCTACTGAATAGCGTGAGCTTGAAGTAGCCCGATCCTTGTCGGCCGGCTTTCCATTTCATTGTGCTTCGGGGTATTTGGCTCGGTCCTCGGTGATGAACAGCTCACCGTATCGGCCGCCACTGAAATACCACTCGTAGCCCGCCGGCAGCTTGGCGGCCAGACGGTTGCACACCTCATACCACGAGGCGCCCATGTCCGTGTCAGACCGCAGGCCGGCACTGATGTTGGGAATCCCGCCCTGCTTCAGGCCGTGGAAGATCTGGCACGGCAGCCAGAAGTGCGAGGTCGCTCGGATGTCGACTGCCCGCAGATGCTTGAGGATATCCACTCGATCGAGATCCTCGCCGTCGTTGCCCTCGCCGGTGACAAACACCCGCTCAGGGTAGTAAAGCCGCACGGCATCCGGGCACGGCGAGCCGTTGATCATGGCCACGTAGTAATCTAGGCGTGGCACGCGGGCCTTCTGCCAGTCGACGTTGAGCGCCAGCTCGGCGACCCGGCCCTCGGTGTCCCATGGGCGGACGAAGCCATAGCCGCCAGGCATGTTGCCCAGAAGCGACTTGTCCGTTACGCCCGGGATGATCGTGTCGCCGAGCCCCGGCTTGAATGAGTGCCGGCCGTCGAGCGGCAGCTTGCCCTTCTTGAAAATCTTTCCGCCGGTATAGTCCGGCAGGTCGGTGAGGTAGCCCCACGCTGCGTTTGAAATCGTGATTGTGATCATGGCAATAAAAAGGGCCCCACGCATGACACGTGGGGCCCTGAGTCGATGGTTACCGATTAGGCTGGTGCCAGAGCCTTGGCTGCAGCCTTCAGAGCCTTGCGGCCTTCGGCGGTGATGGTAAGGGTGACGACACCCTTCTTATCGGTAGCCTTGATCAGGCCGGCACTGGTGAGTACCGCGCGCACACGGAAGTGGACTTGCTTTTCGGGAAGGCCTGGCTTCTCGGCAGCGGCGATTTTCTCAAGGTCAGCGATCTGGTTTGCTTTCAGTTTCATGTGTATGTGGTTTGCTAGTGTTAGAACGACCTCATGGTCTTCGACCAATGACTAATGACCGCCGGCGCATAACGTCAAGCGATTTTCCTCGTATACGCATTTTATAATGCGCAGGTCGTCAATCCATGTCGCTCGGCAATGATCGGCCATGCTCCGCTACCTCGGCGCGGAAGGCGTCATCGTTGGTGCGGCCCATTAGCTGCGCCATCTGTTCGAGTGCCAAGCTATAAAAATCCGGTGCTATCGCCATGACCCCGCCAAGGACGGCCTCATAGGCTTCTGCCATGCTCACTGCCGGCAGGAATGCGAGGTCAGAATGAATGGCGCGGCGTGTTGGACCATACCAGCAGGTGATGGGGCCTTTGAGCTTGATCTGCTGCATCAGCTGTCGCTTCACCTGAAGCAAGGCGTCCGGATCCAGGTGGTCGCAGCAAGTGACATGCAGCTGCATGGGGTTGCGATGACACTTCAGCTGCTGAAGGTAGGTGTCGTCCACGGCGGCGGCGAAGGTCAGCAGATTCACGTCCAGCCCGCTCACGCGCAGCTCACCTTGAAACGGATTGGTCACGTTGGTCAGGTCATTGGGCGCAATCGAGTGCGTGCGAGGCATGGTCATTGGACCGTCGCCATGGCGAGTCTGGTAGGCCCGGGTCACATGGTGCGTGGTCACTTCTTGGCACCGGCCGTAGGCGTTGATGATCTCGACGGCGTTGCGGCTCGTGGTGCGGCCCCAGGTCACGTGCGGCATGAACCCGTGGTCCTGGTCGAGCATGATGCCCTGGGCACCCTCGAAGATCACGTTGTCGTATTTGGCCAACACCCAAGGTGTGGGGCGGAACTCGATGTAGTCCCACGCATCCTCGGGGGACAGGTCCTCGTGCTCGGTCACCGCCATGAAGTCGTGGAGCTTATCGGGGCACATCGCAGCGATCTTGCTCAGGTAGTAGTCCTGCACGCGTGCCAGCTTGTGCGTCAGCACGTGACGGTGCGTCACGTCGATCATGAACGTGCGGTTCTCGGAATGCAGCATGCGCTCCATGGTGGCGCCGATGCCGATGCCCACCGTGTTGGTGTTGGTCTGCGTGATGCGGTTCCAGGCCACGTCGTATACCGTGATCAACGGTGCGAGTGGATCCGCGGTGTTGTTCTGCCTGGCGTTGTATTCCGGATTCTTGTCGCGCAGGACGGCCGCCTCGCGCACCAGATTCTGCGGGTAGATCGGGCAGTATTGCGACATGTGGCTCGGGACGCCTCCCAGCGCCCCCGATGCGAACGAGGAGTGGATGTGGCGCAGCAGCGGATCGGTGCCGCCGGGATCATTGAGGTCGACGGTGTGGCCGGCCTGGCTGCCGCCGGTGTAGCGGACGACAACCACGTTGTCGCTCTTGCAGTAGGATGCGAGGCGGTCAGTGACGGCTCCTTTTCCGGAGTCGCCAAAGCCGAGGTCTGTGATGATGTGTGCGTGTTTCATGGTGATTCTTTTTCGAGGTGATCTACAAATCTGGAGAACGGATTGGGACGCTTTTCGACAAGTGCTGCAGCCCGCCTGCTCTTCAGGTCGGCCAGCTGCCCACGTTGAAATTCGCGCAGCTTCTTGGGTAGTTTGGGGTCGTTGACCATGGCCTCGATCAGATCGATGGACAGTTGTGAAGGTGTGCGGCTCATGCTTTGGAAAGGAAAAGGCGCCGGCAGCACGAAGCCACCGGCGCCCAGTAGTGCTCAGTTCAGAGCGGTTCAGGAATCGACGCCTTGGGAGGCGTCGGGGTTCCCGGTTGCGCAGGCTCACCTGCAGCAGCCTCGACGGGGGCCGGTTCCGTGACGGCTGCGGCACTGCGACGGCCGCTGGCCATGTGGGCCTTGATGATCTCCCTGGTCTTGTCCGCGACGGAACAGTCACGGCAGATCGTGTGGTAGCCTTCGCCCAGCATCTTCCAGCTGTTCGTGTGGAAGCCGTCGGCACCTTCCCCCACTTGGATGTGGTGGACGTTCCAACGCTTCTTCAACTTGGCCAAGACGTCGGCGGACTGGATGGTGTTGCCACTGAACTCCAGACCTTCCACGACCTTGTCGAAGTTGTTCCCGAACAGCTGGCGGAGTTTCGACACTGGCATCTCGCGATGCAGCGGCTCGTCTCCGACGCTGATGAACAGCCCGCGCTCCTTGCGCTTGTCCCAGGCGTCCGTCTCGATCATGTTGAGAGCGAACAACCAGCCCAACGAGTAGCTCTCGCCATCGTTGTTGCCGCCGTTACCCTCGATCCACGTGGTGGTGAGCCAGTGGTCAAGCTCGGCGTCGCCGGACTCGAACTGGCCGACCTGCAGCGGACCACTGTCCGAGAACAGGTCACCCACTGCCATGAACAGCAGGGCTGCGTCAGGACATTCGCGTTCGCCTTCCACCAGGTGCCCCATCAGATGAGGCAGATCACCCTTGATCAGTTCGGCCGGGATGCGACCCATGGACCCGGTGACATCCAGCTTGAGGACGATCGGGACGGACAGGGGGTGGGCTTCGCTATCACGGGCTTCACGCCGGATGATTTGCGAAGGGTCCATCCCCTCGTTGACGCGCTTCAGTGCGTTTTGTCGGAATACCCGCGCGTCGCCCGCAGAGGCCGCGGCATAGCCGAGGGTGGCGCTGCGAGTGGCGCGGGCCGAGAAGCTGTAACCTGAATTTCCCATATTTTTACGTGTCGTGGGTTAGAGGTTGAGCTTACTCAGCGGCTGGTTCGCCTGCAGGACCTTCTTCGCCGGGTTCGCCGACTGGGTCGCCCGGGTATCCGACCTCCGGCTCGGTGGTCTCAGCTGGCGAGGCCTCGACGGCCGGTGCTGCTGGGGTTTCGGTGACCTCAGCTGGCGCTGGGGTGGTGGGCTTGGCGTCGTATGTTTGTGGTGCTCCCATAATGGTAGTCTCTAATTGTTGGTGGTTGTGGTTGGTGTTAGTCGAGCAGGGGAATGATGATGTTGGAGCCATCAACACCGGAGATGTCGATGCCCTGGATCAGCGTCTGGTCTTCTCCGAAGAGATCGCAGTAACCGTAGTAGGTGACGGCGAGCTTAATGCGGAGGTTGCGGATGTCCATGCGAGCCTCGATATTCGCTTGGACCCAGTCAACCGCGGAGAAGTCCTTGGCGGCCGGGTTCAGCGACAACGCGCTGTCACCGCGCAGGTCGAGTTGGCCTTGGGCTTCCAGGGTCTTCATGCGGATGTCGTTCGCCAAGTCCTCCACGCGGCGACGATAGGTCGTGCGGGTGGTCTCGGTGAGCTGGAGGGCGCGCGACAGTTTGATCTTCGCATTGGACGCGGTGAGCGCCTTGGCGAATTGACCTTTGATGGCGGGCGCGACTGGGGTGGTGGTGTCTTCGTCGGACATAATGATGTTTGATGTGATAGTTCTGATTTTTCCAATTTTTCCTCAATACCGAGACGCCAGCGAGACGCCCCGGGTTTGTCAGTGCTGACGGTCAGGTCAGCGGTCGCCTACGGGACCCTGGCCGACGCAAGCGTCACCTGGATCTTCGGCCATCGCCTGAGCCGTGCGCAGATCGGCGAGGCGGCCTTCGGCGATGGCTTGCCCCAGCATAGCGCCTGCTCCTGCGGCGATACCACCGAGAGATTCGCCGACATTCCTGTCACGCAGGATGCGCGCGGCGCGCTCGACGGGCCGTTCATCGACAGGCCTCGCCAGCCCCAGCTTGTCAGCATTGATGCTGTCGGTCTGGTAGGCCTTCTCGGTGGCAGCAGGATCAGCGAGATACTTGCCCAGCTCTTCGAGCATCTTGGGCACAGACTCGAAGACGACAGCGGTGCAGCCGACTTGGACGATGAAGCCGTTCAGGACGGCGTTGATTTCGATTTTGCGTAACATGTGTGGTTGTAGAATGCCGGGCTCGATCGGCGCCCGGCAGTGAAACTCTAGCCCCCGATCAGGGCGATGTGTCCTCGTGCTGTGCGTGCGTGGCTGATTAGGCCTCGATCGAAGCAAGCTCCTTCTCGATGTCCTCGGCGGACAGCGACTCGAGCTGGTCGATCTTCTTCTTCTCGAGCAGGCGCTCCAGGAATTCCTTCCGTGCGCGCTTGTCGGCAGCCTCACGCTTCGCAGCGTTCTCGGCCTGCTTGGTCTCGATGACCAGCTTGAGCACCTCAAGGCGCAGGGCGTCCTGCTGCTGGGCGATGGTCACCCGGCGGTCAGGGTTGGCAAGGAACGACTTGCGCGAGCCGGAGAGCTCGCCGTCGATTTCGATCGCCATCTCGTCCAGCTTGTTCAACGGGAGGTCCCAGAGGTCCTCCGCGGAGATGTGGCCGGCGGCAGCGAAACGCAGCTTGGTCTTGGTAGCTGCGACGAATGGATGCATTTCAATCATGGTGTTGGTATTTGGTTTGGTTGGTGAGGTGGTTACAGCGGCTCGGGGACGTGAATCCCCGAACCAATTCCAGCACCGCTCACAGCGCCACCTCGCGCCGTCACGGTTGATGTTTTCGTCCCCACAGTGGGGACACTCGTCGGGGCGATTCACTGATCGCCCTCCACTTGCTTGCGGCGTAGCCACCGGCAGAACAAGCCGAAGACGTAGGCGATCCAGACGCACGCTGTTCCGCCGGCCGCGCCGACCATGAAACCAATGGTCTGCTCGTTGGATGCAGCGCCCACCAGCCACATCAACCCACCTGTCACGATGTGGGCTCCCACGACGATGACGCTACCCGCGACCAAGACGTTTCTCAGGTTGAACTCAGTGGGCATGATCGTGGTCGTGCGCTCCTACGCAGAAGTATTCCTGCCGCTCGTCAATCCCGGGTGTTCCGAACGGGAACTTGCTCAGGACCTTGTCGGCCTCTTCGTTCCCGCAGTTGTCCACGTAATGGGAGTCAGGACCGTCCATGTCCCACTTCCAGGTGCCGTTAAAGAACTGTTCGTTGGCATCATACTCAGCGCGACGCAGCCGGCCCTTCCGCAGGATGCATTGCGAAGTCTTCACGCTGCACTCGACGTTGAGCCTATCCAGGACGTCGTTGACCAGGTCGTTGAATTCGACCCAATCCGCGCCTTCCAGGTAGTCTCTTCGACAGTGGGGCGCGCCACCGATTGCTTCGCAGGCCTTCGGGTGGTTACCGCAATACATCTTCTTCTTCCGCAGGCGCACCTGGAGTATCTTGACCGCACGCCTTCTCGGCTCCACCTCAGCGGTGAAGCGCGAGTTGGCGATGCGGCTTTGGATAGCCCAAGCGATGTCGTTGGAAGCGATGTCGGTTTTGAGCTTGTTGATCAGCATCAGAATAGCACCTTCAGTGTCCGCTTGAATTGCCCTTCCACTTCCACGTAGATGTGGTTGCGGTTGGACTCACTGAAGCCGAGCCCGGAGAGCTCAGCCCCTTCAGCAGGCGCGACCTGGATCTTGCTGGCCAGCACCTCGGTGACCTTGCGGTCCTTTGCCAGCTCGGCGCAGAGGTGCTCATTGAAGAACGGCCGGGTCTGCTCGTCGCTGACGCAACCATCCAGCAGGAAGAACCAGTGCTTGAGGCCCACGGGCTTGGTCCAGTGGTTCGGGCTGAGTGTGATCGCCTTGACCTGCACGAACGTGCCGGTCTTGACGCCCCACTTCACCATGCCGCTGTGCGACTTCGACATCGCGGTCTCGCCGATGTTGACGTTGCCGTCCTTGTCGACCGTGAACTTGATGCGCTCCGAGTCGACGCGGGGCGACGTAGGGGACCCGAAGTTGAAGGTCGAGCCATTGGCCTCGATCTCCAGCTCGAATCCCGAATCGCGCTCTTCCCGGCGGTTGTATTGATTCACCCAGACTTCATAGCTACCGGCTGGCAGCTGCTTGTCGCAGGTGATGTTCTCCACAGGCTCACGAGTGGAGCCCCCGCCAGCATTCATATCAACATCGAGCCAGGCGAGCCGGCCGCGCTTGTTGCTGAAGTAAACGTGCTCGCCACCGCCCTGGAAGTGCAGGTCGAGGTCGTCATAGTTGTGCCAGGCGAGGGACGCACGCATCCAGCCGTTCACATTGCCGCCCTCACGCTTCACACGCTCCTTGATCGCGTCAGCCACACCGCCGGCGTAGCTGAAGCTGAAGCTGTTGTCGTGCTTCATCATGTTCTTCGCCTCGGGATCCACCGCGCCGGTGAGCGTCACGAAGTGCCCCATGTGTTCGCGCTCCACCAGCACACGGATGCGCTTGGCGGTAGGCAGGACATTGGCAACGAAGTCATCGATACCGATGCGCTCCACCTTCTCAAGCGTCTTCGCCTGCACCGGCGTCTCGTCCGCGATCTGGGCGAACACGTCCTTGCCGGATGTGGTAGGGCGATACACGTAGAGCGCATTGGCCACCGTCAGGTCCCGGGTGTCCAGGCGACGGCGATCAAGTGCGGACATGAGGTCCAGCTCCTGCAGGCGGGCCTTGGCGGTTTCCAGCATACGCGGCGTGACCAAGGCGGTCGGCCGTTTGAAGCTGGTGGGGGCCATGATGCGGTCGTAGGCGGCCACTGCGCCTTCGAGGTCACGTCCGGCAGTGAGATCCTGCAAGAGCGCACCGACGGCCGTGTTGCGCGCACGGGCCAGCGCGGGACCGACGTCGTGCGCCTTGAGCCAGGCCCAGGCGTCCCGATCCTCCTCGCGGACATCCTTGTAGGCGATCTGCGACGCCCACAGCTGCTCGATGATCGCCGAGTATTCCCGGCCCCGCGGCAGAGAGTCCTGAGCAATCAGCTCGCGCACGGTCTGCACCGCATCCTCGCTGATCTCGGTGATCGAACGCACCAGGACGTTCTTGCTGTCACGCAGCTCCGCAGACTTGCGGCCGACCACGTTGTCCTTGTTGAAGGCGATCGCGGGGAGCTTGGCGAAGTAGTGCTGCCAGATGACGCTGCGGTCTTTGTCGAGGTTCTGGTTCACGCCGGCACTGGGCTCGACGTGGCTGAACAGTCCCTCGATCGGGCGGCTGCGGACGTAGCGGTCGAGGGCATCGAACGAAGCCAGGTAGACTTCCGGGATATCCGACTGGCCGCGGAAGTCCCACAGCGTCGTCATCTCCAGCTCGGCATTGAAGGTCACGAGCCCTCCGATCGCCTTGATGAAGTTACGGCAGGCGGAGCACTGGTGCTCGAGCTTGATCTCGGGATCGGTGAAGCCGTCGTGGTAGGCCTTCCAGAGTTCGTCCTTGTCCACTTCCACCTGCAGGAGCAGGCGTCCGCTTTCAATCATTTGCTTGTATCGGGTTTCGACCAGCGTCTTCGCCTTGTGAAAGACGCTATCGACTGGGACGGTTGGTGTTGGTGCAGTAGTGCTCATTTTGTTTGGTGCCGGATATTTCTGCCGGCTCAGAGTGGTTGTGAGGCTTCGCTCTGAAGTTCCTCGATGATTTGTGTAGCGCGGTCGTGCCCCAAGGCTTCAGCATTGAACCCGGGAGGCAAGGTTGCCCATGGGATCGGCTTGGTTGGCTCGCCGATCTCGGTGGCGGTGCCGTCAGCAATGCGCTGCAGGCGGACGCTCATGACGCGGATCAGCCGCTCAAAGCCCCTGAATACGTCGGTGGCCTTGCGCTTGTGATACTCGTTGCGGCTCTGCGCGAAGTCGCTCCTGATGACGTTGTTGTCGAACCGACTGTCGGTCATCATGTGCCAAGGCAGGACGAACACGTCTGACTGACAGGAGTTGCCGTCGAAGTCGATCGTCAGCGCCAGACCGGTGGGACCGCGGATGCCGATGGCGACCGCCCGGGTGTTGCCGAGGAACTCCCGGTCGAGCTCGTAGGGCACGCCGAACTTCTCGCAGAGCCTCTGCATGGCCCGGAGCATGATCTCGCGATCTTTTTTACGTGACTCCTTCAGGTTCCAGTAGGGCACCTTGGTAGCTGGCCCGCACTTGTCGCAGACGAAGTCGGTGGTGACCGTAACGAACCCCTCGCAGACGGGGCATGGGATGATTTGTTTATACATGATCGTTCAATTTATTGAATCTCCTCTTGACGTTGATGGTGGGCTGCGCCGAAGTAGCGGCATGCCCGACATCATCGCACTCTGCGGGCCGCAACAGGTCGGTAAGACCACTGCGGCGCAATCCTTGGTTGATCGCTTCAACTTCACGCGCGTGGCGTTCGCTGACCCGCTTTACGATATGGTAGCCGCATTGCTGCGACTGCCGATCCACAAGGTTCGCCAGCTGCCCAAGAACGAGCCGATGGATGCACTCGAAGGTCGCACCCTGCGTCACACCCTGCAGACGCTGGGTACCGAGTGGGGCCGCAACTCCATCGGCAACGGCATCTGGGTGAACGCAGCCATCCGGCGCGCGGTATCGCTCACACAACACGGACACAGAGTCGTGATCGACGACTGCCGATTCATTAACGAATACGAAGCTCTGCGCGCGGCGGGTGCCAAGATGGTGCTGCTTCAGCGGGACGACCTACCGGAGCAGATCAATGTCGCGCACGGCAGCGAAGTCGAATGGCCTACTTTCCCCCATTTCGACGCGAGGTTGACGAACTCACAGGAGAGCGCCGCAAACTGGTCAGCGACAGCCGGTAAAACCATATTGAAAGCACTATACGACTCGTGAGGATGTAGATCATCTGAATAGGTCTGGCTTCAGCCATAGGAGTATTTTGGAGCCGATCGCTAGGATAAGCAGCAGTGTGCCGCAGACGAACACCACAATAGCTGGGAACTCCGGATCTTTCATAGCTCCTCCTTATCGGAATATGGCTCCGGCTGCAAGGCAGATCCCGTCAGCGGGATCCATCCGCTGATATCCAGCTGCGATGAATCCACGTGCGGGAAGGCCACTATCAACGGACCACTCCGGAGCGTCCTACCTCCCCGGTCATAGAACCAGTTGAGGACAACGTCCTGCTCCTCCATAGGCGCGATGATGCGGACATTGACAACCGACTGATACTCCATGTGCCAGTGCTCCGGGTGCGGCGGCAGCAGCTCGGGCGTTTCCACCTTGCGGAGGATCCGGGCGTTCCGCTGCAAAGCATGCCACCAGCCTTGCAGGGACGGCTTGGTGTCCATCTCCCAGTCAGCATCCACCTCGTAGGTGGCCCACTCGCCTTTCTTGCCCCACTCTTGGATCAGCCTGGCAGCCTCCAAGGGCGTGCGCACCGCGAAGCCACCGGGGTAGCTGCCGTTGCGCCCGACCTTGTCGAACTTGTGCGCGTTGGGGCCGGCGAGCTGCTCATCGTATCCTACCTCGTATCCAACGGTGTAGATCATGACTCGTCCTCCTCTTCTGCAGCGTCTTCCTTCTGTATGCGCAGGCGGCCGAGGATGTCCTCGGGCGTCCAGCCGTGCTTGAGCAAGCACTCAATCTGCGCTGGCTTGCCGCTGTTGTTGACCTCTGCCGACTGCTCCGCGAAGCAGTCGTGCACCAACGCATCCAGCGCGTCGTCCGTATACTGCTCACCCATGGCCTGCGTGACCTCCTTGATGAGCGCCAGCAGCCTCTTGCGGGAGAACGCCTCGTGCGGTGTCACGCCTCCACCTCCTCGGGCTTGGTTGGCGGCACGCACCGGTCCCTGAACACGCGTATGCGTTGCAGGGCGTCCGGGGCATCAGGTTCCGGCGTCCAGCTCTGCAGCGCGCAGCCTTCGAACAGCCGTCTCCCCTCCATCCACCCGGTGGCGCAGACCTCGTGATACAGCGTGAGAAGCAACACTTCGTCCTCGAGCATTTCCCGCAGGGCTTTGATGACCCAAGGCGGCATGTTCGGGTCGATGTCGTCGGTGTGGCAGCGGATCGCCTTCCGCACGGACTCCAGCATCTCCTCCCGGCTCGGTCCCGGCGGTGTGAGGAGGATGTTCGAGTCGGGCATGTAGCCGCCTTCCACCATACCGTAGGTGATGATCTCGTTGAGATACTCCGCGGTGTAGATCCAGGCCTCGTCCTCGTCCTCTTCTTCACCCTCCGGTGTCAAATTAAGCGCGGCCATGAAACGCTGCAGGTATTGACGGTCTTCATCGATGCTGGCCGCCGTCTCTGCCTGCACTTCAGGCGCGTCGCAATCGTCAGGCTTGAGGTTGGCATACTCATGGAAGATGCCCTCGCTCCATTTGGCGAATTCGCGCACCTCCTGTATGAGGCGCTGGACCTGTGTGTCGCGATACTGGGCCTGCGCGTCTCCGGCTGCCGCGAGGACGTTCACCATAGCCTTGTGAGCTTCGCCGGCGTCCTGGATGAACTGACCGTTGTAGGTCATGCCCTCGACAGTCAGGAGCAGGACAGTTTTGCCCCCGATGTCGAATTTGATTTCGTTGGGTAGGTTGGGATCTGGGTGGTGATGGGTGGCTGATGACATATGTTCAATTTTTTAGCTTTTTTATACACGTGGTCCTCGATCTGTTCAAATTCGGCACGTTTCTTTACACGTCGGCGTCGTCCTCGCGCTCACTCTCGTAAGCAGCAAGTTTCTCCTGGTTCTCCTTCTCCCACTTGTCCAAGTCGACGGGCTTGCGCGGGCTATCAAGGATCCACCCGTCATCGTCATCGAACTCGCGCTGAATGCGCAGGTAGGCTTCGATGCGCGCGTGGGTGATCTCAGTCTCCGACACGACCTCCTCGATCCAGCTGTCCGTGCCGCGGGGCTCGGCGCACAGGAACTTGTGGTTGTCAGCCTCCTCCTTGCTGTATTGGAAACTGATGACCTGCATACCCGGGAAGTCCTCTTCCTCGTGGAACCTGCCATCGTAGCGGATGGTCCAGCTCAGTGAGGCATCGCGCACGTCGTAGCCGATGTTGCGCGCCTCCTGCTCCAGGATGTGAAGCAGCGCCTCTTTCCGGCGGTCACACAACCTCAGGATCCAAGCCGCCAGGTCTTTATCGAACTCTTCCGACTGCGCCTCAGAGCTGTCTTCCGAATCGCCGCTGGGCTCAAATAAGCACCCGCTCAGCCGGTCCATGGTCGCATACATCACCTTCGGATCCGTCAGGATGGTGCGGGACAGGAAGATGTGAACATCCCGGTCCAGCGCGTCGAAGTAGTTCACCGTGCTCTCACCGGCGACGACAGCGGCCGGTTTGAACTTGTAGGATTCTCCGTTGTCCACCGCGAACTCCACTTCGATGTCCTCCACGAACTCGTGGAACTGCTTGTCCTCGTGCTTGTCGAACTGGCACTCCGCAAGCTCCTCAAGTCGCATCTCACGCCCGTCCACGCGCAGGATGATGTCGGTCAGCTTCGGCAGCTCGTCATACCACGAGTAACCCTGCATGTCGTTGTTGGGCGTGAAGGGGATCAGGAACGACTCCTTGCCGACATGCTCGCGGTTGTAGAGTCCGAGCACCGTCTCGAAGTCCTGCCACCGCTGCGCATCCGGGTGCGCCAGCAGCTTCAGACCTGTCGTGGAGCTGCTGTGATACGACACCTGGCTTAGATCGAACTCAGCCTCGCCCAGGTCCACCCCGAACTTGTCCAGTGCCCTCCGGTAGATACTGAACGGCAGCTTGTGACCTACCGTTCCGCGGCCTTTGGTGGGTGTCGCGTGGTCGTTGATCCACTCGTAGACCAGCTTCTCGCACGCCTCCAGCAGGGCCGCCCTAGCAGCGTTGTGCTTCACAGCATTGCGGGCCGGCAACACCAGCTGCAGCTCCCGTGTGTGCGCCACTTCGACGTGGAGCTGCACGTGGCTCCTGGCGATGTTCGGCAAGTAATCACCCATCGCATTGCTCACCCATTCCAATACCACGCCGCGGAAGTTCAGCTTGATCCTGGGGTGGCCGAAGTCGTAGAGGTAACGCTCCCTGGCGTCTGGCTCCCGTGCGCCGATCCTGACGCCCAGCTCGGGAATGTCCCGGAACATGGTGCAGCCGGCCATGAAGTCACCGGGAACTATGGCGATCTGCTTCACACCCTCGGCGTAGATGTCCACCTCCTTCAGTCCGCAGAACTCGGCGGCCTCACGCAGCTTGATGTCCAGCGTGCTGACGTCTACGCCCTCCCACACCCAGTTCACCACCATCCCCTGCGCGAAGTCAGTGTTGATCTGACGGCGGGCAGGCTCGGCCCCGCGGAAGATGGTCGGCGTCAGTGTGGTGCTCCACAGGCGTGAGGCGACCTCCACGGTCGGGAAGTTGGACAGGCAGAAGAACCCCATGCCGGCGGGATCCTCCTCGTGCTCGACGTTCTGGCTCCAGCCGCGGGCGGCCAGGCGCAGCAGGATCTCAGGACTGTCACAGCCGGAGCCGTTGTCCTCGAACAGCACGCCGACGTGGTGCTCGTCCACTTTGGTGAAGCTGACGGAAACCTTGTCGGCGCCGGCGCGGCGTGCGTTCTGCAGCAGCTCGATCCACACGGTTTTCGGCGAGGCGTCAAAGACGCGATCGACTTTCTCGAGGAAGCGAGCGTCTACGGATGCCCAGAATGTATCCGGGTCAGTTGGTGGGGTTAGGGTAGTGTTCATTTATGGGTCAGTGATTGGTCTTAGTCGGTGATGAGTGTATTCGTCGTCGTAGTGCGGACCGTCGATGTCGTATATCAGCGGCATCGGAGGCTCGTCCCCGTCGTATTCTATGTATTGCGGGCTGCCCCGCACCACGCGAGGTTCGGGGTCCAGTATCCAAAGTTTCCAGCCGCACCGCATTGCGACTGCTTCTCCTACGCTTGGTGGGTGCAGGAGACGCTGGAGCCTTTTGATTTCATTGGCGGCGCGTGTGTTCTTACAGCGCTCGGCTTTTAACTCATTCCGGAGCTTTTGGATCTCAGTCAGGCTTTCTTGGTTGTCAGGGCTGGCCATTCAGTGATGATTGGTTGGTAGTGCAGCTTCCAGTATCTCGATGCATTCCGTCAGGCAGATCGGCTTATAGCCAACGCACGGCGCGCCGACGTCCATCGACCGGCCGTGGCGAGGTAGCGCGCCGTGGCTGTGGCCGTGCAGGTGATACGTTCCACGGTGCGAGCCGCGCCAGGTGCGGTGCGCGTAGTGGCTCAAATACATCCTGACATCGCGAGTCAGGCGCACGTAGATCGCCTCGTGTGCCTCGTCGAACAAGTCCCGGTGCCGCCACGCGATCTTGTCGTCGTGGTTGCCTCGGATCAGGATTATCTTCCCCCAACGGCCACGCTGGACTTTCATGAACTCCTCCAGCCCCGCCTTACGTGAGGCGATGTCTCCCAGCAGCCACAGCGTGCGGTTTTTCTGGCCAGGCGCCGCGCAGGCAATGGTCATCGCCGCATCGTGAGCAATAATGTCATCCCACGGCCTACTATCGTGGCGTAGGACGTTGTGGTGCCCCAGGTGAAGATCTGCCAGCAGCCAGTGCCGATTCGTTACGTTGCGTTCGTTCGGATCAAGCTTCATGGGTCGGCGCGTGAATCTCATCTTCGCTATCTACCTCGACGATGTCGCTGGTGTCGACTGGCGGACGGGCCGGTCCCATGGTGGGCCTCTCCGTGGACTTGTTGATGATAGCCGCCAGTTCCTGCCACCACTCCCCGCGATCGAGGAAGTTGTCGCAGTTCTCGACCTGCAGCATATACCCCTTCTGCTTGTCCCACACGTCACGGTAGTAGTCCGCCGGCGGGAAGCCCACAGGGAACCACTGGGCCAGCAGGTTCATGTCGATGACCTCACCTTCGGCGGCCCGCATGTAAACCAGTGTGTAAGCCCACAGCACGCACTGCGCTGGGTTCTCTATGACATCGAGGCATCCGATGAACGCCAGGGCGGAGAAGCTGACAACTTCCTCCCACGGCAGACCGGTCGAACCTGTAATGCGTGACGTAATGATCTTCGTGATCGTCTCTTTCAGCAGCTCGTCCCGCAGCTTGTCCTCAGGGCTGCCTTTTTCGGGCGGACCGCTGCCCTTGCTCATTTCCCCCATGGTCAACTTCAGGAACAGATCGGTTTCCGATCTGCTCATGGGTGTCATGCGTGCGTTGCCCTCCTTGGAGTGGAGGCCGGTGTATGCGATTTGATCGATGGTCTTCATATTTGTTGGTGTAGAGTGGAACCGGGGGCAGGACTCGAACCTGCAGGTGGGTGGCTGGTTACGACCGTTGTCCTTTCGAGGGGGCCCCACTTTCTCGGATTCTATCCCGCTTCCTGCGGGCTCCCCGGTGTTGTTGTTGTTATCCGATTTTCCAGGTGTCCTCAACGTCGGTGCCCTCGAGCCCCTTGGTGCATGGATACGTGGTGCGACCGTCGGGCCATTTGACGCCCAAGCGTTTGCCGTTGCAGCCTTCCAGCTGGCAGCGGCGGGTGGTGGACGTGACTTCCCCCTTCAGGGAGCCGTCACGACTGAAAACGAAGCGTGGAAACCCGCCTACGAGGCGTGGTTGGAGCGGGGCGATTGGCATTGATTTTACTTGGTTTGGCGATAATACTGCGGGCGTTCAGGCGAGTAACCTGAGCACGGGGGCGTGGCGGTTTTGGGTTTGCCTGCCGCGCCCCCACCTTTTTTTACACTTCGACGCGCTCGCCGCGCCGGAACTTGTCCGGGTGCGACGTGGACTCGCCCATGACGATACGTCGGGCGACGGACGGCTCTGGGACTGATCGCTTCACGACGCGCAGCACTGGGAAACGCTCATGGCCGAGGCAGTAGCGCTTCCAGCTCCAGTCACCGAAGCGGTAGCTTCCCTCGTCGGCCCGTGAGTAATAGGTCACGGTCACGGTGAAGTAGCGGCGACGGATCTTGAACACGCCGTATTCGTAGCGCTCGATTCTCTCGATGGTGTAGCTGCGGGCCTTGGAGGGCGCCCAGCTGTAGATCTTGTGGAGCGCGTCGCTGCGGAATGCACTTTGGCCGAGTCGTAGTTGGTTGAGATACATGAGGTAGGTGGGTAAAAGTTTCCTCAGGCAGCCTGCCACTTCCGCATCTCGCGCTTGTAGCGCTCCACCCTGGCTTGCTCGAACACCTCCCACTCACGGTCGGTCATTGGCGGAGGCCCACCAGGACTGAACGGAGGATCGGGGGCGTAGAACATCACCGCCTGTAGTCCCGGCCACTCCCACATGGGAGCGCCGAGTTCGGAGTAGATCCATCTCATATTGCGTGGGCCATGAGGGTTACGATTTCCTCCAGCAAATGCTGCGCCTTGTAGGAGCTGCGCTTCTGGTCAGGTGACTCCAGCACCGCTTCCCATACCTCGGCCTGCGTGTTGATTACTTCACCAAAGTGGCGCCCAGCGTTCACCGCGAGCTGATGAGCATTGTATACCCAGTCGTTGGGTCTCCACTCTGCGCAGTCGTCATTGCCGAACAACACTTGGCGCCCGTGGCATTCGGACGTAGGACCCGGCGGCACAAACAAGCTACTGCAGCCCAGTGATCGCACCAGGTTCAGCGCAGCCTCAAGCTCGTCGAAGTCGGAGATGTGCTCCGCGATGCCGTCCGTGCGCCGGCCGTAGACTGCCCACACGGGATCACCCACGACGGCGTCCTCCGGTAGCAGGGCATCTTCGATCTGACCAACGTCAGGTTCCATATACTGGATTTCGTCACCGGGGTAGATGACGGGGATCATGCGTTGCACCTCCCACCGGTAGTAGGCGGGGGTGAAGGCGGCGAAGGCAATGTGTAGTTGTTTCATAGGTTTGCTGGTTGAATCGCCGCTACCTGAGAAACCAGGCGCGCACGATCGCATAGATGATTCCCCACGCTGCGATACCGGCTGGAAGCATCCACACCAACAACCGCCGCAGCTTGGCACCGGCGTAGACCGGCGGGCTGATGTCGCCAGGGTGCATGTTGCACGCCCTGAGGTCGTCGTCGCACTTCCTGCAGATCATTCTGCTCTTGTGGCCCCAGAACAGGGCCTCGCACGTTAGGCACATGTTGGGACAGTGACCTATGGAACCTCGGTCACCGGACCAGTCGTGCTGTCCGAACTCGTTGGATGCTTCAGGTCGCGTCATGGTTTCTTGCATGGTAGTTCAATGGATCTGGGGTCATCGGGGCGGCCGGCAGCCGTGCAGGCAACCCGAGCTCCGCACTCGGAGCACTCCACCTTCCATGCGCCGATTTCCGCTGCCGGGTATGGCAGCGTCACTTTGCACTTGGGTTCGTTCGGCAACGGCGACGGCAGATCGATACCGTCCGGGTAGTTAGGGTTGGGGGCGCACTGCGCCTTCTTCCCGGTGCCCACGAACCGAACGTGGAACTTGCTCGGCTTGTTCCGCGGCGTCGCCATGTTGAGCAGCAGCGGTTCGCCGGTGGCCTCGCAGTAGGCCCAGTGGGTGAACTGTGAGTCTCCCAGCTCGAACCGACGAAACTCGATGCGCTCGTGGCTACGGCCGCAGCGCGGGCATAGATCCATGCGGATCGTCGCCGTGGCTGGCCACTGCTTTTTATCTTTAGCGCTCAAGGCTGCGGTCCTCCTCGTCTTCTTTGGTGTGCAGTTCCTCCCCTACGGACGTGAGCTGGAAAAACCCAGGTTCCGAGCCGTATTGGTAGAGATACAGGGCGACCTGGTTGGCGTTCAGCTCCATCGCCGCCTCCCGGTTCCAGCTGCCCACGAAGTCGTCGACGTCCATGCGGTGCAGCACGTCCTTCAGCTCCATCTCGGGGATCGGCTCCTCCGACAGCACCTCGACAGTGAACAGGGTGCGATGGAACTTCCGCTCACTCATGCGAGGCGGCAGCTTGGTGCTGATCTCGACGTATTCCCAATCCTCAGCGGTGAGGTCCTCGAAGGATGGTAGCCACCCGTTGACGCACTTGTTGTCGTCGTCCAGGTCGACCTTGCGCAGGTTGCCCTGGTCCTCCAGTGCTTCCTTCCCGCCCTGCCTGATGATCGCCCGCAGCGCTCCCGTCATGTCCTCCAGCGGTATGCTGACCGGCGGCGTCATGAACAGGATCGCGTGGCCCCAGCTGAGGCGGCGCACCATCTTGCCCTCGTGGAGGAGCTGCAGTGCGCCGGAGAATGAGCCGATGATCATGCTTCACCCCCTTCCTCGACGACGTGCGCCGCCGGGATGTCAGTCCGGAAGTATTCCCGGCCCTCACGGCTGACGCGTCCGCGGGCGCAGGCTGTTGAGAGCAGCTCATAGGCCTGCAGGCGCATCAGCTCGTTACCCTTGGAAGGATACAGTCGCTTGGCGGTGTCCTGCACGCCCATGAAGATGTCGTTGAATGAACGCTTCTCGCCGCCAGCGAGGAAGTCGACCATGGCCTGTGTGAACTCATCCGCGCGGATTGTGGTGGTGGATGGTTGATTGTTTTGGAATGATCTGCGTTTGGGTGCCATGATGGTGTTGTTTAGAGTTCGATCCAGGCGGGTTTGGCTGCCAGCAGGGCGGCGAGGTCCACGTGCTCGCGGTTCTGTCCGCCGAACTCCTGGCGGTATTGCCGCCAGTTACCGGTGAAGTTTCCGCTGTGCATGATGCCGGATACGGCCTGCGCCTGGTGCTCGAATGGCGACCAGTGCCCGTTGTCCCGCATGCTCTTGAACAAGGTCTCCTGTTCTTCCAGGGTCTTGTTTGAGTCGAAGGCCACGTAGGAGGTGCGCGCCGCCTTGGCTACCGATGTCACGAGTCGGTCATGCAGTGACTTGTCCGTGCCTGGGTCAAACGGGACGTGCCACTCTCCCCAGTTCAGGTATTTCGGCTGGCTCAGGTTCACCATGGCGTTGAGCATCCGGTAGGCTAGGATCTGGAACTCCGGCTGAGCAGCTGGGTGCGCACGCAGGGCGAAGAAGTTGTCCCATTCCGTGGCGGTCACCAGCACGGTGATTCTCATCCACGGCTCGAGGACACGGTTAGCGATCTGCTTGTGCAGGCCGACAGACTCCAGTTCCTCCGCGAAGCTCAGGGCAGCCGTCTTGGCTGCCAGCCAGTTTGTCAGCGCGTCGGCCTTGGCCTCGCCGTCCAACTGCTCTCCAGCTTGCATGCCGGGCTTGTTGGATCCCCACCATTCGGGCATGGCAGGATCTTCGCGCACGGCCTGCATCATCTTCTTGATGGGGATCGCGCGGCTGCTGGCAGCGTTACGGCTGAACATGCGGTGGGTCATGATCTCGGCGTGGATGAACCGTGGATAGGTCCACAGGGCTGAGGTGATGCGCTTGCCGGCTGGGTTGATGCTGTCGGCGACGATTTCGATATCAATGTTACGGGACATAGTTTTGTTGGAGTAGGTAGATGGTGGTGATGGCTGCAGCAGCCGTGATGATGGTAAACAGAATCAACGCCAGCCGCCAACGGGCCCGCCGGAAATACCGGGGAGACCGTCGGTTGGGCTGACGCCAGGCCCACCACAGATCACAGATCTGGATGAGCGTCAGTAGCAGGTGGGCACCGAGTAGCACGAGTGCCACCAGTGTCCACGCTTGAAGGGAGGTGTCGTTCACGTTCGGTAGATGTAGGTGGTTCCGCCGTCCTGCATCTCGCGCCACAGACGGCGTGAGCGCAGCATCTGATCCACGAGGCGGTATTCAGCCGGCCGCTCGTAGCTCGGATTGAAGTATGGCGCAAGGCATCCGCCGTCGTGCTGCACGATCAGAGCAAGCTGCGGCGGGAAGCTGGGGCTTGGTGCGCCGAAAGCGGCATTGCCACCAGTGTTACCACTGTCAAAGCTACGCACCACAGCCCGGAACTCCCGGCAGAAGTCCCTGATGTCAGACGGTAGCTGCGGGTCGATGCTCCACCACTTGTCGTAGGGCTCGACACCATTGGCGGCGGCCAGCGACTCCCAGCTGGAGGCGCAGCTGAAGTCATTCAGCTCTTGGTTGAAGAACTTCAGGGCGTGGTTGTTGTCAATGTCGCGCAGGAACAATTCCCACTGCGCCTCGTAGAGCAGCTTGAAAGCGCCCACGATCGGTGGTGTCGGGTAGTTGGGATCCAGGAACTCCTGAGTGAGCATCCACTGCTCCTCCCGCATGGTGCGTTCGGCGTCAGTCATCACTTTAGGGGTTGAGGGTTTTCTTCAACGTCATCGGCATAGATGGCGATCGGCGGTCCCGGGATCTGAACGACCAAGGCGACGATAACAGCCTCGGCCCCGTCTTCCTGATCGGGATCCTCGGCCACCATCCACTTCCGGAACTTATCCTCAGCCTCCATGGCGGTGGGTGCCAGCACGTAGCGGGTGTTATCGTCGCTACACTCGAAGCGCCCGGTGACGATGTAGTGGTTGTCGTTGTTGTCGTGCAGACGCTGGTGGAACGACTGTTCCAGCTCGGTGCGCTCCTCCTCCGACTTGGCGCTCCCCTCCGTGCGGACTTCTTCAGCCATCTCCTCCAGGGTGCCGGCGTGCCCGGCCTCAACAGCCTCGCGGTGCGCCGTGAGGGCGTCCCATAGCACAGCGTAGACGTGCTCTGGGCAACCGGCGCAGAACTCGCCTGAAGGCGCCACTTCGGTATCGCCCATCACGCTGTAGTCTCCGTCCATCAGCGCCTCAACCAGGTAGCTGGATATGAGGAGCGGTGCGGTGCCCCAAATACGGACACACCAGTCACGCGCGTCGTGGCGCAGCTTGATGGTCACGCCGTTCATGTCGAATCGGTAGATCGGCAGCTCCAGCTCGCCGACGTAGTAGGATCCGTCCACGGTCAGGAACTCGTCCGGGTCGACCATCCGCGGATCGGTGCGTGACACCAGCGCCCGGAACACCATGTGGCGCAGGCTCTGGTCGACCCAGCGTGTCTGCACGCGTAATGCGTGCTTATCGTCCATGCTCAGCTCGACGTTCTTGCTGGACTCCAGCCATGCAGCCAGAGGCGTGCACGTTGCTTGTTTGGGAATGAGTGAATCAGTCATCTAGTTTTTCCTTGGTTGTGTAGAAGTTGTTTTCTCCTCGTGGACACTCCTCGGCCATGACGGCCAGGCATCGTCGTAGAGATCGGCCGCGCTGGCCGAAGCTCTCGACTGTGTGTCCGCATCGGTCGCAGGTGAGTTCAATGCTGGGGATTTCTTTACCGTGGTCGCCTGGTAGGTCGACGAGTTCAATGGTGCAGCTTACGCGTGTCATGTGTATGTAGGTTATCGGAGGTTTTTCTTGCGTTTTCGTTTCTTCTGGAACTGGGCATACCACGGTTGGTTCGGATGGGATCTCTCCCAGGCTGACTGCTTGTGCATGAACGGCAGTTCGTTATACGATTTGCAAGACACACGCAATGCGTGCAGGTCCGGCGGCGGCATTACCGGCAATACCGTCGGCACGTATGGATCCGTGCCGACGGGTGAGATGACCAGCGTGACGCCTCGCTTCTCGGCCTCCGATCTGGCCTGCTCCATCATGTTGGCCGTGATGGCGGCACCGACGGCCAGCGAGGAGGGCATGATCAATATGGGTCGCATGCCAGTCATGGTCGAGCCGCTGGGTTTTGACCGCAAGCCCGCATTACGGATTGCATGTCGGCGTGGTGAAGTATCATCGCTTCAAGCGTGCCAGGGACGTTCGGGGATCCCCACTCGCGCCGGCCGTGATGCGCCTCGACAAGGTGAAGCACCAGCTCGATGAACTCCGAGTCCGTGAAGCCCATGGTCGCGCACATGTTACCGAGCTGGAAGGCCGCCCGGGTGATGTGGTGGGCCGGACAGGTATCCTTTTTCGTGACGTAGTCCTTGGCGAACTCCCTACCCGCCGCTGGCATTCCTCCGGGGAGTATACGGTATTCCTGGATCTTACCCACGTCGTGCCAGATGGCAGCCATCACCAGCGCGGAGAAGTCGATCACGTCGCCCATCTCGTGGTGTCTCTTGGCGGACGCCAGTGCGAGCACCAGCACCTCGTAGGTGTGGGTTGCCAGCCCGCCGCGGAAGAAATGGTGCTTGCCGGTCCTGGATGCCGGCCAGTCGTAGAAGCTCGGGTCGCTGATGACCGACGCCACGAGCCGCTGCAAAAGGCGCAGTGACTCTTCGGTGGGTAGCAGGCCATCCCTGCGTAGGTCCCGCAAAACCGCGTCGAAATGCTCACGTGTGACGATCATACGTTGAGCTCCCTTGCTACCGCGTTGAGTTCGGATGCTTCGTCGCCCCAGGCGGCCACGACCAGCGCCCCGCCACGACAGAACCGGATCACCAGAGGATCATCCGGTGCCACTTTCGCGACGTTCTGGGCGTCCACCATGCGCGCCAGTCGTTCCAGCCAATCCATGTCGGTCTTAAACGCTTCCGGCGGTGCCACGACGAAGAACTTGCGGGTGGCCTCGCCCCATGCATCGATCAGCCTGTCCCGCATGCCCCGGTTGCCTGGGTGCTGCAGCATCTCCGTCACGCGTGAGCCGGCCGTGGCGTAATGCCAGTCCTCACCGATCTGACGCTCGTAATTGAGCACGGCGGAGGTAGCTGTCGCCATGGTCCCCAGCCGATACATGATGGCCGCGCCAGTCAGCACGTCGCCGAGCCGGTCATATCGACCGGTCAGGCCCTTTGCGTCGGTGGGGAGAATCTCGTCACCCGACTGGAGTTCGAAAATCTCCAACCACGGCAGCTGCTCGCCGGGAATGGCTCCGGTGTAGTTCTCGGCCGGCTCGAGCCACAGTTTGAGGGTGTCCAGCGTGCGGTGCAGCGCCTTCCACGGCAGGAAGAACGAGCTGGGGTAGGCTTCCTCATAGTGGGCCTTGAGGCGCGGATCGGGCTGGAAGTCCTGCCAGAACTCGACCAGGCGGCCGTTGGCCACCGAGTCGAATCCCAGCTTGGAGGCGCGGTTCGCTGTGTCGCGAAGCGCTTCGAAATCCGCCGCGGCGCCGTGGCGCTTGACGAACGATTCGATGGTCTCTTGGGCCACCGGCGGTGAGGTTACGGTTGTTGTGGTCATGGTAAGATCTGGTGTAACTGGTGGCACTGGTGGAACTGGTTGACTGCCTAAATTTTACCGCTTAAATAAGCGGCGCATGAAAGTCCTCTATTTGTCGTCCCCGCATGAAAAGTCAGGTATCGGGCGCGCTGGCCGCGACAATGCGCAGGCGTTGCTCGCCCGCCATGAAGTCGTCAACAGTCTGCAGACAGGCGTCAACGCTATCGTTCAACATCGCGCTGCGATCGCCTTTGTGGGCGGGCCGCCGCACATGCGTTGGCCAGCGGCCACGCGGCAGGGTATCCCAACCGTCGGTTACTGCGTGATCGAAGGAGACCGAACGCGTAGGTCCATCGATGAGCGCGTGGATCAGCTTGCTCAACTCTGGACACCCAGTCGAGCATCTGCCGATGCACTGACCGCCTCGGGCGTAAAACAGCCAGTTAAAATCATACCTCACGTGCTGTGGCCATTTCAATCATTGCACAGCTGCACAGCCGACACGCCGTTTACCGTGTTGACCTGTGGACATCTGGTCGAGATTCGGAAGGGTCAGGAGTTCGCTTACCAGATGTTTCAAAAAGCTTTCCCAGCTGAGGAGTTTCCGGACGTGCGATGGATAGTCAAAACACGCGTGCCAGACTCGCGACTGCCCCCGGTGTTTGCGCAAATGATCAACGAAGATCCGCGCATCACAGTGATCGCTCGGGATGTTCCCAACATGCAGGACATCTACGATATGGGGCACGTATTGTTGTCTGCCCACCTAGCCGGGGCGTTCGAGTTGCATCTGGCTGAAGCGGCAGCTTATGGCATGCCGGTTATCGCTTCCGCTACCGGAGGTCCCTTGGACTACCTGCACAGCAGCTCGCTGATTTCTATCGCTGAGCAACGCGAGTTCGTTCTTCCGCGCTACGCCGACCCATTCAACAACTCTCGCATGTGGGATGTCCCTGACGTCGCAGCGGGCGCTGAAAAGCTTCGCGCATGCTACGCCAACTACGAACAGCACCGCATAATAGCGCAGGTGCACGCACCGGTGGTGAGGCAACATTGCGCACCGACTCGCGTAGCGTCATTGATGGACGCGGCGCTGAACGAGCTGCCACGGGTGACTTGGCATCCTAACGAAGAGCGTAAAGCAACTGCACTGAAGTTTTCGTGCGCAGCGGGCGTGAAGGTGGAGACGTGCGGTATCAAGACCGCCTTGACACGCGTCGGTATACACAGTCATCGACGCTCCGGCACTCATTTTACCGGCGCCATGATCGAGCAGGGTTGGGGCTGCGCGTGGGCCAAGAGCCACGCGCTCGACGCCCGCGCGCTCCCAGACGGAATCGAGTGGATCCACACTGTGCGCAATCCCATTGACTGCATATACAAGACTTGGCGCTGGTGGACGGCAGAGCCGCCCAAAGGCTCATTCAACAAGCGCATCCAGCGACTACTGAGTGACCTGACCTTTGAGCAGTTTCTGGACGGAAAAGGCGGCCAGCTGTTCGGATGGATGGCCCACGATGAGAATGACCCTAGAGGTCGGCGGCGTGACGATCTCGGCGACCTCACCGGATACTTCTACGACCCCTTGCGTTACTGGATCGACCACCTGCGCCAAGCGATGATGTATCCGCGCATGCCGATCCTAGTTTACGAGCGCCTGCTGCAAGAGCCGGGCCTATTGGAGGAGGCGCTAACGCCGTGGCTGAGCGCGCCGAAAGCGCCGCTGGAGGTCCCGGACAGACCCGTGGGGCACGGTCCGCACATGGACGGCGTGGGGCACGCCTTGCAATTCTGGCCGGACCAGCATCTGCAACGGCTGAAGCAGGAACTTGCACAACCGTTCGATCAGCTGCCGGCCGTAATCACACACTTGGGTTTTGAATCGCTGGAAGCTTGGCTGGCTGTCGGGAGCAAGGCGTCAAACTCGAGCGAAGAACCTCCGCATGCTCCAGTAACCAAATGATCGCGGCTTCGTTGTTGCGTATCCAGTCCCGGTCACTTTCAAGGTAGCCATCAGGCGCGTCGTCATCAAGCGGCCGGCGGGCGTTCACCGCGGGCATCTGCTTCAGTAGGTGAGCCAGCACCGGCACCCGGGTGAGCATGCGCATCGTAGGTGTGACCTCCGACATGTCGCTGTTCTCCAGGCGCAGTATCTCCCGGCTGCCGGCCATGAGCGACAGGTGGCTGTGGTGGCGCAGTTTGCGCTCACGCCATCTCCACGGCTTGCTCACAGCAATGCCAGCAGCGCCGCCTCGTTTCGGGAGTTCACAAAGTCGGCGGCCTGCTGGGTGCCGGCGTGGATGCCCCAGGTCTTGAGCACGCGCTGGCGCAGCATCAACAGGGCCTCGTTCTGGAAGATCACCGGCAGCTCACTGATGGGCTTCCAGGGGATCGGCTTGTTACGCTGTGCCAGCGCGCACTCAGCGTGCGTCGGGAACAGCGCGATGTAGTCGGCGGCGGTGTAGCCACTCCGACATTTTTTAGCTCGCTCCGCCGCTGATGGGCTGAGCACGACCGGCTGGTTACAGTAGGTGCAGTTCATATTGGAAAGGGAAGGCCGGCCCCGTTGCCGGGACCGGCCAGTGTGTTTATTCGGTCTCCTCGGGTATCGCGGCGACCAGCTCGTCGAGGTCGATGATGCCCGCCAGATCATCGGGGGTCATGTCGAACGAGTCACCATCAACGCATCCAGCGATGTCCTCGATGTTCAGTTCGATCTCGCGCTCGCCCAGCAATAGCTCGATCTTGCGCTCGTGGTCCCACTGCTGCGTGCGAGCAAGCACTGCGCCGCGGAAGTGATAGAGCGCCTGCTTCAGTTGTTCCGGGGTCAGGTCGGACAGGTTCACGACGCCACCTCCTTCCGGAAGCGTTCCTCGTTCCACACCTCCACGCCCAGCTTGGCTGCCTTGGCCATCTTGCTGCCAGCCTTGTCGCCCGCCACTAGGACGTTCGTCTTCGCAGAGATGGTGCTGGCGACGATGCCGCCAGCCGCCTCGATCGCAGCGTGGATGCTGTTCCGCGGCTCGCTCAGTGTCCCGGTGACCACGAAGGTCTTACCAGCCAATGGACCGCCCTGCGGCGCACCTGACGGCTCGGGATTGTGATTGTCCGACCTAGCCGCGTCCGGGATGCGTGATAGGGCGTAAGCACCTGCTGAGCTGTTGACGAACTCGACTAGGTGCTGAAGCGATACGGGGCCGAGGTGATGGCTGACCGCATACTGCTGCTTGAGCTCCGCGTATTCGCCCGCGTTGGGCGTTTCACGGAAGGTGCGCAGCATGCGCACGAACAATCCATACTCCGGAGTGCAGGACTGCAGCAGCGCGCCACGTGAAGCCACCAGGCGTGTGATCTCCTTCGATGTGTTCTTACCGATGGTGTGAATACCCAACGCTGCGATCCAGTGCCGCAGCGGCAGCGTCTTGGCGGCCTCCATCGCCAGCTTCAGCGTCGTGGCGCGGGACTCCCCGAAGGTCATCTTACCGCCGGACTCAGTCGTCCAAGACAGGTTCGCAAACCACGAGGTCGGCACGTCGAACAGATCGAACGGGTGTTCGAAGTTGTCGAGTTCTAATCCAGCCCTGAAGGCGATCTCCGCGCACAGTTCCGATCCCATCTGGGACAGGTTCAGACAGTCGCGGCTGGCCATGTGCTCGATGCGACCAGCCAGCTGCGCCTTGCACCCGGCGGTGTTGGCGCAGCGCCACGCCACCTGCAGCTTGGGAAGGCTGGTGGATTTGCCGACGGCACGGCCGGCCGGCAGGATCTCCTGCTTCTCGATCTCCGTGCTGCCGCAGCTCGGGCACTTGCCGCCGATGTGATCCAGCAGGCGGAAGAAGCGCCCCGTCTCCACCAGCGCTTGGCGCACTTCTTCGTCGGACATCGTCTCACCGCGTCCTTCGACGCTGCGCAGGGTTGCCACAGTCTCCGCGATGGCTTTCTCGCCCTCAATCGAACGAACGATCTCCGGGATGACACCGGCAGCCTTGCGGATGGCAACGCGGTCGCCCACCTTCAGATACAGGCGGTTGATCTGATCCTCGTTATGCAGAGTGGCGCGACTGATCACGCTACCGTCCACTTCGACCGGCTCCAGCTCCGCCACGGGGGCCAGGATGCCGCTGCGGCCCACCTGGACGGTGATTGCCCTCAGCGTCGTCTCGACCTCCTCCTGGGCGAACTTGAACGCAATAGCCCACTTGGGCGCACGGGACGTGCTGCCGAGTGCTGCGCGGAGTTTGAACTGGTCCACCTTCAGCACGACACCGTCAGTCGGGTAATACTGATGGGCCAGCGCCTGGAGCCACGCAATGCCAAGGCGTCCGTCAGGTGTTTGACCGTCGGCTAGTATGACCTTCGACTCAGGGAACCGGAAACCTAGCCGCTCCAGGCGCAGCACTTCCGCGGAATATGAATCCCCGAGCTGGCCGGCTGCGATGCCGTGAGCCAGGAACGACAGCCCCTGGTCGCGCACTTCGGCGGGGTTCTTGCGGCGCAGGATGCCGGCCGCCGCGTTGCGAGGGTTGGAATACTCCTCCTCGCCCGCCTTCCTCTGCATCACGTTGAGATGCGCGAAGGAACCATACGTCATGAACACCTCACCATTGATGAGCAGCTCGGCAGGATCCATGAACTCAGCTTCGTTCATGTCACCCAGGGTCAGCGGCACCAGCTCGGCGGCCAGCACGTTGGCTGTCACGTCGTCGCCGATCTCACCGTTGCCGCGGGTCACCGCGCGGACGAACTTGTTGTTGATGTAGGTCAGGCGCAGGCTCGCTCCGTCAATCTTGGGCTCGAGGACGATGCGGCACTGGTCGGCCATATTGCCGAGGTCCAACCTCGCCAGCCATTGCGTGACGGAGTCCACTTCACCATTGGGGCCGGCGAACGCATTGTCCAGCGACTCCATCTTGACGGCGTGCACCACCTTGGCGAACCCGGATGCCGGGCGTGGTGATGCACCGACCTTGTCGAGGATGGTGTCCTTCCAGAACGAATCGTTGGGGCTCTCCTTGCGGGATGCCTGGTGACCTCTCCATAGGATGTCGTATTCGGCGTCGCTCATGATGGGCGTGCCGTTGTGGTAGGCCTCGTTGGCCTCGATGAGCGTGCGCTCGGTGATACTGCGGTTGGTTTCGAGTAGGTTGTTCACGGTGGTGGTTTGGGTAGGTTTCGATAGTGGAATATCTGTTTGCGGATCCCGCTGCCGGCATCGCAGCGGGCTGATGCTCGGGCGAACTCCAGAAGAGTCCATTCCCTGAGCTGTTCGATCGTCGGGGGCGGTTCCGTATGCAGCCACGTCAGGACGCCACTGACGTCCGTGATGGCCTGCAGGCGTTCCTCCTGGCGCACGTCATTGATTTCCTTGTCAATAACCTGCGCCACGGCCCGCATTACTTCGGTGGTGGTCTTAGCCATAGGTGTTGTTCTATTCGCGTGGTGCCAGCAGTTCGTTGCTCCGCTTCACGAAGTCTGGAATCATCCTGGCGGACACGAGCGGGAGGAATGTCAGCTCCTCGTCCTCGTGGACCACAGTCAGGGTAGTCCCGTCCCAAGTGATGCCTTCAGCCTCGGTGACCTCGAACTCGAACTCGCGTCCGTCGCTGTCCTCGAAGCGTGCCTCAAGCCACATGTCGCCGACGTCCGCCGCCTCCTCGTAGGTATTGTGAAAGCAGACGCCACAGACGCCCTCCTCATCGACGACAACGGCCTTCGCCATGTCCAGCAGTTGGATCGCCTGATCCTTGGTGATTTTCTTTTTCATAGGTGGAATACGTGACCGGTTCATCCGGCGATTTTGTCCTTCATCTGTCCTCGGGCGCAGAGCTTGTGGAAGTTCCAGCTGAACCCATTGGCGCGCAACCAGTCGGTCCACTCTCGCGGCCTTGCCTGGCCATACGAACCGCGCTCGATGTTGAACATCCACCGCGCGATCCGATACCGGTAGTCCCGGCTCTGGGCGGCGCGCGCCCGGTCGTCCCGCAGGTGGACGTGCGCAGCGTAGAGCCCGGCCTTCATCATGCGGTTCGACATGTGGATGAGCACGCTGTCGTCCGTCGATGCATGCACCGCGTGCCGACACAGGAACACGTAGAGCCTCCGCCCGCGCCTCAGGCGTGCGTTGGCGTCAATGAACCTGCGCCGGTGATTCTTCACGCTCACGACTTCACCTCCGGCTCGGCGAGCACTGGGTGATTGCGAGGCAGCGGATACTGCACCGTGGTGCCCGTCTCTATACGGTGTCCCCTCTCGATGTCACGCAGGTGCGCGAGTCTCTGCGGCGGCGGCAGGAACCGCGTGGGGCAGCATGTCTCACACCACTGTTTCGAATACCAAGAGTCCGGGATCCGGGTGTCGTGGATGACGGCCAGCTTCAGGGCGATCGGCAGGATCTGGATCGGCCACGTTATTCCGCGGCGGATGGCCTCCCTGAGGTTCTCGTAGCCAAAGTTGACGATCCTGTATTCCTCGCCGGGGTCGACGCGCACCGAGAAGCAGTTGCCGCTCGCCATCGGGTAGGGGCCGTCACGGTAGCCCACCAGGGTGTGCGAGGTCATCGCCTCCGCCATGAGCGGGTCACCAACCTCAAGCCCCGGCAGGTCGTAGAGTTCACCGCTCACGACGTCACCTCCACATCCGCTTGCGTGGTGTAGCCAGTCACCTTGGCCCCAAGAATGAGCTGGGAGTCGATGAACACGCCGACAGCATCGATTGGGATCTCGAAGCTGATGGTGACCAGCTCTTCGGCATCGAACTTGCGTGGCAGCTTCACATCCATGTCCACGCTGACGCGCAGAGAGACGCCGTTACCAGCGTGAGCGGCCGGCACGCGCTCCCAGCCCTGACGGCAGCGCAGCACCCAGTTGGCAAACGCGAACTCGCGCCCTGGGTTGCGGGATTCGTCGCGGTATTCGAGGGTGATGAGCTGGCCGTCATCCTCGTCGACGCGGCACCACCAGTTGTTGTTGCCGTCGATGACGTAGGGCCCGTCCTCATGCTGCACGGGGTAGGGCACCGAGCCCTTGTGCATGTGGTAGTCCGGCATGAACCGCGCAAAGGCGGCAGCCATGTCGCGGCGGAACTCCGGAGTGATTTCGCCGTCCGGTGTCGGCATTGTGGTTCTGATCTGAATCATGTGGTTGGTTTATGGTTGAATCTTTTCTGCATCCACTCCGACTCGATTGGGAACCGGTCGCCGGGTTTGAAGTCCGGGTGGCGTGGCTCGATGAACCGCCACTCCGGCCACTCGGGCCAGTCCTTCTTTACGGCTTCAGCGGCAGCTTCTTCGTCCGCCGCGTCGACCACGGCGCACAGGATCGGGACCGCCTCGTCGTTCGCCCCGCTCGCATACCCACTGCACCAGTAGCCGATGATGGCCTCGTTGGGTGGGAAGGTGACGGCACGATAGTCCTCGGTCGGCTGCAGCCACGACGCCCAGAAGCGTTGCTTGGTGGCCGGTGGCGGGGGCGCCAGATCGGCATTCGTCTCGCCGCCGGAGCATTGCACCCAGCCGTAGTCTTCCACCGACGGGTCTTCGTCCTCGTCCGCATGCACGAGCAGCTGGTCACTCACACGGATCAGCACGGGCTCCTGGCAGTGCATGCAGAGCTTCATCTGCGTCTCTCCCCACTTACCGCTCCACCCACAATCGGGGCAGGCGGCTGCGTTGTCTTCATCATACTCCACGTCGCCATGGTATTCCGTGCCGTCGTCGAGGAGACGGAAGGTGGCTGTAGCGGTGATGTCGAATCTATCGGTCTGCTGGCATTGCGGACATTGACGGTGCTCTAGGCAGTTGGTGTTTGGCACAGATTGAATTCGGTTTGGATGTATTTGTTGATTCCCCAGATCGCCATGTAGTCGCGTATCACCAACCGCTGACCCTCAGGAGTCAGGCGTTGGAACGTGATGCGGCGGCTGTCGCCATTACCCCACTTGGCCTTGTTACCGACGGCCGCGGGCCGGCTGCAACCTGGCGAGTCGAATGGCTCCTCAGTATCCCCGTGCTGGCCGAAGCCCTGCGGGTGGAAAGGGTCGCGACTCATCCCCACGTAGAACGTGCGATGGTTGCGGCCCTTGAAGTTGCCGGTAAACACCACGGTGTAGCGGTCGAACGTCCCTTTACCGGCAGGTATCGTTTTGTGGCCGCATGACTTGCGTTCCGGGTGCTTAGGGTTCGGTACTAGGGAGTCGCAGACCTCGGCGTCAGTGAAGTGCAGGCAGCACCTACAGAATCTTTTGAACCCGCCACCATTGTCGTAGCAGCGGATATACTTTGGCATGCCTCCCGGCATCAGGGTGGTTCGTCTATTCTTTTTCATACTTGCTCAAGTTGGATGAGGGCGCCTACGCCCGCTTCGGTGACCTCGTAGAGTTTTACCCTCTTGGTGCCGCGTTTCGGCAGCAGCTTCAGGTAGCCTTCCTCCTCCAGCCGGCGCATGGTCATCTTGGCGCCGGCCAATGAGACACCCAGCATGGTAGCCAGGTGTCTCAAAGGAATGCCGCGCTGCTCGTTCTTCTGGATGAGGACCAAGCAGGCGGCACGCAGCGGGGACAACTTCAAGGTCCGCAAAAGGCGAGCCAGATCAATCAGGTGGTTCAGGTTCATGCTTTTCCAGCTCCTTGATAATTTCTCCGTCCTCAAAGAGGGCCACCGGTTCCCCGGCAGCCCTCCCATAGTTGGTCTTCGACTGATCGACGTATTCACCGTAGGTGCGGATCGCCAGTAGATACGAGTTACCGTCATAGACGGTGCCGATATTGCCTACGACCACTTGATACTTCATCAGTTGGCGAGGAAGGTGGCGGGGTCCTGATACGCGACCATCAGCGTGGCGTGCGTTTCCGCTTCCTTGTTGATGTTGTTCTGCATCGACTTGGGCAGCTTACCGGCACGCCGGGACATCAGTGTCACGCAGATCTGGTAGGCGTGACGGCAGGCGTCCGGCAGCATCTTCGTGAGATCAGCATAGCACTGCAGATACTCGATACCGTCCTCGATGTCGCCGCTCTTGGTGCTGTCCTCACGGTAGGCGTAGAGCTTGGCAATCTGCAGACCCACCTTGAACCAGTCGCGTTCCATGCCCAGGTCGAGCTTGGAGACGAACTCACGGTCGAAGGTGATGTAGGTTGCGCCGTCAGTCCAGGCATCGCTGAGGGCCGAGGCGCCAATACCGGCGGACCGGTTCTCACGATCCTGCCACCCATGCATGTGGCTGTCCAAGCTGCGCATGATTTGGTCCACGCAACGCAGGAAGTCATCCTCGCGCGGTGTGAACTCGTCAGCGCTGAAGCGGTGGTAGTCCCGGTCGTCCACGTCTTCCAGCAGCGCGCGGTAGTCACGCCATACCAGGTTGCCGCGGAAACGGTCGTAGTGGTTGGGCGGCGCAGCGCCGGTCATGTCGAGGCCGGAGATGGCACGCACGGCCGCCAGTCCTTGCTCGGCGAGATCCGCGATGTGATCCACCCGCAACTGCTCCAGCACCACTTCGTCCAGCACCACAGCCCGGCGCATCTGCATCACCTTCTCGGCCTCACGGTCGCCCTTGGGAGCGAAGCCCAGGCGAAGGCGGCCGTCTTCGTCACGCAGGATCTTCGGCACCTTGGCGTTCGAGTTGATCAGCTTGAGCAGCTGCTCCGCCGACCACATCTTGCCGGTGATGTCAGGCATGCACGCCGTCGAGAAGAACGTGTTGTAGGAAACGCCTCCCTCGCCGCCGGAGAACTCCTCAACAAAGTTGCGGGCCTCTTGACGGGTCAGCTTGGACTTCTTCGCGATGTCCTTGATGCCCTCCTCCTTGAGCAGAGCCGCGATCTTCTTCCAGCGCTTGCACCGGCGAAGGACCTGGTTGCGGGCGAAGTTGACGCTGACCTCCTGGCGGATGACGATCGTCCCCTCGAGCCCGAACTCGGACGTCGGCAGAGTCTCGACAAAGACACCCTGCTGGTAGACGTCCAGTCCTGTGCCCCCACGCCAGCGGTGCTCGACCACCTTCTTCTTGATGTAGGCTTCGGGGGTGACCACGTCCCACTTGAGCTTGGCGGGATCCACCGCGATGCTCTCGCCGTTCACCACCAGGTTGCTCTCCGTGTAGCGGCAGAACCGGGTGATCTGGTCGATGGTGTTCTGGATCTCCCGGAGCGACAGCGCCTCGTAGAGTGAGATCTCGACGATACAACCCGGCTGGAAGGTGTGACCCTCCTCGTAATCGTATTCGAGTCCCATGTTGTCGATGTCGGTGGTCATCTGGAACTCAGCCGAGCGCCAGACGTTCTTGCCGAACGCGAACATCTGCCCGCGTCCGATCCGGAACTTGCCGAACTTCGTGTCCTTGGCAAAGCCCTCGTCATCCATCGGATGGGGGTTGCCGAACTCTTCGAACACGTCTTTGACGACCTGGCCGGCGAAGCCTTTGCCGTCGTCCTCGATGCGGACCCGATCCGCACCGATGGTCACGATGATGTTGGGAGCCTCCTGGTCGATGGAGTTCATGACGCCCTCCAGGATGGCTTTGGACAAGGTGCCTGCTTGCGACTTGATCACTTGCAGGACGAGGTTGTTGTGGGCGCGCATGGTGCGCCGCTCAGTGGTAACTTTGGACATGTTCTATGGTTGTAAATAATTTGCGTTTAATACTCCTCAATCTGGCTTTGTTGTCGTGGTGGTCAGGTCAGCTCGAAAGCAAACGCCACCGCTTCGTTGCGGGTCTTGAATCCGCATGTGGGCTGGCCTTTCACCAGCACGCATGATTCTCCTTCGATGCGATTAACCACCCACGATTCGTAGGCGAGATCGCGCCCGATCAGCAGGCCGGCGTTGGACAACGCCAGCTCCATACTTTCCGTAGGCTTATCCATCTCGTCCGCGATGCGCACGCAGCAGTCCCGCAAGCAATTCTTGAACTCCGGCAGGTGCACCGGGAACCCAGCGGCGGTCAGCTGCATGACGAAGCTTTCCAGGGCGTCCCCCACTAAGCCAGACTCCTCCATGAGAGTGCCAGTGGTGTGCGCTCCAGCTTCGATCAGCCGCTTCTTGGCTCGGCCCTTGCTGCGCGCCGCCTCATCCCTTGTGACCGTAAACGGGTTGGTGTCCACGGTCAGGTCGATCGGAACGTCCGGCTCGGGACTCAGGTCCAAGTCGTAGTAGTTCCGGAAGATCCAGTAGGCGCTCTCGTCATCGTCGTCTGCAATAGAATCTTCATTGCTATCGTAGAAGTAGGTGGCGATGACTTCGGCGTCCATTGACGGGATGGGTGGCACCTCACCGTAGCCTTCGGACTCCTCCAGTTCATCTTTCTGCTTCGCCGTGAGGCCCTTCTCCTTGGTCTCCCAGTATCCATCCCAGTCCCTGCCGGACCAGTCCTTGCGGCACACGTCGGCGATCTCCGCTTCGATCTTCGGCAGGTAGATACCGCGGAAGATCGGCTTGGCGTAGCCGACGTAACATTCAATTTCGTGAACTCTGATTTTCATTCTTGTTTGGTGATAGTTGCTAACGGTTCTCTTCCCCAGTGCATCGGCTTGTCGTATTGAACGAACGGACCGGGTTCACGGCTGTCCTTCACGCTGTCCCACGCTAGTCGATAGCGGATCACGTCGTGCAAGTCGGCTGCCACCTTGGCGTGCGGATCGAGGTTCTCCGACGTGACACCATACGACGACGAGTAGCCGTTGATGTTGTCGCGCAGGTATCGCCCGAGTGATCTGCAGGTAGCCCGCAGTGCCTCGTGGCGCTGACTCACGAAGTTGCCGGACCACGGTAGATGCTCGCTCAGGCAGTTGTGCACCTGACCCATTCGCATACGCATGAACAGCTCGCAGGCCAGCATCACGACGCCAGCTTGCGCGGACGTCATAGACAGCGTGTAGCTGACACCTTCCTGCGTGAACCTGGGGGCCGGCGGAGGAATCGGAATCTGCAGCGTCTCAGATGGCTCTCTGGGCGGACAGCCATCGTCATCATCACCGCAGCCTCCCTCTTCCTCCAGCCGTTTGGCCTCGGTCTTGTCGGCGCACGAAGGACACTCGCCGTCGTAACCGTCGCCGTGCCCATCGTAGGGCTCGGAACAGGTGCGGCAGTATTCGTCTGGATCTGCATCGACCCGACCGGCGACCCACTCGGTGTAGCTTTGGCGCGTATCGCCATTGCGCACCTCATACTGCCAGTCCTCGACCGGATGCCCCGGCACGTCGTCCCAGTGGCTGCGGCTCATGACCTGATGTAGGCGACGTCTTTCTTATGCCGGACTTCCAGAGCCTCGTCGCGGGTCAGGCCCACGAACTGCGACTCCCCAAAGCTGATCTCGTCCGGATAGAACTCGAACAGCGTTTCCTCGGTGCCGTCGTCATAATCAACTTTGACGGTGGGCATCGGGTCGAACATGCCCTGCGGCATGGGTCTCGGCATTGGGCCGATAGTTGCTTTCACGATTTTTTTCATATCGGTGGTGGTTATGGGACTCGTTGCGGGCGGCGAAAGCGGTCATCCTTCAACATCGCGATTACGGTGTCGTAGAGGTTGAACAGCTCTCCGTCCTTGACGACCTTTGCCAGGTGCGACTTGCGCCCCCGGCTGGCTGCTATCGGGTGGTAGCGATTAGGGCTGCGCGCGTAGTGTTCGTCGTAAACCAACGTCCACATCTCCGACCAGTCAACACAGCACAGGATGCGGAGGTTACCCACAATACTGCGCACAGCTTTCCGGGTCTCGTAGACTTCGGCGTCCTTGATGTCGAGTGGTGGCTTGGACGGCGTCGGTGACTTATCGTTGCGTACCACAACATGGTTGCTGGCCCTGCCGGCTGCCATGTTGCGCGCGACTCTTCCGAACTCATCCAAGGCCGCGATGACAACGTCACGTGCAGCCTGCAATGCCACGTCCGCCGCGGCTACGGCATCCGCTGGCTTGGCGAAAGCGTCGCGGACCGCGTTGAAATCCAGCATGAGCTGGTTCGCGTCTGCTTCGGCTCTAGCGTTGGCTCGCCTGCTTTTCTCCTGGGGTTTGTAATACTTGGTTCTGATCATGATCGTTTACTCTTCGATGTTGACTGGCAGGACTTCGGCCGGTAGCGGCTCGCCGACAGCGACCTTGATGGTCTTGCCGCTGTAGTTGTTGGTGAACTCCACGTGAGTCCCCTGGCGGCACGACACGACGACCGTGCGTGCCTTGTCGGTGACTGTGTAGAGATCGAAGCTCTCCCGCACGCGCCCGCTCAGGTTCTTGATGTAATCGCCGTTGATCAGGACGTTGATCGTCCATCCCATGGCGCCCAGCGGATCCTCCAGGCGTGCCAGCAGCTTGTCGAACTGGTCCAGCACGGTGGCCGGCGTCAGCTTCTTGAACTTGGCGGGCCGGACGATTCTATGGTCGCCCCACTCCACGCGCAGCTTCCAGCCGTTGGTCGTGTCACCGTCCAGCTGCCAGCCAAGGCGAACACTCCGCTTGCCGTAGGTGTAAGTCACCTCCGTCAGCACAGCAATCGTGCCGCAGTAGTTGCGGGAATACTCCTGGCCGATGAACCGGGACTTCGGGTGTTTGCTCACCGATTCCGGCAGGCGATCGAGGACCACCTTCGCCAGATCCTTCATCAGCTCGGGCTTGTCCTTGCGCGGCTTGTCCTTCACGCGTGCCGTCAGGTGGATCCACTCGTCGATCTCCTCGGTGGAGACGTAGACCAGCGGCGACAGCTCACGCAACGCTTTGACATGCGCAGCCACTTCCTTGCGGAGTTGCTCCGACGGCTCGTCGTCACCGGCACTCTCGCGGTATGAGGTGCCGATCTCGATGCACTGCTTCTCCTCATTGATCGCGTCTTCTTCGACTCCCCCGCGCTGACGGAGGTAATTCCTCGCCGCGTTGGCGGCGAACTCTTGCTTGGATGTTGGTTTATACGGTTTGGTTTTCATACTGTTGCTGTTTGATTCATTGCCATCCCTCCCGGACCAGTCGCGGCTTGCCGCCGGACAGTTCCCAGATCTCGAACCACTCGAATCCTTGGCCACGCTTGGAGCGCGCCACGCTGATCGTGTCGTCCACGCTCTCTTCCAGCTGTCGCTTCAGATCCTTCCGCAGTTCACGGTAGGTGTCGTATCCGACGTGGAGGTGCTTGTGCGCCCTGTCGACCATCTTGGTGACCAGGATGGTGGGCTGCAGCATTCCATTGGGTTGTCGGCTCATGTCAGTATGGAGTTCCCACTGCGCGATCCGGGTGCGCTGGGAACTCCCAGTTGACATCCTCGTCCGGCAGGGTGCTGTGAATGTTTCCTCCAAGGACCAGGCCGACATGCTCATTGGCAGCTTCGACCGCTCCTTCTTCGTCGTTGGCGCGGATGTGGAACACCCCGCTGAACGTGAACGCCACCGGCACGTTGAACACGCGCGGTGACGGTGGCGGCGTGTCGACCATACCTGAGTATTTCACCCAGTAGTCCGGCCACGCGTTCTTGATTGCTTCCAGGTTGGTAGGATCCGCTTTGCGCGCCGCCTCAGCGAGAGCTTTGACAAATCCACCTCCATACTGGGTCATGGCGTTGACCACGTTCCTATCGTTATCGTTCATAGATGTGTTTGACTTTTGACCACACGTCGGAGGTCTGCGAATACCACGCCAGTCCCAGCGCACGGGACACCCCGCGGCTGACTGAGTTCCCGATGGCCCGGATAGTTTCGGTCTTGGTGACGCCGGCCCATTCCATGTCGTCCGGGAATCCCATCGCACGCTGCAGCTCCAATGGCGTCAGCATTCGATAGAACAGGTCGACGCGGATCAGCTTGCCGTCCATTTCGATCACCGGGTAGACCAGGGCATGGCCGGCCTTCGTGCGCACCGTGGGTAGCGGCTCGTCGATCGACTTGCCCTCGCTGCCGGAGGAGTAGTAGACGTAGATCCAGGGCTTGGCGTCCACCTTGCCGCGGCGCGTCAGCTCATCGACAAGGTGCCCCAGGAACGTCACGGCTCGGGACGTATCCACGCCGTTGTCGCTGCAGGCCTGGAGGAACCGGTCGGACACCACCTCCAGCTCCATCTCAATGCACGCCTGGTTGGCCTTGGTGACCAGCGTCCGCGTGGGTGAGTCGATGGGGTAGGTGCCGTCGTTCTTGTTGCCGCCGCCGGTCTGGTCGATCGCGAACATGAACGCCTCTGCCAACGCTTGGTGCTGGCCGCCGGCCGCTATGGTGCGGATCGGCTCGTCCGGACTCGTGACGATACCGGTGCCGCGCAGGTGATCCACCATCTGCACCTCAGGCTGCATCAGGTAGTGGGACTGGGACTGCGTCAGGGCCGTCAGGGGCGCGTCCACGTCCTGGGCGGTGCTCTGACCCTTCAGCTGGACGATGGAGGGCACAGCGAGGCCTTCTCCAGTCATTGTGGATGTCACAGTGCTGACTGGCTGGTCGATGGACTTGACCCAGTCCTTCTTGCTGCCGGTGTGGTGGGGCACGACATAGGCATCAGTGGTCACGACGCCCCTGTCGCCCTTGGCGGTGAGCGTGTGCAACGGCTGATCCAGGTCGTGGACCCTCCGGTTGCAGTCGCCCGTCTTAGGGCTGCCGTGGGCCGAGCTGACGAGGAAGTCCCGCAGCCCGTATTTCACCAGTCCGATCGCCAGCCTCCTGAAGGTGTTGTCGGCCAGATCCTTGTCCCGTGTGAAGACGGACTGGCCTTTCAGCTCCCACTGGATGATGTCGCGGGCAGTCCGCCAGTCCATTGGCAGGTTGTGCCCGGTGCCGCGTTCCCCAGCATAGGGCTCGGGCCACACGATCTTGCGGCCGGTGTCCTTGCGCACGAAGTAGATGAACAACCTGGCGCGGATGGTGGGGTCACCGAAGTCGGCCGACTTCAGCACCCGGTGGTCGGCCATGTAACCGAGATCTTTCATCTCCTGCAGCCACAGGTCGAAGTATTCACCTTTGCGGGTCTTGTCCGGCACCTCGTATGGCTGGTAGCCGCGGGCCAGCATCTGCTTCACCCAGCGCGCCTCCGACGCCTCCCGTCCGCGGTCCCCGGACAGCTTTCGGCGGCGGTGCTCCTCCGGCACTTCTTTGAGAGGCTTGGCGTTGAGCGCCCACATCAGCTCGCCCTTGTCGGGCCCTTCATAGTGGCGCTTCTGCATCACCGGTCCCCAGTCGCGGAACTCTTTCACGTTCTCGCAGATGACGGCCTCCGGATTCAGGTGCTTCACCCAGTCGGTCACCGAGTGAGCATGACTGCGGTCCTGCTCGTTCACGCAGCTCGCGCCGCGGGCCACGCTGAAGAACGTGCACTGCGGGGAAGCCCACAGCAGGCTGCAGTAGGTGCCCACCGGGAACACCGCAGCCGGATCCAGCATGAACAGGTCCTCCTCCAGGTGGCGATGCTCCGGATGGTTGGCCTGGTGAATCTGGATCGCTTTGTCCCAGTGATTCACGAAGGTTCCGCTCACCTTACGCCCCATGATCTCGGTGGCATCTAGCAGCCCGCCGCCCGATCCGCCGCAGCCACAGAACAGGTCAACCAGGTTGTCCTGCCTCGACGGCTGGTTCAGGAATATGACGTGGTCGCTGCTCACAGTCTACCTCCCAGCCTGCGGATGTGCATCTCCGCATCTTCCTTCGCCCGCTCCCAGTCCATCCACGCATCGGGATAGCCGGTGGATTCGAACAGCGTATTGGCATAGTCCACCTCCACGATGACTGCGCGCGCGGCTGCTATGGCCTCGTCTTTCATCTTGTCCGTCATGCTACTCGCGTCCGATCGGGCGGGTATAGCTTGGGACAGTTTGTTCCGCTTGGTGGTCAGCCGAGTTTTAAGCCGGATGTATTGCTGCTGATTGAATGAATCGCTCATTATAGAAATTTATTGTTGACGTTGTCCGTGGTAGGGTATTGATTGCGCCCGAATGAAGTGCCTCTGGTCATTGTCCTCGAATTTCCTGCTCAGCTATTGCAGCTACGCGGGCCGAGTTCTATTGACCTGATTTGACCATTCCTCCTTCGAATCACTCCTCAAAACTCCAGCCCGCCGGTTAGCTCCAGGCGGGCTTTTTGTTTTCCAGATTCTTCCAGATTTCCTCCATGACAATTTTCCAACAACGACACGATGGCCGAGCGGCCCAGGCACCTGCTTGCAACCCAGGTCACCCCGGTTCGATTCCGGGTCGTGTCTCCACTTCCGGATTCTTCCAAATCTCGAGCAGCTCAGTGGAAGAGCGAGGCACTGTTAATGCCCAGGTCGCACGTTCGATCCGTGCCTCGAGAGCCAATTTTCCAAAGGAAGGCGCCGCCCGACGGGGGCAAAGCGGTCTTGAAAACCGTGGGTGTCGTGACGAGCGCATGGGGTTCGATCCCTCCGCCTTCCGCCATTCTCATGTGTCAGAGGCTCCTGTCGGTTGCGGGGCGCTGGATTGTAGACCCAGAACGTAAGATACATCGAGGGTTCGACTCCCTCCTGACACACCACTCTCGATGACCACTCCCGCTACATGTCCCAACTGCGCGTCGCCGCACCCCAACCAGATCTTCGATTGCTCGAATGGCTGGTGGTGCAACTGGTGTGGGTGGGGATGGACGCACGAGCAGGAAGCCGATCGATTGCGACTACCGCAATTACCCAATGGCCACCGCATGGAAACACCCGCGTCGTAAGCGCGGCAGGGGGAAGTCGACCTAGACCCCAAGATCCCATGTAGGAGTCACCACGCCCAGGTAGGCAAGCTGGTAAAGCCGCCAGAATAAGGATCTGGTGTATGGGAGTTCGAGTCTCCCCCTGGGCACCAATGCTGCACTAGCGAAATGGTATAGCGCCTGCCTCAGAAGCAGGAGACTCCGGGTTCGAGTCCCGGGTGCAGCACCACTCTCATCGCCGCCGTAGCCCAACTGGCAGTATGGCAGCGGACTTAAAATCCGCACAGTGCGGGTTCGAATCCCGCCGGCGGCACTCAGTATTCAGTCGGGTTCGGGGGAAGCTCCCGCCAATACGTCTTCATGACCAGCGTGACCTTGGTGACGCCCCAGTAATCCCCACCGAAGTAGGAATTCACATGCTGTGACCTGGGGCTGTAGGGCAGCCACACCAGCACCGGGTGATTGGTCGGCGGCGGCACCTCGTCACTCAGATTCCACGGCGACGCTTCCATGATCTTGCGCCCCTTCACGATGATGCGGTTCGGGTCGTATTCCGTCCCCTTGTTCCGCACCAGGCGCACCTTCCGGCGTGTGATGGAGCACTTCGTGTTGCCCACTTCACGCACCAGCCCCGCGTCACGCAGCCGCGTGATCTCCGGTCGCACATTGTTGAGGTCGTCCTCGCCCAGCACGCCAGCGATCTCACGGTCCGTCATGGGCGCACCGCGCGCCACCAGCATGTGGAAGATGCTTTCCCGGATGCAACTCGACCGCCCGGACAGCTTTTCCTGCTTGCGCGACCGATCACTGTGCTCGTGCAGGCTCACGACCCACCTCCCTTCAGCCTCTCGATCTCCGCCGCCTGCTCGGCCGCCTTGGCCTCCAACTCTTTCACCTGAGCGTGAAGGATACCGGTGATCGTGAGCTTGCTCGTCACAGTGGCTACCAGCGCGTCCAGCTGGCATCCGAATACCTGCACCGCGTTGACGCCGTCGTAATAGAGCAACCTGAACTCATCCTTGAAGTTGAGCTTGTCGCTGTCCTCGGGCAGCTCCTGGCGACGCAGCAGCAGGAAGATAGACCCGCGCGGATAACGCGAGCTGACCTGCGACGTCGACAGCTCCCAAGTGGTCGGATATTTACCGCAGAAGTCCCTGACCTCTGGCCGGTGATCATTGTTCATGGTCACACCTACCGCATGGATGCCGTGCCGGCCGAGGAGGGTCGACACGGCATCCACCAGGCACGTAAGCACCGTCCCTCGCAGTCCGCGGGAACCCATGGCCATCAACTCATGCTCGGCGTCCTCAACGCATTCGAACACTTCGATTTGGCCAGGTTCCCATACCACGTAGGCGGGATCCTGTTCTTCATCCTGTTCGTCGCTCACTTGGCCTCCTCCTCAGCGGGTTCGCCTTCGTCCCACTCGGTGTCGCTCTCTTGGTAGGTGTCGTCCTCGTCCAGCTCGCTCGGGTCGATGAACACCACGCGGGCCTCGGCTACCCGGGTGCCCCATTCACCGTCGTGCACGTAGCGCAGGTAGACAGGGTAGCACCCGTCGCCGTAGCCGGTTCGGAACACGACTCCGGCCCCAGCGTGGCCCATCTTGAACTTCAGCTGTCCGCCCTGCAGCTCGTTGTGGTCGCCGGTGGCTTCGCACGCCCCGGTATAGGAGAACTCTCCCGACGGTGCCGGTGTGGGAAGCTTCGTCAAGATGCCCTCGGCGTTCATGGCGTTGACGGTCTTGCCATACTTCTCGACGATCGCTTCGTAGTGCTCGAACGGCAGCGCGCCTTCGACCGGTGCAGCTCCGTGTCCTGGGAAGAATAGCACGGTGCCGTCGGTGTGGCGATAGCCAGGGGCTACCATCGGGCGTTCCTTGCCGTCCTTCTTCCACTCGCTGTTGATGTAGCACGGGTCGGTGATCATCAGCATGCCGGCGTCCACAGCAGCGTTGCCGACGAACGTCCATCCGTCTTGATCGTCGGCGGGGCGGGAGACCTCCTCGCGATACATCTCGTTGGTGCACTCTTCGCTGTCGAGGAACTCCGCGTAGCTGATCGGCACCCACCCGTCGCGTCCGATCCGCTCCAGGTTGTCGTTGACGTATTTGGTGTAGGCCGCCGTGGCCGACATGACCACCGGCACCGTCTGCACGGACAGGTTGTCCGCCACCCACTCCAGAGGTTGCCTCACCATGCGCATGTCGGTGTAGTAACCTTGCTGCTGGAATCGCAGCATGTAACGAGCGGTGGCGCACGCCAGTTCGTGCAGCGTGGGGTAGGGCTCAGGGAACGTAGGCATACCCTCGGGACCCATCAACACGTATCCGCCAGGAGTTGCCGGGCTCGGTGGTGCGGTCGGCAGCTTCAGTAGCTCCATGGCCAACTCCCCGGAGTCGAACAGAAGCTGGTTTTCCTCCTCGGTCAGTTTGACTTCGGAGCGTTGGATGATCTTGGCCATGCCGGCCATGATCCGTGGTAGTTTTGCGAGTGTGTTATTCATTGGTGGTGATGTTGTGGATGTCTACTTCATAGGTAACGTCTTCTTCACCGAACTGATTGAAGTCAGTGTCGGCGGCCAGCTCGATCGCTTTGGATTCTGCGAGGGCTCTGACTGTGTCCATGTCGGTCTCGCCGGTCACCGCGACAGTGAAGTCAGCGGACCTTTGAGACTGTCGGTGAACGGTCACTTTGACCGTGTGTGTAATTTCAGGCATTGGCTTTGTGGGATTCGATGTGCTCCTTGAGGTTCTTCATAATCCACACCTTCATGTGGTAGGCGATCTTCTCAGGGTTATCCCCCTCGAACTTGGCGATCGGCAGCTTCTTCAGCAGCTTCTCAAGGACGTCCTCGGCCTCGCCGATGTCTACCTGGGGCTTGGACAGATCCTCCATGACGTCTGCCACCTTCAGGCGCAGCTCAGGGAGTTTCTCGCCACGCTTGAGCCGGCGGAAGAGGGGCTCGCGGCGAAACACCACGAACCCCGCTGCGTCCAGCTCCACTACCAGCTCCTCGCCCTCCTCGTTCCCGAAGGATCGAGTGAGGCTGCCTTTCGCGGGTGTGTGTCTGCTCATCGTGCTGGGAGTTTGAATTCGACCCACTGCTTCACAGGCCGGACGTGCAGCCGCACGACGTCCTGTTCGTTTCGGATCTTGCTGACGCACCGCTTCACATCCTCCGGGTCAGTGTCTGGCAGGGGGTGGACGATGAACCACGCGCCGTCGATGTTGGCCAGCCCCCAGGAGTAATAGACGCCGTAGTGCTTCTGGTCCTCATACAAGGTGTGCACGGCGGGTATGTGGCCCTTCTTCTTGCAGCGAGTAGCGAAATCGTCGAACGCCTTGTCCCAGTCCGCCGCGCTGTAGTTGGGAGGGATGTCGACGATGGCGGCCTTGGTGCCGATCTGGAAGAGCGACCGGTTTGCGAATAGGGTGCGCGGCATCAGGCGGTGAGTGAGGTTTTGGACAACAGGTCCTCGATGAGCATCTTGGACCCATCGAAGTGGAGGTCGCGCTCCATGTGCAGTTTGAGCATCGGCGTGCGGGCAGTCTCCAGCTCGCGCAGACTGACTGTCCCATACTCCACGATGCCCTGACCGATGTCGCACACCGCCCATAGGGTGTCCTCATCCGGGTCCATCCCGCACAGCAACCAGGTGGATGCTCCCTCCGGCGAGAAGATCTTGAACAGCGGATGCGTGGGGCTGCCCTTCTCCTCGGCTTCCAGCAGCTGCAGCTTCATCTTGGGAGTCAGCAGCGACTTTCGCTCCGGCACACCCGGAGCGGGCGGCGCGATCTCCACGGCCGGCCCCAGAGCTTCCAGCAGCTTGCGCTTGAAGTCCGGGTCAGCAATGGCGCGATCGCTCGCTGATCTGCCGTTGGGTCGCTCATCCAACAGCACGATATTGTGGAGATCGGTGAGCGTGTGCAGTAACAGATGCTTCTTCAGATAGGCGATCAACGCGTCTGCGCCCTCCCCGTCGTAGTCGATGAAGCGCCCGCATTCTCCGAGCGAGGACGTCCAACCGTCGACAGAACGCGCGTGGCCTTCAAAGATCGGACGGGATTCCTCGTGCCCCTTCAGGATAATCGCACCTTCCAGGAGGAGGCCCATTAGCGGGATTGGCTTACGCTTGCGCGGCGCGTTAAAGAACAGAGACATTCCTCCTCTGTTAGTTGGAAGCCATCCTTGAGAGACAGCTAAGCCACGCGTAGCGCCGCCGAACATGTTGCCACGCACAGCGAGGATGGTGAATTTGGTCTTGGGCTTGGCGATTGGATCAAGTTGTGTAATAGGATTCATAATATAATTAACAGTCAGTCGAATTTTGCGATGTGCCTCATGGACGCGTCAGCCCACCATGATGGTGACGCGTCATTTCTGTGTTTGTGTATCCACTCCGACGGAAGCTGGTCCGTTCTGGACAAGCCCATCCCGTCACCGAGCCTCCAGTAGGCGTCCCACTCGTCCTCGTCGCGCATGCCGGGCGCTTTGTAGGTCGGACCGCCGTAGGTGTTGTATGGCGTCATCGACACCCCCGGAAGCGGCTGCTCCAGCTTGTTGGCAAAGTATCGCTCCGCTTTCTCGTTCAGGTGTGCCAGGTAAGCGGCGCGCATCTGTCGATCGGCGAACGATTCCTCATGCTCTCGCCGAGCCGCCTTCTCAGCCTTACGCTTGCCCGCCTTCGCCTCTCGCTCAGCGGCCGACAGTCGTCGTGTATCCTCGAGTTTCCGCTGCCGGGCCTCTTGGACTAAGGCGCGCTGTTTGGCGGCGGCCTTCTCCGCTTTGCGGACGCTGGCACGCTTCTTGGCGTAGACTTTCGCGCGTGCCTTTCGCGCCTTCCGCATCTCAATATCCTCGCACTGGCGATTCAGATCCTGCGACTGGCGAGCCGCCTCCATGCGCTCCTGGCGCGTCTTGCTCTTCGCCAGTAGGTGCTTGGCCCACTCAGTCAGCTCCGGCGGTTTTTCATACGACGCCCGCCACTCCCTCAGGTTCGGTCCTCGGCGCTTGCGTTGCCACTCCTCAAACGCTTGCTCCGCCTGCTCCTGTTCCAGCTGCCTTAGGCGCCGGATGAACCGCTCCCGCACCTCCGGCGCCATCGCATTCATTATGCTGGAATCAAGCATCACCGTAAATTGCTGACCCAGACCAACACCTCCGCGTCCCAGCCATGCTGCTCCGCGACGATGAACTCCAGGTGTTTCCAAATCGCATCCGGTATGCCGGGATCCTCGCTACCGGGGTAGTCTGATCCTTCGCCCTGACAGAACGTGAAGAACACGTCCGAGTAGTCGCCCGGTTCCGTTCCTGAGCGGTGCCAGGTAGCGGTGCCTGGGCGATTCAACCACTTGAGGAACTCTGGATCGTCGAACCACGCCGGCGCGTTGATCCTCACGACCTTCCAGTCCTGCGCCATGATCTCCGCTTGGAGAGCCTCGTCGCCGCACGATTTGTAGCGGGCCGAGCGACGCCAGAAGTCCATCAGACTTTCGTCAGCGTCTTCGTAGCGCAGCCAGCCCGGTATGGTATCGTGGAGCTGCAGCCCGTGCTCGTGCAGCAGCTCCGACACCTCGTGGCGGGCGCGGTGCAGGCGAATGTGGCGCGCTGCCCGCTCGGACATGTGTTCGTGACTCGAGGCATCCGCTGACAGCGGCGTCTCGAGTCGTATCTGCTGCGTGAGAGCCAGCACCACCGGCGCGACCTTCTCCCATTGCTCTTGGAACTCCTGCGGGTTCATACTGCGGGGACCTCCACGGGTATGAGTTCCATCCAACCTGGCGCCGGGTATTGCCCGCTCCACATTCCGCCCTGGACGTGGGAGAACACAGCGTCGTTGCAGATGCTCTTGCCGTCCTCGCGGAGCCACTTGATGGCCGGTATGCCGTCACCAGATGTCATGGAGCTACCAGCGCACTGCAGGACGGTGCCGACCGCCAGCCCCTCGCGGAAGCCCTGCTGCGTGTAGGGAGCGATGGGAACCATGCCGGAGATGTTGGCGCCGGCCTTGACAATGCGGAACTTGGCCCCGCGCACGAACTGGTTCTCGTAGGCGCGCCGAGCGTCGCCGTCGCGCTTATCCTGCTCTTGCTTCAGAGTCAGGTCGTCGGCAACTACCCACGTGCGGTAGAAGGCCATCATCATCGGCTCCCCGCCGGTGTGGGATACCACCCAGGCGCAGGCGCCGTCGGCGTCCACCTCCGTGTTGTCCCGCTTGTGAATGAGGCAATACAGTTCGTCGTGGAACGTCTTCAGACCGTATGTCTCCGGATCGGAGGCCTCCGGGTAGACTGGGGTTCTTTCGTCGACGACGATAACGCCGGCGCTGTTCATAATGGAGACTAAGGTCTCCCAGGTTAATGTGGTTTTGGCCATTGGTGTGTGATGTAAATGCTTCCTACCTTACGGAAGCCAGCCTGCCTGACCCATCGACGGATCGTGGAAGGGTGGCGGCCGGCGCTCTTGGCGATCTCCGCGAACGTCTGCCCCGCACTAAGGCAGGAGACGGCCGCTGCGGTCGCGCATACTTTGTCGAATGTCAGACGAGCCATATGTGATGAATTCCGGAGTGATGCATGCACGCCGCTGGTTTCCCTTTCCACTTGCCCTTCCCGTAACGGATGCATCCGTCATTGGAGAAGTGCGTCCCAGGCCACCCGGCCCAGGTGTTGATCTCCGCCGTCACCTCCAGCCCCACATGGGAGCGGAAGGTGCGGTAGGTGATGGCGCGCTCCGTGTCGTCGTAGGCGTGAAGGTCCTGGGCGCGCAGGCCGATGCAGGTGCCGACAAATTGCGAGCTGGGACTCATGATTCTTTACTGGCTGGTCCGCAGGGATCGAAATGTCCGGGGTAGCACCACCAAGGGGCCGGCCGCAAATCGCTTGGCACTCGGTCTGGCGCATTGCTCGCCTTGTAAAGTGCAGCCGCGTCGCTGGCCTCCTTCAGCGTCGCGTGGGTGCATCGCCCCTGCCTGGAAGTCCACATGCTGGCGTCCTCGCCGCTGACCAGCACGTAGCGAAGCACTAATTGGATCTCGCCGATGGTGCCGTCGCTCGCGTCGAACTGAGGCCCGTATTGCTTGGATACTATCATCGGTTGGCGGCGGCTTCGTGGATCTGACGCTTGGCTTCGTCCGACAGCTTGGGCCATGCAGCCACAAGGTCGGACCCGTATTCTCCCGAGGTGATGACAGGCTCCTCAAAGGTGCCGTCGCTACCGTCACCGCCGGAGGGCTTCATCGTCCCGTTCTTCTCGGACTCCACCAGAGCTGACCAGAGCTCTTGGTAGGTGTCCATACTGATGCCTTCAAGGCACTCGGCGACTTCGTCAACGGACCAAGTCTCCAGGCTTGCAGGTGCCTCCTCCAGGTAGTGGACGACCGTGATCTCGAAGTTGTCCAGCACCTTGATGGGGTGCGTTGAATGGAACGCATCCAAGGCTTGGTCCTCGGTGTCGCATTTCCACTCTGTCCGGTCAGGCGGTCCTTCCTTTTGATCCAGCGGATGAAGCTTGTCAAAAGGGACGATCGATTTGCATTTAACTATGTATTTCATGGTTACTTTTTTACGTGATGAACTCCTACGACGCAGACAGTGCCTGACGCCGTTCCGTCGATGCTGAACGGATGCTGAGGCGCGCGCTGGTTACTGCTCCTTCCACCGAACGGCAGAATGAAGCGGCGTCCCAGTTTATGAGAATCCAGCATCTGATTCTCCAGCATCATGAACCCATCGGGTTCGAATCTTTCCTCGAGCTTCTTGAAGCGGTCGTCGAAATAGGTATCCCACCAATCCCGGTCGCGATACAGGCCGTCGTCGCACTTGGCGCCCTGGGCCGGCGCCATCCACCGAACGAGATCGCACCAGCCAACTTCTGTCGTGGGCGCGCTCATCGTGGGCGATTGGTTGGGGTGAGTATGTAGATCTCGTAGTCACCCTCGCAGATGCGGTCATCCTCGGTCAGCTGATCCCTGAAACTTGCCCGGGTGACTTCGTTGTCCTCGTCATCATCCGGATCCTTTAGGTTCTCCAGTGCGCACTGCGCTGCATGATCCAGCGCCTCCTCCTCGGTGTCGTGAAGGCTGACGGCCGGCTTCTGTTCGATCACCTCGCACACGATGAATTTCGTGGTCGGCGCAAACAGCGACACGTCCGACTGCATGACGGCCTCAAGCTTGTCTCGCAGCTCGGCTATGCGGCGGTCGGACTCGTCCATGGCGTCCGCAATCCTGACAGCCGTGCGCTCGTCCTTCAGCGCCACGCGGGCTGCCTCCAGGATCGCCAACAGATCGTCCTTGGAGAACGCATCGATAGCGGGCGCGGCCGGCTGCTTGAACTTGTCCCCTACAGGAAAGCAGAGTGCGTGCTCTTCACACTCTGGACATTCCTTGTCGGTGTATGCGTAGCCGGGCGTGAGGCGCATGGGTAGATCCTTTGCGTCCGGCAGGTCTTCTTCGTTGGCGATGTGATCGCAGTTGTCGCATTTGTATTTGGCCATTTGATTATTTGGTTCGGGCTTGTGGTTTGATTCTGATGATGGTCGTGACGAGGCTCGCGCCGCGGAACGGCGTGGGTCGGCGATTGATTACAAACCGCAGAAGGCCGCGGCTTCGGAACAGGACGTTGTGACCGTCAGGTATGTCCGGGCTGTCCGGTTCCAGTAGTGCTTGGCGCACCATCTCTTCGGAGAACCTTTCCTCTTCTGCTCTGGCTTGGGCGTGGCGGCTTAGGGCCACGTGGCCAAGTCCAGGGACGTCTCTATAGAAGTGCTGCATGTGTTTGTTAGATGCCGCGGGGATCCTCCGGCATGAGGTTGATATAGGCGTGGGCGCCGTAGAGGCGGACCGCAGCTTGGTTGTAGGCGGAGGCTGCGGCCTCCTCGGTATCGAACGACCCCAGCGTGAGGCATTTGTAGTTGCACGTGATCTGCGCGACCCACTTCATTGCCTTCTTGCTGAAGTGGACACCTTTGAACCGCCCGCTCCTGCCGCCGGTGTGACGGATACTGAGTGCGCGTTCGCACACCACCAGGTTACTCAGCTGGAGGTTGAGCCGGTCGTTGTCGATGAACAGCACCACCTGCCCCTTGGGCGCCTTCGTGATCCATCGGTGCAGGTAGTCCTCTTCGTAGACGTAGGTGCCGCTGGGCCTGCGCACACCGGTGGTGCGAAGCATCTTCACATAACCGGAGGCGCCGACGCTGAGGCTGTAGCCTTCCGGCCGCACGAAGTCGTCGTCTACTTGCACGCGCCACTTATGGCGGCCTATCTCGATGATCTTCACGTCGGGTGCTGGTCGGCATCGAACTGCGACGCGAGTTCGTTCAATTTGATGCTGAGCTGCGTGTCCATATCACGCTGCAAACGTGGGAGGATCCTCGCCGCGGCGTCCATTAGATGGACGAACTTGCGCGCGTTCGACTGAGTGGAATTGAACGGCTTGGCGACGCACTCGTAGATGAGCGACTTGCTGCAGCCAACGAAGTCCATTCCACTCGTGCATTTCTTGGCGATGTTCTTCGTGGTGGGCAGGTCCACCGCACGCCACGCGGTAGGAGTGTTGCGGAAGTTGAAGGTGGGCGCTTGGGGATCGGGCTTGGATGTCATTGTTGGATGTATGGTTCTTTGGTTCCTAGGGTGACCCACGTGCCAGGAGCGCCACCGGGGAATCCGGCGGCATCGAGCATGCCGCTGAACATCTCTCCGCGCTTGCGCTCCGCCACCCTGCCGGCGCACTCCGGACCTTCTGGATCCAGGCGCGGCTCGGCGGGGTGGCGGTCGTCAAACAGTCGATAGTCGTGCAGCCAGGCACCACCCCGGCGGAATATGGGCCTGCGGCATGTGCGGCAGGCCCCGGTTTCTAGCGGGGTGGGCATGTGTGGGTGGCGGTGTTAATCGAATACGGTGTCGTCCTCGAAGGTGTAGATCTCCGCGCCGGTGTTCCCGAGCGGCATCGCCTTCCATTCTTCTCCTTCCTTCGGCTTGGGGCGACAACCCCAGCCGAACTCGTTGGGCATACGCGGGATGGTCTGATGGATGAAGCACGAATTCTCTTCGTCCTTCTGCCAGTCATTCTTGATGGCCTCCTCAGCCAGCGCCTTGATGTCGGGCGGAATCTCAGAGCCGCCGTCACTCAGGCCGTCGTCCTCCCATTCGATGTCGCCCCACACGTTGGCCACGACCCACTCCTCGTCCTCAGTGCGGACGCGATACCAGGAGGCGTTGTCGCGCTTCCAGTAGAAGCTGGTCTCCTTCTCCATGTATTCCTCGTCCCGCGTCCACTCGGACGACCAGAACGGGAACATGTGGTTGAAGGGGCCGGAGCACTGCTCACTGCCCTCGACGATCGATCCAAATTGGATGCCGCAGCAGCGCTCCGGGTCCAGTGTGACCGAGCCGCGGCCGAGGTCCTCGTAATAGACCTCCTTGTAATCGGCTTCCACGTATTCGGTGCGGGCCGGCTGCTGCAGGTGGAGTTCGGTCTCCGTCTTTTTGACCAAGGTCAGCGTGCGTTTCGTGCGCGCCTGCTTGGCCTCGTCGGCGATGTAGTCCTCCACCAGTTTGCAGTAGTGGTCCCACTTCCGCTCTTTCTTATCCAGCCCGTGCTCATCGAGCGCCAGCAGCTGGAGGTAGGTCGGATCCACTTGCTCAGGGTTCATCAGCTTGACCTTGCCGCGGACCTTGCGCAGGACCGCTACGACCGACGGGTGGTTGATCTCGTGGGCCGGCTTGACCAGCTCCAGGAAGTTCACCCAAGGACCGCAGTCCGTATACTTGTAGTAGGCTCTGGCCCAACGATACGGGTCATCCCCGCAGCCACGCCAGTCGAGGAACTCCTTGAGACTGGAGATCAGCCGGCCCTTGGAGCCGGGCGGATTCCGATCCCAATCGAACTTCAGGCACACATGGTATGCGGCCTTCTGGATAGTCTCTCCCTTCTCCGGCACGTAGACTTCGGACACGTAGTCCTCGCCTTCGTCGGCTTGAAAGATGAGACGGAAAGCGCGATCGCGCTTGGTGGTGCCAACGCGCTCGATCGAGCAGTTGGTTGGTAGTGTGTATTTCTTACTCATGTTTGTCGGGGTTGTGCCCCTGACAAACGGTGAGTCCCCGGCATCTCGCCCGGGTCAGGAGAAGGGCGGCTCTAGGTCCGTGTCTTCTCCCCTGGAATCGGCCGGCCCTAGCCGGCGTGTGCGCAGCGCCCCCGTCGTCAGGGGCGGAAGAATTATTTAGCGGTGCCGTGCCAGAAGATGTGACCGATCCATACGATCAGCACTCCCAGCACAGACCAGAAGTTCGCTACACCCAGCAGGTGCAGCAGCATCAAGGCAATCAGTAATGTCATAGGTTGGTGGGTTCAATTTTTTCGGTGCCATCGCACGTTGGTAGGCAGGTCCACGTAGCCGGTGTCGGTGATGTAGACCGTCGCCCGGTCGCCGTGCCGCAGCCGATCAGTCGCTGACCGGGAGACCAGCGGTATCATGTTCCCGTCGACCTCGATGTAGTGCGAGCCGTCACCAAGAATGGTCGCCTGAAACAACGGGTTGAGTAGCTCTGTCATCCTGCGGCTCCTTCCTGCGGGATCTTCGCAAGCAGGTCGAGCGTGTCCTTGTCCACGAAGCACAGCTTCTTCTCCGGCGGTGGCACGTTGAAGATCTGCGGCCATACGTGCCCCCTCAGGTGCGCGAACATACCGATCCGCCAGACCCCACCCAGAGTGAGGCCGACGTCCGACTTGGCGTGGTCGATGCCGACCAGGGCAATGTATCCCTCGTCCTTCATCTTCTGATGCTCTGGGCACATTTCCCAGCCGGTGACGGTTTTGGGATCGAGCGTGTGGCGTAGGCGCTGGTTGAACAGTATGCCCGTGGCGTGCTCCTTGGCACACACCGGGCATACTGCCATGGACTGACTGACGAATGATTTTTCAGGCATAGGCGTTATTTCTTCTTCGCTGCTCTGATCCGCTTCTTTTCGGCGGCCTGCTTCAGCTTCTCTTCGTGTGCTTGCTTCTGATCCCAGAGTTCCTGGTATCGGTCGCGAACAGTTTGTGTGGTGCGGTAGGGGGTGTCCCAACCATACATGGTGCAGATCTGCTGGCGCATGAACGCCAACGCCTCTGCCTCGGTCAAGGACGGCACTTTGTGCGGCCAGCCCTTGGTGAACTGTAGGTGCTTCGGCAGCCACCCCTCGTGGTCCCGGCGCAGGAGCATGCGTTCCTGAGCGTCCCGCAGGCGAGCTGCGCCGTCGGGCACTAACTCGGGAGCCAGTGAAGTGAGCCACCGGGTGCCTTGGAAGGCGAAGGCGCTCTTCAGCTCCAGCTCGCACATCCGTATGTAGATCGCTACGGCAGCCGGATCGGTGAGGCTGGCACGCAGGTCAGCCTCGTTTGCCAGAATGCAGAACCTGCAGCTGACGCGGGACGAGCCGAACGTGTCGTAGGCCTCGTGGGCGGCCACCCCTGACGCCGCAATGGCATCCCAGACGTCTTGCAGCAGCCAGTCGTGTATCGGTCGCCACACCAGGGATCCCGGCGGTAGGTTCTTCTCCACTGCGAAAACTGGCTGCTTGGCGCGCGCCGCACTCTCCTCGGCGCGCACCCCAGTGACGTTGAGCATTGGCACCTTACCGAACCGCTTCTTCAGGGTGGACGATATGGGGCCGACCTTGAGCTCGCTGGTGCAGAAGCGCATGGTGGGTGTTGACCACGGCAGGACGACAGCCACGGTCTCCAGCGCGCAGTAGCGGCGAATGGACGACAACCACCGGGCTTCCCAGCGCTCCATCATACCGCCTGCCGGCCGGGTGCAGGAGATCAGCTCCCAGCCGGTGGCTGCTGCGATGCGCTCGCAGGCCGGCCATGAGTCCAACCACTCCACCCCGCCGAGGTCAGCGTGGATCAGCAGCTTGGGTCCGCGGTAATCCTTCAGGTGCTCGGCCAGCGCCCAGGCGACCGCCTGGCTGTCCTTGCCGCCGGAGACTCCCACGGCGACGGGAGCGCCCGCGTCCAGCAACGCCTGTACTTCAGGTGTAATCTGTATGTGACGTTTCATCGCATGTAGGTTTGCAGGACCCAAACGTGCGGAGCCAGAACTGGCACCACAGACTTGACCCGGTAGTGGAACTCGCCGTGCGCGTCCGTGAGGTTGCAATCGTCCTCCCACTCCGCCCCCTCTCCGACGTCGTGGTGCATCTCCGACTCAATCGCCGCGCGGCCGGCGGCAATCTCATCATCGGCGCAGATCAATTTTCTGGACAGTTTCTCATACTCGCCGGAGCGAATGTCCAATGTGACTAGGTAGTGCGGTGGTATTTCTGGCATGATTTATATGATGGCTCACCAGCATTTGATGAGTGGTTGGATGTCTTCCTTGTAAATGCGATCGCAGATGGCCTCGTAGCCCTGCGCCTGCTGAATCTCCCCGTAGGAGCGCAGCAGGTTGGCAGCCCGCTTGTTCTGCGCGTAGTTCATCAGCCCGTTGGCCGCCCGGACGGCGAACCGTCCCTTGAACCGCAGCATGTTGGCAAGCAGTCTCCCGCGGGCCGGCTCAGCCGACGCCAGGAAGTGCTCCAGCTCCTGCTGGTCATCCAAATTTACTTCTCGTGCGAATGGTGGCGTGGCGGGTAGCTTCATGACTTTACTGATTTGCACGTGGCCATGGCCTCGCGCTGCTGATTGTAGATGTCCTCGATGACCGCGCGATGCCGGGCCTCCTGGTCTTGGTCCGGCTGCCAGTGCAGCAGTGCTTTAACGGCCGCGGCGGCTTTGTCGCCATACTTCTCAGCGATCCACTGCTCAGCCGACTGGTCCACCTCGTTGTTCCATCGATCGTGATCCACCCCGTGGATCTTCATCAGTCGGTCCAGCAGCTTGCAGATGTCCAGCGAGTAGGGGGCGTTCATCAGGAACATCGGCAGCGTGTCGAATATGAGCGGGTCTAGGCCCAGCAGCGTCTTGACCGGGACAGTCAGCGCGTCCGGCGGATAGCGGTCGCGCTGGGTATACTTCGCCAGCGTGTAGCGTTCGATGGTCGCCTCGCAGCAGATGGTGCCACGCGCCGCCACCGACAGCCCATATTCCTTCGCGTAGGCCACCCACTCCGGATACCACTTGGCGTAGGCCTCGTTGTTCCACTCGAATCGGTTGTCCGGCTCCTTCGGCGGATCGGGGATTTCCACCTCCGACCAGGCCTTCGGGCCGGTGGTCTTGTAGCTCCACCAGCCGTAGCCGCGCCAGAAGATTCTGGGCTTGCCATTGGTGAGGTATGATGCCTCGTGTATCGGCCACCCGCTGTTGAACGGGATCGTGAAATTGTTGAACGCGCGTAGGGCTTGCATCACCAGTTGAGTGTGTATTTGAAACCGTAGTCCTCGTCGTGGCCGAGCCGCTCACGCAGCACCCGCTCCGCTTGCTCACGACTGCAGCCGTCGATCTCGACGGCGAACCAATGCGGGCCTTCGGGCCGGCGACCCTTCTTGAGGTAATACTCCTCGTCGGACCAGTGGTCCAGCATGTTGACCAGCCCCTCCAGCGCGTCGATGCTCTTCTCTCGTATGGGCTTCTCGCACTGGAAAGCGTTGATGACCCGGTGCAAATGCTTGCGCTGCTTCTCCAGTTTCTTGGTGTTTACGCCGGCAATGGTGATAGTGGATTGGTGCTTGCTCACGATTTTCTAGGTTTGGGTTGGTGCGCCAGCGCTGTGCATTGCGGACAGCGCGCGACGTTGATGCGGCGACCTTCGACCAGCACGGCCTTCAGGTTCTCCTCGGTGCACGGGTCAATCGGAAACGAATGGCCGCACGCTCCGCAGGTGCAACCGATCGGATAGTCGTGGTGATCGGAATGCACCTGCATCGCCGCGAACTTCAGTCCGTCATTGTCGTAGGTGACATCCGGTATGGCTGCGCATTCATCCAGATCGACCAGGTCTTGGTTGGATCCGACGGCCTGGCGCACGGCCTCCTGATAGGGCCCCAGGATGTGCTGGTAGTCCGCGCGCACGCGAACGATCGCCCGATCGGCGACGGCCTCCTTGTCCCAGCTGCGCAACACCATGTAGATGCTGCCTACGAGTCCGCGATTCTCTTCGTAACGCCGGCGGTTCTCCGCTGTGACGTAGCGCAGCACGTTCTTGTGATACGCACGGCCCTCGTCAGCCCGGCGGCGCACGTGGGCGTCTGCGCCGTTATCAGTAGAAAATCGACTGTCCTCATCGCTCCGCTGGATCTCCAGGAAGCTGCCGTCGTTCACGTCGATAACGCACCAGCCCTCGGCGAGAGCCTGCGTCTGATCCAGCCCGGGCGTAGAGCCCGATCCCACGGTGGTCGCGCCCGACATGGCACGCAGCTCAATGACGTAGCATTCGCCGTCATTGGTATCCACGACTACCGGTGCGCCATCGCTGTCCTCGCCTAGCTGTGGACTGTCAGCTCCGGCCTCTCGGGCCAGGTTCATGATGTGATCAAAGAGTGATGTCATTGTACTTCCTTTCCTGTTTGTAAAAGTGTGATGCCGCGCAGGTGGTCGTGCTCGTGTTGAAACACACGGGCGGCCCAGCCGGTCAGTTTCTTCTTGAGCACCTCGTGCCCTGTGGCGCTGGTCCACCAGGCCAGAATTGCTGACTCTCGCTCGACCATGAAATCCCGACCAGGCAATGATAGGCAACCTTCGTGGTCGATGATCTTGGACGACTTGGGGTCCGGTATCCAACGTGGGTTGATGCACATGTGTGCGGCATAATTGGCGTGCCCTTTCGCTGTGGGAAACTTCGCGCCGGCTGTGACAAAGAAAAAATTCTCGCGTAGGCCTACTTGGTTGGCCGCGATCCCCACGCCGGATTTCTCTTGGCAAAGCCTGAACAGTTCCGAGTGGTAGGGTCGAATCTGCTCGGCATCCGAGACAATCTGGGTGAGGTCCTCGCGAAGGATATTATCGCGAGTGTTGACAAGGTGAATGCGTAGCATGTGGTTAGTTGAAAATGATCGAGGTGCCCGGAGACTTCCGGGCACCTCGTTGTTGTGATTAGATGTCCTCAATAATAATGCCGATAACGCGGCGGAGGATACTTGACGCGTCAGCCTCTGTGGCTCCGCGTTCACTGGCCTCCTCCTCGATACAACCAATGATGACCGCTATCGCCAAATCAGAGTCTTCCTGCAGATTGAGCTGCTGTAAGAATGGTCTGTTCATGTTCTTCAGGAACTGTTCCTGGAACTCGGCGGGCTTGTCCCTCAGGGTATTCTCGAGGAAGACGATGGCATGATGCCTCGCCTTCTGCATGCGTCCGGTGTCGTGAGCAATACCCTCGATGAGGGAGCTCAGGTTAGTATTGTCGATTGCTGTTGCATTGTTCATTGCTGGGCTGGTTGTTGTTACGACGGCTTGTCCGTCCTGTCTCCGGGGGGAGAACGCAAAAAGGCACCCCCGCGAACGGGGATGCCTTTTGTAAAGTTGTTGGATCGCGGAGCCGGATTACGAAGCCATCGCCTGAGCGATGCTTTGATCCGCTTCCTCAATCAGCATGCCGGTAGCCAACATGCGGGCGAGGCTGGCGAGCTTGGTCAATCCCTCTTCAGGGCGTGGCCAACCTGCTTCCAGGATTTCCCGTTGCTGCGGAGAAGAACTCGCCGCTTTTTCCATGGTGGTGAAACCGGAGCGGACAGTGGCTCCGACTAACTGAAGTCGCTGTAGATCATTCATTGCGCGGTTATGATACCCCACAGCCCCTCCGGACTCAAGGGTTATTTTTGCATCACATCGGCCAGCGCCACACGTCCAGCGAGCACTTCTTCAAGCTCTGCCTTGGTGATGCCCAGCATGGTGCGCACCGTCTCTTCCATCGCTGGATTGATGACCGGGCGTGGTAGCTTGACGCGTCCCCAGCGCTCACCATTGAGCAGGCGGCTGTCAAACAGTCCGCCCTGCACGGGAGTGAGGCTGCGGAGGTCCACCATCTCGCCGTTGTCCACGTCCACGGGATCCCGCTCATCCAGATCCTTGTCGGTGAAGGGCGCCAGGCGATACTTGCCCTTGCCGGTGGGGCGCGTGTTCATACCGGCTCCTGCCATGATAGCTCGGAACTTGTGCCAGACGAACGGCTCACCAACCTTCGGCGGAGTCTTGCCGGTGCGGAGGGCTTTCCAGAACTCGTGGTTCTTCTGTCCGCGGATCGTGGAGTTCTCCCGCATCAGGGCGTAGGCGCCGCTGGAAAGTGTGGCGAAGTTCTCGAGGCCGGAGTAGCGCTTGGCCTGTGCCATCTCGCCGCCGCCGCGCGAGGGCTGCTCATTGAGGTCGTAGGATCCGGTGCCGCGGGCCGACACCTTGCCTTCGCTGGTGTGGTGTAGCTTGTTGATGAAGCCGTAGCCGACCGTCACCGGCGCGCTGAGCATACGGCCGGACTCGGGGTCGTAGATCATCTCTTGGGACTGCACGCCGTGCTGTTGCTCCAGCTGGTCGATGTAGTCGTTCCAGTTCTGCCCCTTCGGAAGGTAGCTCGGAATCTTCAGCGCCTGCCCCAGCTTCTTGGCGATCTTGCCGAGGCGCAGTTCGTGCTGCGACGCGGGGTTGGCCCGGGATACGAGCGACAGCGGATTGATGAGCGCGTCCAACGGCTGCCCGTCTTCGGTGCGGGGCATCTGGTCATCGGGGATGATCTTGGACACGGTGGCCTTGGCTCCCTGGCGCAAGACGATCTTGTCGCCCACCTCGGTGGGCTTGATGTATTTGAGAACGACCTTGTGGCCGTTCTTGGTGCGGCGTGCCGCGATGACCTGGGCCGGCTGGTTGCCGTGCCACGTCTGGGCGGCGTCGCGCCGCTGCTGCCGGAGCGCCTTCGACAGGCGGCCGATGTTCGCCCCGGAGGACGACAGCGTGCGCGGCATAGTTGCTAGGATGATGGGGTCACCAGGCTCCAATACGGTGCCAGGCTTGACCATTCCGTCCTCGTCGAAATTTTCCAGCTTCTCCTTTGTGAAGCGGTTGGGGAACAGCGCGCGGTAGTGACCGAGCCCTGTCTTGAGATTGTCGGTGGCATCCTGTTTGATGACCTTGTATTGGATGGCGGACAAACGCTTGGCGAACGACTCGCTCACAGGCACCGCGTCATCCATGCTGAATCCACGCCATGGCACGAGGGCGATCCGGGCGTTCAGGCCCATGTTCTGCACGCCGTTGTCGTCGGTGTAGGAAGACGCTGCCATCATCTGCCCCGGCGCGAAGGTGTCCCCCTTCTGCAGCAGCGGGCGTGACGTGATGCCGCTCTTCTGGTTGAAGGGCTGGTCGTTGTAGAGGCCGACGTCGTCGATCGTTCCGTCCTCGTAGCTCACGCGCATGTAATCAGGCGTGACGGCGATCACACGGCCGCCTCGCTGTGCGCGGATGGCTCCCAGCTTTTCACCGACGAGTTCGTCGAAGCTGCGCCCGTCCGGATCGGAGGTGTCGAGATTCTGCACCAGCGGTGCTTCTCCTCCCTCGATCGCAAGTGCCTGGTTCGCGAACCGGCCGCCGTAGAACAGACGCGGAGTCTGCACGGCGCTCTGCAGCGGGATCATGTTGGTGTGCGACCCATACTGCTGCGACGCCGTCGGCAATTCGAAGTCAACGTCCTCGTCGTCATCTGGAATCTCCTCCAGACGGTTGTTTCGTACTACGTGCATTAGACGTTGGCGAGCATCGGGTTGGTGGTGATCGCGTTGCTATAGAGATCGCGAATGATACCCATCTTGTCCGGCGCGTTCGTCATTGCCGCCTGACTCATGTAACGGGTTTGCTGCGGCTTGGGGGTGGTCAGCATCTTCTTGAGCGTCCAGTCGAACGCGGTGTCCAGAAGGCCCCCATAGGATGCGCGGTAAAGCCCCACGCTGGGGAACAGCCCGTTGGACCCTGGGTTGTTGTTGATGAGTTGCGGAGCCTCTGGGCGGATGTGCTTGAACGGCTCGGGAACCTTGCCGCCGGTGGCGGGATCGATGGAACCGGGGACGCCTGTCGTCCCGGTGGAGTAGGCCGTGCCGTTGACCTCCATCTGCTTCGACGTCGGTCCGTAGCCTGCGCCCACTGCGGCGTTGCTGGTTGGGTCGCCCATCATTATGTTCCAAGGCTGATTGTTGTGGCCGTCGGTGCGGGGAATGCCAGTTGGCGCAGGAGTCGGGGCTACCGGCGCTGGCGGTGCGCCGGTGACGTATGTCTGGCCGTTGAGATCCATGGTGCCCTGTGAGGCCGCCTTGATGCTGCCAACGCGGCTTTGTAGACGGTCGAGGCGGTTGGAGATCAGACGCCCGGCGATCGAGTTCTCACCATCGCTGGCGGACGCGGCGCCATCGGCCTGCGCTTTCTGCATCGCAGTCTGGGCCTTGGCCTGCTCCTTCTGCAGCGACGCTACAGCCTTCTCTTTCTCGAGCTGCAGCTTGAGAGTTTCCTTCTCCTGCTCGCTCTTGGTCAGCTCTTGCTGGAACCGTTGCTCCTGCTCCATCTGGGCCTGCTGGGAAGCTTGCTCGGTTTGCGCCTGCTGCTGCATGGCGGCCTGCTCGGTCTCCATGGCCTTCTGCTCAGCTTGCATGATAGCCGGGTTAGCAGCGGGGGCCGGAGTGATGGACTGCGCCGTGGCGGCCTGCTGATTCTGCATTCGCATGGCTGGGTTCTGTCCGAGCTGCGGCGGCGTCGGTACGTTACCGGCGGGCGCTGGCTGGCCCATCGCATACTTGTTGAGCTCCTGCACCAGCTCCGTGAGCGACGCCGCCTTGTCGAGTTCCGGCGCGGGCTTCTTGCGCTCGCCGCGGCGCTTCGTGCGCTGCCTGGTCTCCTGGCGCAAGCGTCGACGGGTGTCGCGCCCCAGGTTCTGCAGGATCGCGTTGGAAAGGTGTAGGTCACCCACGGGCAACTGGATCTGAGTCTCCAGGTCGCCGGGTTGATCGGTGGGCAGGGTGACGCGGGCGACGCCGGCCGCTTCCTGCGCCAGTCTGCGCTCCTCCAGGTTCCGCTTCTTCTTCGAGTTGTAGAGCGCCAGCGCCAGCGCGCCCAGGCCGAGCCCGCCAGCGCCCATCCACACTTCTTTGGGGACGGACTCGATGACATTCTTGGCGGTCTCCGGATCGGGGCGGCTGCGCTCGTGCGCGAAACTCTTGGCGGCTTCAGTCGCCGCGTTGTCCACCTTGTAAAGAGACCCGATACCTTTCATAGCCAGGTCTTTTGCTGGAGCCAAGGCTAGGATGCTCGCGCCCACAAGCGGGTTGCCGTTTGCGACCGCAGCCCCGCCGCCTGCACCCAAGATAGCGTTCAAGCCGCCCATCAATGCACGTTCCTTGTCCCACTTCCACGGTTGGAACGTGCTTCCGATGTCACGCCCGGACGGGTCTGCAGCTTGATCAAAGAACGCCGCGCTACCGATCGCTCCCAGCGCAGACATAATGGCCTGCTGCTTGGTTGTGGCGGCCTTCTCGATGATGTCCACGCTGAGGCTACGAGCCAGCGCTTTGGACGGTTCGTTGTGGCGCATGATGTAGGCCTTCACGTCGTCGCAGTGCTCACGCACTTCACGGATGACCTGCGCCACCGCTGACTTGGCGAACCCGCGCTCGCGATACGCCGGCAGGATTCCCACCGCGTAGTAACCCACGTTCTTACCTCTCTCCTCGAATCGCTGCCAGCCGACGAAGCCCACCGGGGCGGTCGTGGCCGATTCCTTCACTAGATAGAGCCCGCCGTTGAACTGGGATGTAGCCAGGCCGTAGGGCCAATACGACGGCTCTTCGCGGTGAATCCGTTCCATGATTCCCTCGACGATATGTAGGTCATTGGCTGAGGCAGCTTTGATCATGCGGAAATCTTACCACGAAGGTTGCCGCAGGTAAAGAGGAAGCGACAGCGCTGCCAGGGTTACTGGCAGCGCTGTCGCAGTGGTTGTTTACCTAAAGGTCCCCGTGGATCACTCCTCGGGCGGCCTCACTTTGGATTCCATGGCCGCCATGGTGGCGGGGTCGATTGCCGACCTCAACAGATTCATGTGCCCTCCGACTTCCGATCCTGCGCGCTCAGCGGCAATGCGGGCCGCTCGCGCGACCTCCATGGCTGCCTTCTTGCGGAGGCGTGTCTGGGTCTCATGGTCAATGAGGTTGCTCACTACCGTCGACGCCTGGATCGGAGTAGCCGTCGGGATGATCGTCATCCCGCCGAAGAGGTAGGCCGACGAAACCGCCAGTGACCAAGCCGATGGGTAATTCTCCGCGAAGCTCAGAGCATACGGTGACAGCCGGGCGGTCAGGTTGTTGGAGCCGGACCCGGGAACTGAGCCAGCGACTGCCGACTCTTTCCACGTGCGCGGTTCCAGAAACAACTCTGCGTTCGTCCCGTTGGGTTTGAACCCATCCATCATCTTGTCCCGCGCTGGACCAACCCTGAGGATCCCCCAGGACGTCGCCAGCTGGCGAGGGAGCCTCCCCGCCTCCGCTTCTTGCGGTGTCACCGGGTCCACCAGCTGCCGGCCGAGATAGGCTGACAGAAATGGACAGTCACGAAACTCCAACGGGTAATCCCGATGCTTATCCGGCCCCTCAAGCGTGATGACCTTATACTCCGGCTGGAAGGCCCCTTCCGATCCGATCCCCATGGTGCCGCGGTAGATGTCCTCCGGCGTCATGAGAACCACCTCGTCGGTGGTCTTCGTTACTTTGCGCCTTAATGCGCCACCGGCGAAGAAAAGGATACGTCCTTCCTCGTCGAGGGCTGTCAAAAATGCGCCATACATGTTTCCGAGCCAGCGTTTATGAAGACGCCGCCCGCTGACTTGAAACCGCGCCGCGCCGTTGAGAGATGAATCTTCAATGGCGGCGACGGGTACACTGTTAGGGTCGAATGAGTTGCTCATAGCAAATCATTATGACGCAGACAGCATCATTTTTGCATAGAGCGCAGCGTGCTCGCTGTAGCTCGTTTTCAACGTCATCGGCCGCACAACGCGTATCCCGGACGTGAAACGGATCAAAGCAGCAGGACCTGCCTTAACTAAAAATTTGGCCAGGGCGGCTGGTTCGTCCGACCAGCGTATCACCGGGGCGCTTTGCCGGCGGTCGCACCAGTTCAATACGTGGATGTAATAGATGCAGTGGCGCAGCTGGTCCAGCGCGCCGTAGTATCGACCTTGCTGGTCAATTCGGTATATGGTCGAGGGGTAGCAGGGTATCTCAGCCAGGCTGTTCATCAGCCGGGCAGCACGGTGGCGCTTACGGAATCCGTAGAGCACCACCGTGTCAGATAACTCAGCTGTGTCGGCGACCTCAGCCACGCGGGAAGATCAGCTTGTCCGCTAGGATGCGAGCGAGGTTCGACAGGACACCGTCGGTGACATCGCTTGCGCGATCGTCGCAGTCGAAAGCATCGTCGGTAATCTGCACCGCAAATCTGGCGTTACCTTTTCCGGTGATGATGCACGGCTGTTTACCTGCTTCAATGGCCTCGAAAATTGCTGGCATTTCGGCCGGCGCTTCTTCGACGCCATAGTAAGATGCCACGACAGTCCCCAAGAGCTGCTTGGCAGTATCCGATAGCGCACCGGTCGCGACAGGCTCTTTGCTGTCAGCGCTGCTGGTATCGCTATCGGCATCGTCTGCAGAACTGCTGCTTTCGGATGGGCTGCCGTCGCCGCTGCTGCTGGAATCGCCATCCGCGCCAGCTTGCGCTTCGAGGATGCGGGCAGTGATTTCGGCGCGGGTACCCTCGGTGTCGATGCCCGCCTGTTCAGCGATCGCGATTACGTCCGCTTTGCGTGGGAGCTCTTCGAGGGATTCAAGGGTGTGAGGAGTGGATTCGTTACTCATAGTGGTGGTGCTTTGGTTATCTGATCTTGACATGTAGACCGGTCTGGAAGTCGGTCAGCTTCTGCAGCATAACATCCTGATCCAAGCAGGTAAAGGCGAAAGGATCGTCCGGGTTACCAGCACATTTGTGCTTCCTCTTGCGCACGTCGGCCCAATGCTCATCAAATACTGAGTCAGGGATGGGCTCGCCCACGACGCCGTCATCGACCTTCGGAAAGACCTCACGCATGTCACCGAACAGGAACTCCGGCCGCGGCGGGCGCTCCCACCGCTGCCACAGGCGGATTGCGAGTTCGGCGGCTTTCTGGATCTCCAGCGGAGCATAGACGAAGTATTCGCGCTTCGTGGGCTCGATCTGGAACTTGCTGTCGTAGATCAACAGCGTGACGATGTATGGCACCTGCGCCCGCACAAGCTCCTCGCGGATTGCATCCCCGGCGCGCCCCTGGTCATCGAACTTACCGACCCGTGCCGGCCCCTGCATGAAGTAGGTGCGCATCTGCGTCGCCGATAGCACTGCTCCAGCCTTCGGAAGTTCCACCGACCTACCCATGTGATCACACAGTTCCACTTTCTTGAATTTGCTGACGTCTTGCGGGAAGGTCTCGATGGGCTTGTCCATGCACAATTACTGGCCGCGGCAAGCCCAATCGTCAACCCGTTTTTCCTAAGGGAGATCGGCCCTCCGATTTCAGAGGGTCCGTTTTTGCCACGTAGCTACTGAGTTGGCAGTCCGTTTAGCCGCTATTAACGGCGACAATGAACTGACTGTGAACGATATGCGTAAATCTAACGTAACTGCCAGTTTGACGTTTTCAATTTGTCTGCAAGACTGCCAAACGCTGCGACATTTGGCAGTCTATGTGCTTACATTGTAATGACTGTATTTACAAAGTATGGTCAGCGCACAATTCGCAGATCCGTGAACTTACCTGGCTCCAGCTTCAGCGTATGGATATACCAGATGGTCGGCAAATTCAGTTGTCGCGCCAGCTTCTGCTTCGCACGCGGAATGGCTCCCTTCGCCGGCTTTGGCTCCGTGGGAATCTTCAACGTCTGCATCCGCATCAGGTAGAGCGTGTCGTTCTGCCCGGGCAGTTTGCCCATCGAGTCCGTGATCGATGTATACTCCGCGCCTTTGTAGGCGCTACCTCCTTCCTCGCGTTGTCGGATGGCCTTCTCGCGTGCGGCGATCAGCTGCTCGCGAGCGGCAATGAGATCTGTCAGCTGCAGGTCGCCGAGGCCGTCGCCGAACAGCGTCGCCACGTCGGCGTCGCGCAGGAGGGCCAGGTCTTCGTTCTGCATCGTAGCGTAGGCATCTGGTGGCAGCAACTCCACCTTCAGGTCGGTGACGTTACCCTCGGAGTCATGGTAGCCGTCGATCTCCACACGGGTGCCTGACTTGGCGTGGTAGAGAGCGTTTTCAATTTCTTGGATGTTAGTCATGGTTTGCGTTGGTGTTTGGTTTATCGGGTAGAATAGGCACGAAAAAGCCCGGCTACCTGGGACGGGTAGCCGGGCAGGGTGAACAGCGCTGTTGTCACAGGGCCGCGGGCAGGGAACCTTGCGGATCGGTTTCGATTTCGGGTTCCAAAATGGGCGAGTTCAGACTCTCGGACTCCATGAATTGATCCACAGGGTCCGGGTTATTCGGCTGCAGGTTCTCGCGTAGCTCGTCGGGGATGTCGCCTCCCTCGGCGTCCTCGCTCATGCCGCCAGCGGCATCGGAAGTCAGCTCCTCCAGCATCTCATCCGGGATGGCTGGATCGCCGGATATCTGGGCGGCCAGGGCGGGGTCGCCGGCCAGAGTCGGGTCACCTGCTAGAAGCTGTTCGAGCTCCTCGGCGAGCGCCGTGTCCATGGCGACCTTGTCCAGCATCTGCGGGCGAAAGAAAGCCAGGTGCAGCAACGGAGCGATACCGGCGAACTTCTCAAGCTGCTGCTCGCCGTGCGAAAAGATTTCGTCTGTCAGCGTAGGTACCAGCTCACGGAACTCAGATGCGGCAAGCATGTTGGCAATGGGACGCAGGCGCGCCGACTTGCAGATGGTCGCGGCGGCCAAGACTTTCTCGGGAAGCGACACCGGGTCATCCGATGCGCCCTTCACGAACTCCACGAGGGCCTCGAGCCCTCCGTCGCGCTGCGTGCGTGCCAAGCCTTCGATGCCGTCGCGGGCTGCCTTGCACAGAAGCTCGGAGGTGAAACAGAATGCTGCAGACTTCTCGTTCGCCATCTGGTCCACCGTCAGCATGAGGAACTCCTGGGCGGCGGCTTCGCAGTCGGCCTCGGCCCACAGCTCGGACGCTGACTTGAGTACCTCGTCGTCGCCCGGCATCTCCGATACCTGGCCGTTGGTGGCGACCTGGCGGATGCGCTTCGGGTATTTCGACTTGGTCGGCTTGACGGTTGGGAAGGTCTTGCGCAGGGCAGCGAACGTGACGCCGCCGGCCGCCAGTGCCGCCAGTAGCGGCAGCGCCACCGGTGTTGCGGAGATGAGGTCGTAGAGGTTCATCTTGGCGTCAGCTGATGGTGACGCAGCGGGCGCGACCGCAGCTTGCTTGGCGCCAACCTCCAGGTCGGCAGCCCTCAAGGCTTCCCCCTGGGCTTCGTCGAGCATCTTCTCCTTACGCTTTTTCTGCAGGTAGTTGTAGACCGCCTGGGTCAGAGCGTAGGCACCGCCCGCGGAGAGGATCCCACCGGTCACCGCCAATCCCGGGGCGAGCCAGCGGTTGACTTCGGCGGCCGATTTCTTCTGTGGGGCCGAGATGTAAAGGGTATCGTCGTTGAGACGCGACGCGTCCTCCAACTCGTTCTCCTCGCGAATCGACTTGAGGTAGTTGAGCAGCGCGACCACGGCGCTGGTGCCGGCACCGAGCGCCAGACCTCCAGTCGCGAGGTTGCGCACCAGGTTGGTGCCGCGCTCGTCCTGAGCTTGCGCTGAGCTGGGCGAACTGACCGATCCGATCAGGCCTTCCTTTGTGTTGCGCGCGAGTGATTCGATGATGTTGTCGGACATAGTGGTGTTAGAGCTGCATGTATTGAACTGTGCAGAAGGTGATCAACACGACCCAAGTGCCTTCGTGCTTCTGCTTGTCGATCTCCTGCACGGCAAGCGTGGGAGACTCCAGATCGGCCGCTGCGCGCTGGATCCGGTTGTATTCTTTGAGATCAGCGGCTTTGGAAAGGTCCAGCATTTTGGTCTCTGGATCCACGAACCTCACAGTCCGTGGCTGCTCCTGTAGCTGGTTGCGGAGGGTAGGTTTGGCTCCCCAGATCATACTGCTCGAAGAGCGGCGGCGTTCTTCCTTCTCGTTCTCATCCTCGTCTTCGTCATCGGGAGCCACCGGTGGGCGATCCTCGAACCGACTCTCCTCGACCCGCACGTAGTCCGTCTCTTCTGCCACTGATGCGGCCGACTTTTCAAATAGCTCGTCCGCGTGCTCCAGAAGCTCAAGCTCCTGTTCAGCGGCGGACAGCGGTGCGGGGAGACGCTTAGACATTGTAACGCGATGTGGAAGGTTTGCTGCGCATCGAGGCGGGAGGCTCGGACGCCATGTCCTCCTCAATGTCGTTCTTGAGTTTGCGGTAGGCGCGAATCTTCTCCATGAGAATGGCGTTCTCCGCGGACGACTGATCGGCGTTGCGCGACAGCAAGAATGCCAGGGAGCCCAGCGCAGCGCCGCCCAAAGCTCCGCCAGCCGCGAGAGTCTTCATGATGCCGCCGCCGGCCTTGTCGTGCAGCGCGGCAGCCACCGGCAGGATGCCCATGGCCTCTTTCTGGAGCGACTCCTGCCCGGACAGCGCGCGTCGCACGTGATCCGTGAACCGGTCGTAGGACTTGTGCCACGTGGCGGTCTTCTCCAGGTTGCGAAACAATACTGCAGCCGGGCACTGTGCGTCGCCCATCTCTGCGAACAGATCCGCGGCGATCTTGCAAAGCTGGCGCTGGAACGGCGCCCCCTCGGCGCTCGACATGACGTCGTGCATGGCGCGTCGGCGCGTCATCTCGGCGTGGTTAATGCCAAACGCTGAAGAGGCAAGCCCTTGCCCGAATGTGAAACCTGCTGCGGTGATGTTCATATCAGATGTAGTCGAGTGAAGTTTGTCCCAAAGCGTTACGCTGCGGGGATGAGCCGAAGCTACTCCCTATGGCGCCGCCAAGTATACCACCGGCCAGCATAGGTAGCAAGCCTTTGGCTCCCAAGAAGCGCAACGCCAGAATGCCCACGCCACTACCTGCGGCGGTGCTCAGCAAGCGATACAAATCCTCGCGCTCGGACGGCCCAGTGTTGATGAGGGCGCGGAAGATCAGTGCCCGCTGGCCGGAGTTTATGGAAGGGTCGCGGTTCAGCATGCTGATGATGGCCTGCGTGAGATCCATCGCCGCGGCGTTCTTGGACAAGTATGCCTCGCGCCGGTTGTGTTTGTTCTGCGCCCAGGCCGTGCCGGCCGCGCCAACACCGCCCGCCAGGAGCGCCATCAGCAGGGCCCGGCGGATCGGACTCTCGTCCTGGCCTCGGCCCCACATGTAGCCACCGACTCCGCCAGCCAGAGCGGCAAGTAGTCCGGCGGTTCCCACGGCCTTGCCCTGCGATGAGGTGCCCCAGCCAAGCGCGCTGTTGACCCCTTTGCCGATCATGTTGTTCAGCCTCCGAGATTCTGTCTCGGGCCGGCGGTGCATCGGTGCGTAGCCTGTGGACGCAGCTTCATCTAGGCGGGTCATCCGGTGCACTGGGTCGAAGCTCAGCTTGTATTCTTCGGGCGTCATAGACACCCGCGACTGCGACGGCGCGAGCCCTAGCGAAGCCTCCGGATGCTGGAATGAAATTTTACCGTCCGGCTCGTTGCGGAAGTCCCACACCTTGCCGCGCAGATGCGGCGGCATGTATTGCGGAACCGCTCCGTGCGGGCTCAGCGGATTGTCGGTCATCGCACACCTCCTGACCCGTTACCGATGTGCTCGCAGTTCTGTCCGGGATACTTGGCGACCCAGTTTTCGGAGTCGAATTGCTCAGCCGTCATGTTGTCGTGCGTCTTGGGCGTGGCGTTGTGATCGTTGTCGAACTTCAGCTTATCAGCCGACACAGTCTTAGACTGTGTCGTTTTGACTTCCTGAATCGCGGCGTCTCGCAGCTTCTTCGGGTAAGGGGAGATGGAACGAGAGTGCGGCTTCACGCCGTCACTATACAGTTATTGCTGCTGCCCTGCAAGCATTTGCCCAGTCTGCGCTCGACCTTGCGAAGCCGCCTGTCCGCGCATCTTGTCCATGGCGTCTTTCGCGGCTGCATACAGGGTCGGGTTGATCGCCTCGGCCCGCTGCATTTCCTTGCGGTGCGAGTTCGGCTGCTGCTCGTGCATCTGGATCCACTGAGACGCAATCTCCTGCGCGCGCTGCTGCACCATCGTCGGATCCGCGCTCGGGTCGACAGCGTAGTCCAGTGCCGCACCTGGGGCGGCCGGCGCTCCGCCAGCGGCGGCTCCACCTCCACCTGCAGCGGCCTGCATGGACTGCTCTGCGGCAGCCATGGCCAGGTCGGCCATGGAGCCCTGAGTGCGCTCCTTCTCGTAATTCTTGCCCAGCTCCTCGGCTCCGCGCTGGATCTCCTGGTCCTCCTCGATCGCGCGAAGGTTGGCGGCCTCCGGATCGGTGACACCGATGTCGGGATACACGTCCTTGCGGGGAATCTCGCGGTTGGCTGCCAACTGCATGCGCAGCTGCATCCACTCGGCGTTGTAGGCCATGGCCGGCCGCTTGAGGCGGACCTCCATCTCCGCGGACTCGAAGGATCTCTGCACGGTGCGTGCGATGAACTTGAGCAGACCATCCAGCGCGTCGTAGAGCCACTCGTAGTGGCGCTCGAACATGCGGATGGCGTTTGGCAGCTGCTCGACGTTGATCGAGCCGCGATAGAGTTCCCGTGGAAATCCCAGACCGTCGAACAGAGCGTTCGTGTAGGCCTCAACCACCTCGTACATCACCATGGCTTTCCCGTTGCCGGAGAACTCCTGCAGGTTGACCGGGAACGGCAGGGCGTGGATCGATGTCGCATCCTTACGGCGCTGGGCGATCATGTTCTGCATCTCACCTCGCCAGCGCGACATCATGGTCGTCATGACCGAGTCGCCCACGGCGTTGGCGAA